TAAAATTGGAATTGAAGTTTAATATGGCACAAAAGATAATTCATGGAACAGTTTTAGATTATTTACTAGCTCTTAGAAATAAAACAGCTAAGTTTGGTAAAGATGTTTTAGCGCCTTATGATGCCACTAAAATGCTATGTTTTGGCTTTCAATGTCCCGATGGGATACATTTAATTGGTGTAAATACAATTAGATATTATTATAATATTAGCCACGTATTGCCTGATATTCCAGGCGTAATTTGTATGAAAAATAATTCTTCAAATAGGAACGAAAATGGGGTAGATTCCTTTATTAAAAGCTGTAAAGAAGCTATTGACAATGGTTTGTCAGATAGAATTCAATTATTGAATGAGCTACATTGAAGTTTAAATTAAAAGGAAAAAAATATGAAAGAATATCTTTTTGTTCTCGTTCCAAGCGAGAGTGGCGGTCATTTTGAAGCTATTTTTGAATCTGAAAAAAGCGTAGAAGCTTTTGATTATTTTCGCGATCAAAAAGATAAAAAGAGATATCCAAGATTATATTTAGGATCTTGGTCAGGGGGAATGTTGCCATTAGCTTCTTCTCTTAAATTAATCGAATCTTGAGGAGCAATAATTAAAACCATGGAAACATTTCAAGCTACTTGGAATCAAAATTATGCCATTGATCGATTTGATCTTGAGGATAATTGCTACCGCTTAATTGGTTGGATTACCCGAAATAGAATCGATAACAATCCAGAACCAAGCCAAGTTTACATCATGCGAAACGAATTTGGCTATGTTACTCATTACCGCAACGATGGTCATCCAGAAGCTAAATATATTTGGAGAGTTTGGTGGGCTGAGAGAGATGAAAAAGGATATTACAAAGGCGAAAGCTCTTCCGATGAAATTCAATATCTAACCATGGAAGAAGCTAAACAAGCCTTGGAAAAAAGATTTCTCCCTCCAGAAGCTAAAGTTAAAACAGTTTCAGATCCAAGAAACTTTACCAATTACTCTTGAAATAAAACCGGCAACCTAAATTGCCGGTTTTCGTTTTAACATTTAGCTCTCTCTCATCCAGGACTTAATTGAATGGAATATGTTACCGTCACAATTCCATTCTCAGGCTGAGGGAATGATAACCCCCTAAATGCCCCCACAATACAATTAACAACTCCAGCATCAGGCAAATCCGAACCGCCATTTCCTGATTGTGCTACTGAGCCATCTCTACCAATTACAAATCGAACAGCTACTCTGCCAGCTAAGCTTGGATTAGTTCTTAGTCCAGCCTCATAACATGCGCGATATCGTCCGAAATTTTGTCTAATAGTGCGCCTGATTATTTCCGGGGGAATTCTTCCAGATGCCACCGTCTCTCCTTGCCTCATCACGATTGACTTAGGTACATGCTTTCCAGGCAAAGGTCTGCTACTACTAAAACCCTGAAACATATTGTTACCTAGTCCGCCAATATTATTTCCTACTCCAATTCCTTCCCCTGGTCCTCCGCTACCTTCTCCAATTCCAGACAGCCCTAAACCATTACTTCCGAACCCTTCTCCAATTTCGGGAGCCCACATATTGCCATTGGCACTGGACAAATCATTTCCTAAAGAATCATCCCGTCCCCAAGGTGCCGTTGGAGAATTAGGATCTCCGCCCGCACCAGAACTAATTAATCCTATCATCCCGAATTCCATGGCATCTCTTAAAGCATTTTGTCTAGCTATATGAGGATCGAGATTATTTTGCGGACCTGCAACTCCATATCTTTTATTTGCAGTTGAGGAGTAATTACCCATTGTTCCTTCGCTACCTTTGGATTTAGCTCCTTGTTCTCCTCCAGAAATGGTTGGACTATTTTCCGTTAAAGTGTTTTCTTCTTGTTTGGTTTCTTTTTCTGCTGCGGCAGCTAAGTATTGTCGCAATAAAAATCTTTGCTCCATTGACATTTCCCCATCTTCAGAAGCACTTAAAGCGGGCATATAAAAGAAAAATGCTGCTAAAAAAAACAAGTGCATCATTAAAGATAATCCAAAAAAGCCAACAGATTCTTTATTGAGTTTTAATTTGCTTCCGATAACTTTGCCTGAATTTTGTACGAAAACCACAAAAGAAAATTCTAAAATTTTAATTTCGGTCGATTCGCCCAAAGATAGTTGAACAGGCTCTTGACTTGGTGGTTGGACGGTGATATGTTGTGAGCTTGGAGAAACTAGCTCTAGCTGCTCCAACCCTAACTGACTGGTTGGAAAATAATAATCACAGCCAAGATTTTCTCCTATAGTAAAAGATTTGTTAGAATTGATTTGAGCTAGATGAATTAAATTTTTACCCCAAAAGATCTTAACTTGGTAGGATGTGGAGTTAAGATTATCCGTTTCTTCTGGGGGAATGTCAGGAATAGCCTGAACAAAGCTGTAGTTAAATTCATCATTCTTAGAAACCGAAACATTATTTTGATTCATTATTTATCTCCTAAGGGTTAAGGGATAAATGGATAGAAACCCGCCGTTTCAAATAGTTCCAAAAAAAATAATATTTTTTTGAGGCTTGACGGGAACGGTGGGGTGAGCTATGTTAGGAGGGCGAGGATATTATGGAAACGAAGCATCAATATCAAGTTGGAATGATTATTCGACCGGCTGACGGTAGCAATTATCGAGGGGAGATTGTTTATGTTTCCAAGGATGAGGATGTAATTCGTCATCGTTGCTTGAAGACTGGAAAAATTTACGAGAAAAGTTATTTTGGATTTTTCTGTCGATATTGCACTCTGGAAGAATATGATGAGGCTGAAAAGCGAATCAAAGAAGAGAATGACGGCTATGACTCTCTATCAGGATAAGCAACAAATGGAAACTTGGACTGATTTAGATGATCAGCCTCTTCCAATTAACAAATTAGTAACTCCATTTCTTTCAGAGGAAATTCAGGAAAAATATCCTTATCCCTGGAAGAATGGAGAGCCCGTTCTTTATTTGGGAGAAGTTGTTGGCATGAAAGGTCATGGAATTTTTGTTGGCAATGATGGATTAGTTCGATTCGGATATCATTTAGATTCTTTTAAAATCATTCCAGAAGAAGAGCTATGAGTCTAGAAATAAAAGATAAGTTTTTTGATTATCTTACTAAAGATGGTTTCTTTGAAGAAGGAAATATTAAAGATTTTATTTTCTTTGCTTACGAAGATACCATTGGTATATTATACAGCAATCCAGCTTTAAGTTCAGCCCATAATTGCAACCAATGTCAAGATGAAATTTTGGCATTTGCTCTAAGGGGTCCGTCCAAAGATATTCCTCGTTATTTCTCTGTGGGAGTCGAGGCATCAATCTTTGCTAAGATTAAGTCTGGATGGCGAGACTCTAAAGGATTTAATTTAAAAAAGGTAATATGGCTTTGAAACATGAAACAATTAAAGATTTAATAGAAACTGTTCATTCTAAAGTTTTAGAATTAGGCGTTGGTAATTGCAAAGTTATTTCAACGGATAATCCTTATACTTTGCAAGTAGGATTTACAATAGCAAGTGATGCAGAGACAGAGGAACATAGCATCAAGCTTACTAAATTAAAACTTGAACCGCTTTGGCATAAACATTTTGACACTCCGATTAATCGTGGTAAGCTAGCCGAAGTTTTAGAATCTGGAACCATGCCAACCTGTTAAAAGTTTTTAACAATGATCAAATCTCAATCCGAAGAAAATATGCTAGTTAAAATTGTTGAAGAAAACGTTGAGTTAAAATCAAAAGTCTCTTCTTTAGAAAAAGAAAACGAACAATTACGGGCTGCTTTGCTTTGGTACGTTGAAAACGACGAGACTAATGAAACCGCTTATAACGAGCCTTGGTTAAAAGGTAAGCGAAAAGCAATGAAGCTACTTGGAATTTCAGAAGATGACGAGTAAAGATATTCAAATTTTAAAAAGCTGGCAACCATTTAAAATTATTCCAGCCAAGCAATTGGAGCCAAGTTTAGCTCCCGATCTTTATTATGTAGTGGCAGAGGCTCCAACTTTTGATTCTTATATTGCTTTTGAGGGATATTTGAATCAATGTGAGCTAGCATGTTCTGCTTTAAATAACAGAGTTTCAACTTCGCTTGCTTATCATGTTCAAAAAAGTTTAACAGAAAGATTATCATGAGCGTATTAAACGGACCTTCCGAGGGAACTTGGTCAGTTATGGCTGGGAAATGGCTTGAAGAACGGGACCAAGCTAAGCAAGAATTATATGAAGCAAAGCTAGAAATTGATCGATTGAAATCTGTTATTAAAAATCTAGAAGATTCTTTGGCAGTTAGTTCAGGAAAGAATTATTGAAAATGGAAAACGAATGGACAACTTACGAATGTCGAGGCTGCGGTCGGCATGAAGAAGCTCATTATAGTTCATTGCCTTGCGATTGGTCACGAATCGAAAGAATTGATGGACCAAACGGCATTTGTCCTGCTTGCGTTCATGACTTACTAGATGATGTTCTTAATCGACTTCGTGAAGATGGTTATGAAAACGCACATGTTGTACAAGTCTCAGGCTCAAAGTGATAGGATAGAACCATGGAAACCAAGAAGAGTACTTACAAGGTATATATCGGAGACACCATTTCGGGCTCATCCGATATGCGGTACTATAAGACTCTGGCTGCGGCAGAGCGGAGATTTAACGATCTCAGCCGGAGTTTCCGCAGGAACGGTCATAACAACGTAATTATGGCTGAGAACAACACGGTCATCCGATTCTCCTAAGTGCAAACTTCAGGTTCAAAGTGATAGTGTAGAATTATGGAAAACGAATGGATTACCAGCGAAACCGGAACCCGAACTTTCCGCCATGAGGGCTGGGAGCTAACGGTTTTTGCACATTGTTCTCATCAGATTGATATTTCTGCGCCAAATTCAGATGTAGAAATAGATGTAACGTCAGAAGGTATTAGTTGTTTTGGTGAGGAGTCAAGCTTCTACTCCTTTTCCGGAGTTCGGTTCACTATTCCTTGGAGAATTATTGAAGAAATTTTAAAATTTAAGGCAAGCCAAAATGACGCCCGATGACATTGTAGATTTGAAATGTCGAATCAAAGAACTTGAAGAATTAAATAAAATAGAGAAAATTATGAATCGTTACATTCTTAAAAAAGAAATTGTTAATCGTAATGGAATTGTTGTAACAACTTATTTTTGGAATGACGGCAGTAGAAGCGTTGATTCTTCTTGTCATTGTTTTGGAATTTCGTTTAGAACTCATTCAAATGATAACTGCCTTAATCGAAAATGACCTCCTCTAAAAAACTTTCAACCAGATCCGATGGCGAACGAGAAAGAGCCAAGCATATCATTTCTCGTTTACGAGGCTGTATTGATGGATTAGAAATAGGTTTGAGAGATTACTCTGCTCCTATCGGGCTTGAAGCGGGAGAAGCAATCACTCAAACATCTATTGAACTAGATGCTTATATGCGAGCCGAACAAGATCAAAAGCAATTGCTAAAAATTAAACAAGCCTCAAAAGATTTTATAGAAGTTTACGAAAGAATTAGCGATGATAATAATTGGGGATCTTTAGGAGACGTTGAAGATCAATTGAAAGAAGAATTGATAAAATAAACCATCAATTATCTGACATAATTGCATGTCATATATATATAGACTTGTCGCAGGACCAGATCCTATTAATGTTTCAGCAAGATTGCCTGCCGGATTTTCGTATACTGGCTTTTGGAGCACCTCAAAAACCGAAACTGAAAATTTAATAAATGCACATTTGGAGTTTGTAAGTGATTATATGGGTGGCGGCGCATACCCGTGGTCTGATGAACTTACAGTTCTTACTACGGACTTATCAAATGTAGAAACGGTTGATGAATACGAAAAATATCGTACTGGACCATATCAGCCTGATTTTGATTCTTCTGAAATTTTTGTAATAAAAATTAAGGATCTATCTAAAATTACAAAAGAGCCTTGGGATTTTTGGAAGTACGGTAGGAAATTTTATTTTCATCGAGATGATGATCCACAGACCGAAGCTAGATTAAAAACATATGAAAAAATAAAAGAACTTTCTTTAAAAGAAGATCTTTCTGAAAACGATATCAATTCACTGAACTTGTCCCTAAGAGAACTAAGGGCGCTCGAACAACAAAATCTGGATCTTGCAGTTGCTCATCCAGATAAGAATCAAAAAGAAAAATCTTTATATGTGGCAGAAGATAATAAGGAGAACAATGATAGGCTTGAGCAGCTAATTAACAGATTAATACAAAATAAAAACAATATCTCAAAAGCTTTTTTGCATGAAAAATTTCAAAAAACGTTATCAGCTGAAGATATTGAAAAAAAAGCAATTTATTTTTATTTTCTTTGCAAAACGTCCTTCTTAAAAAGATCATGAAATTAAATATTGAAGAATTATCCCGTGATAAAAACAAATCATTAAGCTCTCAGCCAATAATTAAATCCGGCTCCAACAAAGGCTTTAGACAGATTGAGAAAAATGGAAACTGGATCTATTTAGATGGCTATGATTACCATTGCCGTCAACAAGAAAAATCCATTCATTTTAATTACGTTAAAACATTAATTAATTTAGGCTTCCGAATCGGATCTTGTGATTTGGATGGCGTAAAATCTTTTTATATTTTCAAAAGTAAGGAAACAAATCCATGAGCGATAACGAAAAATATTGGCAAGAACGTCGAGCCGATTTACAATTCTGCCTAGATAATAATCTAGTTTTTAAAATTACTCATCAAGACTTAGAACAAGAGAACATCTTTCTCAAAGAAGAAAGGCAAAGATTAATTAAAAAATTAGAAGAAATAGAAAATCTCTCTAAATATGCCTGGGAACAAGTGGATCGCAACCCAGAAGAAGCAAAAGAACTATTTAAAATGATTTTTACAAAAAGCAAATGAACCCAGGAGAAAATATACATGACTTGCATTGCCGCATTAGTTGAAAACAATACAGTTTATATGGGAGGCGATTCTGCTGGAATTGCCGGATTATCTATTACCGTTCGCTCTGATGAAAAAGTTTTTATTAATGGTCCATTTATCATTGGAATTACTGGATCGTTCAGAATGTCCGATCTCCTGAGGTATAAACTCGACCCACCAAAACAAACCGTTCATCGAGATGATCGAGCTTATCTTGTTACCGATTTTGTTGATAGTCTGAGAAAATGTTTCTCTGCCAATGGTTTTGGAGATAAAGATGCTACCGTTGGAGGGACTTTCCTCCTAGGATATAAAGGAACACTGTATTCCGTTCAAAAGGATTATCAAATTGGAATTCCCAGCACCCAATATGATGCCGCTGGTTGCGGAGCAGATTTAGCTCTAGGTTCTCTTCATTCTACAGCTAAACTTAATCTTAAGCCAGAACAGCGCATTACTATGGCTTTAGAAGCTGCTAGTACCTTTAGCGCAGGAGTTTCTCCGCCATTCTTGGTTATGAAACAAGAATATAAAGATCCGGAAGCACCAAAGAAAAAATCACAGCCTGCCGCCCCAAAGAAAAAGAAAAAATAAATAATTAACATAACCGCCAATATACATTGCAATTATTTTGCATATACTTACGGCGCAAGAGGTAAGTCAACAGCAAACCCAAAAGGAGCTTCATGACTGCTATCTCCGGAGTATCGATAAATAACACAGTGTATATCGGCGGTGATTCCGCTGGAATTTCTGGTCTTTCTGTAACAATTCGATCTGATGAAAAGGTCTTTACAGTTGGACCATTTTTATTTGGAATCGCTGGCAGCTTTAGAATGGGAAACATTCTTCGTTACAAATTCAAAGCTCCCAAACAAAAACCAAATCAAACCGATATGGCTTATTTGGTAACTGACTTCGTAGATTGTTTACGTGCATATTTTGCAGCCAATGGATTTGGAGACAAAGATGCTACCATTGGAGGAAACTTTTTGCTTGGGTACAAAGGCAATCTTTATAACATTGATGCTGATTTTCAAGTAGGAATTCCCAGCACTCAATACGATGCCATTGGTTGCGGAGCAGAATTAGCATTGGGATCTTTGCATACCACTTCGCAATTTGATATTACCCCAGAGGAAAGACTTCGTTTATCATTGGATGCGGCAAGCAAATTCAATGCAGGCGTAGCTCCTCCATTTGTTATTCTTTCTCAAAAATACGATCCTAAAAAAGAAAAACTAGAAGCTAAAGCAAAAGCCAAGGCAAAAAGCAAAGAACCCAAAGCCAAAGCAAAATCCAAAGCTAAAATTGAAGTAACAATGGAAAAACAAGCTTCGGCAAAAAAGAAAAAATAATTCGTTCTTAATTAAAAAGATTCAGCCCCTTGACAGGATTTGTTCGAGGGGCTATTCTCTTTGTGGCGGCAGAGGATTGTGCTGCAAGGAGTTAAAAAATGACCTACGAAGATCATCAGAAATTTAAATGGCTTTCTATTTATGGGGCATATGTCGCAGTTCAATGCCATCAAAGAATGATAGATGGTCATGGCGGCGATTTGTCAGATGTTATTGAAAGCATTAAAGCAGATGCAGAAGCTGTTGCCGATTGGGCACTTGAAGGAGAAGCAAAATGACTTGGGTAATTAAAGAAACTTATTCCGATTCTAAAAAGAAAATTTCCATTTACTGTTGCAATGTCCATTGTACCAAATGGAGCACGAGTCAATCGGAAGCCTTTAAATTCAAAGGTAAAGATTCTGCTTATAAAGCTTTGAATCGTTTAAAGAGTCTTGGTTCCAATGCAAAATTGGTTCGCCTCAAGCCAAAGCAAGAATTAGTTCATCCTGAGAATGGTACGGTGTTTCTGGACTTGACAATGCCAACTCCAGAACCTAATATCGTGGTGTGCGTCTATGAGGAGCTTGGTGAAGATTTTGGAGAAGAAGCAGGAGATAATGTTTATTATGTCTGTACGGTAAACTCCATGTCTACCAAAAGCGAAGATATTTTCTGCGAGCTTTCCGAGTATCATCAATTTTTGCGAGAAGGCAAGATTCAAGTAATCTGGGAACCGACATGACTTGGATATTAAAAAATAAAAACGGCTATTATTACAAATCAGGAATGGATATTATTCCTTTGAATTTTACCAATGTTAAATCTTCTGCATCACAAAAAGAAGCATGTCGTTTCGAGCAAAAAACAAATGCCGAACTGACAAAAAATTGTCTTAATGCCAGCTTTGTTAAAGCAAACGCTGAGGAATACAAAGTTATCAAACTTAAATCGCCCGAAGATAGCGAGTCTTTGTTGCCGCAAGTAGATACTGTATTTTACGATGATGTTTTTGGAATTCCGCACCTTGTATGTAAGGTTAACAAAGATCCTAAAAACTCTTCTGAGTATGAAATTTGGACGGCATGTTCTGCTAACAAAAATTATTATTGGGGCAGTGATAAAGATTGGCGCACCTTTTTAAATAAAGGCAGAATTAAAATTTTGTGGGAGCGGGATCAAAATGACTTGGATTGTTAAATTAAGCGATGGAAGATATTACGTTAGGAAATATCTTGAAGCTCCGGGATCTGTTCCTGAAATTAGCTTTACTTACCATCAAGCCGAGGCTTTCAAATTTCCTAGCGCAATAGATGCTCATTCTACTAAAGAATGGCTTGAATCTACTCATTCAAAAGCTGAAGTTATTAAATTTTCGGATAAAATTATGAACAAAAAAGAATTAAATCGAAAAGCTGCAATTGCCGTAATTAGTGACCTCATTGAAAAGATTTCTCTCTCATATAGAGATCAAGTCTCTCAAGCATTAGATGTTTTGGGAGCCACTACAGACGAAAGAGTTTCCGTTTTAGGCAAGCTAGATAGCGCAGTTGAAGGCGCTCACAAATTATTTAGGCGAACAACACATGTTGATTCTCAAACTCTTTTAGCGAAAATTGATAGCTGTCTTTTTGAGGATGACTGGGACTTTGATAGCGTGATCATTAATCACGATGATTTCATTGAGTTGTTTGTAAAAAATCTTGACAAAGTTCGTAGCAGGTATAATGAAAACTCATCAGATGATGAGGTTCTAAAGCATCTAGAACCGATGAAAACTGGTCGTGGCGGAACCTTGAGGAATCGTCATGGAAATGTCAGTAAAACAATTTATTGGAGCTACGAAATAGATCGTGGCGAAGTTCTTGGCTGTAAGAAATTTTGAATCATGAAGCAAAAACATATCTATATGTGGTTTGATGGCGATGTTAAGCGTCACTACTTTTCCAGCAAGCTAACTTATAACAAATGGTTAAGGGAGTTTGTTTCTGAATTAATGAGCGATCCAACATTTCCATCTTTCTACGGGAATCTAAAAAACAAATCAAGGAAAGATGTGATGAGTTATTTTTCTTCAAATCTTTACCTAGAAAAAATTAAATTAGATCAATGACCACCAGCACAAGGCAAGAAAATCATGAAAATCTCTACAGAAATTAATAAGATTAAAAAGCGAATCAAATCAAGAATTGACGATCATGTTAATTATTTAATGATTGGAATTGAATTCGTTAAAGAATCTAAAGAATGGCATGTTACCCCTTGCTTTGAAGGGGGAGGGGATGGTCATACATCATATATCGCTTTGGATGACCCCGGAATTCTGAACCCCGGACCATTTCAAGGAGTTGGCGAAACGCTACCAAAAGCTATTGCTAATATTAAAAAAGCACTGGATAACGCTGAGCAAAAAGATTATTGTTTTTACCGTTGGTGATTAACCATGAGTTATTCCTGCAAAAATAGAGGTCCCCGCAGTTACGAATGGATTTGCCTCTGCCCCGACAAAGGCAAATCAGCTAAAGAAACCATTCCAAATCTTTGGAATAGTTATGTTCAAAATTTAATCATCTCCCTTCAAAAGAAAGTCGATTCTCTAACCGAGGAACAAGCATTGAAAGAATTGACAAAAATAGAAGACGAAGCAAATCTTCGATTCCAACTATGGAGAGATTCATGTTAAAAAGTAAATATGACGCAGAAATTAATGCCAGAGAACGACTTCAGCTTTGGAATTGGATTAACGAATATGTTGTGGCTTGCGGAGGAGATCCTTCAGACGCTACAGTTAGCAATCGTCGAATGGAAGCAGTTTCTAGAATTGAAGGAACGATTTTTGAAATCGCCAATCGTCATTACAAGGCTTGCCGATCATGATTCCTGGTAATAATAATTGGCTTGCTTCGCCAGGAAATTATAATCAATTAGATGCTATAGTTGGTCGCATGGTGCAAGATTTGTTTAAATTTGAAAGGCAGCCCTTTACATTTAAAACAAAGATGGCTATGCAAGCTATAGTTGACCGAGCCATATCAGATGCTCGTCAATATGGAATTGACCCTTCTCAAATAATGGAAGTAGCAAACAGAATTACAGTAATAGAAAGATAGTAGAATGATTAAAAACCGTTGCATGTTTGGTAATGGCTCTTGCCCTAAAGAACAAGAATGGCATTGTCATGTTTGGTTAAAAGATTGGTCAAGCGGCGACAGATCGCTTTGCGAAGAACATGCTGATAGCTATATGAAAGCCAATATTCGAGCAGGTCATGGAACTTTTGCAGTAAAGGTAAAAAAATGAGCATTGATTCTGAACTACAGCTAATTAAAGAACTATTCGATATTGAATTTGGAGTTACCGTCAAAGGGGATGAAATCAAAGGCTATAATAATGGTAAAATCTATCTTGATTCTACCAATTGCATTGAACTATCTGAGGCTTTTCTCAAGATTTCTAATTTCTTAAAAAGCTCTCATCCTAATTACGATCCAGTAAAAGCTCAAAAGGATGATATGGAACGACTGTTTCCAAATCCAAAAGAGCTAGAAAGCCTCCTTGCTCCATTTATTCAAGAAAGCGATTATATCAGCGATCCTGCTCATGCGGAGCCCGTTTTTAATTATACAACTTGCATTAAACGAGTAGTTGCATCTCTCTTAAAACAACAAGAACTAAATCAAGAAATTGCTTGTGGTCATTCTAAAGGCGACCTTTGGACAGAACTTCACGCAAATGCCAAACCATATTGCACAATCTGTAGGCTCTACGAAGAAATTGAAGGAAATGCAGCTGCCGCAGTAAAATGGAGAGAAATTGTAGAATCAGCTTTAGGAATAGAGCCAGATCCAGAAAATCACACCCCAGAATGGGCGCATGAAGTTATTTTAAACATTAGGGAAATTGGAAACAAGAAATGAATAATCACGCCGGTTGGAGTCAAGATGGTCGCTGTGTTTGGTGCTTTTCCAATGATGCATCATCTCCTTGCATTGATCCTACTTCCGATGAGTTTAGAATGAAGGTTATTAATCTAGAGCAAGCCTTGAAACAAGCTCAAGATGAATGTAAGTGGTGGCAGAAAAAACATTGGGAAGATGGTCTGACCATGCGTTATATCGGACGCAGAGAAGGTGCCCATGAAATGCAAAGGAAGATCCGAGATTTAGTTTGGGCGGCTCGGTTTGATGAATTTCTAGATTCTGAAATTGGTGCTATAGAATACAAAGAAGAACATGCAGTGAATTGCAAATGGTGGCGAGATTGGCATGATTGCAGTTGCGGAGCTTTTGACAAACAACAAAAGGACTCTGAGAAAATTCAAACCGGATTTGACAAATATCTTGAAGAACAACTTGAAGACCCAGAATTTGCAAAAGAATATCAAAAAGCCAAATTGAAAATAAGCCATGAGTGAACATTCTAAATTAGTTAACTCTCCAGAATGGCAAGAGATGCAAGAAAATGCTGACAAAGCTCAAAAAGCATTTGAAGCAGAATGTGATCGAGCCTGGAACTCTTTAGATCAAGAAACCAAGCTAAAACTATTCTGTGCTGTTTGTACTCGCCTTTATAAAGGAGAGCTAGAGGACAAGGGTAGTTATCGCCATGTTTTGTATGAGGTCTTTGGATTTGGTCCAGAGGCTTATGGAACTGCTCAAGCCGCAGGATTTCTGGCGCTTCACAATGCTATTATTGACGAAGATCAAGAACTGGCTACTGCTAAAAAACTAGCAGAGCTTGCCAAAGAATATAATATTCCAAAAGAACAACTAGAAGGCTTGCTTGGCTGGAATCTTGTCAATCTTTATCTTTAACTATGACCCAATTTAAAAATATAAATATTTCTTGCATTGAAAATCTTATTTCCGAAGAGATAAATATCTCTTACGGAAATATTTCTATTGAATCTTCTGATGGACATTGGGTAATAGAATATGAATCATATTTTAACCCCCATGCCAAGCCTTACTCTTTAAAAGATAAAAAAGTTTTTGATAATGCATTAGATGCTGCTAAATTTTTCTGTTCTTATATTCAAGAACGTAACCAGGATTAGATTATGAATTTTAAACAAAACCAACTATCATCTCAAGAAGCGACCGATGGCGAAATTTACAACAGGGGTCGTTCAGAAGGTCATGCTGATATTGCAGCTAAACTCAGAGCCATTCTTGATCCCGAAGATCAGCAGCATCTAAATCTTGATGGTATTTTAAAAGAAATCGAATGGCTGGTTAAATATAAAGAACAAGCCGCAGAAGTTATTACTTATATCCGAGAAGCCGATGCCTTAAAAGAATTTGCTTATTCTAATGATGATGGTCCTTCTATTGCCGAACTACTGAGGGAATGTTATTATTTAGGCAAGGGATATAAGAATAACTTATCACTTAGCGATAGAAATGAGAATAGACAACAAAAATTAAAACAACTTGGCTTCGAGGATTTGACCGAAGACCAAAAAGCTAATATTCAACTTGGTCGCAACTTAACATAATGCCTTAAGAGATTTAAAATGAACCACGAAGAAAACGCATACTTAGACTTATTGAAAAATATCCTAGATAATGGGACAACCAAACAAGACCGCACTGGAGTTGGTACGATTGGAATTTTTGGCTCCCAGTTAAAATTCTCATTGGAAAATAATACTCTTCCCTTACTTACCACTAAGAAAATGTTTCTACGTGGAATTGTGGAAGAGCTATTGTTTTTTATTCGTGGCGAAACGGACACTAAAAAACTAGAAGCGAAAGGCGTTAATATCTGGAAAGGTAATACCAGTCGAGACTTTCTTGACAAGCGGGGTCTTGGATATTTGCCCGAAGGTGATATGGGTAAAGGATATGGCTTTCAATGGCGCAATTTTGGCGGAACAGCCAAGTCTTATGATTATAAGAATCATCCCAGAGATGGTGTAGATCAGTTGTCTAGAGCATTGGAAATGATTAGAAACGAACCGAATAGTAGGAGAATTATAGTATCGGCTTGGAATCCAGTACAGTTAGATGAAATGGCTTTGCCTCCCTGTCATTGGAACTTTCAAATGCAGGTAGAAAATGGAAAATTGAATTTAATGTGGGTACAAAGAAGCTGGGATATTTTTCTTGCTGGCGGATTCAATATTTGCAGCTATGCAATTTTGACTATGCTTTTAGCTAAAGCTGCTAATTTGCAACCAGGAAATCTTATTTGTTCAGTAGGCGATACTCACGTTTACCTCAACCATATTGATCAGGTAAAAGAGCAAATCACAAGAACTCCCTATCCATTTCCACAGCTATCAATAGATAAGCCAATCAATTCAATTGAAGACATGGAAAATCTTTCGTATGAAGATTTTGAACTTCACAATTATCAATGTCACCCAGCAATTAAAGCAGAAATGGCGGTTTAATTATGAAACATCCACATATCGCATTTAACGATTGCAAAGTAAATAATATTTATATCCTTCATTCTAGGAATTTAAAATTCGGAGTTTTTACTTCATCTGGAACTTTTATCGGCTTACGCACCAAGTTTGATAACGTTTTTCTTGACAAAGAATTGCATATTGAACGAGGCGGAACAGCTACTCCAATGTATCGTTTTGGCAGCATACCTGATAACATTCCATTAGTTACTTCACTAGGCACTTATGATGAAATGACTGGTAAAATAGTAGAATTTGATAAACCCATTGTGGATGGTGGTAAGGGCTGGTATTTTGCAGATACTGGGGCTTCATCTACTGAAATTAAACCATACAACAAAAACAATACTGCATTATTTGATTATTTAAAGAACCTTGAATTAACGGTTGAAATGATTGAGCAATATTCTAGTTTAACTAATTGGAAGAATGATAATCTTGGTTTTGTTCCGGGCACTCTTAGCCCTGTAAGATTGATTGACTTGCCTGATAATCCAACAATTGTAATTGACGAAGAATCTTCCAAAGCAAGAAAAGCTGCCATTATTGAATGGATGACACGAGGAAACATGGATCATGGAAACAAATAGCAATTTAGAGATTGAAAAGAAATCTGAAGAAACTTGGAATTCTTTAACCCAAGAACAGCAGTTAGATGTTTTTTGCGCTGTTGCTCGAAGGTTATATCAAGGGGAGATAGTCGATAAAGGATCTTTCAGATATATTTTGTATGATGTTTTTAAATTTGGTCCCGAAGCCTACACGCCAGCTTATGACGCTGGTTATATGATGATTCATAATGCTATTTGCGATCAACAAGATTATGATGATTTAATTATTAAAGTTAAAAAGTTTGCTGAAGAAAATAATCTTGACCAGAAAATCATAGAAAGTTATTTTAAATTTTAAAAATTACCACAAAACTATAACCTTACCAACTAACCAATCAAGATATTGCTTAATGTCTTTTTCAACTTCGCCAAATATTTTTACTAATTCTCTTCTTATATTTGGAATGTCTTCATTTCTAGGTTTTAATGTATAATTAAAACTGTCTTTTTCATATATAGAAAGCTTAGACAAAGCATTATTAGCATACAGAGTAACGCCTTTTAAATTAATATTTTCAAGAGATTCCCCAGATTGATTGTACAAAACTAGCAAATCAGAAAGAAAATCAATCAAATTTTCATTTTTTAAATTCATCTCTGACACAGATCCCTTAATTATATTGCTATTTGCTATTATTGTAGTTAAAATAACAAACGCTGCTCTTTGATAATTATACAAGTAATCATCAAAAGGAACTGTTAAAATTTCTCCAAGATCAGAAATTTTCTTTACTTCATAATCATCGTTAATGGCTTTGATAAAATTATCAGCTTTAAATAAATTTTCATATTTATCTAAAATTGCATGACCTAAATCATGATCAATTCCTTTAGGTCCCGTTAAATCTGAAGATTCAAATTTGTTTGCAATAATGTTAATTGCATCTGGTTTGAATATATCATTAAAATTTTGTAATAAAAATTTACCTTCTTTTACTGTATCTTCTTCAAGTTCTTTCGAGTTTATGATTGATTTAATTTTTTCTTCATACTCTGTAAGAGCGATAGGCTTTCCAGATTTTAATCCAAATATTTTTTCAGAGTAAATAATTCTATATTTTACGTTTGTATATTGATAATGGCTTTTGAACTCTTCAATTGAAGGAAGGCTCATTATATAATCACTTTTTTTTCTACTTCTTCTAGAATCTGTTAATCTAGTTGTATCTGAACCATATTCAGAATAAGGAGTTATAATAACATCATCTAGCGGAGCCGCTCTTTTGATTAAAAAATCAAAATAATCGACTATACTAGCTATATTTTTAATTTTCTTTGAAGCCATGCGATTATGTAAAAATATTAGCATCAATATAGAAAGCAACAATAATGATCAAGTCAAATCAAATAGAAATTAGCTCAAAAGAATTAACCATAGAAGAATTAAAAAAAAGATTAGCCTGGACAGAGGAATGGTACGCCGTTCGCTTTCAGCATTTCAGAAAGTTATGCGAAGATCATAATCTTTTAACAGAGTTTTGCAATATTGCCGCCAATGGGAGAGAAGATATAACTTCCCCTCCCACATTTCAAAATTTATTAAATCTAGCTAATCTTGAAAAAGAAAAGGCTATTAAAGCAGCTAAACAAACTGCCAAAAACATGGAAGAGATGGAGCGAGATCTCTATCTTAAATTGAACGAAAAAGAAAAGGCAATTGAAGATCTAAAAGATCTATTGGTAGAACTATCAGAGAAAATTCAAAGATTTCTTTAAATCTATATTTTCATCTTTCTAAAGTTGACCTGACGACCCAGAAATCCATTGCATATTGAGTGTTTTTAATAAAGTCGTAAGGCATCCAGAAATAACCTTTCTGCCCCCAGCTTCTGCCCCAAGAGTTTCTAATTTTAAAAGCCCCTGTGGTAATTTCACCATTTCTATTTCTAAGTTTTCTAGAATCTTCATAACCAACCATGGTTAAAGCATGACCGCCTTCTGCAATATCTTTGGGTCCAGGTAAACCATAAACTGCACTCTTAGATGTTTCAGGGTCCATTAAATGAGTAAAAGCAATAGCTCCGAAAGCAATTAAATATCCCGTAGCCAAAGCTGCTTTCATAGTAGTAATGTCGCCATTGTTAATTCTATAATAGTCAACAATTTTATGGAGCTTAGCGTTATCATAAACATTTTGAGAAGGTTTAACTAAAAATTTAGTTATGTCATAACCCCAAAATGATTCATCAACTGTCCCAAATGAGTTTAATGATTTGATGGCATTTCTCATGGTAGCGCCAGAATCTTGATTAATAGTGCCTTCCATTTCACGAGTTACATAATATTGAAATAATCTTGAAAGGTTTTTGTATCCTTTCTTGACGCCAAATCGATTATCGTTATATTCTAGAATGGCTGTAGTAACATGAGCGGTACAAGAGCCAATTGAACCTTGGTCGTCAATTGGAGAACAAAATTTGCTATTGTCAATCATGACCGGGGCAGCATGTAAAATATCCGTTGGATTAGTTTTTAAAATAAAATCTCTTTCATCGGGCTGATCAACTTTCCAGCTTTTTAGATGCACGGATTTATTTGACCCTAATAAAATATGAGTTGACATAGTTTGCTCCTATCTTAATGCGATATAGTTGATATATTTAAGGAGGTTTTATGAGCCACGTTAACATTCAAATTAATCAATTTTTTAAAGAATTAATCAAATATGGTCTAGGAGAAGAGGTTCATTTTTGGGGTGTCAGCAAAGATTTTGACCCTGAACAATTAGAAATCCTCATCTCTAACATAGAGGAAATGGATCGAGTCATGTCGGATCTTAGACCTATTGTTATTAATGCATTAAAACAAATTGCCGAAGATTACAAGAAAGAAAAATCTAAATAACTGTCAGACCCTAGAAGAATTAGGGGTTGACAGTATAAAATGACGAGCTAAGCTGTGGCTCAATGACTTCGCATGGATCTACGGAAGAAAAATAATTTTGATTAGCTCCAAGGAGGAATTATGGATGATGTTAAATTTAGAGATGCACTAGAGGCAGTTCAAACGCTTGCTAAAATGTATGTCGCTAAATCAGCTAATTTTTCGAAATATATAAATACATATCTTGATGAGCCAGTACCAGATAAGAAAAAAATCTTATGGTATAAGGTTGGTCACGATAATAAAAATCATTTTTATCTAGGAGTAGACCCCAAAGGCAATATCTTTTTACGAACTTATCCTGAAAAAGGATGGGATATGGAAAAGAAAGAGCCTATTTATGGCAAGGGTAAAACTACCAAAGTTAAAGATAACGAACTAACTGGAGTATATTTCGGCAGCTGGTAAACAACATATAAAGGAGGAGCGATGAGATTAGACAAGTGCCTTGTAGTAGAATCTGTATCTGTGGAAGAATTGAAGAATTCATATTCTACTTGCTCAAAAGCTTTTCCTCAATATGCGATTACTATGCAGTTTCCTTGCGAATTTATGGAAACTGTAGACAATCCAAGACCTATTGGGTTTCGAGATGCTGAAGAATCAAATCTGCAAAAAGCAGATTGCGGATTCTTATTTGAGCTTAAAAATTGCAACCATCAAAATTTTAATGTCAAGTTAATTCATTTTAATGGTAAAATTTATATTTTTAAAGGTGTTTACCAATACGCCAACTATGTTGCTGATCAAGTGGCAAACTTCTTGAATAGCTTAAAAAATTTATCTCCAGATCAAGTTTTTGTATCGGAGCCTTATAAATCTTGGTGTGATGAAGAGTTTAAAAAAGAAAGTTTAGTTCTTCATAATTATAAAGTTGATAAAGAAGATTTAAACAAACTTGGATTATCTGTTTAGGAGTAAGAAATAGTTATGACAACTTGGAAAGTTTCTTTTAGTCAGCCTGTTAATATTCATGTCGATGTAGATAATGTGGAAAAGTCACCTTCTAAAGAAAGTATTCTTAAAAAGTTAGAAGAGTCTAATTTGTCAAGGTATGATAAACTTCGTGCCAAAAATTGTCTGCACAGTTTAACTGTACCATGGATTGTTACGGAGAATTCTCCAGTTTATTTTCATTCCAGTCATCCTGATCTTGGAAATGTTTCCATTACTGTTAAAAAAGCATGATTTATCATCAGAAATCATCAGAGCGTGAAGTAATTATTACAAGAACTTCTGACGGCAAGATTAAAAAAGAAGTTTATTGCTTTTCTCCTTATATGTTTGGTAAGTCTTTAAAGCTTAGACTTGCTGCCTTTTCTCATTTTTTGGACTGGATCAAAGCCAATCCTGTGCCGGGATTGGTAACAATTTATGATAGCTCTACAAATTTGCCTGAGAACTATTACTCTTATATTATGGAAGAGCTTAAAGAACTCAATAGAAGCGAGGAGAATCTAGTAGATGATTATTATAAGTATCACAACGGAGATTTACCAAAGAAAGAAGAGCGAGAATATAATTCGCTTATTAAAAGGCATTATAAGCTCTATTGTTTCTTAGAAGAAAATTCTGGACTATATGATGACATCCATGGTGGAAATATTGGAATTTCTAAAGATGGAAATTATAAATTCATGGATCTGGAAGGATCTTCTTGGGATTTTGATGCCAAACAAGATTCTATTTGGGTAAAATTTAAAAATAAAATTATTTTTCAAGGTTAAAATTATGAAAGCTTCAGTTGGGTTTGATGGCATTTCTTTGTTTACTCTTGAATCAAAGAAAACATTTGTTCATATAGGATTGTTCCATCCTTTTCAAGTTTGGGGTCGAGGAGAATATTGGCATAATGATTTAGTTTTTGATTTTGGATTGGGTCCATTTTTTAGAATTATTAAATTTGATATTAAGGAGTAGAATATGAATATTGGAGATATTGTTGAAGTTCATTGTGATTTAGAAGGTCAGCCGGTCAATTACCCGCAAAATTATTCTTTTACAGTTAATAGAAAATTCAAAGTCGTTGGAAAATCTAACAAAGAAGATCTTTATTTGCTAGATTTGCATTATGCCTCTCCTTTTGGAGTTAAAGCTTCTAGAATGGACTTGAATAATTTTGAACTAATGTCCGGAATTGATTCCACTAATCTTCCATTGATGAAATTTTTTCCTGTAACTTCCAATGCTTTTCTAAAAAAGGCAGAAGTTAAATCCTCTGGTGGAAATTGCATACATTGCGGAGAGCATTATCCTTATGCCGAAGTTAAGAGACAGGATAAGAAATTTCTTTGCTATTCTTGTCGAGCCTCGGTAGCAGGAAGATATCCTGAGTTTGCGTGAAAACTTTGATCTTTTACTCTCTTGACCTGCAATCTTGGATGGCTATGTTGCTTCATGCCTGAGGAGAGGTGTATAACATGGACAAGAAGATTTTTCAGTATCTGCGTGTTGCGGCGAACATGGCTCGTAAGAAGAAGGACCAGCGAACCTTTTTCTTGGGAGCCGTTGGCATTCGTAAGGATGGCGCATTCGTTCAAAGTTTTAATGCCCCTTCTTTTCAGCCCGCCCCCTGTGGTCATGCCGAAGCTCGTTTGGCTCGAAAGCTAGACCGAGGAGCCGTAGTTTATGTGGCTCGTATTCGGGCGGACGGATCTTTTGGTAGTGCCAAGCCTTGTGCTAATTGCGAGAAGGTTTTGCGCCAGAAGGGAGTGAAGAAGGTTTATTATAGTCTCGCAGATGAAGAGTATGGCGTTCTTTGTGTGAATAAGAATTATGAACCTGTTTTGAAGCAAGCTCGTCACGTTCGCTGAGAGTAAGATATAGGAGATTACAATGGCTAAAAGAGCGGAAAAAGACCTTAAAGATTTTAATTATTCGCTGGATGAACTTGGAAATCTAAATTTGTCTTATATTGATTTGCGGGATGGCAATCGCAAAATGCAATACAAGTTGGCTGTAATTTTGCCTGATGGTATCAGGTTTGGAGCACATTTCTTTCATTGGGCAGAGTGGAACAAAGTTATTGCAGATGTTAAGAAAGGCAAAGCCAAACTAGAAGAAATTCAAGCTCATAAAGATGCAGTTGCGCTTTCGGTGAAAGTCCTTAATGATAAGGTAGAGGAGAAATGATTATGTCAGAACCCATGGTAACAATTTTTTTAAAACCCGAAGCTCTTAATGATATTTCTTATGCTTTAGTTAAATATCGAGATGGAGTTTCTCTTAAGCACAATGTTAATCTTTCAATTGGAGAGGATTGTTTAAAAGTTGAAGTTGAACCAAGTGCTTTGAGTCAGTCTCTTGCAATTGAACTTAATTTCTGCAACGATAGAGGCTGCTCTGTTTATAAGACGGCAATTTAATGAGTCTTTTAACAACAATTTTTATCGGAACTATTGTTTTTGTTTTTTTATCATTTTATTTAATAAATAAGATGTTTGAAGATTAATATGCAAGATTTGGCAAATATAAAACAAATATCTCAAATTATACCGCACCCTAACGCTGACGCTTTAGAAATTGCCATTATTGAAGGCTGGCAATGTGTAGTTAAAAAAGAGCAATTTAAGACCAATGATTTGGTAGTTTATATTGCTATTGATACGTTGCTTAATAGCAAACCTTCTTGGGCTAGCTTTCTTGAGCAACGCAATTGGAGAGTTAGACTAATTAAGTTGAGAGGCGAATTGTCTTATGGACTAATTTTGCCTCTTTCTGTTTTGCCAGAAAACACACCAATTGAATTAGACTCTGACGTTTCTAATCTACTAGGAGTAGTTAAATATCAGAAACCGGAATCAAATGCTGGCAAACATTCTCCAGGAAAAACTAAGCTTAATTCGTTTCCATCTTTTACTGGAATGCATGTTACTGATGAGGTTAATCTTCAGTCAAAGCTAAGAATGTTAAATGAGTTGCTTGGCAAGCCATATTATATAACTACAAAGTGGGATGGAAGCAGCATGACAGCAATTTATACTGCTACCCCATCAAATCCTGATGGAGAATTTGTACTTGCCTCTAGAAATCGTTGGTTGGAATTTTCTGACGAAGCCACTGATAATTGGAGCAAAGCAGCTAAAAAATATAATCTTCCAGAGATTTTAAAGAATTCTAATTATGGATTTCAATGTGAGTTAGTAGCTCCTGGAATTCAATCAAACCGTGCAGGGCTATCAGAGGTAGAAATTAGAATTTTCAATTTATTTGATAAGACTACTAGAAAATATGCAAGCCTAAAAGAGTTGCAAGATTTTTGCAGTTCTACTGGATTGCCCATAGTAACTTTACTAGAATCTGGTGAGAGTTTTAATTACAGTTTAGAACAATTGCTACAATTAGCCAAAACAGTTAAATATCCAAACAATTTTCCAGCAGAGGGCATTGTGTTGCGTCCTCAGGTTGGATTTTATAGTGAAACTTTAAAAGATAAATGGTCTTGTAAAGTTTTGAACAGTGATTATCTTTTAAAGTTTGAAGAGTGACATTTTTGTTAAAAATTTAATGCTAATTAAAATTCAAACAATTAAATTGCATATAATTGATGATTAAAACGATTATATTATTTAGTATTTTGAATTTAGTCAGAGAGTGGGTAATTTATCAAGAAAATCGAGATTGACAAGTAAAAGATCTTGCACTATGCTAGTTGTGTAAGGGCTAGAAGCCCCATTAACTATTATTAACAACATTATTATTGGAGGAAGTTATGAGCCACGTTAGAATCAAGTATGTTCGTGATATGAAGCGTAATCCCGTTGGTTGCATTGCATATATAGTTTCAGATAATCAAATTTCTATTGGAGTTGCTTCGTGCAATCCATGCGATCCTTTCAAGAAGGAAATTTCACGATCTCTGGCAATTGGTCGACTGGTAGCCTCGCCAGAAAAGGGAACGGCTCCAAATGAGCGCTCAGTCCGAGCACTTACCCGAGCAGTTCTAGAAATGGCAGCTTCTAGCGATCATGCTTCTAGCCGGGTTGTTCGACTAGCGAACCGAGAAGTTAAATCAACACAGGCATAATCTATGCATAAAATCGATAAAGTATATGTTGTTTTTGATGAATTAGATGAACCATGCATGGTGGCTAATACTAAATCATCGGCACAATCTTATATTAATTGGTTTTTAGATAAAAGTAAAAAATATTATATTGATTATTTTTTAGTGGACACATTAAAAATGAATCAAGAAGAAATAACAAGAATGTTAAAGGAGTTTTCGCCATGAAGCGTTATATTATACTTTGTTTTTTAGCAGCCTGTTCAGATTCTGAACAACCATTGCCATCATGTCAACCTCATACTTGTGCCGAATTTCACCATGAAACGGTTCCAGTTTGTGGAAAAGTTTATGATGGCTGTGGAAAAGATCTAGATTGTGGACCTTGTGATACCTCTGATTTAGGGGGTGGAGGAGCCGAAGGAAATAGCTGTGTAGTATCTACATCTTCTGTATCTTCAAGTTCTTCTGCATCATCAAGTTCTACCACAGTTTCATCTGGATCTGGAGATCAAGGCGAAGGCGGAGCCAATATGTGCGAAGACTTAACGTTTGATAAGTGAAAATTAAATATTGATTATTTTAATGGCTGCACTATTACTTTAGTGCAGCCATTGGAGTTTTATGGATAATAAATTCATTCTTCTAGAAGAAAAATTAAAAGATTTAAAAAAATACAGAAAAGATAAAATTAAAGAAATAGAAATTTTAGATACAGAAATTAATTGGATTAAAATTCAATTAGAAAAATTAGCAGAGAAAAATATTAATTATTAATTATATATTCATGGTTCCCTTTTTGTTGGTTTTAATTGAATCCGACAAAATTTTCTATTCTGCTATTAGATGTTATTTAAAACTTGACATTAAAGGCTATGATTATCATATGCGATTATATCGTTGTTTTTTAAATGCCTGCGGCTACACCGAGCGTGAGTTTGATTCTAAATTGTTAGAATGGGTAGACGAGCAGTGGCATATTATCGCATATAGTAGCCATGGACAAAATAGAATTTCATATTGGAATTGATTGTCCATTTTGCTTTCAACAAACCCATAATACCTTAATGGGTTCTAAAAATTTTTCATACAATCATATTTATTGCACTCACTGTAGATTAACAGATATTGACAGCGAATTATTTGATTCAAAATTTGAAATGTGGTTTTTGGATGAAAAACTAATTTCAGTTATTATTTCTGATAATATAGGAGATAAATATTATCATTCTGAATTTTCTCCAATTCAACAAGAAGTCAATTTGTTTCAGGATGATGATGGCAGCAGACACGATGTTTCATTAAAAAAATGGAACTTAAGAGATCATATTGATATTCTTTATTCTCATATTGATTTTACGTCGCTGCCTATGAAGCCTGGAATTTCTTTAAAAATTAAAGAAATTTTAGATAATCCATATGTTGATTCAAATTTAAAATTTAAAATATTTAAAACTAATATTTAGAAATAATATTTAGAAATAATAAAAGCTAAAGGTCATTATGGAAATAGTTCAACCTACTTATGAGGCAGCATATAAGTTTTTTGATAAATATAAAAAATATAGAAATGAGTATAAAAATTCTTTTTCTTTAGCAGAAAAAAAGAAGTCATTTAATGAACATTATGGACCTGATTCTATGCCTAGTCCAAAGATGTTTGGATCAAAAGAAACAATAGCTGAAGCTGAAAATTCTATTGATAATGAAAAAAAGCATTTTACAGAATTGTTAGACTACACTGAAAATGAAGCAAAAAACGCTCTTATGGAATCAGAATGGGAATATCTTAATGAGGTGGGAGATGTTCTTGGCGAATTTGTGCTAGATGATCATGTAAATTACGTAATATCAGAGTTTAAACAAGAATTATACCAAGATTTAGAACATAGTAGCGCAGACTCATCTTCAACAAAGATAGCAAAATTAACAAAAATAGTAAATGCATTTCACAAAAGTTGTAAAAAATTAAAAAATAGCCCTTGACATTTAATGTCAGAGCGTTATACTTCTCTCAGGTTGAGAGGAGCGCCTTCATGACTTTTGATATTGAAAAAGCAAGCCCAACGCTTACTAGTTGGATGTTTAACGTAAAGCCTCATCTCAAGGCTTTATCAACAGAGCAAATTAGAGAGCATTGTAAGAAAAATAGCAAGCCATATGCTGTCATGATGGCTCAAATTATGGGTGATTTTAATTTTGCCTCTGTAATTCGTTCTGCCAATGCTTTTGGTGCAGAAAAAGTTTTTTATTTTGGAAAAAAGCGTTTTGACCGTCGAGGAACATGCGGAACACATCTTTATATTGATGTGCAATATCTTTCCACTCAAGAACAAATTCAAGAATTGAAACAAGAATATACTTTTGTTGCTCTTGAAAATGTCAATCGCACACACTATCTTAGCGATTTTACTTGGAACACTGACAAAAAGCCACTGATCATTATTGGTGAGGAAGGGACTGGTATTCCTTCTGAAGTGTTGTCTTTGTGTGATGTTCAAGTAGAAATTGAGCAATTTGGAAGCGTACCATCGGTAAATGCAGCAATTGCTGGTTCAATTGCAATGAATGATTTTGTAACTAAATATAAGAAGGGGCTTTGATTATGATTCACATTCATACATCGAAATATGACATTGATTTTGATAAAATGAGTTTTCTTGGACCTTGTTTTAAATTTCCAGAGCATAAAGTTCATTGGACTAAGCAAGGCTCAATTGCTTCAGAAATTTTAAAACTGCATGAATCTGGAAAAGATGTTCATGTAATTACTTTATCTGGCTATGTATTTTGGTCAATTATTGAGCAGGGTCTTACAAGAAAAACTTTGCACCGCAATGATTTGAAGATTCATTATCACCGATCAGAAGATGTGATTAATATATCTGGAATTGGTCCCAATCTAGAGCTATCAGCAGAATTAAATTCTCACTGGGATGGCGGCGGACATCACATTGCCAATATTCGTAGTATGCTTGGTTTCTATAAAGGAGATCAAGTAAACAAATATACATTTGATGATTTTGTTTCCTTAAACAAAAATTGTGCATAAGGTCAGTTTAACCAATAATTTATGGAAGAAATAAATACAGTACTTTCAAATCTAAATCTAGATGCGCAATGCATTGATTATCAATCAACTAACTCTTCGGAGTTTTATGATATCAAACTTGGCTATAAATGCTCAGTAAAGAAATTTTCAAATTCTCTCAAAGAGCTTGAATTTAGACTAGGTTCTCATAATTCATTGTTTTTAACTTTACTGCCTAAGAGCGGTTGTGTAAGAATTCAAAATTTGAAAAATAATCTTCAGATTAAATTTGAAGATGTATATTCCAAAAAAGAAGGGCTTCTCCCAGTAATCCTAGGCAAGGATTACTATGACAATATTATTTTTTCAGATTTTTCTAATCATCCCCATACTTTAATTTCTGGAACAACTGGATCTGGAAAAAGTATGGCTCTGCATAACATTATTTGTAATTTATTACTAAAAAATAATACAGAACTATATTTATCTGATTCTAAAGGAGTAGAATTTATTCCTTATGAACGTTTTTCTAAAATTTCAGAAATAGCTAAAACATATGATGAAAATATATATATGCTTAAAAAAATCCATTATATTATGGAGAGTAGGTTTGCAATAATGCGCTCTAAAAATCAAAATAATTTCCAAAAATTATTTGGAATCAATCCAATTGCGATTATAATTGATGAACTTTCGGATTTATTGATTCAAGATAAAGATTCTGAATTAAAAAATATTTTACTATCCATTGCTCAAAAATCTCGAGCTGCTGGAATTTTTTTAATTGCGGCAACACAGCGTCCGTCAGTTGATATTCTATCTGGGACCATCAAAGCCAATTTCCCGGCTAGAATAGCCCTTAAAGCAGCCTCCCCAGTTGATTCCAAAGTAATCCTAGACCAGACCGGAGCTGAAATGCTGAAAGGATATGGTGATGCAATTATTAACAATGAAAAATATCAATTTCTTAGATTTAAATTTCCACTAATTAATCATCAATCAATAATTCAAAAAATTAAAAAATAAAAATATGATTTTTCACGATAGTTTTGTAAATAAAACAAAAAATATTTTAAATTTAAAATGCTCGGGTTCAAAAACTCTCTTTAAAAGAGAGCTAGTAAAAGAGCTTGGATTTAATATTCTTGATAAAAAAGAATTAAATCTAGGCTTGAATATAGTGTCAAGCATGTTTAGTTTAAATTATTTTCCAGAATGGGAAGTAATTACTGGAAAATTTGGCGGAATCAAACATAAATCAAATCTTAAAAAGAAAAATGTTAAAATTTTTCCAAACAATTTCTTAGAAATACTGTTTCAAGTTTTGAATACTCATTGTAATTCGGTTCCAATTTCCAAAAATAAAATTGTTCAATTATTGAATTTATCACTGCCCAATCAAGAAGTTAGCAATTTGATTAGTGTTGCTATTCAAAAAAAATATATTATTGGATTTCTTGGAAAGAGAGGCAAAAAAGGAGGAATTGTAAAAGATCCTCTTATTACGCCTAGGATTATGATTGAAGGATTAGCCATAGATGGCACAGAAGATTTGCCTTTACCAGCTAGACAAGATAAAAAAGAGGCATTATACTGGTCAAGTGCAGATGACTTAGAGCATCTTAACTATCAAGCAGTTCCTAACCAACTTTAAACGCCATGATATCCAAAGAAGAAAAAAAGATAATCTCTTCTTACTCCAAGGAGATTAAAAAAGCAATAATCACTTTAGTAGAAGAGAATGATTTTTTATATGACTATATTGATTTGACAGATTATTGCGGAGCTTGTGGAATTGCTTCTTTAGCTTTATATGAAAAACTAAAGAAAGATAAAGTAAAATGCAATTGGTTTTATGGATATCATCAAATTCAATACCCTCATCTTGGGGAGCGTCATTGCTGGGTAGAAGTTAATAATCAAATCGTAGATGTTACTTACAAACAAATATCTGAAAAAAGTAAAAACATTTATATCTCTCCAATAAAATATGTCAAACTAAAAACAAATCCGCCTCATCAAGTCTTTAATAGATATTGGAGATGGCAAAATCCTTTTAAATATCATTACGACTGGTCAAACAACAAACTAGAAATTATTATTAAATAAAGAAAAATATATGGAAGTTCAACCTGAAATTTTATTGTGCTCTTGTCAATCTCTAGAAGAAGCTCAATGGGTCCGAGGAGAGCTAATCTCTTTCAACCCCAGAGATTATTGGTTTTATGTATTTAATGACTTTACTATTAAAGTTGCTAATGATTTCGGAGGGAAGATCTCTCAAGATAAATTTGATAAGGTTAAAGTCAAATCAGAGGAATTAATTAAAACTTTTCGTTCTAAAAAGAAATAGCACTCTTGGCTTTTAGTTTCTTGATATTATCATAATAATCTTTCATAGCTTTAACGCACTTTCTGCATCTGCACTTATACTTTTTGTAGCGCCAGATGGTTCCATGCGATGAAAGTTTACCGTATTCTCTTTTTTCTAAAGTTTTTTCATGATGACATGCTTTACATAGCAACTGACATTTATTAACTTCATCTAGTAAATTAACATCGGCTCGGTCAATAAACTTAGAAATAATAAATTTTTTTTGTTTTGGCTTCAAGTGATCAAATTCTAGATTTTTAGTCGAACCACAGCGCTCGCATTTTCCACCTAATAATTCTATCAGGCGCAATTTACGAGACTTTCTACGTTCTTTACGAGCAAGTGATTTTTCTGGAGTCCAAACTGACATAGCATATAAATATGAAATTATCCAATGATGACGAGTTAATTTCTAACATCTTTTTAACTATCTTATTTTTTCTTGGAACTATAATCCTGTTAAAAATAGGTTTTATTTATTGGATTATTTGTTGTTCTATTGTTTATTTTTTCATAGTTTCTGACAATAAATTTATAAATTTCATCTCCCCTGCAGAAGAATTTCAAGATAATAGTTATTACATTTTGCTTTGGTTTTTGGCATTATTAATGCCAATTGCATTGTTTTTAATGTATATTTCTGCTCGAGCCAGTGGTTATAGTAAAGATAACCATGATTAATTTGCCAGAAGTAGGGGAAAAAATCGTAGTCAATAATATTAGATATGCAACCGCCATGGTTTCCGATGTCGTTTGGGATGAAAAACAATTTGATTTTGTAATTAATTTACAATGGACAAATACTAATGGCGAATATATAGGTACATCTAGAGTCTACTATCGAGATCAAAATAAATCTTGGTTCAGATTCTCCAACAACAATTAACAAATAATTAGGTGAAATATGAGCGAATCTTGTGTCAAAAAAGTAAAAAATGCATGGCATCGAGCTAGGAACTTTAATAAAAAGAAAAGTGCAGATGGCGTAGTAACAAAATCAAATAGCCCAGGAATGACTTTGAAAAAATGGGCAAAGCACCAGGTTGAGACCGGCAGCTCTTTAGCAGAAGAATGTAGCCAATGGCTAAAGAATAAAAAAACACTAGCTCAAAAGTCACGAACTAAGAAATGAATTATATTTTAATATTGTTAGTCCTTATTTTTTTACTAGCATTTATGCTTTTGAAAATGATTAGGTCTGAACAATTTGTTAAATCTTATTGCTTGAATATTTTTCAACAAAGGCAGAAAGTATTTTTACAAGAATTTAAGTCTCATTATAAAATATATGGCTCTGAAAATTCTAACAAAAAACAAGCCATGATTGAAGTTTTACAAGATTATCTGTGGTCTAAGTCCCAAGATTTGGACCGCAATATCTCCAATAAAGTTTTTAACTTAGATTTAATTCTTGATATTGCCCATATTGTTTGGTTAATTTATTTTATTGAAAAAAACAATGATGTTAGTTGATGTAAAAAAATTAAAAGAAATTATCAATCCAATCGAGAATCCTCCATGGAAAGAAATAAATTCAAAAATTTCTTACGAAGAAATATTAAACTCTAAAGAAATAGAAATCTCTAAAGAATATGACGCACTAAATCCAATAACAAGAGAACAGCACATTGCAAAAATAGCGCATTTTGTAAAAAATGGATGGAATGATGAACCAATTACAATTGTCTTTAACAAGGATTTATACCCCATATACGATGGCAATCATAGATTTTGTGCTGCCATTCTTCGTAATGATGATTACGTTTTTGCAAACGTAGAAGGAAGTCGAGAGATGATCAAAAAAATATCATATTAATTGATATAGTTAATGTGATATTCGTTGGGGAGTCGCCTAGTGGTTATGGCAGCGGACTTTGAATCCGCCATTCGTGAGTTCGAATCTCACCTCCCCTGCTAACTTTCTGCAATTAAAGCGTTGACACCTATAAGATCGTAGCTATGTTGCTTCACATGCGGCGGGTAGTCCTGCCCAACAGAGAGGTAATATAATGTCTACGTATCTTGATAAGATCAAAAACTGCGAGATTCTTTCCAATGATAAGCTTGTTGCTCTGTTTGCCCAATATTCTTTGACGGGTGACATTCAAGCTCGAAATAAAATCATCAACTCTACGCTTAGGCTCGTTGTAAAAATTGCAAGCCAGTATAAGCATTATGGAAAGTTTGACGATCTCATCCAAGAAGGTAACTGTGGTCTTTTGAAGGCTATTGACAAGTTTGATTTTACCCTTGGAGTTCCCTGGAGTAACTATTCTGCTCAGTGGATTCGAGCTTATATTCTTCGCTTCACATTTAACAATCAAACCATGGTAAAGCGAGGAACCTCTCCCGAGGAGAGAAAGTATTACTGGAAACTTCTTCGACTGCGGTCGAAGCTGGAAGCCCAGGGCAAAGACGCCAATGCCGAGGCTTTGGCTACCGAAATGAACCTAACCAAAGAACAGGTTGAGTTCATTCTTAGCAGGTCTACGGTCGATTCTAGTCTTCAATCAATCTCCTGCAACAGTTTCGATGAAGATCCTTCTGAGGAAATTCTAGACCCCATCTCTTCAAACGCAGAAGATAATATTGTCGATGCTATGTCTAATTCTCTAATCGAAGAAAAAATGAATCTATTTGCTGATAGCCTTACCCCTCAGAAGAGGCTAGTATTTATGAATCGCTTTATGTCTGATGAATACCAAACTTTTGCTCAGCTAGGCGAGCAACTAGGAGTCACACGTCAGCGTGTCCAGCAAATTGAATCAGAGCTTAAGAAGCAATTTATTTCTAAAATCAAAATTTGAACAGGAATGACTTTTAAATTAATCTTTAATAAGATTATGAGTCAAGACCAGGCTCAAGTCTAAAAGCAATTAGAATCATAAATTTTATTTAAACACATTTAAATAATTGCCAACCTGCCCTTGCAGGATTCATCTTACCGCCAACTTGCCAAAACAATTTCAACGAAGATTTCACTTTAACTCCTTATATTACGCGCGTAACGGGTGCGCGGGGGCGGGCGCGCGATATATATTTATAAATAATATATAATATATTATCCTATTTGGATAACTTTATTTCACTAACGTTCATAAAGTTATCGGGAAAATTTTTTTTCAATTTAAAAAATGTAGGCGACTATGCTACAAAATTAATATTCATTCTGTTTTTTAAACTATTTTTTTTGCATATAGTTATGAAAACATTATCTGTGTTATTTCTCTTTTTAACCGGATGTATGGAAGTAAATAGCTGGGAGTCTCAAGAAGAGACAGAAGAAGACTCTTCTTTTGAAGAATCTCAATATTATGAAGATTTTGAATTTGATGATTCTTATGAAAGAAATAATTGCCCAGTTTATTATCAAAAATTTGAATTTAAAAACAATCAATATGTAATTGAAATTCCTTCAGAATGTCATTTAAATTATTTTGAAACTGGTCGACCTACACCAGATAAACAATATAATCAAAATATTCTTTTAGAAAATTCAATTATTCATCAGGAATATTGATGAATAATTCTTGGTTAAATTATGGCTGGATTGATGATGATGAAGACGTAGAGAATATTCAAACCGCCGATACTTTACGACCAGAAGATTTAGAAAGATTATTAAAAGAAAAATCCAAAGATCCAAAAGAAGATGGAATTAATTGCAAAATTTGCAAAGATTGGTTTCATCTATCTGAACCCAACGAATCTGATGGAACATTTATTTGCAGAGAATGTCGAATAAGACCTTGGAGAAATTCTCCAATTAATAATGATTAATTTGATATAGATATTGAAATAGAAGGGTGCCAGAGTGGTCGATCGGGCTTGATTGGAAATCAAGTGTACGTGAATAGCGTACCGGGGGTTCGAATCCCCCCTCTTCTGCTAATTTTTAAGTAAATTATTAATTGTTACTGCATCAACAAAGAATGACATATTTGGAACTGCCGGTCTAAAAAAAGAACATATTCCAATTAATTTCCCATCTATGTCAAAAGCTCCGCCTCCAGAGTTGCCCATATAAATCGGAGCTGTAATATGAACTAATTTTTGTTGATATCCTGTGGGATTTATTTCAGTTCTAAAACCTGAAATAATTCCAGTAAAATATGTAAATTCAACTCTTGCAGGATGCCCAACAATATGAACTTTTTCACCAATTTTTCCATTAGATCCAGATACTTCAACAAAACTATCTGAGCTGTAATCTAATGTTTTTAAAATCATAATATCGTTATTATTGTCAAATTTTATTATTTTTGCTTTTTTAGTTGGTGGATTTTCTAAATTATAAGAATTTGATATTTCACCAAAAGTTTTAAATGAAACTTCTAACCCAAGCATATCATCAAGGTTAGGAGTGTAACTTAATGCTTTAATTATTTTAATTAAATCTTCTAATGTTTTTTCTTCTTTTTTAATAATTTCTTCGCTAATTTTAGCATCTTCTGGTTCTGGAATTAAGCTTTCTCCACAGTGCCTTGCGCTAATAATTATTTCTGGAGAAATAAAAACTCCTCCACAAAAAGTAGAATATTTTTTATTTTCTTCTGACGGGCGTAAAAACGCAACAGAGCTATTCTCTAATTTATAAACTAGATTTGTATTTTGCTGTTGCTCTATAGATGCAACTTTTACATGCGACGGAATTGAACAACAACCAAGTAAGAAAAACAAACAAAAAAGAAAAGATATCTTGTTTTTCAAAGCCACTCCTATGTTCGTCGCTTACACGCCTAATGATATACGTTATATATGCTTATATTCTTTGTGCAGTATCAAAAATAGTAAAAATATGTAAGTTGATGTATTACAAAAAAAGCATATAATTTAGCATATGAATATGGAGATCGTATATCAAACAGAGTTTGAAACTTTAGCAACAGATATCGCTTCAATTTACAATCTGTTATACGACACTCCTAATTATTATAAATCTTCTCATGTTCAAATTTTAATATCTTTATCAGACTATGGAGATGGATTTCATAGATTAATTAGTCGAGCCTGTATCAAAAACCCTCAAGAAGAAATCTATGACATGGTTGTAGATATTCAAGGTCAACCCATTGACGCGCTAAGAAAAATGCACGAAGATCTATTAAACCTTTTAGAGGAAGAGCTTCCTGACGAAGCTAAAAGAAGACAGTATCGTTACAATTAATGATTTTTCAAATTATTATTTTAATAATTCAAATTATTTGTTTAATTAAAGGAAAAGAATATGATTAAGACCGATGTAGTTACCGATCTGCTATGGGGAGATAATGGTAAAGGAAAAATTACTCATTCGCTAATGAAAAATAATAAATATGATTATTGTCTGAAATTAGCAGGTTCTGCTAACGCAGGACATACCATTTATCATAATGGTGATAAATTTGTCACTCATTTGCTTCCAGCTGGAATATTTTTTAATATTCCCTCGATTATTGGCAGAAACTGCTTGGTTCATCCAGAAACTTTGTTTGCAGAAATTGAACAGCTGCAAAATCAATTTAATAAACATGAAGATCTGAAATCTATTGATATTCAATCTTTAGTGAAGATTGATAAAAATACTTGTATTATTACAGACGATCATATTTACGAAGATTCTAAAGATACTATTATTGGATCAACTAAACGTGGGGTCGGTCCTGCTGCTCGTGATAAATATGCTAGAACGGCAGTTCAAGTTCAAAATGTTGATTCATTAAAGGGATTCGTTGTAGATTTTCCAGAAATAATCTATCAAGAACAAAATGCTTCTATCCTCGGAGAAGGAGCTCAAGGTTTTTATTTGGATGTTAATTTTGGTGATTATCCTTATGTAACTAGCACTCACTGCTCTTTAGCAGCTGTTCCGTTGAGCGGAATTCCAATTCGATCAATTGACCGAATTTTTGGAGCAATTAAAATTTATGCTACTTATGTTGGAAAAAAATCCTTTCAAGGAGAAGATTCTAGATTCGACATGATTGCTGAGGCAGGGTCTGAGTTTGGTTCTACTACTGGAAGAAAAAGACAAGTCAACTGGTTAGACTTAGACAAGTTAATTTATGCTATTAAGGCTAATGATGTAACTGATTTGATTATTTCTAAAATTGATATTTTTAGAAAATTAAATATCTTTGTCTTAGTTAAAGATAATAAAATCATTGAGTTTAATAACGAAAAAAATATGAAAACATACATTCATGATGTCTTGTACGATTCAAGATGTAATTCCATTAAGAATATAGTGTTTTCAGAATCTCCACATGACATCTGACAAGGTAACGATCTGCAATAACCCTGCTTGACATTGTTTCTTTCGGGGTTATTGTATGGGGGATGCCTCTAGGTGGGGCTAGTTGTTTAGAGAGGAAAAAAATGTCAAAGCTAATTGTTCAAAAAGTTCAGACTCAGACGGACGGATCAATTAAGGATCACCAATATGGGATTGGTGATGTGGGTCTTGTTTTGGAAATTCTTCGAAATAAGCTTTATAAAGATCCTATTCTCGCTGTAGTTCGTGAGTATATCACCAATGCTCGTGATGCTCATGTGGAAGTAGGAAAAGCAGATGTTCCAATTGTGGTTCATTTGCCTTCTTATGAATCCATGTATTTCAAAGTCCAAGATTTCGGTCCTGGTCTTTCACCTGAGCGAATTGAAAAGATTTTTTGCAATTATGCATCTTCTACTAAGCGCAATTCTGAAGACCAAGTAGGTTATTTCGGAATTGGCAGCAAGAGTGCATTTGCTTATTCTGACTCTTTTACCATTACATCAGTGGTAGATGGTAAGATTCGAACTTATTCATCTTATATTGATGAGTCTCGGCGTGGCAAGATTTCTTGTCTTTATGAAGCTGATACCGATCAGCCCAATGGAACAACTATTATTATTCCTGTAAAAAAATACGACCAAGATCGTTTTCTAGACAAGCTTCGATTTATTACGGAATTTTGGAGTGTTCGTCCCAGCGTTTTTAAGGATGATTCGGAGTTTAAGATTTCATATGTAAATGAAAAGACGGTTTTTTCTGGCGATAATTGGAAACTTGCTCGCAATCCCGATTATGATTTTCGAGGAACCTATGCAATCATGGGCGGAATTCCCTATGCTATTGATATGAATACTCATTTCGAGTCGCATCCTGCCCGTAATTTCTTCAATTATTCTTGCGTCCGAATTAATTTTAATAATTCTGATCTTAGCCTTGCCGCTTCTAGAGATTCACTTCACTATGATGCTAGAACGATCAGGAACATTAATGATAAGCTTGATTCAATCATCAGCGAAATTAACATCAGGATTTCGGAGCAAATCTCACAGGAACCATCTTATAAAGATGCCCTCATCAAATACAATGAAGCCTTGGACGCATTTCCTGAACTAAATAGAATCATTGGAAATGTAATCTACGATTCAAAACCAGTTCATAGGAATCCCAAGATTTCTATGTTTGGGAACAATTCTAGACTTACTTGGTATTCAAAAGTTGTAATGTCCAATGGCTTCAAAGACATTAAAGTCAAAACTGTTAATTATAAAAATCCAGGCGCAGACGCAGATTTTGCTAATATCTTGTCTAGAAAAGATACGGTAATCATTTTTAATGACCTAGCCGTTACTGACCTGAAAAAGTATGCAACAACATTGTTCAATGATTCTAACGCATTGAACAATGTTGTTGTCCTGAGCATCGCAGAAACCAAAGATGATGTATCTAAGCACAAACATCTTTGGTTTGCAGAAGATATTTGCTATGCAAAAATCTCAGAAATTACTCCAGGCAAGACGGTTCGACAAAGCAATCGCAGGTCTCTAACTCATAAACAAAATCTATTTCTTTATAGCTTTGATCCCTCATCTTCCAGGGTAGATTGTGGTCGTCATCTTGTGGAAGTTTCTCCAAATGAAACAATTGCATATTTTCTTTATGACCTAAAGACAAATGCGCCTGTTAATCTAAGCAAAAATATTCTATCTTGTATTAAAAGTCTTGAATCCGCTTTGGGAATGAGGGTTTTTGCAGTGGCGACATCAAAGTCTGAAAAGATTCCATCAAATTGGAAATATATTGATGATGTTGTGACTGAGAAATTCAATTCCATCATGGAGCAATACGGTCTTTCTTCCCTTCAAGATTACTTGAATTGCATGGCTATTAGGGAAAAAGTAGAACATTACAATGTTAATATCTTTAAGTCTCTTTTTAAAGACCAAATGAATAATAATAATTTTATTTCCTCATACCTGAATAAGGTTCAATTTGCCCAAGACAAGTTCTCTTATGTCTGGGATAATTGCAATCTTAAAACTTTGGCAAAGCATATTAATAAATACCATTACCTTGAAACGGCTTCTATTCCAGCCTCAGAGGATTATGACTTTAATATTTTTTTCAATTCAGCAATTCAACAATATCCTATGCTTAAATTCTGTCCAGTAAGTTCATATACTTCTGAAAAAGACATTAAAAGCGTCAATGATTACATTGAAATGGTCGATCGTCTTAACAAAGACGCGCATGTGTGTATTCATATGCCTTTGTGCGCTTGACATGTTATTATTCTGAGTTATATATTCACTGTTGGGTTCCAAAAAAACAAGGAGTTTACTATATGAAAATGCCATACACAATTACAAACAATTCTGTTACACTCGTTCGCAACGGTATGCCAGTTACTGTTTTGCGAGAGCATCCTTCTTTTGATTTTATTCTTGAAGCCATTAAAGCAGATGATTGGAATCAGGTAATTGATGCACTTGATCGCAAAACAACTGTAAAAGTTATTACAGAAGGAGAAATGGAAGAGAGGAATGGAAGCCTTTTTGTAAAGCTTGATAATGATTCTTGGTGGCAAGTTCCTGTCGACCTTGGCAAACACATTCTTGATTTTTATTATAAGAAGCTTCCGTATCAGCCCTGGGTAGCTTTTGCCAAAAAGCTTCAACAAAATCCATCATATCGATCAGTTCAAGAACTTTTTCGATTCTTGAATGCAAATCAATTTACGCTTTCTGATAATGGCAACTTTATTGCCTATAAAAGGGTAAAAGAAGACTTTAAAGACATCCATTCTGGAACATTTGATAATTCTGTTGGTACTACAGTTTCAATGTCCAGAAACGAGGTTGATGAAGACTCTGATAGAACTTGCTCTAATGGATTGCATGTAGCTGCGTTTGATTATGCTTGCAACCATTTTGGAAGCAGCAATAACACTACGGATAAGCTTCTTTATGTGGAAGTAAATCCCAAAGATGTAGTTGCAGTTCCCAAAGATTATAATAACCAGAAAATGAGGGTATGCGAATACACGGTGCTTGGAGTTTGTGATTATGAATTCAAGGCTCCACTATATTCTCACTCTGATGGTTTTTATGATCCGTCGGAAAGGTATAATGAGGAATATGAAGATTGGGGATCATATCACAGTGAATGCGAAGAATGTGATGGATGCGATGAGTGCGATGATTGTGATGATTGTGACTGTCAGTATTGATCGAGGGTTTTAAGGTCTAACTATGAAAAAAATTTCAGCCTCTTTAGCTGTGGCATTTATTGGAATGATGGGATTGTTGCCATCTGTGGAGTCTAAGGAGATTCCATGTCCCGAATGGAGACCGACTGGAGAATTGAAGAAAATTCCGTTCTATTATGATTGCTCTATGACAAATGGCGATATTGGAGTAGCTAGGAGTGATGGAATTTATTGGTGTAAAGAGGTTGAGGATAGGGTGGAAAGAAAATTTCCAGGAGCTTCTCACTTTTATTTTGTACATGAGTATGGTCATTACGTAAAAGGATCGGACGAGGGCGAGACAGATTGCTGGGCTGCCCAACAGTTAGCAGGAACTTGTTATATTAATATCGCCGTTAATCATCTCATGACTTACGCAGACGAGTATAAGCCCAGGCACGGATATATGCGTGACCGTGCCATTCGCATCAGAAAATGCGCAGGACAATAGGAAATTTATGTTTAAATGTTTGAACAGATCTGTTGTAAAAAAAATATCAAAATGGTCAAAGCCATGTGAAGCAGTTTTTGAATTTCTTTCCTTGGAAGATCCAAAATCTCTTGCAAAGATTATCCAAGAAGAACCTTTGGAAGCATCAGATCTAACTTTTGCAGCTGAGCATATGGGCAATTGTGAAGATACTGCTCTTGTAAAGAAAACATTGATTCCGCTCTTGAATCATAATGAAGCTGTAGTAAGAGAAGGAGCGATCTATGGGCTAGCAAATCATTTAGATTCGGTTGTAAAATATAAATTATTTAAGATTTCTAAGATTGACAAATCTACGGCTGTCAGAGAAGCTGCATCTAATATTGTTTTTAGAAAATAAAACAGGTAATAATTAGATATATATTTTACAAAGAAAATTATTTATCCGTTAAAAATTTTTAAATATTCGGGTAAATATAATATTAAAACGATATATCACTTGCAAAAAGTAATGTTTTGTGTTACTTTCTGCAAGTGATACATCACTATTTGTCGTTTTAGCTCAGCTAGCAGAGCACCTCATTGGTAATGAGGAGGTCATGGGTGCAACTCCCATAAACGGCTCAAAGTTCTAGTTCTTCTTCTAGTTTCATTAAAACTAGCCTAGACATTCCAAGATTGCTTTTTTCTTTGTCTAGAACGACATAGATAAATAGATTATCTTGTTTTAATACGAAGGTAACTATGTGATAGTTGTTATTTAAGTTAATAACAATATCTTCAATTTTATCTTTAATGTTTAAGTTAGTTAAGAACTTCTTGTGAGATTTAACTACTTCAACCATGTAAGCGCAATATAATTCAAATTCAGAGGATTTATCTGAGTTTTGAATTATAGGCATTCCAGTTGTTATGTCTACAATGGAAGCGGCTAGTACGCCATCAAGCTCCATAATGGTGTTAAATTTTTCTTTTATGCTTTTAAAATAAGAAGAGCTTGGTTTTCTTGATGTAGAGCCTGATGAAGATTGTTCAGCTTCTGGCTCTAAGGCATAATTTTTAATTTTTCCCTCATCTAACAAGACGTAATATTCTAGAATAAGTTCGGTCCATAATTTGTTAATTGACTCTACTTCTGGTAAAACATTGGGAGAAACTTTAAAAGTTCCATCCTCCCAAGTTAACATTTCATAAAAAGCATCAATTCCAAAATTATTGGTAGTGGTAGCGTGAAGAACTCTTCCAGTAGAAACCCAAACTTCACCAGAAAATTTCTTATGAGTTATAGTTATATGAGCAGATGCTTGACTTAGTATGTAGAATTGAATTATATCTACCAGTGTCTCGGTAGAAATCTCGCCTTGAAATTTATTCATTTTAGCCTTGTTAAGAGTGATTTCCGCAACTTACTCTTACTATAATATGTAATTTTATTCGGAGAAATTTATGAACAATAATTATCAAATCGTTAAAAATGAAGTAGTTAATGCATACTCTGATTGCAATGAAATCAGTAATTCTTCAAGAAACTTAGATTTTTTAGCCTCTAGACCTGTTTCGGTAAAAGAAGCTGAGGAAATTATGTCTCTTGCCGTTGAAGGGGGGTATAATAATTTTTCATCAGAGCTAATTTCCTTGCTCCCTCAAGATGCTAAAGTTTGGATTGCAAGAGAAGGGAGCGTCTGTGTTTACTTAGATAAACCATTAGATGAAGAAGCTTTAAGCGAATTAGGATGCGATGAATACGATCAGGTATCATCGGACAATGATACCGCTTGTGGAAATTACCGAATCTGGTGGGATTGAGGAGCAAATATGACTTTTCCTGTAGACCTATCATCTAGAAATAAATATATTCTAGATTCAATAAAGATTAAACAATATGACGCTGAATGGATTCCGCTCAGAACTTCCAATGGCAAACACGATGCTACGTTTTATGTTAGCGGTGACGCTATTAAAGTAAAGGGTGTTCGTGTTAATGTATCTGCAGCAATGCAGCAGCAAATCGCTGATATGTTAGATTGTATGTTGCTAACTCCCAAGTTAGCAGATTTGAGGTTTGCTCAGGCAGATATTCAATTAGAACCATTGCCTAGGCAAATTACTAGCAGCACTCAAGCAATGGTAGAGCAATCAGAAAAGATAGATAATCTTTTGAAAGGCAAAGATACCAAGGGAAAGATTATTGATTCCGTTGGAAAACATTGGTGCATAGGTAATAAGCTAAAAAATTCTATCAAGTCTATGAATTACGGTTGGCATTTTAAATCAAAAACAGGATCCTTTAAGGGAATTAAAGGTTATCTTTCAGATTCTAAAATTACAGAAACTTATGTTATTCAACCCTCTGCGCTAGCCCATGATAAAAATCATACTGATTATTCTCAGGTTTGCGTCTTAGTTAAACAAGATTGTTTGGTTAATTGTAATAAAATGAGTCTAAAAGATGTTTTGTCAGATCCGGAGTATGCAGATTTAGCTTCACATGAGGGTGTTGTATCTGTTTTGCGTCAGCCTGGAACTTAAATATGACAGAAGATAAAAAGAAAGAATTTTTGTCACAAGTAAAATCGAAGGCATTGTTAGCAGTTTGGAGTTTACCAAACAAGCCTACAAAACCAGAGCCACCATCACCATTTCAAGAATTTCACTGTTCATTAGATGAATTAATAAATAAATTCATTGAAGAAAATGATTTTGCAGAGATTAAAAATGGAAAATTCCTCCATGCAGAAGAATTCTTCTTATGGTTAAGCAAGCTAGCAGCTTCTGATAAGTTAGTCTTAAGATGTTTTAATGATCCAGGTCAAAATCAAGTAGAGGATTGCGACCTTTACATGAATATGGATTCATCTCAATTTGCTTTTCAGCAGACAGAATATGAAAAAAATCTTTTAAAATACGAAAAAGATTTATCTGAATACGATGAAAAGTGCTTAACAATTATTGATGAAAATATTAATAATTTGCAAAAACATATTAATTCTATGCTTGAGGCTAAAGAAGCTTTATTAAAAAAATAAAGAATAATTTCACATGATTATGTGATGCTTAAATTCTCTAAAATAAGCCTTGATAAAGGTGAAAGTTCTCACTATTCGTCCAAAGTGGCAAATATCTTGCTCTATTGCGAAGATGACGAGACTGTTTTTTTAATCAAAAGGTCTGATAATGTTAGTCATCCTGGTCGATGGTGTGCTCCGGGCGGGCATGTAGAAAATGATGAGTCTTTTGCAGAGGCTGCTATTCGCGAATCTAATGAAGAAGTAGGTGGGCTTCCAAAGATACAAAAGAAGTTAGATCAAAATATCATCATTGATGATAATAAGAAAATTGTTACTTATGTTTGCTTGGTACCTTTAAAATATAAAGAAAAATGGACACCAGTTCTAAACGATGAATCTGAAGAGTGCAAATGGTTTCATGTTAATGAAATTCCAGAGAAGGCATTTGATACTATTAAAAATATAATTTCCGACTTGCCTTCTTTGCTTAGGAAAGCAAAATACGCATCTTATCTTAAATAAGATAGAACGCTTCTGATTAATCTTACTCTTTCTTGCATAGATTCGCTGTTAATTTGAATGTAGTTCAAATTAAATAACTCAAACATGAATTTAATATTGGCATCAATGGCTACCATTTGGTCCCAGTTAACAGATTCTCTGACTCCATCGTTTTTCATTGTGGCTTTGCTGGGCTTGACTAAGAAGATGACTACATCTTTATCTTTTAAGGATTTAATGTAATTTTGGCACTTCTCATCATTGATTAATTTATGGAGTTGAGTGCCATGCTGAGCCATGTAAGCTAAATTATCGAAGCTTCTATCTGAAACAAATGATAAATGTTTTGATTCTTCATTAATTTGGCGATAGAAAACTTCTGTTTGATATTGGTCAATGGCTTCTAAATTGACTCTTAAGGTTTCTAAGGATATTTCTTTCTCAGCTAAAACAGTTCTAGCTACTTCACTGAGGAATGGAAGATTATATTCTTTAGAAGTAAGCCTAGCTAAGGTAGATTTTCCTGAAGCGTGGCAACCGGTGAAATAAATTCTCATGTTTCTCCTAATATTTTTTCATATTAATTGAACTAGTCTGGCTTAACTATGAAAAAATTAATTATCTTTGATTTGGACGGCACACTTGCCGAATCTAAATCTCCTATAACTAAATCTATGAGCATTGCTCTAAAGAAATTACTGCAAAATTATTCAGTTGCAATAATTTCAGGTGGAGCATTTCTTCAATTTGAAAAGCAATTTTTAAATAATTTATCTGTACCCGAAGATTTATTATATAATTTATACTTGTTTCCCACTTGCGCCACATCATTCTTTAAATTTAAAGACAAACAATGGCAAAAAGTTTATTCTGAAGAGCTTTCAATTGAAGAAAAAGAAAAAATACTACAATCTTTTAAATTTACTTTTGAAAAAGTAGGTTTTGAAATTCCTAAAAAATTACTTTATGGAAACATTATTGAAGATCGAGGAACTCAAATTACTTTTTCTGCTCTAGGGCAAGATGCCCCTGTAGATCTTAAAAAGACTTGGGATCCATCGCATTTAAAAAGATTAAAGATGATTGAAATATTACAAGAGTATTTGCCTGATTTTGAAATTAGATCGGGCGGCTCAACTTCTATTGATATTACTAAAAAAGGAATCGATAAAGCTTATGGAATTGCTAAAATTCAAGAATATTTAAAATTTTCTATTGACGAGATGCTCTTTATAGGTGATGCTATATTTCCAGGCGGCAATGATTATGCTGTAGTTTCAACGGGGGTGGAGTGCATTTCAACTCCAAGCCCAGAAGAAACGCAATTCATAATTTTAGAGCTATTAAAGAATTGACGCCAGCTCTCATCGGGGCTATGCTGTCAACTAATGTTCCTACTAACAGGGGATTTATGATTAAAACTTGGTCAAAATATCAATCAGATATTTTTAATTTTATTAAAAATAATTCAGACAATTTAATTGTTGAAGCTTTGGCAGGCAGTGGAAAAACTTCTACAGCTGTTGAAGCATTAAAATATGTTTCTCCAGGCGAGAAAAGTATTTTCGTAGCATTTAATAAGAAGATTGCTGACGAATTACGAACTAGGGTTCCTGATTATGTCTCTACAGGAACGCTTCATTCTGTCGGATTAAAACATATTTCTAAGACTTATAAATCTGCTGTCGTGGCAGATAAGATGACTTTAATTTACAAGAAAGTCCTAGGAGAAGATAAAGAAAAAAACGAATTAATTTATCTTTTAACCAAAGCCGTTTCACTTTGTAAGTCATCTTTGGTTGATAAATATGAAGATATTGATGATTTGTTAGATCGTTTTGACATTGAACCTCCACACGACGTTGAACGTGCAACTTTTATTAATCATATTATTTTCGGGTTAGATGCCTGTTTAAGGAAAACATCGTCTATTGATTTTGATGATATGATTTATTTTCCAGTAAAATTGAATATTCCAATTGATCAATATGATAATGTCTTTGTAGATGAGGCGCAGGACTTAAATCCTGCGCAAATTGAATTCGTGCTTAAATTAGTTAAGCAACCAATTCCATCAAAAAGAAAATCTAAGAAAAATGATGGCAGTAAAGGTCGTTGCGTTGTCTTTATGGACCGCAACCAAGCAATTTATGCCTGGAGAGGAGCTGATTCAAATTCCTATGACAAGTTCAAGGAAAGACTCAGTGCGAAGGCGCTCCCGCTGTCGATCACATACCGATGCCCCCACAGCGTAGTAAGAGAGGCACAGAAGCTTGTACCCCATTTAGAAGCTGCTCCAGGAGCATCAGAAGGCTCCGTAGACTGGCAAGAGTATGACAAGCTAATTTCTAACGCTCCAATCGGCTCTTATATTATTTCTAGGACTAATGCTCCTTTGATTAGGACTGCTTTAAAGTTGATTAGGCAGAAAACTCCTTGCGCAATTCTAGGCAGGGACATTGGTGATAACATTAATAATTTAATTAAGGCTTCAAAAGCTAAAAAAGTAGATAAGCTACACGCTTATATTGAGAAATGGAAAAATAAAGAGATGTCGAGACTGCTAAGTGTAGGCAAAGATATTAATCATATTTTAGATAAGTATGAATGTCTGGAGGCTTTGATGGAGGGTTGCGACACAGTAGATCAAGTTAAACAAAATATCGCCTCTCTCTTTATAACCAAAGACCCTAATCGCATTGTTACTCTGGGATCTACCCATCAAATGAAGGGTTTGGAATCAAAAGAAGTGTATATGTTCATTAATACATATAATGAATCTTCTCAGGAAGAAAAAAATCTTAAATATGTAGCAATTACTAGATCAAAAAACAATTTACATTACGTTAAATATCCTAAAAAATGAATAAAAAAATACTTATATTGGGCAATGGATTTATAGCTTCTGAGTTTTCTAGGAGCTATTCTCCTTATTTATATAATTTCGATCCTGATTCCTTGGTGAAGGCAAGTGATTCTTCTCCTCCTGAATATATTGGAGCCCTGATACAGGTTCCTTTATTATCATCAACGGATGATAAAGTGGCTCAGTACTTTGATAAAATTCCAGTAAACCACGATTCTATCATGGAGATTGTTAGCAGATATCAGCCCAATGTAATTATTAATTGTATTGGTAAAACTGGAAAGCCAAATGTAGACTGGTGTGAAACTCATCAAGATGAAACAGTTGAAGCTAATTTAATATTTCCTACATTATTAGCTCAGATTTGTAATAAGCAGTCTATTCATTTAGTTCACATTGGTAGCGGCTGTATAAATTACGGAGCATCGCCTCGCAGCATTGGATGCATGTATGAGCCTGGATGGAGGGAGACGGATTTTTCAAATCCTAAATCTTTTTATTCAAAAGTTAAATATGCGGCTGATTTGGCTTTATCAGGTTATGATAATGTCACCATTTTCAGAATTAGAATGCCAATTTCACCAATGCCCAACCCTAGAAACTTGATTACTAAGTTATTGGGCTATAAGAAAATCATTCAAGAGCCTAACTCAATGACTTTTACAGTAGACGTTTTAAGAGCTTGCAAATGGGCAATTGACAATAATAAATTTGGTATTTATAATTTGGCTCACAAGAATCCTTTGACGGCTTATAATATTGTAAAAGAATATTGTAAATATAATCCTTCCCATCAATTTGAGTCTTTGAGTTTGTCAGGGCTAAGTTCTTTGACTACGGCTACAAGATCTAATTGCATCTTAGACCTGTCTAAGATTGAAAATGACGGATTTATATTTTCAGATCTAACCTTGGAATCTTGTATACGTCAATATTTTAACAATGAAAACATTCAAAGAGGTAATTCATGACTTACATTCCTAAATATACAGAAGATTTTGTAAAAACCCCATCAAGTCATTTACTTAATAAACAAGAAAATCGTATTTTGACCTCGGTAATTGTTTCTACAATTCAAAAGCCTGGAAAAATGGAATCAACTCCATATGCTTTTGATCTTAGTGTCTTTTCAATGCCTCAAGATATGCAGAAGTGGTGCTTTGTTTTGACATTTGACGAGGATTCAAATATTATTGCTGGTTCATGGTTCTCTGAATATGAAATAACAAAAATTTCTCCAATCTCAAATGATTCAAATGAGAAATTCGTTTTTGATAAATGCCTTGAAAGATATGAGACTTTTATGGAAAAATTAAAAATAGAATCAGATTACGAGATTTAAAATGAAAGATAGCATCCTTAAAAATATTAAAAAGGGTATCTTTTCAGATTTTAAAGAAGAAAAAAGTAAACCTAAGAAAAAACAACTTTCTTTTGATAAAGAAATTAAATTTTTAGATTGGGATGATAGAAATCATATATCTAGAATTATTCTTCTTCAAAAAGAAGTCACTATAGTTACTCCTCAAAAAGATTTAGCTACTTCAAAAGACGCTAGACATATTGTTTATGTGACAATTGATAATCATAATGCATGGATAGAGGTTGATTTTGGATGTCTAACTATGCTAAATGATATTCCATCGCTTCAAGTTTCTGTTTGGAACAAATCAAACTTATCTTATTTGAAGCATTGGTTAAGCAAGGTATTTGATGAAATTTATATTCAGCAAGCTGATAGGATTGTTGTTAGGGCGAGAGGCAACTGGAGATCTAAAATTGAAGAAAAATGATACAAGTAAATATAAGGTTGGAGATTTTTTAAAAATAAAAACTGCAGTAATAGATAATTTTGAAAGAATAGTTGTTAAAGACTATGAGGAAGAACATCAATTAAAGCTTTTTGAAATTATTGCTGTTTATTTTGTCCATAAAGAATCTCCTCCTTCTTATATGATTTTAATAGAGCCTAATATGATAGGATGGAATGTAAGCAAATCTCATCAGTTGTATTATGATTTGAATGAAGGGTTGCTGGGTCGTAAATTCTATGATGTGACTGATGATTTTATAGTTGAATAAATATGCAATCTTTAAGTGAAAGACAGGAACATTATAAATCTCCTTATGATTACGAGATCATGAGGAGATTGCCTATTATCATCAGCATTGATGGTAGAAATTTTTCTAAACTATCAAAGAATTTATCAAAGCCTCATTCTACTCATTTAAGCAAAGTGATGTCAGATGCCTTGCTATATACGATTACAGAGGTCCAAGGTGCTGTTTTTGGATTTACTTTTGCAGATGAAGTTTCTATTATTGTAAGAAACGATCAAAATTTTGAAACTGAGCCATGGTTGAATAATAAAATACAGCAAATAGCATCTTCTGCTTCTTCTATTTTTACGCTGGCTTTTTACAAACTAGCTTTGTCTTTAGAGCTGGAACTACTGGGAGATTCAATTTTTAAATCTCATGTTTGGGCAGTGCCAACTCTGGTAGAAGCCTCCAATTATATTATATACAGACAGCAAGAATGTTATAAGTCTGCTTTGAGATTAGCTGCTAATCATGAAATATCTAAAAAAATAGGTCCAAAAAAAGCTTTTGATTTAATTCAGGGAAAGTCTATTGAAGACAAGATTGATTTGTTATTAAAATATGCAGGTATAAATTTTCATGAATACTATCCATCTTATTTTTATAATGGAATTGCGGCTTATCGAGCACCCATTTTAATAGAAAGCTCAGAAGAAACTTTTGCCAGGAACAAATGGATAATAAACTCTGAAATACCTTATTTTTTAAATAATAAAGATTTCTTATTTAATATTCTTTTAAATGGCAAAGATATTATTAGAGTTTCAGGCTCTGATGATTAAATTATTGTCGATAGATATATCTGTCTGATATAGTTTAAACGTGACTTGGGTTATTCAAGTTGCATTTCAGTTAAAATAATTTATTATAAATTGGAGAAAATATGTCAAATTTTAAAATTGAACTAGACCCTAGAGAAGATAAAGATAGCCAGATTTATTATCTGAGTAAAAAATCTGGTCCACTTATTCTAAATTTAAGAAAAGGAGTTGCTTTTTTAATTTTTACCTCAGAAGACGGTAACGAGGAACTGCAAATTGCCAATTTAGACAATGATAATGGTCATTATTCTACCTTCTACAGGAAAGATGACCGTCTTAAAATTCGTTTAGATAAACGCCAAGATTCTTATGGTAAAAGCTTTTACGTTGCTAAAATGAAAGCAAATTTTAATATTGACTGTTCAGATGTAAGTTTTTTGGCTTTCCTATCAAAGGACGGTAAAGAAGAACTTCAAATAGTTGGTAAGCTTGATAATTCTTCTCGCCAAGAAAGAGTTTCTAAAAAAAGAAAAATGGTACCAGTAGCCACAGCTACGGTATCGGTTAATTCTGAGTCAGAACCAGTTTCAGCAGCCAGTTGATATAAATAATGAAATTTTTTAAGTTTGAAGATTTGTGGAATTATTCTGAAAAAATATCATCTAATGATCAAATCTCATTGGATGATTCAGAATCTAAAATTTTAGAATCTTTAAAATCAGGAAAGTATGGAGAGGTATTATATTATCTTTCTAATATTTCCAGAGACAAAAATATTAATATTTTTGTCGAGTTGCAGAAGGCTGTGACCGATCATTTCGTTGCACAGCAGGAAGACGATTAAGTCAAAATTTTTTGAATTGACAAGATCGATGCCAGGTATTACCACCCTATAGGAGGTGAATCGCAATGTGGAATACCTGGTTCTTCTTTTTTTTACTATTCAATCCTGAGCCGCCTGCTACTTCAATTTTGGATTTAATTAATCCAATCCCTTTAGAGGGGTCTTGTAAAGGGTCTGCCATTATTGAATGGCAAGGAGACTCTAAAAAAGAGTCTATTCAAATTGTTAACGAAACATGCAATAATGCAGTTTTAAATTTTAAAAAGTTTTTAGATTATAAAAAAATTTCTTATGATGAAAATTTAAATTTATCAGTAAATATATCCGTTTTAGATTCTGGATTTAAAAATAAAGCGTTAAACGATCCTAAAAGATTTACAAATGGTATTGTTCCAAGGGATAGTGAAGGATATGTTTTAATTGCACATGGCTATTATAGCTTAAAATTAAAGCAGATTTTTATATTTAATAAAATATTTATCAATAATAAGTCTAATAAATTTTTTAAAAACGCATTATCTCATGAAGTATTTCATGCTTTAATACATCAAAATAATATTAAACTTCCCTCTGAGCAAGAGGAAGTTTTAGCTATTCAATTTTCTAAATTTTTAGGATTGTGGTAAAGAGGATTTTAATAAATACAATCTCTCTTCAGAAGAATTTGCCTGCGCTGCAAGCAAATCATCTATACCCAAAGATAATTTATCTTCTTCATCCAACACAGTTCTTAACTTTTTAGAAAGTTTTAAGAAAGATTCCTCTGCTCGAACTGCATTTTTAAAACAATTAATTGGAATAGAAGCATCTAATTTGACATTTTCTGAGATGTGATTTATAATTTCACATTGCTTTTCAAAGCTTACTAATTTAGTATCAAATACTCCTATAATTTTTTCTGCGGTAGCATCTACGTCTTCTACTATTCCTTCATACAGTCTTTGAAATAGCAAATGGTCTTGATAAAATGAAAGACCAGCGCATTGCCAATGACAATTCTGATACATCAGATATAGAAATCTTAGGTGCCCTAAATACCATGGTAATAATTTTTCACTATTCATACTAAAATGTTCAATTATGGATAAAACGCTAAATATAAAATTAGATCTGGACGTTAAATTGTTGTGTGTTAGCGATATACACGAGCATCCAGACCAATTTTTTGAAATTGTTAATAAATTTCCAATCTCAGAAAAAATGAGATTAGTTGTTTGTGGTGATATTTTTGATAAAGGATATGGCTTTTCTGCAGCAGAAAAAATTATTAATAAATTAAAATATCACATGGATCTAGGTCAAGCCTACTTTATTAAAGGCAATCATGAGCTAAAAAATATTAAAAAAAGCAGACAGGCTGGTTCACTATCTCCATTAATGAAATGGGTAGATAATCAGCCTATTTCTTTGTCTTTTATTTATAATAATTCATCTAGATATACCGTTGTTCATGGGGGAGTTGATGGTTATATGGGATGGGATGATTTAGTTTATGATCTGAGCGTTTGTTATATTCGATACTTATCTAATAGTCATAAAAAAATGATACCCATTAAAAAAGAGCAAAAAGATGGACTTATTGTCTATACTCCAAAAGATCCGGAAAATTCTTTGTGGCATGAAGTATATGATGGTAGATTTGGTTATATTATTTCAGGTCATAATAGCAATCCTTCTGGTCCAAATTTTTATAAATATTCTTGTAATATTGATACGGGAGTATTTGACTCTGGCAAATTAACAGCTGCAATCTTTTCTTCTAAAGGGCGAGAAGAAATTTATCAAGCAATAGGGAAGGCTTATAAAGATGAGCAAGTTATTACCTGATATTTATTCTTATCTCAAGAATGTAAGAAGAATTGTTGACGTATCAGGATCCGAGGAGTTAGTTTATAGAGTCTCCGCTTATACGGGAAAAGAATATATAATTTCAAAAGAAATATTAGAAATTACTTTTGAAGAGCTTATTAATACAATGTTAGACGATTACGGTCTTTTATTTAGTTTTGGAATTTTAGTTATAAATACTGAAACCTCTAAATACACTTGTAAAACTCATTCAAAATTTAAAAGGTTCTATGGATCTAGAAGAAAAAATAAAACTAATACCTGAAATGTCTGTACAAGCCTTGGCATCTCACATAGTATTGTATAAATCTCTTGGTTTATTTAGAGATTTTGCAATTAAATGTATGGAAGAGCTGGCTAAGAGAAAAGCTAATGGAGAAACTTTTGACTATGATTCTTTTATAAAAGAAGAATTGAATAAAATTCCAAAGCTTAAAGAAGGCACGGGGGCGATGGATGCTTTTTCAATGATTAAATCTATTTCCAATGACGCTTCTATCTTGGGTAAGAAACAATGAAATTAATTGAAGGATTTTGTGAATATTTCTATGAGACATTTAAACCTGCAATGGACGCAGATTTTGAGAGGGGAAAATTTCCAATTGAATATGAAAACTCGAAAGTAATTGAGCATAAAATTTATAGTGCAGAATGGTCATTGCTACTTCAGCCTATAAAGATAAATGCTTTATTTATTGACCTGTCATATGAAGAGTTAAATTGGATATTGTTATTAGAAAATAATAATTTTTCTTTTTTGTTTAAGTTTGTTGATGGAGAATATTCTATTTTAGACAAGTCAGGAAAATTAATGCCAGTAGAATATACCGCCTCCTTAGTTTCTAATTTTGAAAAAATGATCAATCTTGGATTTGGTTGGACCCCTCAAGAAAAATCTAATGAATTAATTAAAATTATTATTAACAATATTTGAAAGGGCAGAAAATGAATTATTTAAACGATTTTATGAATGAATGTATTTCTTCTGGTAGATCGTCCGTTCAAGACATTACAGAAGCAGCAAAGCAAAAAATTAAATATATTGAAATTGAAATTGAAAAAATAGATTCTTTAAAAAAAGAAGAAAAGGCTCTTAAATCTTTGTTGAAGCAATTGGGAGGTGATACAGATAAAAACTTCGTAGAAAGAATTATCTTGTCTCAAGATTTTAACTTATTAAATTCTGATATAAAAAATATAAGTCATTCAATTATTGAATTTGTAAGTGAACATAATGATGTTTCTGTTCAGAATATTATTGAAGCAACTTCTGGTTTAGAAAATTCTAGACTGGTTTTAACTGCTTTAAAATGGTTAATTGATAATAAAATAATTTCCAGAAATGAAAAATCTAGAAAAATATCTAGGGGCGAACAATGGGATTTAAAAGAAAAAAAACTCAATCTCATAAATTTAAAAAGTTAAGAACTAAAAAAAAGAAAAAACCAATATATTCTTTCTTAAGAAAAGAATATACAATTAATCCAGAAATAATTATGAATAATGTTTGGGCAAGGATGGGAAAGTCTTTAGACCAAAGAATGCTTCATGATATTTATAAAATTATAGATGAATTTTTATTTGAAAAATTAGCATATGAAAAAAAATGCACTGTACAAGGATTCGGGTCTTTACAGCTAGTGGAAGAGCCTTATATTAAGGCTAATGGCGATCCAGAGATCAGAATTGATTTTATTCCAGATTTAAAATTAAAAGAAAAAATTAAATTATTAAAAAGGAGATAGTTATGTCGCGAGGAAGAAAAGAAGGATCTGTTTCAGGTAAACGACCTATATTTTGGGTATGTATTTCTAATTCTAGTGAATTAATTGTAGAAAAAATTTATTCTCCATCAGATGCTTCCGATGAAGATATTAAAAATTTTACAGACGAAATGGCTGCTAAAATATATTTTAATCTTCACGGAGAAGAGCCAGAGCGCATCATTGGTCCATGTTATGATGTTAAATCATTGAAAATATCTTCTAACAATGAAGAAAAAGAAGAAGTTTTTAACTTGAAAAAGCTAAAAATATCTTCGACATTGGGTCCCGCGACATATAATGGTTGGAAGGGAACGGTTTTTGAAATAGCTGGAAAATCGGACGAAGTTTTATTTATAGCCTCTGAAAGAGCGGATTCTAATATGAATAAAATTTTACCAAGTGCAACTCCTGTTAAAAAAGAATTAATTAAATTTTTAATGTAATAGTTAAATATTAATCAAAGAATAATAATATTAACAAAACTAAGGTATTAGGATTATGATGAGTCTTTCAAAAGAAAAGTTAATTAAATTTAAAGAGTTTTTTATGATTGAGCATGAAAAAATTGTAAAGAATTCGGCAGCAAGATCTTTGGACGAAACAGACGTTGGAGGAGATGAAGCCGATATAGTTTCTTTAGGTCAAATTAAAAATTTGGCTGAATCTCTTTCTGCAAGAGATAAGGCTGCGCTTAATCGCATTGAAAACTCTCTAATAAAGATTGCTAAAGGTACTTTTGGTCAATGTGAAGAATGCGAAGAGCTTATTTCGGAAGCAAGATTAAAAGCAATTCCTGATTGTTCTTTTTGCATTTCTTGTGCAGAGCAATATGAATTAAATGTAAAAAGGGGAATGGCTTGAGCTAGGAGCCTGTTATGGACGATGAATTTCAATTGGGACCTCATAGGTTAGACGCTGAAATATATAAAAATTTATTTGAAAGCCGTTCAATTTTCCTATTAGGAGATATTCACGTTCAATCCGCTGCTAATCTAGCGGCTCAATTGTTATGGCTCAATGCAATCAAGCAAGATGAGATTACTGTTTATATCAATTCTCAAGGAGGTGATATTGATAGTGGTCTTTTTACAATTTACGATACTATTCAATGGATAACCTCTCCAGTATCTACCGTTTGTATTGGAGAGGCTTATTCTAGTGCAGGCTACATATTAGCCTCTGGTTCTAGAGGAAAGAGATACGCCTATCCTCATTCTAAAATTATGATTCATGGGGTACAAACTTCTGAGCTATCTGGAACTCAAGAGGAAATTGAGGCTGAAAGCAAAAGAATAAAATTATTAAATCAATCTTTAATGGAAGTGATGGCAAGGCATTCAAAGCAATCTTTTTCCAAAGTTAAAAGAGATTTTAAAAAAGATAAATATTTTACAGCAGAAGAAGCTTTAAAATACGGTCTAATTGATGAAGTTATTGAGCCTACAAAAAAGATTCCACCTCTAAAAAGATAGAATATTTTGCTATAATGACATGGATAAATTAGCCAGAAAAAAATCATCCGATCCAAAGCAAGAAGCTTTGCGTCAAGAAAAACAGGATTGGAATGAGCAAACAAGTGAATTAATTAGCGAGCTTATTTCTTTAAAGCGTGGATTAAATGGAAAAGGAGACTCTTCAGAGGGGTTGCCTCCTTCTTCTATTAAAGACCCAATTCCGCCTCAAATAGGAGCTTATTTAAATGAGGTAGCCTCTAGCGCAGCCAAAGTAATAGAAGAGGCTCGCAACATTATTAACAAGCAAGAAAACTACTCTTCTTCTAGAAAAAAAAGAAGCATGTCAAAGGAAGAAGAGGAAATAATTAAATTGGCGGGATTTATTTCTGAGGCTTCGTGGGCAGGCTCTCGCCTTCTGGCTAGATATTGGACATTGAGAAATTTACCAGAAAAACAAAAAGCCTTTGTTTTGGATTTAATGTATTCATTAACAGATATTAATGATAAATTAAAAATTTTTGAAGAAAAATTAATAGAGCCCAATCAAAAAAGCTTAGCAAAAGCTTTTATAGATAGCTTGGCAGTATTATCCTTGTATAGGAATAATATTCTTAACAAAACCAATTATTTTTTAGGTAGACCTGCATTACCAAATATTAGTCACAGTGAGAGACCAGAAAAACCAGAAAAACCAGAAAAACCAGAAAAACCAGCTCGGCAGCAAGCACTTACAGATGAATCTAAAAGAAGTGTAGAAGAAAATCTATCAGCTGCGCAGCAGAAGGAAAAGGATGAGGCAAAACAAACTTTTCTTAAAATGGATGCGGATTTGGGATATGCAGAAAGATTAAATAAATTTACAAAAGAAATAAAAGGTAAGACAATACTAGTTTCAAAAAAAGGAACTCCTGATGATTTCAATAAAAAATTGCAAGCAATAATTGCTGAAAGAGACAAAATTAAATCAAGTATTTCTAGGCGACAACCCATGTATAATATAATTCTTTCTATTGGGTCATTTAAAAACCAATATGAGTCATTAATTAGTTATTTTATACAAGATTTTTCTATTAATGGAACCGAAGAAGACGCATGGGACTCTTTAGGCAAAGACACATCAAAAACTCCATTTAACGAAATGGAATATGAAATTGATCCTGTTTTGAATTCAACTACATTTGCTAATATTTATATGAAGCTTCCACTTTCTTCTGATGCGTTTGCTACGATTAACATGGATATTGATGAAGAAGAAGGTGCGCCAGAAAGTAATGAGTCAAATAAAAATACAGAAGATAGTCGGCAATTGAGTCTTTTCGTTAGCGATGGCTCATCTTTTGTTAAAGACGCGGGTTTCTTCAGAAGATTTATTAGAGAAAAAATTTTACAATTTAAAACACCAACAGCAACAGAAATTGAACAAAAAAGAGCACTTCAAGCATCAAAAGACTTGAGAGTTTCAATAGATTCTTTTTTAGATTTATTAGAAAATTCAAATACGTCTATAAATTCTATTATAGAAGAATTAAATCAATTAACTAAAAATTTTAAACTTCTTGGTTCTATTATGAGGAATCTCGGAGAATCATTTAGAATCCTATCTTGGGGAGAAGGTGTTAAAGAAATTTCAAAAGAAGAAATGACCGCCTATGATAGAGTTTTGAACTCCATACCGGATAAAATTTAATTATGGATTTAATTATTATAGGTAAATATAAGTTCCCAGTGGAGATAGCATTATCTGCCGAGGAGCAATCTAGGGGATTAATGAATTGTTATGAGCCTAAAATTATGGCTTTTCCAGGAAAGAAATCAATTAAAAGCTTTTGGATGAAGAATACTCCTATGCCTTTGGACTTGATCTTTGCCTGCGATGGAGCTATAGTAGATCGCAAAAAGGGATCGCCTTTTTCTCTTGGAAATATTTCATCCGATTATGAATCTGACTTAATAGTAGAGTTTCCAAGAGGAGTATTAGACCATTTTCCAATTAACATTGGCGATGATATTTGCTTAAATTATTCTATAAAAACTATTGCTAAAAAATTCAATTTTACCCTAAACAAATTAGGAGATTTATGATTTATGGATGTCATTCAAGAAATTTCTCAAAATGCCGACAATTTATCTGAAAAAGATTTATCTTGGATAATTCCCAAAATAAATGATAAATATAATTATGTTATAAAAAATTTCTCTGTTGCCGCCAAACAGAATAATGAGATCTCCAAGGCAGCTTTTCAAGCTGCCGCACACCAGGCTTTAGAGAAAGCAATTAACACTTTTCTTTTTAAAAAGCAGCACTGGAAGAAAAAATATAATTTACATTATTATCTTATTAAGACTTTATCAAATTTAAAATCAGAAAAATTAATTGAAAATTCAGGAACGGAAAATGTTAATCTGCCTATCTGCCCGCTTTGCAAGAGCGAGGGATATAAAGAATTTTTAGAGAGCAATGATAATTTTTATCATTGTAAAAGATGCTCTAACCTTCTTGAAAATATGGAGCATTCAAATCTTAAATATGAATTAAGAAAAATATTTAGCAGTCACTCTAAAAAAGGAGTTAGATGCCCGGACTGTAAAGGTTGGGCTCCAGATTCTGCATTTGACGGTGGAATCTTTCCCTGTCTATATAATTGTGGTTTTATTGGAAATTATAATGAATATTATTCAGGAGCACATCCTGTATCTTTAACTTTTCGAAAAATTAAATCATTGAATGAAAATCTTGACGATGATTTTTCTTTAGAAAAAGTTTTAAACTCCTCGTCAATTACAGAACAAGAAGAACTAATCTTCAATGAAGATCTTGAAAATCAATATAAGTTAGTCAAAGAAGTATTATTTCAACAACAAAAATCTCTTAATAATACCGCTACATCTGCCACTATTATTCAAAAGCAATTAATGTACCAAGCATTCATTAATTGCTTAGAGATGTTTCCATATGAAATGACTCTCTATTTGGCTCATCAAAAAAATGTTTCTAAAGAACCTCTCCAATGTAAAATATTTCAAGAATATGCAGATTTAATGTTAAACTATATGCCATTTAGTATTGTTAAAGGAAAAAATAAATTTGAAATTTTAGATCCTTGCGATCCCAAAGCTTCTTTGTTTCTTGGAATTTCTGAATATTCTTCTGTGGTTAGCAGAGATGGCTGCATCCCGAATGAGACTAAAGAAAATTATATTGGCGGTAAACAGGTTAAAGATTATGGTCCCTGTTTTCTTGGTAAATTAATTTCTGTTACGTCAGATGGTATAGATGTTACAGAATCTGTTAAATATTATACTTTTAATGAAATTAAAACTTCCCTACCTGAAAACACGGAAGTTGAAGTAAAACACTTTAGAATCGCTTCCCATTACGAAATGCACTCTTTGGTCTTTCTTCAAAGAATTCGAAGGTCTGTAGTGGATAAGGTTTATTTTGTCTTAAATAAAGAAAAAAGAAAGGTTAGATCATGAAAAATTTTGATTTAAATGAATTATTAAGTTCTTCTATGAAGAACATGGCTGCTAATTATAAAACAGAGGCTCCAACTTGGTTTATGCCAGGTCAGCTTTCTTTTAATGCATCAGAAAGCTTATCTCTTTTTCATTGTTTAGAATCTCAGATGATTCAGTTTGCCATTTTTCATGGAAAAACTGTGCATAGATTTTATATTTATTTACCAGAAGATAAATACGAATTATCTAATTTAGATGACGTAGTTAAAGTTATTAATGCTGAAGAAAAATCTTTGAAGCTTGTATATAGAGGAGAATCTTGTTTATTGTTCATCTCCCAAGATAATATGTTATTTTTTGATTCAAATCTAGATAAAATTGAAGTAGCTTCTTTTACTGGTACAAAATTAGCCTCTTTAAAAAACAATTTAAAATCTTTGAGTAAAAAATGAGTAAGTGGAGACCTTCCGACAATTGCATTTATGTCATACCAGACATTCACGGCGCCGTTGATTTGTTAGAAAAGTGTTTAGTTAGAATTTTGCCACTAAGAAATAAGAATGGAAAAAAAGATAAAATAATTTTTTTAGGAGATTATATAGACCGGCACGAAGATTCTTGCTTGGTTATTGATGTTTTAATTGAATTAAAGAAAAAATACCCAGACCAAGTAATATGTTTAAAGGGAAATCATGAACATATGCTATTGATGGGTTTAGAAATGTATCCTAATTATTTACCATTTGAATACTCTTCACAGTGGAAGATGTGGCTGCATAATGGTGGTGACGATACTCTTAGAGGATATTTAAAAAATAATAAAAACAATTTAATGTTATCAAGTGTAAATTCTCTGGCAGTTAGAAAATTTAATATTATTCCTGATGAGCACTTAGAGTTTATGATGAACTGTCTTGATTTTTATGAAACAGAAAACTTTTCTTTTATTCATGGAGGTGGAAATCCGCAACTGCCATGGAGCAAGCACTCTCCGGAAGTTATTTATTGGGACAGGAAACTTTTTGAATTCGTTAAGCATTCAATGGCGTATAACGAGCCTGTCCCATGGAATAAAACTATAATAACCGGTCATAATGGACCGGTTCCACTATTTCATGATAAATTTATGATGCTTGATGCGGGAAGCCCTAAAAGACTTTTAATTTTAGAAGCTAATTCAAGGGAAGCATTTATAGCAGAAAATGACAAATCAAAATTATTAAAATTTTCTACTTCCAATAGCATTGTAAAAAGAAGCCCTTTTCGCAGAAACTCTTAGGTCTTTTACTACTGAGGGATAAAGATCGGCAAGCTCTTCAAATAATTTCCATTGCTTCTTAAGTAAAATATAGCAAGAATAGTAAGAGTTTTGAGCTAAAGCATTGTAATATTTGTCTTCAGCTCCTTTTAGATGCCCAGGCATATAAACTTGGCAAAATAAAATCCAATCTCCCAATGATTGATATAAATGAAAATTATAATTATTTTGAGCTTCAATATATTTTAAAGTTAAACTATTATTAGAATAATTTTCTAGTTTGTTAGAATTTATTAATAGATTTAATAGATAAGAATTCAACTCATTGCTATAAGCAAGTTTGTCGATCGTTGGCTTGAAATATTTCATTAATATTTCATCCATATAATAATATAGGAAAAAATTCATATGTCCAGCATACTTCTAATTGTAGAATCTCCAACAAAAGCAAAAACTCTTTCTAAATATTTAGGAAAAGAATATAAAATACTTTCTAGTTTTGGTCACATGTTTGACTTGGATACTAAAAAAGCAATGTGGGGAATTGATGTTAAAAATAATTTTGAAACTTATTATTCTTTGTTGCAAGACAAGAAGAATCAATTAGAAAATATTAATAAAGCTGCTAAAGAAGCCGATCTAATATTATTAGCCTCCGACCCTGATCGAGAGGGGGAGGCAATTTCTTGGCACCTGTCAGAAGAATTAAAAAAATTTAAAAAACCAATTAAAAGAGTCTTATTTAAAGAATATACTAAAAAAGCAATTCTTGAATCTATTAAATCATCTAGAGAGTTGGATGAACAGCTTTACAATGCACAGCAAGCAAGAAGAGTTATTGATCGAATTGTTGGATTTGGTGTTTCTGGCTATCTTAGAAAAGTTGAAGATTCTAAGACTTCTTTGTCGGCAGGGAGAACTCAATCTGTTGCCCTTAAATTAATTGTAGAAAGAGAAAAAGAGATAGAAGAATTTAAACCAGAAACTTATTATACGGTCACAGCTTCGGGTACAAAAGATAAAATTGAATTTGAAATTAAATACTCTGACAAGATTACAAATTCTAAAAAAGCTGAAAAAGTTTTAGAATCTTTAAAATCTGGTGTTAAAGTTTCAAAATTAGACAAATCTCAAAAAAATAAAAGCCCACTTCCACCTTTTGACACAGCTTCTTTGATGGGTACGTCTTCATCTATGCTTGGCTTTGGCAGTGCCAAGACTATGCAGCTAGCTCAAGCATTGTATGAAAAGGGTATGATTACTTACATGAGGACTGACTCTTTTAGAGTTTCTTCGGAATCAATCACCCAGGCTAGAGATTATTTGTCTGCTCAGCATTATGCATTACCTACCAAGCCTAATTTATATGGCGCATCTGCCGAGGCTCAAGATGCACACGAAGCAATTAGACCAACAGATATAAACGCCACTCCAGATGTATCTAATCTTCCTCAAGATGAAGAAAAATTATATGATTTAATTTGGAAAAGATTTCTAGCTTCCCAATTGAAGCCTGCTATTTATGATGCTACCGTTGTAACATTTAAATCTTCAGACGGTACTGAATTTAAATCTCATGGAAGGATATTAACATCCGAAGGATGGCTATCTCTTTTTAAAGACACAGAGGATAAATCATCAGATAGTATACTTCCAAGTTTAGAAGTTGGAGACTGCCCAAAACTTAAAAATGAAAAATTTACAGAAAAACAAACCAAACCACCTTCCAGATATTCTGAAAAGGCAATTCTAGAAGAACTTAAAAAAAGAGGAATTGGTCGACCCAGTACTTATTCAGCTATAGTTTCTAAAATCCAAGAAAGAAATTATGTTGAAAATAAAGGAAAGGTTCTAGCTCCAACTTCGCTTGGGTTTGAAGTTTTCAATCATTTAAATTCAAAATTTAGCTTCATGAACTATGATTATACTGCCAGTATGGAGCAGTCTTTGGATAAAATTGAATCGGGCTCATTATCTTATGTTGATTTTTTAAATAATTTTTATAAAGATTTTTCTATAGAATTAGTTAAAACAGAAAAAGAAATTAATAAATCAGCAATAGATAAATGCCCTAAATGCAGCTCTGATAATAAAGAATATATATTTGGCTCAACTCATTATGTATATTGTAGTACATTTCCAAAATGTGGATATAAATCGAGTTATTCTAAGCAAAATACTGATATAGTAGCTAGTGAAGATAAATTTACTGCGTTTCAAAGTTGCCCAAAATGTAGTGGGTATCTGAGAGCGTACCACTCAAACAGTCAGTGGTCACTTTCATGTGTAAGGAAAGAATGTGATGGTAAATTATCTCCAACAGAAAAACAAGTAAATTTCTATAATAATTTATTAAAATTTAAGAAAGGTTAAGGGTACGATTATGGCAGCTCCAGGAGACCTCCTTCATTTTAGAGGATTAGAAGTTAAAGTTCACGATAATGATTTTGAAGATGCTTTCAGAAAATTTAAATCATTAGTTCAAAAAGAAAAAATCATTTCAGAATATAAAGAAAAACAAAGATATGAAAAACCTTCTGATAAAAAAAGAAGAAAGCATCGAGAAGCAATACAAAAACTTATGCTAGCTAAATTACGAGAACAGCAAGTTTTAAGTGGAGAGTGGGATAAAATTCAAGCTAGAAAAGAAGCTCGCAAAAGTAAAAAGATGGAAGAGCGCAAACGAAAAACATCAGATGGCTCCAGCGAGTCCCAATGAATAATAAAAAAGAAGTCTTTATAAGAAATCCAGCCAGACATATTCAAGCGCAAAGCGTTCAAGAAAATTATATTCCCGAATATGTACGTCTTATGGCAGAAGGCAAGCTTAAAGGTTTACCTCAAGCAGATGAATTGCCAGAGCATCAGGCAAAAATAAGAAATCAAGCTATTAAAGATTTGCAAATGGCTCCTAAAATTACAGTTCCATCTGTAGGTCAGCAAGATTTGGGTTGGAACAAAAGAGCTTCTTTTTATGATGAGGCATTATCCGATCAGCCTGTATATGATCATAATGTGGTTAGAAATGACTTAACATCGGAAGAGCTAGAAGCATTGCATGATCAAATTTCTAAAGAAAGAATTGATTTTGCAAATAAAAATGCAAATAAAGAAGCGTATCAATCTTTAAAAGAAGAAAAAATATACAATCCTCCTAGCTCCTTAGACCAAGTAAGCAACAATGAAATTGTTGTTATTTCTCAGGGAAAAGTAGTCTTTTCTTCCTTAAAAGAAGAAGAGGTTAAAGAAAAATTGGCTCATTTAATTTTTGAACAAAATATTAACCCTGATGATGTTGTAGTAATTAAACGACTTCCAATATCTATTTCAATTAACTTAGGTTGAGTATGGAAAGAAAAGCTACAGACATTTTATTAGAATTAGAAGAAAAACTTGAAAAAGTTTTATCCTATGTTGTAAATATGGATAATAATTATAAAATAATTATTTCAAGGTTAGATTCTATTAAAAATAATAATTTGCCTGTAGCTAATCTTAGCGTTAATACTTCGGAAAACATAAAATCTATAGAGAAAAATACATCATTAAATGACACTTTTGTAGAGGTCAATTCTATTGATGAAAAATCTAAGCATGAAAAAGTAAGAGTGAGTCAAGTTGTTAAGTATCCTAAAAGTAAAAATGTCAAACAAAACAATGTTGTTTTAGCTCTGGTAAAAATATACGATTCAAAAGGCTTAGACGCCGGGACAGTTGTCGCAGAGAACAGAACAGATCAAAACGGAAGATGGAAAGTTGATTTATCTCCAGGTCAGTATCATGTTCACATTACAAAGCCAGCTTCTACTCAAAAGCCCCAAATAGATCATTATTTTCCCATCTCAGTAGATGGAGAAAAATCTTCTTTAGACTTAGAACCTATTGGATGATTGGACATTATGAAGAAGAATACAAAATGGAAATCTTCTAAAGAAGTTTTAAATAAAAAAAAAGCTCTAAATAAACTCTTAGATGATAAGAAAAAAATAGAATTAGAAATTAAAAAAACATCTTCAACATTAGAAGAGATTGAAAATAAAAAATTCTCAGAAGATGCAATGAATAAATTACCAATAGAGTCATTGCAAGACTTGTATCATAAAAATGAATCGCCAACTGAGGTCATTGAGAATCATTCTAAAGAAAGAAAAAAACAATTAAAGTTTTTTGATGAAATCTCAAGCTTAGAGCATGAAATTTATCAAGCAAAAATTGATTTAACTATTGAAAAAATTAATAATTTACTAGAAAAAATAAATTAAAATTATGAATAAATATAATATAATTTGTATTGATTGTCCCTGGAGCTTTTCTGATAAGCTAGAGATGTCAGACGTAGCTCGCAGCTCTGAATCTCAATATCCAGTATTAAATATTGAAGAATTAAAAAAATTAAGAATTAATGACATAGCAGCAGAAGATGCTTTAATAGTATCATGGACGCCATCTTCTTTATTACAAGAGGGGCTAGACTGCTTAAAAAGTTGGAATTTTAGACAGACCCAAATGGTCGTTTGGAATAAAACAAATAAAGATCCTTTTAAAAGTATTAAAAATAAGTTGAAGAAAATAGATTTAAACGATAAATCTAATATTGATAAAATTTTTAATGATTTTAATTACAATGATTTAATGGGATTTGGGATGGGTAGGATGTGGAGGAATTGTCATGAAATTGCTCTAGTAGGCGTTAGAGGTAAAATTTATAAGCACTTAAAAAACAAATCTCAAAGAACTGTTCATTTTGGAATTAATGAAAAACATTCTAAGAAACCAGAACATATCCAAGATCAATTAGATTTAATGTTTCCAGATCCATCTCTAAAAAAGATAGAGGTTTTTGCAAGAAGATTAAAAGAAGGTTGGACATGTATTGGAAATGAAGTATGCTCTGGCAAAGATATACGAGAATCTATAAATGAACTATTATTTGATAAGGTTTGCGATAGCATATGAATGCTTTGTTGTTAAGTTATTCATATGAGCCAATTTCTTTTATTTCCGAAAGAAAAGCATTAAAAATGCTTTGTTTGGGAAAAATTGAAATTTTATCTTCATGGGAAGATCAAACTATCATTTCTAATAACAAATTAAATTATCCATCAGTGGTTAGATTGGTTTATAAAAATAGATGGATGCCAAAAATTGCAAAATTTAATAGAAAAGCAATCTTAAAAAGAGATTATTATATTTGTCAATATTGTGGATATGCAGGGACTTCAGCTCAATTAAGCATAGATCACATTGTTCCACGTTCTTGTGGAGGTCCCAACTCTTTTGATAATTGTGTAACTTCTTGTCACCCGTGTAATTCAAGAAAAAAAAATAGAACACCAGAGCAAGCAGGAATGAAATTATTAAATAAGCCAGAGGCTCCTAAACGTTTTATTGTAAACGAATATAGGAGCCTCTCTATTGTGCATCCAGATTGGAAATTTTATTTAGGAGCCTAAATTTCAGATGGCTTCCACCTATATCCTGAAGGCGCAGATGGATAGCCTTCTACCCATTCAGGACCGCCCGATTCACCAGCGTCAGTAGCAGATTCTCCAGCCCCCGTGTTTCCAGTTCCTGTTAAACTTTCCACCCTTTGTACTTTTTCAGATAGCGATTGTTCTTTCCGGAAATCATCGGAAGGACCAACTGTATCTTCCTCCAAATTTACTGACTCAGTTTTATCGTTTGTTGTAGGCACTCTGCTTCTATATGCTTTAAGTTTTGCAGCCTCGTTTGCAGCATCTCTTGCTGCTGCCGATTCGCTCTGAGGACCCATATCCATTGGTACAACCTGACCCAAGGCTGCTGTAATAGCCTCTACATGTTTCATGTAGTTTTTGAAATTTGGAGAAGAATAAGCCATGATACTTAAATCATTTAATTGAGATTTAATACCTCTGCCTCTTGCATCTAATCTATCCTTCATTATAGTAGCACTCATTCCTTGAGTGAATAAAGTATTTGTAAATATAGCTAATGAATTTAGCAATGTATTGCATTTATTTCTGAACGCAATAATGTCGTCTGATCCGCCCGTCTCATCGGCAGGAGACACTGAGCTTTTTACTTTGCTACATAATTCTTTAGCTGCGTTATGCGCCAAGATTGCATATCTATAATTTGCTTTGGCGTTCATTGCTAATTTGACTTGATAATAATTTGCGACTTTTAAAATACTCATGTTCTTATGTTTATTAATGCATATGATTATAGAAAAAATATTATTTTTTTCATCTAACATTTAAGGAATAATTATGAACAGTGAAAAGATAGATAAGACAAAAATAATTTTAATAGCTTGCATCCTATTTTTATTAGGAATTTTAATTTTTTTGACGTGTTCCGTTAGAGAAATTAAACAATCCTTAAAAGAATCTCAAGAGAAACTTGCTACAAATACTATTCAAATGAAAGATCTTGAGGATTCTATTAAACGTAGCCAATCTTCTTATGTTACTCAAGGATCTTTAGAAAAATCACTTTCAGAACTGGGAATGGACAAAGTAAAAGAAGATTTGGATTCTTTAGATGCTAAGTTGGTGGCAATAAATAAAATTTTGACAAAAACTCCAGGTCTTTACATTACAAACGTTCCAAGCACTGGAAGTAAGCCAAAACCTCCAAGCGAGCCTTTTATTCCCCCTCAATTACCATGTGTTTCTGGAACTTGCCCTAACCCAGATGTATATGGATACTTGAACAATGAAAAAATCCTATCTATTGATGAACCTTTTGAAAATATGGCTGTGCCTTTTGGTAAAACTTCATTTAAGGCATGGCAAGAAAAGCCTTGGACTTTACAGATATTTCCAAGGGGCTATCATGTAAGCAATGTATTAAGTCAAAATGAAGATGGTCAATATATTGTTCATAATAAGTTTGAAATTGAAGTAGAGGGTAAAAAATATCCAGTTAAAATTTCAGAGTCTACCACCACTCAAGAGGTAAATGATTCTGAATTTTGGTTTAATCCTAAATTGTATTTAGGCATAGGGGCTGGCGTTACAGTCACGCCAGAATTAAGAGCAGAAGTAGTTCCGTCATTGAATGTTTCAATGTTTTCTTATGGACCTAATAAAAAAGAATCTACATTTAGTATGTTGGGTGTGGGAATTTCTGCTCATACTCAAAATTTAGCACCCGCTATATCGATTTCTCCAGTCAATTATAATGTCGGAGAAGTTTTGCCGTTGATAGATAATTTATTCATTGGACCGACAGTCGCTATAGATACAAATGCAAATGTTTCAATCTCTGGTTCCGTCCAAGTCGGTCTTTAATTTCAATCAATGAAATTGCATATTAATGTAAGCTTTCCTCTAAGGAGTTACTATGAATCAATCAGATCAATTTCAACATCTCTACTTAGAAGAATATTGCGTAAATTATAGAAAAGAGAAAGAAGAACTTAATGAAGAGAAAAGAGTCGAAGTCATCCAGGTCTTCGGTCAAGAAGAATAAATCCAATGCTTCGCCCAATAGATTTCTGTTAAAGAAAGGCAAGGATTTATTTATTATTAATAAATTCATGTTAGATTCCTTGCCTTTTCAAGAAGTTTTAATTATGGCAGAACATACATATGAAGAAGTAAAAAAACAATTATACTTAGATGCAATCTCTGGAGATCATTTCATTCAAGAAATGAAAGTTGTCGAGGCTTTACATCAAGGGCTGATGGAGCTATACTCTAGGCACCCGATCTTGGAAAATTACGTACAAGATCAAAGCAAATTCAAATCAATTAAAGAAAATTTAGCATAGGAGTTAATTTTAAATTATATGAAAAATACTTTGGAGCGGGATCGTGAGCGTTGGTTCGTTAATTCGGCTATTCGAGTGCCAAAAGTCATTTGTATCAATTCAGATGACAAGAACTTAGGCGCTCTCATCACTAGGGATGCTTTGAAGCTTGCTCAAGAGCAAGGCTTGGATTTAGTTCAACTGAGCCCGCCATCAAAAGATAAGCCGCCCACTTGTAAAATTATGGACTTTAGCAAGTTTAAATATGAAACTTCTAAAAAGAAAAAAGAAGCTGATAAAAAGCAGCGAGAATCCATTGTCAAAGTTAAAGAAATTAAATTCAAACCAACTACAGGCGCTCACGATTTAGAGATTAAAGCTAAGCAGGCAGAAAAATTTCTTCAAGAAAACATCAAGGTTAAGATTGCTATTCTATTTGTTGGTCGAGCAATCACTCATCAAGAACTTGGCACTCAAACTCTTGAGCAATTTTTAAGCTTTCTTCCAGAAAATTCATTTAAAATTGATGGAAATATTTCTTGGGAAGGAAAAGAACTTACATTGATAATTATGAAGCCATGATTCTTACAGATGAAGAAACGGTAAGATCTTTAGGTCTTGCGGCTGAAGAAGTTTATAAGAATGAAATTGAAGATCTAAAAAGTATCTTAGAAAAAGAACTTCTTCTCTCTGAGAAGAGTGGAGTACCAGGAATAGGATTAGCATGCCCTCAAATTGGAATTCCTAAAAAAATGGCTATAATTAGAATGCCTGGAAAGACTTTTTTTTATGCAGATTTAGTCAATCCAGTTATTGAAGAGAAATATGATTTAAGTATATTTGATGGGGAGGGGTGCTTATCTTTTCCTGGTCTTTCTGGAAGAACTCAAAGATACCAAGAAATAAAAGTAAAAAATTTACTAGGATTTCCTAAAAAATTTATTGCAACTGGATTGCCAGCAGTATGCATTCAACATGAAATAGATCATTTGCACGGAATAGTACTGCCCGATTTAATTAAAGGATAATATGCAGAATAATAATGATAATTTACTTTTATTTAAAAATTTATTAATTGAAATGGCTGTGCGAGTAGCTACTTTAGAAAAAGTCTTATTAGATAAGGACCTCATCTCATTAGATGACTTATCATCTGCAGACGAAAAACTAAATAAAGAAATAACCAACATTATTAATGAAAAATAATATTACTTTAATATGTGAAAATTTAAAAAATAAAAAAATAAAAAATAAATTTTTTTCTTTAAAAAAAGAATTTTCTGAGATTGATTTTAAGATAATATCATATCATGAAGATGATTCTTTTGATCAAGATATTAAATTTCTTCCTTCCTGGGTTATAAGTATTAATAATACCACAGATATAGTGGAGGGTGATGTTTTAATATCTCCGCTAAGATCTTTAATAAAGAAAAAATTAAGAAAGGAAAGTTATGACTAAGAAAAATGATACAACTACTGTTCAGGCAACGACTTCCGAGTCAACCAAATCAGCGGCTTCGGAGGCTGATTTGCTTTGGGAGCAGATTAAAAAGACCCCAATTTCTTTATTTGGTATGGCTCCAAATTCATTGGAGTCATTAGTAACTCGTGTTAATATCGCCCCTGACAAATTGCATTTAAGCGTTAAAGGTCCAGGTGCATCTGTATCTTTCATTGAAGACGCACTTAATGTGCGCAGAGACAGTATGGGGTCAGAAGTTAGAGTTAATGGATTTGAAGTTGAATCCACCAATAACGGAATGCTAGTAATTAGCAAAGCATCATTTAAATGATTTGAGCAGCCCATGATTTTGAATGTAAAAATTCATATTATTATGGGCTGTTACGGATTAAAAGATGACGACTTTGTGTGTTGTCCTGGCATAGATAATAAGATTTATTCTTTTGATAAGAAGTCTTATTTTTATAAAGAAATTATGGATTATTTAGATAATTGTAAATTATTTGAAAAGCCAATTTATGATTACAATGCTACAAGAAATTTTCTATCAAGGTTTAAGCAAAAGTTTGAAAATCCGATCTCTCCTATTTGGGTAGAGAGAAAATATAATATTTACCAAAAGTTTGCAATTGATCATAAAAATTGTGGGCTTTTTTTAAAGCTTTCAACTGAAAAAATAGAAACATCCGATTCGAAATTAGAATCAGAAAACCGATCAAATATTTTAAAATTAATCCAAAAATAGGAGGTTCTTGTGGCAAGAAAAAAACATCACGAAACAAAATTAAATGATGGCATTGAATACCTTGATGATTCAAATGAGATGGAATCAAGCTCATCTCAGGTTGATGAATTCGATGAATTCGATGAATTCGATTATCTAATAGTTAGAGAATCTTTCTGTATGGCTTGTGATACTCCTTTAAAATCTTATCACTCTTTGATTTGTCATGACTGCTTAAGTGATGGGGCAGAATTATTTCATAATTTAATTAATAAAAATATTAAAAATAGTATTTTTATCGACCCAAATTTTGTAATGGATATCTCAGAAGATATAATTGAAGAGGAAATACATGAGGATGAAGATGAGGATGAGGATGAAGATGAGGATGAGGATGAAATTGAACCGGAGGATGAAAAAAAATGACCAACAGCGCAAATAGAGACATTCTATCTTTAATAGATAAAATTTCTTTTTCTACCGAAGACAAGCTTAATCTTTATCATAATATTAAAGATATTTTATCGATTGAGGCATCTGTAGATCAAAAATCTTTAATATTAGTTGAAAAAATTCAAGATTTTTTTCATTCTAAGATTGAAGAGCTTAAAGAGATAGAGGAATTAAAATTGGAAGGTCAATTTAATTCAAATTCTACAAAACCATCTTTTAAAAGGATTGTATGAGAACAGCATTTGAAGATCCAGATTCTGAAAAAAACGAACCCGAAACAAAAAGCGGTCTAAAAATTAATAATTCAAAATCAAAATTTCAAGTAAAAAACGATCAGAAAAAAGATTTTGATCAAAAAGTTAAAGAGCTAGTCTCTGAAAAATCAGAGAGAAATAAAAAAGCTTTAGAACTAGGTCAGAAATTCTTATCAGCTTTAAATGATAAGACATTATCATCCAATAAATCTTTAATTCAAAAAGATCTTGAAAAGCAAATATGCAATGACTTATTTTTGCTTGCGACCGCCGTTAACAATGATCCTACAGAATCAGAAGGCGGCGGCTCTCTTGTATTAGATACTTTATTTTTTAAATCTCTTTTAATGATGAGAGATAGGCTAAATGAATTGGAATATTCATTTAAAAGTTTAAACGAAAAATTAAAAGAGTAAAGTATGAATCTTACTAAATCTGATATTATAAATAAAATATCAGAAGAAAAATTACAATATTCAGATTATCTTAGATTATGCAAGAATTATCAGATAGATCCAGATCCGAAAGCCATAGCATATCATCAGGGTATGATTCAGGCTTTGAATCAGATTTTGATGTCTCTGGAATAGATGATTTTTCTTATTTAAGACTATACTTAGAGTCTTCGAAAGAAGATTATAAAATAATTAATTATGTAAATTCGAAATCAGATTTAGTTAAGACTGCTAAGCAAAATGGAGTTTTGCTGCAACCCACTAATAAAAATGACTGGGCATATAAAGCTAATTGTCCATTTCCAGATCATCGTGACTCCAGCCCATCTTTTAACATTAATATTCAAACAAATACTTTCCATTGTTTTGGGTGCTCTAGAAAAGGCGGCACTTGCCAGTTTCTAGCTTGTCTGCATAAAAAACAAACAATTGAAATTGCAAAAGATTTACTTGCCAATAAGCAAGTTAAAATTGATGAGCTTGTCAAAGAAGCGCAGCAGTCGTATAATGATATTATCTCTCCTTACCTAGAGAGTTTTTCAGAGATTCATTTTAATTTTTTAAAAGATAATTCTTTCTCAGAAGAGGCTTTTGAATACGCTTCTAATGTTGCCCCTGTATTTGAACTATATGTAAAAAACATATTGAAAAATAGCAACCTAGATATAGACTCTTTGAATCTAAGATTGGATTTCTGTAAGAGAAAATTTGAAGAATTTAATTTTTAAATTAATTATTTGCTACTGGAGGATCATTTGAAAGTTTTAATTGTGGGAGATGTTCATTTAGATAAGGGAACTTCTATTGGTAAGAATTATGGTCCAGGAAAATTAAATTCCAGAAATGAGGACAAGTTTAGATTGTTAAAATGGGTACAATCTAAAGCAATTGAATATAATGTAAAAAATGTAATTTTTACCGGAGATATTTTTGAGTCCTATAATGTAGACAATGTTCTGGTTCAGCTTTTCTTTTCATATTTAAAATCGTATGAACAGTACGATATAAACGTTCATATTATTTTAGGTAATCATGATATAAAAAGAATTGGAAGCGAATATCACAGCGTATTAAACCTAATTAATATTGTAGAGCTTCCCAAATGCAAAGTTTACTCTGAAATTTTCACTCAAGAAGTTGAAGATGGATTTATTACATTCATTCCTTTTAGAGATAGAAAATCTTTAAACGCCGAGACTAATGCTGCTGCGTTAGATAAATTATCTGAATTACTACCTTCTAAGACTAGTTTTCCACATATTTGCGTGGGACACTTGACTTTAGAAGGTTCTTTATATGTTGGTGATGAAATTGATGATTTGCACAATGAGCTACATTGCAGTTCTGAAATGTTTTCTTCTAGGTTCAATGCGACTTTCATGGGACACATTCACAAGCCACAAATTAGAAATGAGAGCCCGCTAGTTTGTCATGTTGGGTCTTTGGATATTTCAGACTTTGGAGAAATGAATCATGATAAAATTGTTTATATTTATGATTCTTCTAGGGAGAATCCAATTAAGTTAGACGTTCCAACTAGAAATCTAAGAAAATTAGAAGTCATTATTCCAGAAGAGGTAGACCCGACTCAATATTTGATTGATGTTCTCAGTAATGAAGAAGATAAAAAATCATTTTATGATTCTATTCTTAATTTAGAATTAAAATTTCAAGATCCAAAACAAAAAATAGATGTAAAAAAAATAAATCAAACCTTAGAAAAATATTCAGTTCATAATTTAACTGGAATTATTGAATCTAGAGCTAAAAGCGTTGTATCAACTGATAAAAGAAATAGCTTAACTTCATCGGTTTCTCCAAAAGATGCTTTTAAAGATTGGTTAGATTCGAGAGAGCTGACAGATGATAGAAAGTCAAAAATCATTCAACTTGCTAATGATATTATTGATGAGGCTATGAGCAAATGAATCCACTGAAATTATCAGTTAAAAATTTTATGACTTATAGAGAGGCAGATATTGATTTTTCAAAATTTGATTCCGCCTTAGTCTTAGGTCAGCACAATGGAGATTTGTCCTTATCCAACGCTGCTGGCAAATCTACCATTTTCAGAGCCATAAAATATGCTTTATTTGGAACTTATGACGTATCTACAATAGATAGAATTGTTAGACGAGGAGAGAAAAAATGTATTGTTGAATTTGAATTTGAAATAGATTCAATTCAATATAAAATATTTAGAGCTAGAACAAAAGGGTCCTCTACATTAGAGTTTTATCAGAAAATCAATGATCAATGGGTATCTAAAAGCAGCAATACTAACTCTAATATTGAATCCGAAATATCCAAATTATTGTCATTAAATGACAATGCCTTTCATAACATTTATCTTTTTTCGCAAAAAGATCATTTGCACGGCTTCTTGTCTGCCAAGAATCCAAAAGAAAGAATTGAAATTATTAAGAATGCTTTATTGTTATCTATTTATTCAAGATTAGAGCAGGCTGCCAAAGAAAAAATCTCAGAAATAAACAAAGAGATAACTATCTTAAATGCCAAGATTGAATCTTTAGAAAATCCAATCGAACACAAAGAAGAAGTCATAAAAAAACTACAAATTACTCAATCTATTTTAGATTCTAAAATATCTGATAAGCACAACATTTTAGAAAAATTAAATTCTTTAAATCAAGAATTAAATATTTTAGAATCTTCTTTAGATAAATCTGTAGAAGATATGCTTAAGCAGGTAAAGCAATTTCAGTCAGAGTCTGAAACAGTTAAAACTAAACTTTCTTCTTCAGAAGATAAGAAGAGCAGAAAATTTAATGAAAAACAAAAATCTTTAAAAGACTCTCAAGAACTGATTAATTTAATAAATAAATATAATTTAGAGTTAAAATCTTATTTAGATTTATCTTCTTTTGATAAGAATGAATTAAAAGAAGAGCTTCAATCTTTATTTAAAGAGGAGTCCGATTTAAAAGCTAAAGTTATATCTAATAATACAAGGCTAAATCAATTAAAGAACCCGCTCCCAGAAGACGAAGTTTGTTCCGAATGTTTTCAAACAATCACAGAAGAATATAAAAATTGTCATTTAGAAAAAGTCTCTAAAGAATTACAAATATTAAATGAAGAAAATAAGCAGTATAATCTAAAATTAGAAAAGATTCAAAATAAAAAAAATGATGCAAATAATAAAATTGCAAAAACAGATGAAAGATCTAAGCTAATTAATGAGACTGAACAAAAAATAAAAAATTTAAAAGAAAAAGAATCTTCTTGCGCTCAAAACCGAGAATCGATTGAAGAATTTATTTCTTTAATAGACAAAGAAATTCAATCATTTAATGAAACATTAAATTCTTTGCAAGAAAAAATTTCATTATTAAATGATAAAATTTCTAAAAATATAAATAAAGATGTTTCTGAAAAAATTAAAAACATTAAAGAAAAAATTAACATTGCTAATGAGCAAATAACTGCACTAAATGGATCTATTTTGACTGGAACTAATAATCTTGCCATTTTAAAAGATAAAATAGAACTTGCAGATAAAAATATTTTAAAATTCAACGCTTTTATTTCTTCTAAAAAATCTTTAGAAGATTCTTTGAATGACTATCAAGTTATTGCACAGGGATTTTCTCCTACTGGAACACCTAACAGAATTATTTATAACATTTTAGATTTGTTTCAGAGCAATACAAACATCTGGCTAAGTAAAATTAAACCAGGACTAGAAATACAATTCATTATAACAAAAGATAAAAAGGGCAAAGAAGAAGATACTTTTGATATAAAGTTTTTTGAAAACTCTTTAGAGTTAGATGCTTCTGAGTTATCAGGGGGTCAAGAATTTGTTATTCGATGGGCGCTAAAAATGGGTCTTAAAGATACCGTAGAGAATGGTGTTCCAAAATTTAAGCTTCTTTGCTTTGATGAAATTGATGAAAGATTAGATGAAGCATCTTCCTCTGCTTTCATTTCAATAATCAAAGAACTAGAAAAAGACTATAAGGTTTTAGTTATTACTCATAAAGACAAATTAAAAGAAAAATTTAATAATGCTATTATCGTAAATAACGAAGGTCAATTAGGCTCTATAGCGAAGGTAATATCTGTATGAAAATTATAGCTTTAGCTGGCAGGAAAGGAAGCGGAAAGTCTACACTGTCTAATTATTTAGTTGCAAATGAAAATTTTACAAAATTTTCATTTGCAGATTATTTAAGAGAATTAATTATAGATGTTTTTTTAATAGATAAAAAATATTTTGAGCAATCTTTCAAAGAAACAGAACTTTTAAATATTTGTACCAATCAGGATTTTTATAAAAAAATATCAGATTATATTAAGGAAGATGTTACTTATCTTCAAGGAGAGGAAATTATAATTAAAACTCCAAGACAGTTGCTACAATTTATTGGAACAGACGTATTGCGTCTGCATGATATTAATTTTCACGTTAAAAAAACCTTATTAAAAATACAAAACAGTACCAAAACTAATTTGGTTTGTGATGATCTTAGATTTTATAATGAGCTATTAGGTCTTAGAACTTTAAATGTAGAAGAGTATTTTGTAATTAGACCAAATAATTGGAACATTTCCAACCATTCTTCAGAAAAATCTCTTAAATGGCACAATATAAAGAATATAATTATTAATAATTGTAATATTCATGCTTTGATGAATGCTTTTAAGAATCGCTTAGGTTCAAAAGATGACAGTTTTAGCCAAATAATTCGAGAAAAATCTAATGAACATTCGGATTATCAATTCGATACGGAGCATTCTACGTCTAAAGATGCTTTTATTGGGGGATTTATTTGTCAGCATAAATTGTTAAATAATCTTTCCGAGTTGGAATTATTATCTATAAAAAATCACTTGAGTAATCTTTCTAAGGACACTGACTATATTTATAATAATTTTAAATTAGAAAATTTAAAACAATGGCTGGATGTTAAATTTCCCCCAGAAGTTAATTTAACATCTTGGGAAGAAGGGATGATTTATTATAAATCAACGGTTTAAATTTAAATTACTAAAGATTCGATATATTAATATGAAAGAAAAAAGTTTAAAAGACACTATAAAAATAATTATGCAAGACCGTTATGCAATATATGGCTACAAAAAGGAATTTGCAAGAGATTTCTAAAACATGCATGGAACTTCTAGCTAAAAGAGGCGAAGAAGGATTGTATAATTATTTAAAAAAAACAGCCATAGTTAGAGTAGAAAGTCAGCCCAATTTAGAAAATGAATTTATTCAGACTGCAGAAGACTTTTTTTCATTATACAGATCTACCGGAGACGAGCATTACTTTATTTTAGGAAAAATTCTTCGAAGAGTGGGTCATGCCGTATATAGATACGAGTTAAAAGTAAACCCACTAAAAAAAATAAATAAAAAGAAATTTCTTAATTTATTAAAGTAATAAAATGATAAGCTTAATAGTTACAGAGTCAGATCTAGAAAAAATAGCAGGAATTCCAGTATTTGTAACGGTAGAAACAAATATTCCATCTACTATTTTTTATACGCTAGATGGCTCAGATCCGACGCCATTATCGTCTATTTATATAGATAAAATTAATTTACCCACTGTCAATTCAAAAATAACATTAAAAATATTTGCTACTAACGGAATAATAAATTCCACTATTTTTTCTAAAATATACGGAGCTTCTTTTGTAGGCATTGACCCTGGCTCCGCTCAAGTATCCAATTATAACCAGTATAGAACTGGCACAAATTACGCTCCATTTGGAGACATGCTCCAAGATGTAAGCCCAATTTTTGGTCCTGCTGCTGGTCTTATTATTGACAACGGCAACGTTCAAAATGTTTTAGATGGATACGATTCCGATGGCAACAGAGTAGGGTCTATTGATGAAGGCGTTGGAAGGCTTGATTTTATTTATTCCGAAACAGATGGAAAAGGTAATGTTGGGAGAGGTATAGGTACTGTTTCTTATTCAACAATTCGAGAGCCAGAATCTCCGCCAGATCAATCAAGTGTTAATAATAAATTCTTTAATCCTAGAGCTAAAATTATTTTTCAATCATATGAAGACACTGAAAATCAAGACATTTCTATGTTAAATAGAAGTCAATTCACTTTAATAAATCCAGAAAAGTTTAATGGTGGCTCACAATACTATTATAATCCTGGAACTTTACAAACCACTGGCGGAGCGCTCCGCCAACATTTTAATCCAAAAGACTCAACAATAACTTATTATTATTTCGATTCGGCATCTTTGCGTTGGGTCATTTCAAAAGAAAAATTCTTGCCATCTATTTCTACTAATTATGCAAACATAGTTCCAGTGAGTAGAACCTCTGGAACTGGATTAGTATTTAAATGGTATCCATTCTTTAGGAGCCGTATTATATGAAGGGTATTTTGCTGGATGTTAGACCAGAAAAAAATATTAACACTTTAAATCTTAGCGTCAGTAAATTAAAAACATTTGAAGATTGTAAAGCAAAATTTAAATTTTCTTACATAGATAAGCTTCCTAAAAAGGAGTGGGAGTTTCATTCTTTTGGAAAATTTTTACATGCCGTACTAGAGTATTTTCATATTATATTTCGTGATAATCCGGATCAGCCGCTAAATCTTTCTATGAAAGAAGCTTATCTTAAAGCAAAAGAAGTATACGAACCTAAGCTTTCCAAAGAAAAAGTTAAAGAAATTTGGGAGCTATGCTTTAATTATCTGAAAATTATTTCAGATAAAAGAAAAAATAATGCACTTTCTGACTTTTTGGCAGCCGAAAAAGAATTTAACATTAACATAGAAGATACCATTCTTCTTAATGGTTTTATTGATAAGATTCAATTGGATTCTGATAAGATTTTGCATGTAGCTGATTATAAGACTTCAAAGAGCGATTCTTATTTAAAGAATGATTTTTTTCAGTTAAAAACATATGCTTATGTTATGTTCTTAACCGATCCTTCTTTAAAGAAGGTTAGAACTTCTTATATTATGGCAAGGATGAATTTTAAAGAAATAGTTAAGGAATTCACTCTTGACGATGTTAAAGATGTGGAAGATTATTATCTAGAGAAGGCTGCTTTAATTAGGGCAGAGGCTGGATATAAACCAAAACCAAGTCGATTGTGTGACTATTGCGATTATTTAGAAAGCTGCCCAGATGGGTCTAAGTTTTTGGCTTCAGTTGCACCTAGACAGACTAAAATTGTTCCAGTAGAAAAAGATAATACGTTATATTACAGTTCTGTAACTTGGTTTGATACGAAATAACTTAAATAATTTATTTTAATTTTAAAAATTAAGAAAGGTATATTATGACTCTTCAAGTTCAAGAAGTTGATTTATGCAAATTAAATGTACAATACGTGGCTCCGAATGAAAAAGTAAAAGAAGCAAGATCAAAAGCCATAGATCGAATTAGGCGAGAAAAAGTTCCAGTAAAGGGCTATAGACCAGGCACAGCACCTAATCATGTCATTGAATTTGCCATGAAATCTACAATTGATTCTTTAGCTGCAAAAGATCTGGTATCTGATGCATATAATGATCTTATTTTTCAGCACAAAATAAAAACTTTATTTTATCCAAAAGTAGACCATCAATCTTTTGATAATGGTAAATTTCATTGTGAAATGACGGTCTGGAAAAAACCAGAGGTAGATCTAAAAGAATACAAAGGTTTTAATATTCCAAAGCCAGCAACAGAAAATGTCAAAGATTTAACTGCTAAAATGCTGCAAGATTTAAGAATGAAAAATGGAGAGTCAAGACCTTATAACGAAGGTGATTTTGTTCAGCTTGGAGATAAAATCACTCTAGATATTAAAGCAGAATGCGAAGGGGAAGTTATAAATGAACTAACTCAAGAGGGTATGCTTTATCAAGTTGGTCAATTTAAAGAGCTTGACGAGAATCTGTCGGGAATGGTGCCCGATGAAACAAAATCTTTTAAAGTTCAAATGGCAGAAGATGCTCCTGTAGATTCAATTAAAAATAAGATCATTGATTTTACAGTAACTTTGCACATGGGCATGAGAACTGAGCCTGCTGCGCTAGATGATGAGCTTGCCAAAAAACTAGGAATGTCCAATCTCTCTCAATTGGAGACTTATGTAAATTCTATGTTTGATGCCCAATTAAAAGATAAAGAGAAAAAACTATTAAATAATCAATTATTTATTAGATTAATCGAAAACAACCCTTTTGATGTTCCTTCATGGCTAGTAGAACTTGAAGCCGAAAATTCAGCGAAAACCAGAGGAGTTGAACTTTCTTCTTTACCAGCAGAAATTCGTCAAAAAGTCCTTGTCGAATCCGAGAAAGCTGTTAAGCTTAGCCTGATCCTAGACTCAATCAGAGAAAATGAACCAGAAACATCTTTCTCTGAAAGAGAATTATTAAATCTATTGCGCATGAAAGTTTCAGAGTCTGGAAGTAATCCAGATGAATTTATTAAGCAAGCATCCAAAGATGGATCTATTTTTGGTATTATTGCTAATATGAAAGATACTGCGACGGTAGATTGGATTCTTAAACACTGTAACATTGTAGATTGATAAAGGAATTATATATGTCAGATGAAACCAATGATTTTCCAACAAAATGGCTAAATAAACTTCCAGAATCTATTAAAGATTCTGTTGGATCAATGTCAGATGATGAAGTTAAAGAAAGACTTATTGAAGTTGAAAAAGGAATTTCTCAATTTGAGCAAGACATGGAGAAAGACGAAAAATTAGCAGCTGCAAAGCAGCTAGTGAAAGAACTCAAAGAAACGTACACAATACCAATCAAAGAACACCAGATAATGGTTAAGTTTCTAGTTTGGAACCTAGAGCAACGCGGAAAATAATAAATAAAGGAAAAAATGGCTATCAAAACTCATACGATTAAATCTTGCTGTGGAAATTCAAGTACAATCCTTGAGACTGATAAGCCATTAAGAAAATATCAGGTAGACGTATTCAAGCAGGCTGGGTACGTCATACCTGATAATTTTTTTAATTCTGGGGTATTTTACGCCCAAAAAGATGGTCTTATTGCTACGGGCTCATTTGGCACCAATAAAATTAGTTTGCGAGTATCTCCCCGCTCACAAGACTTAATTCAAGAATTTTCTCAGCTGCTGGAGGCTGCAGTTTCTAAATGAAAGATTTTGTTTCTTTTCACAATCACACCACATATTCAGTATTAGATTCTTTAATTAGACCAAGAGATCTTTTTTATAGAGCCAAAGAATTAGGTCAGTCTGCAATTGCTGTAACCGATCACGCAACTTTGGCTGCTGCGCATGATTGCCTTCATGCTAGTAAGGAGACTGGCGTAAAACTAATTATGGGGTGTGAATTTAATTTTGTAGATGATTTAAATTCTACAAATAAAAATGATAGATGGCGACATGTGATTCTTTGCGCCAAAAATTATAATGGATATAAGAACCTTTTAAAACTAAGTAGAGAAGCAAACAATTATAATGTTATTGCTTTCAAAAAGACATTTCCTAGAATTGATTGGTCTTTGCTAGAAAAATATTCTTCTGATTTAATTTGTACCACAGCTTGTGCTGGTGGAATACTTGGTCAATTAATCAATACCAGGCAAATTGAAACTGCTAAACTTCAAGCTAAAAGATTGAAGTCTATTTTTGAAGACGACCTTGCCTTGGAAATTCAACCTCACGCTTTAAAAAGACAAATTAGTACGATGAATGATTATATTGACCAGACTTTGGTTAATAACATCTTAATTAAGATCGGTAAAGAATTAGATATTAAAGTCATTCCAACAACAGACGCTCATTATCTTTACAGAGAAGATGCGGAGGCGCATGATGTGGAGTTGGCTATTGGCTCAGGTCAGCCAGTTGAATCAAATAATAGATTACGTTACTATAATACTAGCGATAGCTCTCTTCATTCTGAGTTTTATATGAAATCTCGGGATGAAGTTGTTTCTTTCTTTTCTCGTCTCTATAAGGAAAAAGCAGATGAATGGGCAGACAACACTCTATACTTTGCTGAAAAATGTGAATTTCCAAACTGGATTGACCCAGCCTTTACCAATCCTTCTAAACGAGAACTTCCAGATTTTCCAGTAAAAGATCAGCCTGATTATAAGAAATTTCTTGTTTGGAAGCACGAGCATCTTGAAAAAGAATGTCCAGAAGACGAGGCATATCTTAGATATGTTGTATATTCAAATCTTGATTCTAGAGCTAAAATGCCAAATATTGAAGCATATAAAGCCAGAATTGAAGATGAGTTTGAAGTTATTGCAGGTAAGAAATTCAATAGTTATATGTTAATTGTGGCGGATATTTTAGATTTCTGTCGCAAGAATAATATTTCTACTGGCTATGGTCGAGGCAGTGCCGGTGGAAGTTTAATTGCTTATCTTGCTAGAATTCACGAAGCAGACCCTCTAAAATATAACTTAATTTTTGAACGATTCCAAAATCGTGAAAAAACGGCTATGCCCGATATCGATCTTGATTTCTCCAAGCGAAATCGAGAAAAGGTTCTTGAATATATTTATAAAAAATATGGCAATGAATACGTGGCTCAAATTGCCAACTATATGGAATTGACGCCTAAGCCATATGCTAGAGCCATTTCAAGAGTTTATAAACTGGGCGGAGACTTTAAATCTGCTGTTAAGATAGGTAATGAAATTGCAGGCGCAATTCCAGATGATATTCATAAAGTATCTGATTTGATAGATAATGCACCCCTATATGCTGAATATAGCAAATTCTATCCACAATTAGCCAAGAGTTCTCAAAAACTTGGAAATATATTTGCTGCTTTTTCTAAGCATGCAGCAGGGTTGGTTATTGGAAAAAGAAAGCTTGAAGAAATTGTACCATTACGTATAGATAAAGAAGGCTTTATTGTTCTTGAATATGAAAAAGAGCGAGCCGAAGCCAATGGATTAGTTAAGATGGATATTCTTGGTCTTGAGACTTTGGATATTATTGATGACTGCTTTGAGTTAATTAAAAAACAAGGTAAGCCATTACCATCCGAGCCTTTTGACTTTGAAATGTATGATGAAAAGACTTATGATTTGATTGCTTCCGGAAATACTTTTGCTGTATTCCAGCTTGGAACTTCAGGGGCAACCATGGATCTTTGCAGGAAGATTAAGCCTAAATCCATTCTTGATTTAGCTCTAATCAATGCCTTAGCACGACCTGCCACCGCTGATATTAGGGATGAGTTTTCAAAGGTGCGAAATGGGGAGAAGCCAATGGAGTTATTGCATCCTTCATTGCAAAGAGCTTTCGGATTTACCTATGGTTTTGGTCTTTTCGAAGAATCTCTTATGTTCTTAGCTCAAGATGTTGCAGGTTGGACTCTTAATGAAGCTGATGCCTTGCGAAAATTGACTAAAGAAAAAGGTAAAAATCCTGAGAAGGCAGCAAAATTACGTAAAAACTTTATTGATAAATCAGTGGAAAATAATATTGATGTAAGTATTGCTACTACAGTGTGGGATGATGTAATTTCTAAATTTTCTGGGTATGGGTTCAATTTGAGCCACGCTGTATTTTATTCCTTTCTAGGATTCAAGACAGCCTATCTAAAAGCTCACTATCCATTAGAGTTTCTTACCGCCAACTTAATTGCGGAAGCTAATTCCAATGCTAAGAACGCTCCTGATAATATTCTTAAAATCAAGCAAGAACTTCGCTCATCAGGTGTAAAAGTTCTACCTCCTGATATTAATAAATCTGAAATGACCTATAATATCATTGACGATAATACATTGCTAACGGGTTTTGATTCATTAAAATTTATGAGCAATGATGCCATTCCAGAGATTATTGCTCATCGTCCATATAACTCTTTTGAAGATTTTATGAGAAAAGTCAGCGCCAAGAAAGTTAAGATTAATAGTGTTTATGCTTTGATTGGATCTGGTTGCTTTGATTGTTTTGGCATGAGTCGTAAGCAAATGTATTTATACGCCGCTGATTACAGAAAGAAGCTATCACTTTATCTGTCCAGGGCAGAAGATGCAACCCAGCCTTTTAACTATCCTTTTCCAGAGGTTGGAGATTTTACTATTCCAGAAAAAAATGCATTTGAAATTTTTTATTTAGGGGAAGGATTAACTGGGACGCCATTTGAAATTTATCCTGAATTTTTTGATAAGTCGTCTGTAAATTTTGCAAATCTTGCTAAAGACTTTCCAGACAAAGAAGAAAATGGTTTTTCAGTAGATATCCCATCTGGATATGGATATCTTCAAGGAATTATTGAAAATTATTTTACTTTTAAGATTAAAAAAGAAACTTCTAAAAATTTTGGAAGAGAAATGGGAAAGATCTCTTTAAGAGATCCTTTTGGTAATTCTATTGCTCTGACATTATTTCCGGATGAATTAGAAAACTTTAAAAAAGATATCAGAAAAGTCATGGGCTCTAAATTTGTGATAGAACCTGGAGTGGCAATTAATTTTGCAGGAGGGTTAAATTGGTATGAGGGATCTCCTAGCTTAATTCTTAAACAGTTAAGAAAAATTGCAGGTATACCTCAAAAACCATCTAAGGATCAATTAAAGCCACAGAAAGTCAATTTAAAAATTGCTAACTCTAAAAAGAAAAAATCAACTACTATGATGGAATTTTTAGATGAAATTAATGAGGAATTAGAAGAGAATGGAATTGTTGAAAATCAAGATTTAGAAAAAAATGATCTATTAGATATAGATGAGTTATCTGAGTTTCAGGCGCCAGAAGACAACGACGATTAAATTGGAGATTTTATATGAAATGCATGAATTGCACTGCGGAAATTTTACCACAATACGTTCATTCTATTGCAAATAATATGTGCCCAGGCTGCGGCGAAGCAATATACGACGATCAAACAAAAGATCTTTACAACGAATTAAAAGAGGCTATGCTCAGAATGCCCAACGATCCCGTTGGTCTTGCAGGCTGGCTACTAGACAATTATAAGCTTCATAAGATCGGCTCTGCCGAACCTGTCTCTAAGTTTTATAATAGCTCTTTAAAAGAAGAGTCATATAAAGAGTCAAAAAATAAAACTGCATCTGTTGAAAAAACCCATGAATTCTTTCAAAGAGCAGGAGTTTCGCCTCAAATCAAAGGTAAACCTTCAAAAGATTATAGTTCTTTAGTGGAGCAAATCAATAATGATATTGATGGCATGTATGGCGATGATGAAGTTGAAATGGTTTCAGAGTTTTCAGAAGAAGACAATATAATTGCTGCCAAATCTATGAATGCTAAATTTGCAGAAGAAGAAATTTTATTACCAGGAAAGCCTTTGGCTCGCCATGAAATGAAAGAATTAAAAAATTTAATGAGTAAGAATAATTCAAAAGCAGAAGTCATTCTAGAAAATGAAAGAATGGAAAAACTTCAAAGGCAAGAAAATATGCTTTCCGGAGGGGGCGGCTTTAAAAGAGCATGATTAGAATCATAGATAATAAAAAAATAGATTTAACAGAATCGGAACATCAATTGTATCAAGAAATATGCAAAGCATATGATACAACTACTTTTCAAGGAAAAGATTTATTTAAGGGTCTTTTTGAAACTAACGATGATGGCGTTATTATTTTTTTAAAACCATCCAATAAACCCTATGCCAGTATGGAAGTTTTCTTATTTTTAATTTCCGTAATGGTGCATCAGCACTTGCGTCAAAGCACACAGCAATTTGATCTTTTAATGGAAGATGCTCGTCGAGTTATTGACGAAGCCAAAACAGTTATTTTAGAATTAAAAAACAAAGGATAATTTATTATGGAACAAAGAAACATTGAAAGCCTGGTAGAATTTGTATTGAACCAGGTTCAGGCGGTCCAATCTGGAACTTTCGAAGTTATTAAATCTGATGTTGTTGCAGCCGCTTCTTTAGAAGCCCAGCTTCTATTGGCAGACATTTTGTCATCTGCAGAATTTGAAGTAAAACAGAGAGAAAATGATTTGGATTTTTTGGAAGCAGAACTGGCTACTAATATTAGGACAGAGAATAGAGAGAAAAAAATTACTGAAGCTCAGGTTAAAGAGCTAATCAGTAGCAAGTCCGAAGTTAGAGAAGCCAGAAACAACTCAGCAGTAGCTCATAAAGAGTTTAAGAAGTGGCAATATATTTTTAACACGTTAAAAGATTCTCATATCTTTTTTAGAAACTTGAACAAAACACAATGATGCGCCAGCAGGCTTAAAAGCATCCAAAGGAGATAAATAATGGTAACAAAAAATAGTAGCACTTCCCCTACTTCGAAATTAAAATTTGATATTAGCGCATTAGTAGATAAAGCTAGGGGAATATACGGAAAATCAGACGCTGGCTTAGCCAAGCAAATTTCATCTGGCTCAAACATTGTGCGAGCCGACAAAGACACGGATTTTGTTCTTTGGTCAAAAGGAGACCATTGGCAAAAATTAACTGGAACCAAAGGTATTCCATTTGGAAAAATTGTACAAATTGCCGGAAAGCCAGACTCGGGCAAAAGCACACATGCAATGTGCTTTATGGCAGAAGCTCAAGAGCAAGGTGTATTAGTTATTCTTTGGGATGCTGAAGGTAAATTTTCTCAAAGACGCTATGACTCTAAAATGGGCGGCAATTCTAATGAATTGCTAGTCGTGCAAACTAATTCTATCCAAGATGGAGTCATGCACGTCGCTAATACAATTCATGCGGCTAAACAATTAGATCCTAATGTTAAAGTTTTAATTGTTTGGGATAGCGTAGGTGCTTCTTTGAATTCAAAAGAAGACTCCGAGGAAACTGAAGAAGCATCTAATCAGCCAGGCGTAGACGCCAGAGATATTGCTAAAGCAGTTAAGAAATTGAATAAAACCATGTTTCGATATTTCAATAAAGAAACAGGCGAGCATTCAGTAGCTTGCTTAGTGGTCAATCAGGTTTATGCTAACATTGGGTCAGTGGGAACCAAAGAAAAAGGTGGAGCCCAGCTAGAATACCTTTCTAGCTTGATTTTAAACTTGACTCGAAAATCCGACTTGACAAAAACCCGTGGAGGAATTAAAGTCAAGCATGGGATTGTTTCTCGTGCCAAGGTTAAAAAGAACCATCTTTTTGATGGAGATGATTGTGTGTCAGAATTAGAACTTGAAGTTTCAGCATCTGGAATTCGTTTGTTTGGCAAAGGAAAGAAAGATGATGATGGAGATCTTCTTGAAGAAGAAGATGATTGATAATTAAAGGCAAATAATATATGAGTGAAAATAAAGATCCGGCTTTTATTAAAGCCTCAGCTTTATCTGAAGTAGATAAGAAACTATCAGATCCAAATGCTAATAAACATTTGCACCTGATATCCATAGAAGATCCTTATCATAAGACAAAAGAACGCTCTTTCTTTACGTACAATTTAGACAAGAGTAATTTTGGATTAGAATTTAAAGGATTTGAAATAGACAAGAAGGCAATTGGTCAAGTAAAAACATGGACAGAAGCACTGAAGTATGCTGAATCAAAAAAGATCGAAATGATCAGTTTATTTATACCATGGCATCGAGTTGTCAAAGTCCAAAATCTATCATATAGACCTAAATGAATAAATAACAAGGAGATAAATTATGTCAGAAGAAAATCAATCTTACGGTTTTGTATCATGGGACGATCTAAAATTTTCATCAAAAGATGGAAAGAAAAGTTATGAAAATAAAGAAAGTGATTATTTTAAATTGGAGGCAGGGGTAAATACAGTTCGTATTCTCACATCTCCCGCTCCTTATAGCTTCCATAATTGGAAGCCAGAGGGTGACAATGTAGATCAGAAAAAAGCTAGTAAATGGGGATATACCGTTCGCTGCTCTAAAATGCACGGGTCTTGCCCACTGTGTAAGTCAGGAAACAAGCCAAAGCAAAAATTTCTAATGGCTGTTCTTGTAAAAGAAGTAGAAGCAAAGTCAGATCACAAAGATAAAAATAAAATCAAATTGCTTGATGCTTCGCCTGCAATTGCCAAAGACCTTAAAACTCTTAACGATAATAAAAAATGGGGAAATCCTTTCCGATACGATGTTGATATCGTAAAGAACCCTGATGCAGATCCAAATAATTATTATTCAGTAACTCCATCTGGTCCACCAGAGCCTCTTTCGGAATCTGAAATGTCAATGAAGGCTTCATGGGATGATAAGACCCTGACTCGCCACTTGGTCATTCCAACTCCAGCACAAGTAGAAGAGCAAATGGAAAGAATTATGAAGAAAATTGCCGTAGATGGTAATGCACCAGTCAAAAAAGAAGCAGCTGATGGAGATGATGATTTTCCATCGGTAGATTGATAAAATAAAAAAAGCATATTAATAAATAACAAAGGGATGCGATTAATTTCGCATCCCTTTGTTATATTTAAGGATAATATGCCAAGAATTTTAGGATTAGACGCAAGCACTAGCACGATAGGAATCTGCGTGTTAGACTTCACTTTGGATGGTAAGTTTGATTTAATTTTAGCTAATTATTATAAGCCGCCAAAGAAAGGTCATCCTATAGAAAAATTAGCAATGACCAAGATGGCAATTGAAAAAATTATTGAAAAATATAACCCTGATCATATTGCACTAGAAGATATCATTTTGTTCATGAAAGGCAAGAGCACTGCAAAAACCACTACTAGTCTAGCTGCTTTAAATAGAACCGTAGGTCTTGCAGTTTATGAAAAAACCACACGACCTCCCACGTTATTGAACGTCTTAACGATTAGACATGCTATTAAAATAAGAGAAGTTCCAGACAAAGAAAAAATACCAGAAACAGTTGCTGAAAGATTGCAGATCCAATTTCCTTGGATTTTAAATAAAAATAATAAGCCCATACCTGAAAATTATGATATTGCAGATGGAATGGCGGTGGCGTTAGCATATGCATGTCTTGTCATAAATAATGATGGTAAATTTCCTCTAGATAAAGAATCTAGTATTAAGAAGGAAAAAAAGAAAAAGAAAAAGAAACAATTGCCAAAGAGTAAATAGCTATGAATTATAAAAAGGCTCTTGAATTATTAGAATTAACCGAGGGCTTTACTGAAGACCAATTAAAAAAACAATTTAGAAAATTAGCTGCCAAATATCATCCAGATATCAACAAAAGCTCTGATGCAGAGAAAAAATCAAAAGAAATTTCCGAAGCTTATAATTTTTTAAAAGATCCTAAAAACTGGAATATACCATCAAACAGATCTACTAACCCGGCTGGGTATCATACTGTTAAAGTTAATATTTCAAGAAATAAACATAAAACCGTAAATATTGATGATTTATTTTCTGCAATAAAAATGAATTTTTTTAATGTACCTTCGAAAACAATAAAAGTCTCTTTAAGAGATGCGATTTTGGGGTGCAATGTCAAGACCAGTGTTGATTGGATAGAATCATGTGCCGAATGCCCAAAGGACAATTCTAAATGCCAACGATGCAATGGCACAAAGCAGGTCAAAAGATCTGGTAATTGGAATTTAACTTTAATTCCAGGTATTCAACATAATACTACTATTACTTTAGATAGAATTATTAATAATAAAAATTATAAATTTTCTTTTGTAATTTTAGTAGACGAGGACCCTAACTGCACTCGCCAGGGAAATGATATCTTTATTAAAAGGCAATTTTCTTTATTAGATGTTTTGCGAGGCGGAAAGTTTGAACTGGATACATTTACTAAAAAAATTCAGTTTAATTTAAATCCTGGAACTAAAAACAATGATTTAGTTATAGTTAAAGATAGCGGTCTTCCTAACCATGGACACTATAAAATTATAGTCTTGGTTGATTACCCTAAAGACATAGATAAGTTAATTAATTTCTTAGAGCAAAGTCAAGGTACTTAATGAGTTTTTTATTTCAATGCCCAAATAAAGATTGTAAAAAAGTTACAGAGCTAGTATTAGATCCTCAAACTAACTTGGCTCATTGCAGTGATTGTGATTGTGAAATATCCGAAGTTACGTCTTTTGTTAAAAATTCTTTAAGAGGTATAAAAAAATTTCGAGACTCTAAAAAGAGAGCGGCTTCATTTGCTATGGCTTGCAAGAACTGCCATAAAAAAATGACTCCATTATTAATTAAAAATAATTTGCATTGCCCAGAGTGTAGAAATATGCATGAAGTTTCTCCGCATTTTAAGAACGTTTTTATTTTAAATTTAAAACAAAATGAACACTAATAGTTTTATTAATAATTATATTTTAACTGATAAAATATACAAAGAAGTCATTGACAGATCTTACAATTTATTGTTTACAGAAAATGGAAAAACTACTTATAATTATATAAAATCAAGAGTTAGTGAAAAAATTATTAGAGATTATGAATTTGGATACTTTCCAAGCTCTTTAGATTTGAATCAATTGCAAATTGATTTCGATAATCTAAAGAAAGTTAAATTAATATTTCAAAAAAATATTAAAGATAATTTCAATACTATTATCTTTAATAGTTTTTTTGAAAATCATAATTTAATTTTTCCTATTAAAGATGAGTATAATAATGTTGTAGGTCTTATAGGCAGAACGTTACTGTCAGAAAATGAATACAAATCTAAAGGCTTAGAAAAATATAAATACACTTTCTTTAGCAAAAGTCATATTTTATTTGGTTTAAATAAGGCGAAAGAATCTATTGCCAATTATGGAACTGTAATTTTGGTAGAGGGTCAATTGGATTGCATTCAATTACAATCCAATGGAATATACAACGTCGTAGCCTTAGGCGGATTAGATATGCATTATTATCAATATTATCTATTAAAGAAATATGGAGGTAATAAATTAAAGATTTATGCATTGCTTGATAATGATGAACGTGGACAGCAAGGGATTGTCAAGTTGCAGCAAAAATACAAAGAAAAAAATGAAATTAAAAAGCTTTCTTTGCCTGGTAATTATAAAGATATAGATGAGTATATTAAAAATAAAAAAGATTTGACCTTTTTAGCAAATATATAAGGATATATGGCTCGCCAAAGAGATTTTTCTACAAATAGAAGCAATAGTTATCAGTGGGTTATTATGGAAACACCTTTTGATTCTGATACTTTGTCTGATTTCTCAGACTCTCAAGGGTTTGCAGGTGTAATGAATGATGCAATTTATAAAGAAGAGCTAAAAGAATTAAATGAAAAATTAAAAGAAGAATATTGGAGAATTGTAGAAAATAATCTTACACCCAGACAACAGCAAGTTTTAAAATTGTTAGCTACCGGAATGACCCAAATAGATGTTGCTAAAGTTTTAAATGTAAATCAATCTTCTGTTACAAAATCGGTTCACGGAAACACTGATTACGGAAAGAAAAATGGAAAAAAAAGTAAAAAATCCTATGGCGGAGCCAATAAAAGAATCAAAAAATTAGTAGATAAAGACCCTAAAATTCAAGAAATATTGGCTAGAATTGCCGAGATAAAAGAAGAGTTAGAAGGTTTTTAAAAATATCTATTAATTCTAAAGTATAATCATAGCTATATTTTTTTATATAATTAGGAGTTGGTTAATGTCTAGACCTTCAATAGATTACTCAAACTTAGAGAATGACTTAAATAAATCTAATAAAAAAGTTTTTAAATTATCAGATGTTCAACATAAAATTCGTAAAGTTGCATTTGATGTTGTTAGATTTATTGATGGCTCTGATATTGAAGGCTTGTGGAAAATAGACAAGAATCAACAAGGAGAATATATTGTAGCTCTTTATGATGATTCTGTAGACTCTCTAGAAAAGACTGCATCTGATAAAACTGGATGGAAAGTTGTTTTATCAAAGCAAAATGATTTGCATGTCTTTTATAAAGAAGAGCCTATAATTAGATTAGCCAGCACTGATTTAGGTATTCCCGAAGAAGAAATGACGTTGGTTCCAACGTATCTTCCTAATAAACTAGCTAATAATTCGAAATTAGTTAGAGGGCTTTTAAATCAGTTGTCTGAATCTGAGCGTCAAGAATTGTATAAGAAATATCCTGAACTTGCTTGAATTTAGGAAAATAAATGGATTTTAATCAATTAAACAGTTTTATTTTAAAGACAGCAGAAGCAGTAAAAGAACAAGAAAGCTTTTTTACTGGAGTATTAGCTAAAAAAGCCGAGCAATTAGCTGAAGTTTTTCCTTACGATATTACGGTCGTAGGCATGTATAATTTCTTAAATAAAAGAGCTAATTCTCAATCGATGATTTCTCGCTCAGAATTAAAAAAGACATATAATACACTGTATAGCAATAATAATAAATTTGCCACTTATTTTGCCGATGAATTAGGTACAAGCTCACAACAAGAAGCTAAACAAGTTGATGATAGAGAAGGGGAAGACTTATTAGTTATTGCAAATAAAAATGTTGATTCTAATTTAGTTGATACTTTATCTTCATTATTTGATGGCGGTAAAAACGCCGTAATTAAAACGTACACTAAGAAAGCTGCTGTCGCAGCTGAGAAGAATACAATTTATACATTAAATTCTTTAGGAATTCATCCTAAATTAGCAGAGGTAGTTGCTGGAAATGATGCATGGTTGGTTTGCCGAGCTGCCTTTGAAACTCCAAAGGGAGAAACTTCTGCATTGGTACCAGTTGAAATAGTTGATGGTCAGCCCGTCCTTCCCAATTCATTAGTCTCTTCGGAAGGTCTTATTGAATTAACTGCGTCCACTCTTTCTGATTACTTGACAAAAAATGCTGGAAAATTATTAAAAATTAATGCTGAGCAAGTATTGAATTTTATTTCAAAGCAAGCCGAGCCATTATCTGAAGTTGAGCTTGCATTGTTCCGATTAAAAACAGCTTCGGGCAATGAAGTTGTTTTGGACGCACCCGGAGTATTGCTACAAAATCCAAACCTTGACAGAGATGTCATTGATGTTCAAATGCCGTCATTTGAGGTTCCAGAAGAATATCAATCTGTTGGAGAAAGACTATCATCTAAAGCTGGTGAAGCCGAGTTAATTCATGGCAAGCAAGCAATTAATAAAGGCAGAGAATTAATCTTAAGAAAGCTATCTTCTTTTGGATATCAAGCTCAGGTCGGAGTAGCATCATCAGATAAAGAAGGAATTGTTTACGCTGCTTCTATCGATGGAATTAGAGGTTTTAAAGTACCAGTAAAAATTGCTAATTCACAAGTGTTGCTTCCCACAATGGTTGTAACCGAAAGCTCTATTAAAGAGTTCTCACCAGAAGGCATTAGCGAAGTAATGCACGAATCTAATGATTTGCAAGCTATGGCAATGGCTTCGCCTCTCTATGACTTAAAGCCTCAAGAATTATTTGTAAGTTTAGCAGCTGCATTGCAAGAAGAGAATTTTGACAAAGCAGAAGATGCCTTGCATATTCTTAGAGAATCTGGAGATTCTCACTTTTATAATATGGCATTTAATATTTATAAGCAGGCTCTTAAAGGAGAATTTAACATTCAAAAGCAAGCCTCTTGTGGGTGCTCTCATCCAGTTAAAACAGCTAATAGCTCAAGCTTAATTTGTAGTCATACTGGACTAGCTGTAAACAAAGTTTATCAAGACAAGTTTGGTCAGTGCCGTCCATTGCACCGCAGAGGAATGGAGGATGGTTCTGAATCAGCGCATTTCGTAACCTCAAAAGTATATTGGAACTGCTGATGTTAGAATTATTAAAAAAGCTCGAAGAATTGCGTTGTTCTTTTTTAAATAGAGATCATGAAGTTCTTGATTTAGCAGAACGTGCAGGACCTGATATGTTACAGGCAATTGCAGGCTGCTTTATCGGTTGCGCTCAGTCAGTTGATGGTCTTGTAAAGGCTCACTCCTACAAGCTTGGAGAAGCGGAGAGAAAAGAATTTGAAGAATTTTGCAAAAACAAAAAAGAAGAAATTGGAGAAGTAGAAGAAGATTTAGTTGAAAAAGAAGTGACTCCAACAGATTTGGATGCAGTTGCCGCACTAGCAGAAGAATTTTCAAAATCTGGCGATGCACTTTTGCGCAGACAGGCTTCTGTATTAGACCAGGTTTTATTGACGTTTGCAGTTCCAGAAGTAAGAATGGAAGAAAAAAAAGCTTATGATGAAAAAATAGCTCAAATCAAAGAAAATTTAAAAAAAACTCCATCTGAAAAAAAAGCAAAAGTATCTTTTGATCCAAAGCAAGTAGCTGATGTTGTTGATAAAAATGTAAAAAAATATAATCCATTGGAAGCCCCATTAAAAACTAGAAATTGTATCGATCATCCGGGGCATCATTTAATTAGAGTATCTGATGATGTATATCAATGCTCCTTAGACTATAAAGAATATAACTTTAAAAGCGGATACACTACATTAAGCGGTAATCAAGTCCCTGGAGGAGATGTTGCTCTTCAATCTCAAGTTCCCAGTTACAGTAATGTTCGAATGAGTTTTAATCCTGAAAAATAATTTAACTTAACAGATATATTAATAAGCAGGGCAAAAGTTGCCCTGCTTATTTTTTTGGAGCTTTATGGATTTTTCTATTATTTTAAATCATCCCAAGAGAAATGAAATTGTATCTAAATTATTAAATGGAATTTCCCCCAAAGAAATTTCAATCTGGTTAAAAACTTTATTCAATGATTCGGATGAAGCTCATCTTAGATTGAGTCAAAAAATAATTGAACAGTTTTCTAAAAGTGATTTTTTAAATTATGAAAAACATTTAAATTCAGATATTGCAGCTGCTCAAAATGGAGACGAAAAAGCATTAAATTCTTTAAAAAATAATAAAACTTGGAAACAAAGAGTAGATTCTTTGTTGGAAGAAAAAGTTGATATTAAAGATAGATTAAATAAAATGGAATTATTGGTCAGGGATAGAATGGAACAAGTATTTGATTCTATCCAAAATAATCCACAAGGTACAAGGGGAGACCATGTATTAATTAAATATTTTGAGCATTATTTAAAATTATTAGAGACATATAATAAAACTATAAACCTTGCCCCCGATATGATTATTCAACATAATCACACTGTAGATTACATAGATAAAAGAACTGCTTTTCTTCAAGATTCTATTTATGAAATTTTAGAAGAAATGGATCCTGAATTTGCAACTATATTTTTAGATAAATTAAATCAAAAACTAGCAACATTACAATATAATGAAGAGGAGCCAAAACAAATTGGCATTTCAGAAATACAAAAATTAGAATATCAGGTAATATCTAGCGATGAATAAAATCAATAAAACAGCATATCCTCAAGGTCATGCCGATACCCACATTAAATCTTATGATTTAAATAAATGGACGAAGACATCTCATGATATTTCTATTTATGCTAGACAGGGCTATGATTATAATAAAATAAAAGACGAATTAACAAAAAATTGGGACGAAATGGAAAAAAAAGATTTTGCACATTGGATGAAATACTATCAAAGCAATAGCCAGAACGCCTATAAAAAAGCACAATATCTTGAAGTTGCTCCTGGTGCTTTTGTTCCTGGTGCCATGCTTTCTAGTTCGCCCGATTTGAATGACTTAAAGACAAAAATTAAATTACCAGAAGAAGAAGATCCCCAATTTAAAATTAATAAAAAAATTAGATCTATTCTCAATAGATTAACCTCTGCTGAGAAACTTGCCACAGATCCGGATGTTCAAAGAGAATTATCCAAGCGATTAGATATTGGTTTGCATAAATGGCTTGAAGAATTACAAAGAGTAAAAAGATTAATACAAATTGCTCCTATTAAACACGCAAATTCTTCTATTTTAGAGGATTTAATTTTTAAAGAAGCAAATATATTGGCACACAAAGGTTTTCCCAAAACCGCACAAGAATTAATAAAAGTTGCACAACTTATTCCTACGCCCAAAGATCCTCAAGGATCCCCACCTGCCCCTGCGCCCGCTCCAAATCTTCCTGGTGGTCCCCCTGGTCCTCCTTTAGACATGCCTCCTCCGCCTGATGCACCTCCTGGCGCTCCTCCTGGTCCTGGTGTTCCTCCAGGCGGACCTCCTGGCGCACCCCCAGCACCTCCAGGCGGCGGGCTAATTCCCACCGATCCTAGCCAGCTTCCTCCGCTTAAACCAAATCCTCCAAAGCCTGCAGAAAAGCCAAAGCCCAAAGGGCAAGAAGCATTGGATGAAATGCTTGGCAATTTAAATTCAAATAAAAATAAAGATAATAATAATATCGTAGACCCTCTTGTAGATGATTTGGCAGGAATGACAATTCAAGCCAAAGAAGATGAGTTTGCTGAGATAGAAATTGTTGCTCAAGCTCTTCCTCCAGAAATGGCTACAACGCCTGTAGATGTTCCATTTTCAGCGCCATCAGCTATTCCTGTGCCATCCCCAGAACCAACTGGATTGCCAAATGCTAATCTTCCCGCATCAACTCCAGTAAAGGCTCCCCCTGCTTCAGCAGTTAAGCCTAAACCAACAATTGAAGTTTCTGAAGATGAAGATAAATTTGCAGACACTGTAATTCATAAAAAGACAGATGACTTATTAGAAAGTGCTCTTTCTTCAATTACAATAACAGATGTAATTGAAAGACTAGATACTTTAGTTAACTTATTTAGAACTAGAGAGATACCAAGACAATTAGCCATCATCGATCTTATGATGGATCAATTAAATTTAAGTTCATTCTTCCCAGGTCTAGCAGAAGCTTCTTCTAAAAGCTTGGAAAGCAATCAATATGCTCTTTCTCGTATTGAAGAAGTTTTATCTAAGCTCAAGGGCTCAATTAAAAATGACAAATCTAAAGAAATAGATCTTTTAGGTCAAGAAGCATCTACATCTCCTGATGCACTTGATGTAGAAGGTGTTAGATCGAGTCTACAGTCCTTAGAAGATAAGGAGAAAGCAAGAAAACAACAAAAGAAACAAGAGGAATTAGCAAAAATAGAAGAAGAAATTCCAGAAATAGAAGTAGAAGAAGACTTGGCGCAACCAGTAGAAATGCCTGCCAGCATGACTGGAAGAACAGCTCCATTGGCTCCTCCAATTACGGCTCCAACGCCTCCAGCCGCAATCAGACCAACGATATAAATTAAATGAAATTAATTGAAGTACTTGAATTAATTGACTTTACTGCACAAGAAAAAGGCTTGTCAAAGCCTTTTATTTGTGGAGGTTTGCCAAGAGATAAAATCATTTATAAATCAATGGATTTAAGCGATGTTGATATTACAAATGGTGATGCTACCATTCATCTCTTAGCAAAAGAAGTCTATTTAAAATTAAAGCAGTTTGGTGCCACATATGTTGTGAAAAGTGATGGTCATGCCACTATTATGATTGGGCTTGTTAAACTGGATTTTAGTTCTAATTTCATTTTGCCAAATTTAGAATTAATGTTTAATCAAAAAATGTCACCCCTACGACAAGAGTTAATTAGTAGAGATTTTACTTGTAATACAATGTTAATGTCGATGGATTTAAAAAAAGTTTATGATCCTTTAGGTGTTGCTGTAGATGCAATCATGAGAAAAGAAATTGACACTAATTTGGGTCCTGAAATTACATTAAGAGCATCTCCAAATAGAGCTGTAAGAGTTATCTATCTTTCTTCTAAATTAAATTTTAAATTATCTGAAAGATTAGAAAATTGGATTATTAATAATAAAGATATATTTTTACAAATAAAACCAAAATATATAGTAGAAAAAATTAACAAAGGAATGAGCTATAATAGCGAAAATACTATTAATTTAATTAAAAAATTACAAATAGAAAATTACATCCCATTAAATTATCAAAATTTTAAAGGGATCTTGTGAGCAGAAGACAAGATTTAGATGTCAGACCCTTCCCGAATCCGGTAAGAAAAAATTATGATTATGGGGAAGGGCTATATTTTGGAAAAATGGACAAATTTAAAAGCGTTAGAGATTATTTAAATAAAAGAAAACGTAAAAAAATAAATAAAAAAAGTTTACATGAATTAGTTGAGCAAATTGAAATCTTCTCTCAAGAAGTCTTAAACTTACAAAAGTAACATGCCAATAGAAACATTAAATAACAAAGTTCATTTAAAAGTTATCAGAGATAACAAGGATAAAATTTGTCCGTTTGGATTTGATGTTCCTGTTGGATGTCAAAACGCTGGAGAATTAGTAAAAAATTTATCTTTGGCAACAGACTTGGATAAAGCCGAAGAAAATAAAAAATATTTATTAAATTATGCCTCGGAAGAACCTGGCAGAAAATGTTTTTATGCTGACAAAATTTTAAAGAAAAACAATAAAGTTTTATGCACCTTTCCTGAACAGGAATCTGGCATAGAGATGCCTACAGGCTCTCCTTTATATTATAAACCAATGAGTGGTACCTTAATGAGCGGATTAATGACATTCCCCTTAGGTTATTATAATGATAACGCTATAGATAGAGATTATTATTATGGATACTATTCAATAGAGAGTGTTAGTGACGATCACTCAAATCAAATAGAAAAAAATTCTATTAAAGAAGAATTTTATAATGGAATAAAGAAATTATCAAATGCATCCAAGATATATAAGCATTTAAAACAAAAAAACAATCAATAATAAATAATATTTTAGGATACTAGTATTTAAAAAGGCTCAGAAAAATGACTATTAAAATTGCTCAACAATACACAGCTGGTGGAAACTCCTATTTAGAGGGGGAGCGTATGACTCCAGAAGAATTTTTAAAAGGTACTTCTATGAGTGACGTATCCGATCTTCGTGTAGAAATTGAGCTTTCTCCCGAAACAGAGATGGAAGAAGAGCTTATGGAACATAGCCCAAAAGTAGAGGGTGAAATTCATGTTTCAAGCGATGATGAAGATTTTGAATTTGATGAAAAGAAAGAATTTTCTTTTATTTTAGGTAAAGTTCCAGGGTCTGATTCTGAGGAGGAAATTGAAGAGCCTTCAGAATTACAAGTTTCCGAAGATGATGACAAAATTCAAATTGAAGATGATCCATGGAAATGGAAGCATGAAAAATTCTTACATTGGCTAGAAGATAAATTAAAAAATGTTCCAAAACACAATGGCAAAGATGTTTCTGGTTTAGAAAAAGCCATGGCTTATTTAGAACATTTAGACAAAGAATGCTCTAAAGCAAGTAGAACTGATTTAAATAACGTGATTGATACTCCCAAGCTAGAAGATGCTCGTAAGCAAATTATTGATGGCATCGATCGATTATTTGATAGATTGCAAAAAGTCAATGCCATTAGAGGTAAAAAAGGCAAAGGTATGAAAAAGAAAGCCTCTGAAGACAACTCAGAAGGCTTTGTAAAAGAAGCTAAATCAATTCATTTTGAAGTTAATGTACCATATTTTATTAGCTTATTAGCTAGGATTTGCATTAATGCTTCTGTTTCTGCTGGGCATGATATTGAAGAAGTTTTTATGGATTTAGCTAAAAAATATGAATTAACAAAACAGCAGAAATTAGAAGTAGTAACATTAATTGAAGATATGGGCTATGCTTCTGTTTGGAGAGATCGCTCTAAGATGCTAGATGAAGAAATTGATTTAACATCATCTGAAAACGGTGATTGGGCAGCTCAATATCCAGCTTGAAGGTTTTATGTCTCGTAATGGCGCTTTTATAAGAGATAGCTCTGGTTCTAGTTCTTCTTGGTTAGAAGAATTTGCTTCTGAATGGGAAAAGAAAGCAACTACTACAGCTGTAGATGAAGCTAGAAAAAGACAAGCTGAACTAGATTTCTATTCTCAAATTTCTTCTATTGTTGGCGGAAAAAGAAAACATGCTACCGTTGACTCTATAGTGCAAGAATATCAAGAATTAACTGGTTTAAAAAAATATTTACAAACTTTAGCTGAGCAAGATCCCAAATCTCAAGAAAAAATTAAAACAGCTCAATATAATTCAGAAAATAATTCTGAAAAAGTATTAATAAATGTAAATGAAGACATGTTGCCTTCCGACATGTCAGATACTCTTAAAGAACAAATTAAAACACTTATTAATAATAAAATTGAAACTTATAATGGATTTATTTCAATTCCTGCAATTCAGGATGATTTATTAAAAAGCTTAAAGCACCAGGGAATAGAAGCTCATCAAGTTTATGATTCTAATATGGTAAAATTTATTGGTAATTGCTTGCGAGATTATCAAGAACATCACCCCAGACAAGATAATCATAACCCTCATTTAGGGGAAGCTATTATAGAAATAGAAGATGATGGCAAATTCATGCCAACATTGCAAAAGAAATAATATTATTTAATGAGCAAGAAAGAAAAAGATTTATTTTCAGAAATGAAAGAAAAGATCCTGGAAATGGATCCTGTCTATTGGTGTGAAAAATATTTGACCATTGATGGAAAGCCTTTAAAATTAAGAGATGGTTGGGAGCCATACATTGATATTTATAGATATGTTGGAATGAATGCCCTAAATAAAAAGGGTAAAAAAGTTATATTTTTAAAGGGTCGTCAAGTCGGTGGAACCATGGCGGCTTTATTTATTGAATTATTTTTATTAGCCTCTGGTCAATATGGAACGAAAACTAAGCCGCCAATTAGAATCATGCATTGCTTTCCTCAGTTGGAGATGGCGAGAAGATTTTCTGTTACTAAGTTTGATACAGTGGTTAATACATCTAAACTTGTAGACTCTCCCAAAGATAAAATAAAAAAAGTTCCATATATTGAAACTCGCTTGATGCCAGACGCTGATTCTCAGCAGTTAAAATATTTTCAAGGAGGAAACCATATTTTTATTGAATCTACAGGCTTAACTGGCGATCGGTTGCGTGGTATTACAGCCGATATTTTTCTTGGAGATGAAATTCAGGATATGAGAACATCAGCCATTGAAAATGCTACAAAAAGCTTAACACAAGCCCAATACGGAGCTACTGGTGATGGAGTTCAATTTTATTTTGGAACACCCAAGAAAAAAGGCTCTGATTTTAATAAAAGATGGGCTGTGTCAAACCAACAGTTTTATCATTTAGGCTGTGAAAAATGCGAAAAAGATTTTCCATTATACACCCCCGGAAGTGATGATTGGGAAAAAATTTGGATCGAAGATTCTCTTCCGGAGTCTCATCCTAGTCACGGATTTATTGTAAAATGCGTTCATTGTGAGCATGAACAAGATAAAAGATTTGCTGCTAAACGTGGAAAGTGGGTGGCGTACAATACAGATCCAAAAGTTCAATATATTGGTTTTCATTTAAATCAATTATATATTCCAAATTTTCCCAGATGGAAAGTTATTGGAGAAAAGCCTGAAAATCACCCAGTTAATACTGAAAGAGCTTATAGAAATGAAATTCTAGGAGAATTTTATTCTGGAACTAGCCAGCCAATTACCACGGATGAAATCGATCATGTTTGTGGAGAGCAGACAATGATGATGGCTTCTAGGCTGTCTTCTAGCCCTGACAGAAAGATTGTTATTGGATTTGATTGGGGTCAAAAAGTAGAAGATTCCGGTTCTGGAGACGAAGAATCTTCTGGCGGTAAGTCGTATAGCGTTGCGATCGTTTTAGTTCAAGAAGGTCCAAAATTATTTAGAATTGCTTGGGCTGAAAGATTTATGAAAAACGATTTAGATTATAAAGTAGAGCGAGCAGAGCAATTATTCAGAAGATACAACCCTGATTTGGCATTAGGTGATATTGGCTTCGGATATGAAATATGTAAAATATTACAAAAAAAATATAGTCATAAATTTTTAGCAGCTAGCGGATTGCATAATGTTAGCGGCAAATACAGATTAAAAGAAGAAGATAATTTAAATACAATTATCTTTGAAAAAGATTATGTTTTAGAACAAATTTTTGAAAAGTTCAAACGTGGAGAAATTAAATTTCCATACAAAGATTATGAGAAAATAGCATGGTTAGTTGAACATTGCGCTAGCATGGATACAAAGATAACCTACGATCGCAGTGGCGAACCAATGACCAAATATGTTAAAGGTCATATTCCAAACGACGGTTTGATGGGATTAGTATATGCTTACGTTGGGGCTTTATCATTAGCCAGCAATAATTTCAAGATTAAAAATCCAGAAAATTATAAGGAAGCTGGCGTAAGTAAAGACCCCCCTATTGCGCTTGGTTATTTTCCCAAGTGGCGCTGATATATTAAAGCAATTTAATTGCCTCATTAGCGAGTTCGGATCTTTCTCCTTTGACTAGAGAAATGTGTCCTGCCAATTTAGATTCTTTAAATGCTTCTACTATTTTGCTAATGGTATTATTCATGGCATCTAAATTATTAACGTCTATTTGTTCAATATCTCCAGTACAAACAATTTTGCTACCAGTTCCAAGTCTAGTTAGCAATGTTTTGGCTGCATTAGATGGTAAGTTTTGAGCCTCATCGATAATAATTAATGCGTTGGCTAAACTTCTTCCACGAGCATAAGCTAAAACATCTAGCTCTATTTTATCCTTTTTAATAAAATATTCTAAATTATCTCTCCAAGTTAAAGAATTCTTTTTATCTTTTCCACCGCTATTGCTTGCTAATAGTGCTTCAAAAGAATCAAATATGGCTTGGAAATATGGTTCCATCTTTTCATATTTATTGCCTGGCATATAACCCAAGTCTTTACCAATGGTCTCTACAGGGCGATAAATAATTAATTTATCATATTTTTGTTTTTCTAAAACCAATTCTAAAGCCGAGGCAAGGGTGAGCAATGTTTTACCAGATCCTGCTTGCCCCATTACTGTTACTAGTGGGATACTGCTATCCATTAATAAATCTAATAAGCAAGTTTGTTCGTTGCTTCTGGGATTTATTCCCCAAGCACTTTGTTTTTTTACTAATTTCACCTTATCATCAGATACTTTTCGTGCAAGCGCTAATTCATAGCCACTATCATCAATGAATAAGGCAAATTGATGCGGTAATAGTTTAATATTATAGCATTTTGGATTAAAAAAGCTATTTTCCATTAAATCCTGATAGGCATCTGGATGATTTATTTCTGTAATTCCTGAATAAAATTCATTAGTTTTTGTTAATTTATCTTCATATTCTTCTGCTTGAATTCCTAAAGCTTTTGCTCTAATTCTTAAGTTAATATCTTTAGATAAAAGAGTGGGTATGCTTTTACCTTTTTTATATTTTAATGCGCAGGCTAATATTTTATTATCACCGTAAGATGGATCTTTTCCAATAACATCTTGATCTAAAACATCAACTTTTAAAATTGATTTAGAAGGAAGAGTAATGCCATCAGCTAAATTTTCATTTTCAGAAAGTTTATCTATTTTTTTAATGAGCATTCTGGCATTTTTGCCGATCTCATCTCTATATGATTTTAGCTTATCTAATTCTTCTAATACTGTAATCGGCAAAACTAATATCGAATTTTTAATTTCAGTTAAACATCCGGGAAAGTTGACAAGGATAGAGGTATCTAGTATATATGTTTTTTTCATTTATCTTTTAGCCGTTTTGAGAGTTAAAATTCCAGATTTAAAAAGACTATTATTATAGTATTTTTATTAGATGATCTGTAACTCCTTTTAGGTTATAGGTAGATTTAACAGCTCTTAACATTATATATAAATATTATCAGGAAGGCTTCAGAATGATTGAATTTAAGAATGGCAGTTTTGTCCCCAGACAAGATTTAAAGCCTTATATCACTAATAACATGGCGAGAAGTGTTTCGCAATACCGCCGAGCTGCACTTGAAGAAGAATTAAATAAAGGATTGTTTTCTGAAAAAGGTGCAACAAAATCCACTGATATAAATTCAAATTCTTATTTAAGTGGAATATCTACGGGCTTTTCAAAAAAAGCCTCTAATTATGATTCTTCATCTGTTGGCGGTGCAGGGGCAAACTGGAGAGGTAGCGGAGGAGTTCTTCATCAAGTTAGCGAAGTTTATTCACCATTATGGCTATATAGCAACCTAAGTCTTCCAAGAGATCGCGCAACTATTAATGCTTGGAGCCGTGCGTTCTTTGCTTTAAATCCATTCGTTCATAATGCTTGTACCTTGCATTCTACTTATCCTGTTGCAAAATTAAGTATTAAATGTAAAAATCCAAAAGTAGAAAAATTCTTTGCAGAAATGATTGAAGAAATAAATTTAATGGATATGATTGTGCAGATTGCTCAAGAATATTGGATTTTAGGAGAGGCAATTGTATACGCAGAATTAGATAAAGATAAGGGAAAGTGGAGCAGATTAATCATTCAAAATCCTGATTATGTGGTCATACAAAATTCTTTAGGAGGAGATCCAGTAATTAGTTTACGACCAGATGAACTTTTAAAGAAAATTGTAAATGGCAATTCGCCAGCAGAGGTGATGCAAAGGTCAAAATTAGATCCAGCTATAGTAGACCGAGTAAGAAAAGGAGAAAATATTCCTTTAGATAATTTTAATTGTTCTCATTTAGCAAGAAGAATTTCCCCTTATGAAGTTAGGGGTACTGGATTAATTGTTCCTGCCTTTAAGGCATTAATGTTATTTGATCAATTTAGAGAGGCTAAATACACTCAAGCAGTATCAATGGTTAATCCATTAACTTTGGTTAAAATTGGAAGTGCAGAATTTAAACCTTCTCCAGAAGATATTGCTTCTTACAGAGATATTTGGGAAGCTGCCGAGGCGGATAGAAATTTTAAAATTTTTACTCACCAAGATGTTGCAGTGGAAAAAATAGGAAGCAACAGTGGAATTCTAGATGATTCTGGGGTTGTCACACAACTAGTAAAAGAAATATTTACTGCATTAATGGTTCCTTCTGTTATTATGGACGGCGGAAGTGATACTACTTATGCAAACGGATCGGTTGGATTGGATGTCTTGCGTCAAAGATATATGCAATTTAGAAACATGTTAACTAATTGGTTGAGAAGAAAGATTTTTGCTCCTATTAGTATTATCAATGATTTTTATGATTATGAAAATGAAGAAAAGAAATTAATTGTTCCAGAAATTGACTGGAACCATATGAGTATGTTTGACATGGGTGATTACATTCAAAATCTAATGAATATGACACAAGATCCAAACACTAAAAAAGCTAGTTATCAGACTTTGTATCGATCTTTAGGGCTGGACTATGAAGATGAGCAAAGAAGAATTCGTCAAGAGGCAATATCTGATGCAATTTTAGCAAAAGAAAAAGTTTCATTAGAAAAAATGTCTTTAAATGAACTGCGGGCTCTTGGACCATCTGATGAAATTCCAGAAGTTCCAGAAAATCCATTACCAGGAGAAGACCCCACTACTGGTGGTGGTGGCGCAGCTCCAGGTGGAGAGCCCCCACCAGGGGAATTGCCTGGAGTTCCACCACCACCAGCACCTCCAGAAGCTCCTCCAGGATGATGGAATAAATTGATATAGATGGTAGTTAATATTTTATTTTTTAATAATTTAGGATGAAATGATGAATGATGATATCATTATTGTAACTGCAGCTGGCGCCGGAACTTGGCTTAGAGAAAGATTTACTCCTAAAGGCATTCAGCGCTGGTTAACAGAATCGGCAGTATCCGAATACGCTCATAAAATGGACATTTTACGAGAAGTAGATGACCGCATTTATGAATGGGCAAAAGATCTTTCTGTATATATTGATCTTATGGAAAAAGCTTATGAATCAAATAGGCTTGCAGATCTTGCGTCTTTAGGCGTTTCTATTAAAAGAACATTAAAAGGAATTTCTTCAGAGATTTCTAAAGTTGAAAAATTAGTTGGAATTTCAGAAGAATCTGAAAAAGAATTTCTAAGACAGCGGCAACCAGAAATTCCATTTACTACCAAGTTAAAAACTAGATTTTATGAACCCACAGATAGATTCGATCTGTCTAGGGAAGAAATTGCTAGAGAGATGCAAAACAGAGCATCTTCAAAAGAAGATCAGTTATTAAAAGAGGCTGGTGTTTTTGATTTTCTAGATGATTGGACTCGTTCCTGGGTAGCTAAAAAATTAAGAACAGAAAAAGGAAAGCAAAGAGATCGTGCATTAAAATCTTTTTTTAGAACTTCTAAACTTATAATAAATAACTTAAAAAGAGTTACTGATAATTTACATAAGTTAAGAGCCCAGGGAGAAATTGGATCTTATCTTGATTCTTTAAAGAAAGTTGAAAGACTTCAAAAAGATTTTCTATATGGTAGCGGAAAAGAATCTTCGGATAAAACCGAAGAGGGATTTTATTATGTTTATGACACGTATCTTAAAGACATTATAGAAGATTCAATAAGCGCCCCAACAGGCGGTTCAGGACCGGCTGCCGGTCCTGCTCCTGGGTCTTCTCCCAGCCCTGCTCTTGGTCCTGGTCCTACTCCTCCAGCTCTTGTTCCTGGACCCGCTAGCATTGTTTCCCAACCTACTAATCCTATTACTAGCCCAGGCTCACCTGGAACTTTATCTCCGCCGCCTGTGGATCTTGGAACTTTAGGTTTATCACAATCAGGTGAGAGGGTGCCTGCGGTAAGTGTTACGATTGAGCAAGACGAAGCTCAAAGAGCAGGCAATGATGCACTTCAAGAAATTCAAGATGTTCATAGAGCCCTTGAATCTGGTGATTCAGAAAAAGCTCAAGAAGAACTTCAGGAATTAACTACCGCAGTTCAAAGAACTTCTATTGAGGCTTTTCAAGCCGGCTCTGCGGTAGGAGAAAATGTCGGTTCTCCTGAACCTGCTGCGAAGGCTAAGGCAAAATCTGAAAAAAAAGTCAAAAAAACAACAGAACAACCAACTTCAGCTGCAGTCCCCGCTGGAACTCAAGCTACCGGTGAAACTCCAGAAGAGAGAGACGCTCGACTCAAGAGTCTAATACTAGCACGTTTGAAATCATTTCGTGAAAATGAGGAAAGTGCGCCTCTTGCGTCGTCAACACCTACCGAGACTGAAGTTACCGAAACTGCTACTGGGTCTGCTGCTGAATCTTCTGCTGCTACTGAATCAGCAAAAGAGTCCAAGTCCCCAGCTTCTGCCACTGAAACAGCTGCTGCCGAAGGTGGCAAAACATTAATAATAAATCCGCCATTCAAAGCACCAGGAGAAGGAAAAACTGCTACCGCTAAAAAAGCGATAACCGCTGCCGAACTTGTTCTTCAAATAAATTTGTCGGACATAAGCGCAGCTGATCTTCAAGGTCATAAAGATTATTTACTTGAATTAGGAAGCGCTTTAAATAGTTCATATGACAACATTCTACCGGGACAATTTACTAACTCCATTAGGTCCAAATTACAAAAATTATATAATTTAATTCAAGAAAGAAGCAGCGATCTTGAAAAGATTTTGGCACCCGAAGAGTCTTCGGCTCCAGCCTCCACCGCTGAGCCCGCCGCTGTCGAAGGCGAGGCGGCGCCAATAAATCCGTCAATCGGAACAGAACCAGATGGACCGATAAAAGCTGCCGAACTTGTTCTTAAAACAAATTTATCGGACATTGGTGCAGCTGATCGTCAAAGTCATAAAAATTATTTATTTGAACTAGAGGGCAAATTAAAAAAACCAATTCCTGGAGTAGAACGCAAACAGCAATTAGATTTATTTAATAAAATTAAATCAAGAAGATCAACTCTTGTAACGCTTTTAGCATCGGCGAGTTCAAAAGATTTCAATTTTTTAACAAAACTTGCCAGTGCCTCTAATAAATATCAGGCTGCTCAATATTTGTTAAGCTATTCTCAGCAATTAGAAGATATTGATTTGAATAAAAGCCTTAAACTTTTAGCTCTTGCCGAGGGATTGTTAGATGATTGAGATGGTAAAAATTGCCAGCAGCCAGTTAACTCGAACACCTGACTATCAAGTAGTTAAGGTTGCTGGAATTTTACGTAGATTGAAAAATTGGATTAAATCTAAATTTGACCAAGAGTTTCAAAACAAAGTAACTGAATTAGAAAAGGACTCAGCGGTCCACTCTCAAACTCTTAAAGAATTACAAGAACAAATTTTAAAAGTCCAAGAAGCAATTCAAGATAAAGAGCTTGACGAATATAAAAAAGAATTAACATCTTTAAAAAAATTACTTGCCAGAGCTTTTAAAAATACATCTTCTTCTTTGACTGCGGTCTCAGAATTATCTAATGAAATTCAATCAAGATTTACATCAGACCTAGCTAAAGACACAGATTATGTCGATAAAGTAAAAAAATGGTTAAAGGAAGATCAAAAATTTGATCTTCCTTTAAATGAATCTATTAATATTTCATTTAAAGATGTAAAATTTTATTCAGGATTGATTCCTGATAGAATTAAAAATTTTACCGAATCCAATTGGGAAAGAGGCATTTTTCCATCTTTTAAAAAAGAAAATATTAATGTTGCAAATGTAAATAAAGAAAAACTTCAAGACAACATAAAAGCCGCAATTGTCAATGGAACAATTACAAAAGTTGAATTGCAAATGCCAGGACCTTCCGATCGTACTAATGCTCCCGCTACAGGGGTTTTAAATTTAAGTGTAGAATCTGATTTTTATAAAATTCCAGGAACTGATTATTTTGTCAAAACAAATTTTAAAATTAGAGATACTTCTCCTGGAAAATTCATTAAAAACCCAGAAATGTCAGTGTTTATGGTGGGCAATACCACACTAGCGCCTCCATCAGAGCCTCCGGCAAAAGTAACTGCCTCTGATAGAATTTCAATATTAAAAAACTTTGAAAATAATTATAGAATAAATTTATATAACTCCTTTATAAGGAGTGCGCAAGCAAATTTAGTTCCTGATGAAATTACCGAGCTTTCAGATTCTCAACTTGCTAAGGTAATGGAAAAAGGATATATTAAAAATAACGGTAAAGATCCTATTTTGCCAGTTTTAGCTTTTGGTTGGGCGCAAGCAGCTCATGAATCAGGAAGAAATCCTACAAGATTACACGGCAATAATATTGGTAATATTATTGCCGACTCGAAATGGATTGAATCTGGAAAGCCATTTTTTATTAAAGGTCACAGAGATTTTTCTGCGGAAGGTGAGCTTCAAGAAATTAAAGAAACCAAATGGAAGGCATTTTCCACTCCAGAAGAAGGGGCTGCCGAATACTGGGGTTTGTTAAATAGAAAATATCCAAACACTTTAAAATGGGCGGCAGGAGGGGACCCTCAAAGTGCAGTTATTGATTTAGCTACTGGATATAAATATCAGTATTATACTGGAGAAATTGATAAATATTCTTCAAGCATAAAGTCATTGTATAATACTTTTATGAAAAATTTAGCACATAATTTTCCTCATTTGTCTAAGGAGACTATACAATTAGATGAGAGTCCATTAGAAATTAAAAAATGGAGAGCTGAATATGAAACGGAAAAAAAATCTTTTGCTTTGACGGCGCTAATAAAAGAAGCTCTTGATAAGAAAAGCAATCAAAGATCTGATGTTTTAATAAAAATAGAAGGCAGTGATTTAACAGACAATTTAGAATATGCTTCAAATTTATCATTTTTAATTCAAGATTATTTAAATGGCACAACAAAAATAAAAGAAAAAGATAATAAATTATACATTGAAGCATACTCTTATTGTGGTCAGAATTTTAAACATGGAATAGATGAACTATCAGAACTTTTATCTAAAGAAATTAATAAAAAAATTAATAAAAATGTCTATGCAATTTCAGCTGAAAATATTATAAGTTTTGCCGAAGAAATTAACAATGAAACTTTATCCTCTAACCACAGAAAATTTATTATAAGGTACTCATGAGTGAAGAAGTAAAATTACATCCATATGCTGCGGCTATTCTCCACTATTTAAAAGGTAAAAAAATAGAAGTTAACAGCGGAGACGTGAAAACTATTTTCAAATTTGCAGAATCGGATGTAAACCAAAAAAATGTTATCAGAGGCACCTTAGAAGATGCCATGGGTGATGCGCTAATAGTTTCCATAGAAAAAAATAAAAAAAATACTAGAATTTTTCTAAATGTATGGTCAATTAAATCTATTCTTCCAATAGAAGAAGATTTATTTGTAAAAGATGTTTACGAAGATGAGTATGAAGGCTTTGCTAAAAATAAAAATAAAAAATTATGATTAAAAATGCTTACATAAAAAAAATAGATGAAAAAACCTGGAGAGTTTATTCTCAAAAGGGTAAAAATTTAGGAACCTTTAAATCTTTAAAGGCTGCAAAAGATCATTTGCAAGAAGTAGAATTCTTTAAAAATAAAGATCTAAACAAAAATGCACGTTCTGATTTCTATCAAAAAATTATTGAAGCAAAAGAGCACAACCACAAGCACCACAAGCACCACAAGCACGATGAAGAAAGTACTTACTCTGCTCTTTTAAGAAAAATTAATAAAGAAAATCCGGAAAACATTAAAAAAGTAATGTCTAATTTTAAAAAAATTTTTGAAAATGCTTTAAAAGATGAGACGCCATTGGATGAAATTGAAAAAGTTTGTTTATTAGAATTGCAGGCTAAAAACAAATCAAAGGTTGAAGATGAATAAAAGAATGTATAAACTGGCAGCGGCAACTATTGAAATGGGATCTCCCGAAACTGCAGGAAAGGGAATTGCTGATATTGTTAAATTTTTATTGACAAGAATTTCTCCAGCAAGCAGACCCGAAGCTTACCGTAAAATGAGAGATAAAATTAAAGAATTAGATCCTATTACCATTTCTTCTAAAAAGACACCTGCTAGCTCATCTATGGGTCAATCTATTATGTTTATAAAAACTATTTTAATTGGTCACGATAGCAGGTATATTAAATCTGTATTAGAAAATATAATTAAAAATTTAAATTAAAATGTTAAACTTTAACAGAAAACCTTTTTTTGAACAAATTTATCTTGGCTCTAATCCAAAAGAGATTCAAGATTTGCAAATATTAAAAAAATCAGGTATAAATTCTTTATTATTTTTAGATGCAAAAAGCAATTTAAATGAAGCTATTGATAAATATTTTGAAAATAATACGGTAATTCCAATTGATTTATCTAGTCAAGATGTTCTTAAATATTTAGAAAGAAACTTGAGATCCATTTTAACCAAGCAGCCAATTTATATTGCTTCTGATATAAAATCAAAGCTTGGATTGGTTATTGGTATGTATAAAATATTAAAATTAAAAAATATAAAATTTGATAATTTATTACAAGAAATAACAAATTCTCCTATTATTAGATATGGTCAAGACAATGTTCCCCCTCAGATTATAAAAAGATGGAATGAATTTTTAAAAAATATGATTTCTCCATCAAAAAGTCCAGAAGAAGCCTTGGAAAAAGAACTAGAGGACAAATTATCAATTCAAGATGGAAAACTAGATAATTTTAATATTAGACCTTTGTTATATAAAATATATGAAATAAATAATGAAAATTTACCTTCCTTTGCCCCACACGCTGATACGCCGATAATTTCTTCCGATCCTAGCTTAGAAATAGCATCAAATGAAAATTCATATGATACCATGCCTCAAATAGGTCAATACAGTAATTTAGGACCAATCAGAGGAGCCGGAGCAGTTGAAGGCGCAGGACCACTCAATATTTTTCAATACTAATATGATTGACAAGTTAGCAGCATCATTAGATATGTCTTTTAAAGTTCCAGATTCTGAAAAAAGAATCGCTCAAACATCTTTGAGGAACTTTTTAACTACCGTAAATGGTCTTTCCATTGCCAAAGACCATTTGGATTTAATGTATGGTCCATTTAAGAAAGCTCAATCTATTTCAGTAGAGGCTTTGACAAAATTTAGGGGAAAGTTAAATAGATTTAAAAATCAAATGAAAAAAAATTTTAAAAAAGTAAGAGAACATGCTTTTAATGCATTAAAAACTTTTAATTATTTTTCAACTGATACTCATTGTATAGAATTAATTAATGCTTTCAAAGAGTCAATGAATGATTTAATTCAATCGGTTATTAAGTTTATTGAAATTTTAAATGATTTTAAAGTAGATGACTTTAAAGATAAAGTTATTATTGCCATTGATAATATCAAAAAAGAATCGGCTCAAATAGAATCTTTAATTAGAGATAGGATTATTGATCATATTAAAAAGAATATAATTGGAGAAAGTTGGATCACTAGCGATAATAATGTTAAATCTTTGGAAGAAAAAGTTCCAATGGTTATAGAGATTTATAAAAAAATTAATGAGGGCAAAGATTTGAATGATCACGAAAGCTTTGTTCAAATTCAAAAAAAACCACAAAGTTTAAATTTCAGCGACTCTCAAAGAGTTTTGTATCCTCAAGATATGAGACAAGAAGGTCAGACCAGCACATAAGGATTTTATGGGATTCATCAAAATAGGCGATGCAACGCCAATTTTAAAAGTGTTAAGCGAAGAAGAACTTAAACAAGAAAAAAATAAAATTAAAAAAGAAAATCAAGAAAATATTAATTCAGATAATAGCAATAAAAAATAACACATGCTATTAAGCTGACATATTGAAGTGAAGTTTTTATGGATAAAAGGATTGTAAATGTTTGTAAAAATAGGTGAAGCAATTTCCATTACCGCTGCGGATATTGAAAATTCTGAAAATGTACTTTCAGATCCGGAAATTCAAAATAAATTTGAAAAAATTGCAAAAGAATTAAAAATTATTGCCCCTAAAGGAGATGATTTTCTTTATTTTAGTGCAGTAATGATGCATGCAGCTGAACATGCTGCTCTTAATGATGATGGTTCTTTTAAAGTAACAGCTTCGGGGGATCCAGTTAAAGTTTGGTGGGAGAAAAAAGGAGAGTCGGTAATTTGGAAAAGCAATGATTCAAATTTGCGACCATATAAAAATAACAATTGTTTCATTGCTGGAACTAAAATTTTAATGTCCGATGGTTCCGTTAAGAACATTGAAGATATTCAAGTAGGCGATGAAGTAATCACGCATAAAAATAACTTTAAAAAAGTTTTAGAAATTTCTCACAGACCCTATAGTGGAAAATTATTAACTTTAAAAATTAAAAACAATGAAAAAATACATTGTACTCCAGAGCATCCATTTTATCATGCAGATTTATCTGGTTATTATACTAAAGGTTTAAAGTCTTTAACAGAAAGAAAAAAGAACAGCTCTTCTTTTAAGACTGCTTTTAAATTTTCTGAAATTAATAAACTATCAGTAGGAGATCTTCTAACCTCTCCGGTAATTAGACATGAGATTTCTACTGGAACAATTAATCCTAATCGAGCTAAAATTCTTGGAATCTTTGCAGCTGAAGGATGTTATACTAAAAAATATGACAAAAGACAGGGTATTAGATTTACCATAGGCATACATGAAGAAAAAACCGCTTCAAGCATTAAAGAAGTATTTGAAGAGGAATTCCCAGAATGTTCTGTCAGAGTTTTACCGGAGCCCGAGCGCTCTGTTATTTCTATCACTGCCACCGGAGGAAATATTGCTGAATATTTCTTCTATCACGTAGGAGAAATGTCAGACCAGAAAAAATTAAGTAAAGAACTAGTTTACGCAGATGAAGATTCTAAAAAAGCGTTCTTGTCTGGATATATTGATGGTGATGGCTGCCTAACGGATTACAATAAATTAATTATAATTACAACCTCTCCTCACCTAGCCTACCAAACAAGAACAATGTTAAATTCAATGAACATTGGGTCTTCATTGCGTAGAAAAAATACGAGTGAAGGAAAAATAAAAATATTACAAAATTATAAAGAATATAATTGCAAAGACCATTATCGAGTAGAGATATACGGTGATGCTTATAAAAAATTAGAACTAGAAAAATATACTAATAAATATAAATTTAAAGATTGCACTCATAGAGTTATATCTAACTTTGAAAAAGATCATTGCCTTCATGTTATAACGGGAATAGAAGAAAATGATTTTAATGGAATGGTTTATAATTTTGAAGTTGAAGATGATCATTCCTACGTTGCAAATGGTATAGTTACTCATAATTGCGACATTTTCCCCGAATCCGAACTTATTGCTGCCCACAAAAGATGGGTAGGCAAGCCTTTATGTCTTGATCATAAAAGCTCTTCAGTTGATATGATTCGAGGGTTAATCGTAGATACTTATTATGATAGAAAATTAAAAAGAGTTGTTGCACTTTGCGCATTGGATAAGAAAAATTATCCAGATTTAGCCAGAAAAGTATCAACCGGTTATGCTGCGTCTGTTTCAATGGGAACAGGAGTTGGCAAGGCAATTTGTTATGATTGTGGCAACGTTGCTAGAACAGAACATGATTTTTGTTCTCACATGAAAAATAAATCATGTTACGGGGAAGTTAATTTGGATCTTAATCCAATAGAACTATCCATTGTTGTCAACGGAGCAGATCCAAAAGCAAAAATTAAAACAATTATTGCTGCTGCAAATAGTATAGCAAAATATGTTGAAATGAAAGAAGATGAACTTTCTAAAGTGGAGCCAGAATTAAAAAATAATCGTTTTAAAGATATGCTCTCATCTTTAGAAAATGTTACAGCGCAATTAAATCAATTAAAAGAGGAAATTGAAAAGCTGTCAGAAGAAATGCAAGGCGAGGAAGAAACCTCTTCAGAAGATTCAAGTGATAGTTTAGAAAAGGAAGCTTCTGATAAATCATCGGAATATGCACTAAAAAGCATTTCCAATAAATTAGATACAATATTTGAAAAAATTAACAAACTTTATAGTTTTAATAAGGATGAACAAATGACTACTAAGAAACAAGCTTATTTCCAAGGTGGCGGCGGAATGAACGAGCCACAAACATATGCAAAAGAAGATGCGGATACAATTCGTAATACCAAAGATAAACAAATGGGCGGTCAAATGAATACTGGTCCAGTTGACGGAATGCATCCAGGATATGAATCTTTTGGCGAATCAGAAGAAGCACGCAAACGTAGACTTCAACGCTTAGCTGAAGAAGAAATGCGTTCAATTCGTCGTCAAGCAGCATTAGAAGTTGCCAAAGAAAATCTTGCCAAAAAGCAAGCATATTTCCAAGGCGGTGGTGGTGCAAATGAACCACAAACCTATACAAAAGAAGATGCTGATAAAATTCGTAATACTCAAGATAAGCAAATGGTTGGAGCGTCTCCATTTCCCAATACCGGTGATGTAGACGGTTTATTTCCAGGCGACCAAGATAAAAAAGAAAAACTTTCTCGTGCAAAACTCACTGCACGTTTCTTAAAAGCAGCTGCAGCTAATGGTAATGACGATCTTGCAAATTCACGCTGGGAAGTTTTTGCTGATAAAAAACTCGTTTTCTCAGCTAGCGTTAATGAAATTACTGGTGGTCGCTCAAATGCCCTTTATGATTCAGTTGCTAATGAGGGCTTTGGTCGCTCATTAATTGCAAAAATCCGAACTAATGGCTTGGAAAAAGTTGCCACCATGTATAAATCAGCACAAGCAGCACCACCTGCCCCAATGGCAGCCCCCGCTCCAATGGCAGCTCCAGCACCTGTTCCAATGCCAGGCGCTGCCCCCGCTGGTGATTTGTTGGATATTCCAATGAACCCAGAAGAAGGAGTTGCAGCTGCAAGATCTGATGTGGGCGGTAAAGGGGATCCATCAGAAAATCTTGATGGATTACTTAACAAGGCAGAAGAAGTTCTTGCAGATATTCGTGAAGGCGTCAAAGCCCTTCAAAATCAAGCAGGCAAGCCTGGTGGAGAAGCTGGTGAATTTGAAGAATTAGCAGGCGCAGAACAATCTGGTGCTCTTAGCCCAACAACAGCATCATTGGTTTCCATGCAAAAGAAACTTGGTTCAACAATTCTTGCAGCTATGAAAGAAACTGCTGTTAAATTATCCAGTGTTTCTGATGAATTAAGACTTGCAAAACGAGTTCTTGTTAAGAATGCTTCTCGAGAAGTTCGTTCTACCGTTGAAGAAAGCAAAGCTGCTACAAGAGAAATTCTTGCTGATTGCTATACTCTTATGAGCGCATTTAGCAAATATGCATCATCTACAGAAATGCTTGCAAAACAAGCCGCTCAAGAGGTTACTATGGTTAAAATGGCACAAACTAAAAAAGAAACACCAGAAGAAGAAAAGAAACGAAAAGCACGAGAAGCTGCTGCTCGTGAAGTTGCCGGAAAACATCCAATGTTTAAAACTTTTAAAACAGATGATTCTCACAGTGTTAGCGATTGGGATCATGTAAGCGATGCCTGGGACGTTGATGATTCAGGTTCAAGCGATGATTTGGGCATGGGCGATGATTTGATGCATGCTCTTGACATGGGCGATGTAGATCATGACTCTATGTTAATAGACGATAATGATGCTGACGTGGAAATGGCAATTGGTCCTAATGCTAAAGTTAAAGGAGATAGCAATTCTATTGCAGAGCTTGCTAAAAATCTTAAGACTTCCGAAGATCTTTCTACCAAAGAAGGTCGCGCCGCTTATCGTGCAAAACAAGCTGCCAAAGCAATGCAATACAGCAGCATGCTTGACGAAGCCCATGGCAAAGCAGGACCAGTTCTTTCTGGAATGAAAGGCGATGGAGCTAAAGTTGAAACTCTTCAAGAAATTCAAGAAGATATGTTGGGAGTTGCAACCAAAGAAGTGTCATCTAAAGATGTTTCTCCAAAGACCAAAAAAGCAGCAGACGACATTCAAAAACTTGTCATTGCAGGTCGCATAAATGCATCTGAAGTTGATCAGCTTGTTAAAGCAGGGTTGGATAAAGAAGCTGTTAAATACTGGAAAGATTTCTACGGTCAATCCAAAGATAAAGCCAGCAAAGAATTTGCAGCAGATCTCACTTCAGAACATGCTCAAGCTAAAAAAGCAGAGAGCATGGATGGCTTCCGTGTTAAAATTGCACGCGCCTATGACCTTGCCAACGAAATGGCAATGAAAGGTCTTATCGGTCGTGACAAGCATGCTATCAAAGAACAAGTTGATGAACTTATGAGCTTCAATGATGCAGGCTTTGAATCCATGAAGAAACACGTTGAACGCACACCAATGACCCGTACCGCCTCTTATGTAATGCCTCAAGTTGGCTTAATGAGCGAAGAGCTTATTGCCACAGCATCTGCAGAATCAGGTGATCTTGTCAATGAATTTGCAGCAGCTTTTGCTAATCGCAAATACTGATAACAAATATTATTAAAATAAGGGCAAACTCTAACATAAGTATAGAGTTTGCCTTTATTATTTTAAGGAACAAAAAAATGAAATTGCAATTTAATATCGCCTCTGAAATGAATGAAATTTTACAAAGTTCACTTGTAAAAAGCGCATCTGTTGTTGAGCAAAAAACAAGTAAAAATTATGATGAAATTTCATCTCATATTATAAATTTATCAGAGATGGCTATAGAGTTAGACAATCGAGGAATGAATAAAACGGCTTCTTCTTTAAGAAAGACAGCTCGAATGTTTCTTGATTCTGTTGAAATTAATAGCCAAGCATATAAAATTGCAGAACTTTACGGACTAGTTTGAAGGACAGACATGATAAAATCAAATAATTCTATTGCTTTAGATATGGACAGTTTAATTCAAAAAAAATTAGAATTAAATAAAACTGCTAAAAAAAATAAAGTTAAATGTTGCAGCAAATGTGGAGAATCTTGTAAATGCGACAAAGATTGTCCTTGCAATTCTAGCTGTTCTTCTGATTGCTCTAACTGTTATGACATGAGTAAAAAGTCATATCAAGAAATATTTAATTTTATTTTAAAAACATCTGAAAAAGTTGATAATTTAGGATTTGATAAAATTGCAACTGAGCTTTTAAAAGCATCTTCTAATTTGGATTCTGAGCTACAAGAAAAAAATAAAGATTTAAATTTTGCAAGAACTAGAAGACCTAAAGCGACTGAGGATGCTAAAAAAACTGAAAAAGCGGCTAAGAAAGCTGAAGAGGAGGCTAAGAAAGCTGAAGAGGAGGCTAAAAAAGCTGCTGAAGAAGCCGCCCGAGCCGCCGATGCCGCTGCAGAAGAAGCCGCTAAAGAAGCCAGAAGAGCTTCCGAAGAAGCTAATGCCAGAAGGAGAAGATTAATGTCTGGAATTGCTGAAATTCCCTCTCAGACAGAGAAAAAAACCGAGCCAGCTTCTCCTGAAGTGGTCGTTACAAAAATACCATATTCTGGACCAGCAGTCGGAGCAAAAAAATCAAAACCCAGAAAAACCTCCGATAAACCTTCCAATGTACAACGAACAACAGATCCTAGCACTGGAGAAACTGTAGTCACGGTTCCGTCTATTTCTAAGCAGCCTAGCGCTGTTAGAACTCCCAAGAATAAAAGCAAGAGCCTGCAGGAGAAACCTAAAGAGAACAAGAGAACTAAAGAAGACTTAGAGCTAGAGAGAAGAACTCTAGAAGATTTTGAAGGTTTTGAAGGAGAAAGAGAATACGACGAGTCAATAGAATTATTTAAAAAGAAACCCATACTTGAGGGCATGACTTTTCGAGATTTGGAAAGCCGAGAATCTCTTGAAGACATCATTGATGATAATGGAAAGCGTAAAGGCGAAGGCAAACGTAAACCCAAATCATCTGAAGAATATAAAGAAGCACTCGAACTACAGATGATGGGGGATGTTGAATTAAAAAGAATAAATAGAAAAATTGAAAATCTCAGATCTGCAACAGGTATTGATCCAAAAGAAAAAAAAGAACAATTAGAAGAATTAGAAAAATTAAAAAATTCTACAATAGAAAAAAAGAAAAAAGAAATAGAAGAAAAAATTGAAAAATATAAAAAAGAACAATCTAAAGAAGAACCTAAAAAAGAAGCTCCTCTTGCGTCCACTACCAGATCTAGATCTCAAGAAAATTGGAGATACATATCGCCTCAAGAGTATAAGAATAAACTCATTACAGAGTTAATGGAAGGATTGTTAAAGAAAAAAAATAAAATAAGAGAACTTAAATCAAAAATACGTCTAGCCCCTGAAGGGACGAATAACACTGAAGAGAAAAAACAATTAGAAGAATTAGAAAAATCATATGAAAATGATGTAGAAAATGGTCAAAAAGAAATAAATGAAAAAGTTGAAAAATATATAAAATTTTTTAAAAGACAACTTGAAAAGAGGGAGGAGGCTGCAAAATCTAAAGTCAACCACCTCATAAGCCCTATAATAGAGGGAATTCAAAGACTTTCAAGAGAAAATCTTGACGAAGGTATTGTAGAGATTAATAAAGAATTAGCTAAGGCTGGAGGGAGTTCCAGTGTTGGCTCTATGGTTCAATCAATAAATAATTTATTAAATTATGAACATAATTTAAGACGTGAAAGAGAAATTTCTAAAAGAATTAACAGAATACTTGCTATTGAAAAAGCAGAACTTATTCATTTAGAAAATCAGTTTGATTTATTTGAAAAAGAACAAGGCTCTAAAATAAAACAATTAAAAAAAGATAAAAGCATATCTAACAAAGATAAAAAAAATAAAAGAGAACAACTAATGGCAGAAGCAGATGCTGAGAGGGCTTTCTTAAGCGATAAACAAAAAGAATTTAACGAAATGTTTCAAATGCTAAGAAAAGAGCTTTTAAAGCTCCCAGTAGAAGAATTGCATCCTGGGCAACAACCCACCATACCAAATTCAATATCTTATCAAAAAGCATATAATATGTTTAAAAAAGATTATGGACATTGGTGGTCTTATGAAAAATTTAAAGAAAGATTAAATTCTTACTTTTCAAATTTATCATACGATGATATAAAAGAATTTTATGAATCTATTGTAATAAATAAAGAATTTCCATTATCAAAACAAACTGAATTTATTAATTATTTAAAACCAGCCGCTAGCGCGCCAACTCTTCCCAGCGAATTGGTTCCTTCATTGGAGTTGGATAGAACTTTAACGGACACAGAGGCAATGAGAGAGATGGAAAGCATGCGAGCTGCAAAATTAAGAGCAAAACTTCTTAAAATAGAAAATCCAACAGAAGAAGAAAAAGCTGAAGCAGAAAGATTGTCAAAAGTTATAATGGGCAATAAACAAAGACAATTAGCAGAAGATCTCAAAAAGCAAAAAGAAGAAGCGGTAGTTGGTGATAGACAAGCTCTTTTAAATAAATATATTTTAGATAAAAGAGATTCGATGATTGAAGAAAAAATAATAAACTTTGTGCCAAAACTAATACGTGCCTTTGAACAAAAATATTTTCCTGTCACCATCGAACAAGAGGAACAAATAATAGAATTCTTGTCTATAAAAGTAGACCGAAGCTCACAAGAAGTTATCAGCGCTGTTTTTAATGACGAAATAACCGATGAATTGCTTCGACTTGTATATATTAAATTAACGAATGAATATCCTGTAGAAGATAAAAAAACTGATTATAAAAAAATATTAAAAGAATACTTATTTGAAAATAAAGAAATTTTATCTTATTTTAGAAGATTAAAATCTAAATACAGTTTAAGCGAAGTACAAATTATAAATAACGTAGTTGAAAGCCTTACAGACGAAGAAGTGAAGTTGTCTCTGGTTGATGTAAAGTTAGATGTAGACATAGCAAGAAAAAAGTGGAGAAAATTATTCATTTTAAGAACTCCTATACCTTTATTTTTAAAGTCAAAAATCGATGAAGAAGTTAAAAGAAATCTAAGCCAGCCAGCTCAATACATACCAGATACAGCTCGCCTTTCTTTAACAAAATTTGAAAAGAAAACTCATACACAATTAAAAGATGCTATTAAAAAGTCAAATCTAGTAAGATCTCTCATAGCTCAATTAAGTCAAGGCAAGATGATAGATAGTAATAGAATAATTGATGATGTCTTTAATGCAGCTAGCGAAACAGAAATTGAAGAGCTTTTTGACACCGTAGAAGAGGGCTTTTTAAGCATTCCTGCCTGGCTAGAAGAAGCGATCACAGACAAAATCAACGCAGAGCTTATTGAAGTTGATTATAGAGCACAAGAAGCTGCCAAAACAAAAGAGTATAAAGAAGCTTTGAAACAGTCAATATTAAATTCAGAAAAGGTTGAAAATTTCTTTAATAATTTAAAATCAACAAGATACAATATAGAAATTAATGAAGTTTCTAAAGTTAATATTGTTAATGCAGTGGTTGAAAATATGAGCAAATTTTTATTAGATGATCTTTCAAAACATTTAAACTTACAAGAATATGTATTAAATGTAATTCCATTCTATTTAATGAGGGCATTAGCAGAGGAAGCAGCGAATCATTTTAGGATAGATAAAAAAATAATAAATCAAGAATTTACATTTTTATTTAATAGAAATATTAATAAATTGCCTGAAGTTAACAAAACCTCATCTAGTTTCGATAAAATGCTTCGATCATTAGAGGAAAAAATCAATAATTTGTATGCATTTGCCATGGTTAAATAATTAGGAATAAATTATGAAAAAAATAGATGTAGCTCAAGAGATGACAGATCGTTTAAACGCAGAAAGTGAATTAAATTCTGATAAATTTAAATTGCAAATTGCTTTAGAGTGTTTAAATAAAGCTGCTATATGTTTTGACATGGCAGATAAAGAAAAATACTCTGAAAAAATTACAAAAATAATGGAAAAATTATCTAAAGTAGAGGAATGACATGTTTATTAAAAAGTTTGCAGAAGTAGATTTTGAAAATTTATTTGAAATAAATCTAAAATCTTTAGAAAATAAAGAAAATCATTCTAAATCTAATTATTTAGAACATGCAATTAATTTTCTTAAAATTTCTGCAGATCTTTTGGATGAAATTGGTAAAGAAGAAGCAGCTGAAGAATTAACTCTTATTTTAGATGAACTTGCCGAAGTTGAATCAGATGATACAGATCATGAATCAGAAGAAGGACCGGAAGAAGAATTAGTAGACTCTTTAGGAAAACATATTCATGATCCGTCATTAGAAGGCACTGATTCTTCTGAAGAAATGCTCAGCCATATGAAAAATAAAGGCTGGATGTTTGGAAATCACCAACCTGCTTCTGGAATGATAATTATTCACGAAGATGCTGAGCCTTTTGAAAGTTCAAATAAAATGAAAGGTCCAGAATGTAAAGCTTGTGGTCAATGCGCTAATTGCTGCGATTGTAGCTCTTGCAATTACTGTGGTGATAAAATGGCAGACGATGCGTTATTTTGCGGAGATGCATGCGCTGATATGGCAGAAGATCAAGGCATGGTCTATGACTGCATGTCAGACGATGATGGCGCTGAAATGAGTGAAGAAGACGAAGAGGAGTATGAAGAAGGTGACGAGGAATCTGATGAGATGGAAGAAGATGATGAATTAATGGAAGAAGATGATGAATTAATGGAAGAAGAGGAAGAGTTTAATAAAGAAGCAAATGATTTTTATGATCTTGGCGCAATGATGGCTCAAGAGCATGCTCAGATGAATTTAGTAAATGTTCTTGAAGCTGTCCTCGCTGTTGAGGAAGATCTTCCATTAGATGAAACTGAAGAATTTGCTTTGGGCTATTTAGAAGCATGCGATTGCTCATTAGAAGAGGCTTTAAAACAATTTGAAGAAGTTCAAGAATATCTTGAAGAAAATGATTATGAACCAAGATATTCTCTAGAAGAAGTTGAAAGACTTCTTTCGGATGATGAATTATCAGATGACCCAAGCGATGATTTCGATAATGAATTAGAAGGAATTATATCAAAACAAGAATCCTCTGAATCTATGGAAGAAGATGAGGACATCATAGACCTTGAAGAAGATGAAGATGAAGATGAAGATGAAGATGAAGATGAAGACGAAGAGGACGAAGAGGACGAGAACGAGGAAGGCGATGAATTAGATGTTAATGATGCTAGATCTAAACCAAAATGCAAAGGTTGGAAAAAATCACCCGTTGGTTCTCCAAGACAAAGAGCTTTTTGCCGTCGCCACTGCGGCATGAAGAAAAAATTAACTTCTAAGAAAGTCGCAGACGATCCAGATTCTTGCATTAATCAAGGCTTGCGTCGCTGGAAATGTCGTTGTTCCTGATATATAATACCTTATGTTAAGAATATTACACACCAACAATAGCTTGCCATATTCCTGGCTTGTTGATCCAAATGCCGAATTTGAGCCCGGTATGATAGCTCAATTGAAAGTATATGGCAATCAAGTTGTTTGTGGTGTATCTGATGGTCTTAGCCCCATTGGAATCATTGACGATATGAAGAAAACCAGCTTCTCCTCAGCAAAAGTTGATGAGGTTTGCATTATTCCATGTCCTATTCCTACCTTGTCAGGTTCTACTTATGTTACTCCTATTGATTTAAAATATGAACTAGAAAATGCTAATATTTATCCAGGGTCTTTCGTATGTACCCCTGAATTAGTTGTTTTAAATGCTAGAAATGGCGTCATTACTATTCCTGCAGGTACTCCATTAAATTATAGCTCTTCAAATAGTGGGATTTTTGACGCTGTTAGAGTGGTGGTTCGATACAGCCACCAAGTGGCTGGTATTCCAGGAGAAAACTCTACAGAGGGTACTGGAAGAATAACAGTTTGGACCAGCAAAATAATAGCTGCAACAGACCAGTTTGATACCTCTGCCTCTTATGCTTTGAATAGCATTTTATTTTGCGGAATTGATGGCAAGTTAAGCACTTCCAGAATTGATGAAACTTATCCGCCCGTTGGAATTGTTACGGCTCCGCCAACAGCTATTTATAGTTTCTTAGAATTTAAGACATACTTCTAATGGTTATAATTTTTGAATCTTTACATGAAAAGCCTGTTAAAATGCTTTTTAAAGATTCTTTGCATTTTCCAGACCCAGGAATGATCGTTTCATTAGATGATGGAATTGCTAAAATTTGTACGGGCAAAAGACCCTTTGGAATTATTGGAGATTATCCAGATGAGTTTGGATTAATTCCTGTTTGGTTTGAGAATACAATCTTTGAAACTAACATGATAGAACCTGGCGTTTATAAATTAAAAGATAAACTATATTGTAGTGAATATGGTAGATTTACGAATGTAAAAATATTTGAAGATTCTTTGCTAATTGGACACATAGAAGAGATTAAAGAAAATAGTTTGGTAATTGAGCTAATTTAGCGATATTAAGATATATAGTTTGACGCAAAAGGAATGTATGGATAATGATCAGGATTTAAAAGCATTAATGTCTTCTGAAGTATTTAGAAATTATTTGTCATTAGAGATGGAAAGAGAAGCAAAAGCTAAACTTCCAAATGAAGAACAAATAAAAATATCTCAACGCAAAGCAAAAGAAGCTAGCGAAGCATTAACTGCATTTGCTCAATTTGAAACACAAGTAAAAGAAAACTTTCTTTTAAAAGAAGCTTTTTTAAATATGCAAAAAGAAATTTCTAACAATCCAGCCCTTGCACAAAAATTAGGTAAAAAATTTACCGATGCAATTATGATGTTAGATTTAGATTCAACTTTTTGAGGAATAGATGAAAAAAGAAGATAATTTTATCAGCAGCCCAGTCCTTAGAGAATATTACAATACAGCCATTGAAAAAGGCTGGATTTCTAATGAAGTTGCAGTTAAAACTGCCTCATTGGAAGCTGATCGTTATTCTCCTACTGGAAATCTAATGCAGGATTTAGTCAATCTTGCATTTGGTTTGCGAGAGGCGGGTCTATATTCTCAAGCTGAGTCTTTAGAGACAAAGATTAATATTTTCAAAAAAGCTCAAATAGAACTTGGGTTAATTGATCAAAAAAGCTTATTGATGCAGCAACATGCTCATCCTGAGAATGCTAAAATCGTTGATGCTCAAAATGGCTGGGGCGTAGTTCATACAAATGTAGATAGACAACGTAAAATTTTAGAAACCCTAACACATCAACCCAAAGGAATGCATCAAGAAGCTATTAAAACAATATCTCTTGCTGCTGCTGAAGCTTTGGGCTTATTAAAGTTAGCTCAAGATGATGGAGATGGGCTTGTAGAAAGTTCGCCTGGCGATGCATTGGGTGAAGATGGGGAAGACATGGATGAGACAGTGCCAGAGTCTGGTCAAATATTGCCTTCTGGTAAATTGGTAGATCCTGCCATGGCGCAAAAAGTATCTGCCCATAAAAATATAACAAAAACAACATATGCTTCTATTAAAAATTCATTAAAAGCTATTAATGGAGCTTTTAGTAAAATTAAAAACAATACTAAACTCTTCTCCAAAGATTCCATATTAAAAAATATGGAGAGCCCCACTTCTAAGTGGTATCTATCAGTTATTGGGGCAGATTCTGAGTCTCTTAAAAATTTAGAAAGACTAACTAGTAATTTTGGAACTACTCCAGAATCCGCTGCTGCAAAAATTGAAGCAATGGAATATGAGTCTTTAAAAAGTCTTATAACATCAGCAATGCCTGCCTATGGAGGATATGTTATAGGAACTAATTTTAGTTATCCAATGATGGCAGCTCCAGGAGCTAAAAGAGTAAGAAGCAGACAAGAAAGAAAAGAAAAAGCTGAAAGAGGCTTTTTCGATAAAATATTTGATTCAGAAACTAAATCTGAAGAAGTTGCTAAAGATACTACTCCAGAAGAAATGAAACTGGACATAGTAGAAAAAGCAAAGTACGATGATCGATACAAGCAAAATAAAAATTCAATTTGGTCAGGAATTATGAGCTATGCAGACCGTCCAAAATTGGGCGGAATCGAGCAGTCGCCTGAAAAAGTTGCTAGATTGGCAAACGCTATCTCCCAGCATATTTCTAGCGAGAGCGAAAAATTATTTTCAGAAGATAATATTCAAGCAGCAGGCGCTGCTGCAATAGCTAAATATTCTACAGTTGTTAATACATTAAATAAAATTTCAACTCAAATTAATGTTGGATTAAACGCCATTTATCCAGACCGAGTAGAGTTATTTACATCTATTACAAAAAGGTCTGCGGCGCTATCAAGATATTTAAATGACCAAAAAGATGAGTTGATTCCAGTTTCTTCTCTTGGGCTCTTTCAAGAGATTCTAGGAAACGTAGCAGCTATCAATGCCTCTGCTTTAAATGCCGTTTCTGTATTTGAAACCAATCCTATTAGCACAGAGCTTGAATCTCCTAGGGTATCTTCTAAGAAGGCAAAGCCTATTTTAGATAATTTGGTTTACTGCATTAACATGATGGATCAATATGCTGATTATTTGAGAGTAAAAGCTCCTAATGGTCCAGATTATAAGAAAGTCACAAATTATTATAATAAAATGATGGCTATTCATCAAGCCGTTAATGCCAATCAAAATAAAACTTGGGCAGACGTTCAAGCCGCCATTGCAGGTAAAGCTGGATTGAGTTTTGAATCTTATGATCATCTTAATTCTTATATTGCAAATCTTAGAAACCGAGTTGCGCAAGCTGTTGCTCAAAGCCCTGGATTAGGAGTTAAGGCAAGCGATGATAATCAAGTGGTAAAATTGGGTCAATCCATGCTTGAAGAAGCAGTAAGTAATGTTAAAGGAACTATAGGAAATCTTTTCGGGGGTATACCTGCGGCTGCGGGTCCCGTTGCTACTCCCGCAGCCGCAGCAGCTGCAATTGGAGCAGTAGGAGCAATAGGAGAACCCTTGACTCCTGAACCAAAAAAAGTGGATTCATCAGTTAAAACCCCAGATGTAGCTGCGTTTAATCCTGCCCCTTCAGGCGGCGTGGCTGCGGGCGGCGGGGCTGCAGGCGCAGGCTCTGGTGGAGTATCTAGTGGCAAAGGACCTTCTGCTCCAGCAACAAGCAAAGATAAACTTTCTGCAGCCAGACAAAAAGTTTGGGAAATGCAAGAAATGCTTCAAGAATTATCAGAGTTCTTAACAAAGAACCCAAGTAAAGCCCCAGAAGCAAATAAGGCTGATTTTGATACCATTATGTTCGTTGGGAGATCCAATCAAAAAGGAAGCCTAGATGGAGATTGGGGCAGAAGAACCACCAGCTCAATCACCGCTGCAAACAAAGCAACTAAATTAAGTTTAACTCCTTCTCCTTCAAATAAAGCTGATGAATCAGTTTTATCGAATGAAGCTACTAAGAACACTCAAGCCATACAAAATTGGCTAGACAATAACGGATGGACAAGAGCAGGGGAGAGACCAGCAGTGGAGCTTGACAGAATTTCCATGGCTATATTTGATTATACTTCCGAGGCAACTGCCCAACAAGATCCAAATGGAACTCCATTAAAAGATAAAGATCTATCTTCCTTATATGCTTTTTATAAATATTTAGAAAAATTTGTTTCAGAACTAAGTATATTGCCTAAAGATCAATGGTTTTTAATATTTAGCTGGTTTAACGGCAGAGTGGAGGCATTACTTGGATCTGAACAAATTCCAGCAGGTAAAAAACCTATTTTTAATACTTATAAAAATTATATTTCTAATTTAAATTTAAAATTTAATCAATTAATTGATGCTTATAAAATTACTGAAGGTCAAGTTCTTGGAGAAGACTTCTTTAAGCTTGATTCTGGAGCGGGCGGTGGCGGAATACCTATTGGTCAAAGCGGAGTGCCAGGTCAAGGTGGTCCGGACGGTGGCTGGGGACCTGGTGGTCAAGTCGGTCCCGGAGGCAAAGGATTTCAATATGGTACCATTGAAGAAGGAGAAGGCGATGTAGATCTCGATGAACCGCCCTTTGGTCCTAATGGAATTAATTTAAACTCTCCTCACTTTGATGGTTTTGAATTAGGATTCAAGAAAAAATTCCCCATATCCTATTTTAAATATAGAGCCGTTGATGTCGCAAGAACTTTATTTGCAAAAAACCATCGGTACACAGAATCTACAAGAGAATTGACCCTTAAGTGTGTTGATGATTACTCAATATTTTTAAGTAATTTGCAAGTAGCAGTTTCTGCTGCTCTTGATAGTTATAGAGAAAAAGCCAATCCTCCTGATGAAGTTTTTGAAATAGTATATAAAAACAGTGTAACAATTGGTAGAATGATCAGCAGTCACTTAAGTCAATTAACTGATGTGGCAAGACAAATGGCAGCCGGAAGAACTCTATGAATCTCTCCAAAGAAGAAATAAGCCTTTTAAGAGAATCTTTTCTTTTTGAAGAAGTTGAAAAGCTTTGCTTTCCTCAACATATTCAAAAAACAGCAGGATTGTTTGAAACCCTAGGTCTATCTTCTGTTCAAAATTTTTTACAAGACTTTTCTTCAAGATACATAAAAGACTCTTCCGAAACCCCAGGCGGATACATTACATCTATGCTTAATGTTTTATCAGCTGGCGTTTTATTTAGAATTAATCCTATACTGGGAGCAATCTATCTTGCTTTAGATGCCTTCGGCTATAACATTTCTGATATGGCTAAAAAATTGGTTAAATACCTCAAGCCTAAATTAGAAGAAAAAGGCGAAGTCTCTAGCAAAGAAATTAACGAAGCAGCTGCCTCATTATTTGGAGGAATGGGAGAGTTTGCCATCAGCATGGCTGATGATGGGATTGTCGCCTCTGCTAGTAAAGAAAGTATCTCAGAAATTATATTTGAAGAAATTCTTAAAGAAGCATCCCTAATTGAAGGGATAGATAAAATTGCCGCTCAAGAAATTGAAAAAACAGCAATTGGATGGCAAGATGAAGTAGATAAATATTATAAATCAAAATATTATGGCAAAGGAACTCCCGGTTCTCCGTTTTTATTCGGAGGAGGAAAAGAAGTTCCCATTATTCAAAGAATATTTGGCAATCTTTTTAATAGACCAAATGGCGCCAGTAGACTTAAATGGTTCGGCGTCGGAATAGTTGCCTGGATAGTTAAATCTCTTTTCGCAGGTGCCCTTTTACTTTCTATTGGTAGAGGAGTTTCAAAATTAATAGGTCTTCCCGATCCAAAAGATCAAGCGCAGAAAGAAGAGCCTTCAACAAAATCTGAAATTGAAAACCCCTTCACGTTTGCAGAAAAAGAAGAAAAAGAAGAAAGAAAAGAAAAAGAAGAGCAAATAAGCCCATCAAAAAACTCCGGTCTTATTTGGGTAGTTCCTTTGGTTGGCTCTAAAACTGTAAAAGATACAATTAGAATTTGGACTTTAGATCTTTATTTGGATTCGCTTTATGAAAAATATCTAAAACAAGGACCTAAAAGCTTTGAAGAGTTGATGAAATCAGATCAATTTAAAGTTGAATCAAAAATATCCGAAGCAATAAAAAGATCACCAAAGTTTAACTCAATAGTTAATGGCATTGAAATGTATATTAAAGATAGCAAAGGCACCGGATTTGAAAAGCTTAGAGGCAATCAATTGGTTATGCCAAAAGAATACTCCTCCATAAGCCAAGTTGTCAATCAGTTTATTGATGAAGTTGAAGAAAATTTAAAAAAGGGAATTAAATGAAATTAAAGAGCAGCGATGTTTTTGAAGAATATGCCAGAATTGCTATGGAACAAGGTTTAATTTCCACAGCCGCAGAAGAGGATTCTAAAGATGATTCTAAAAAAGAATCCGAAAAATCCAAAAAAGAACCCAAAGAATTATCTTCTGCCGAAATTTTTTATGGCATCAAAAACAAACCCATTTCAGAACTATTAGAAGAAGCTCATCCTAAAACTGTAGTCATGGGTCCTTCCTATGATAAGTTTAATGGAGTCGTAGAAAATCTCTCTCAAAGATCCGATATGATGCAACATATCGCATTGAAAAATCCCGCCATTTTACAAACCAATCACCGATACATCAAAGCTCATCAAGATCTGTTAAATGAAACAGTAAAATTAGGATTCTATCTAGATAATTCTAATAATGAAAAATTAATGAAATTAGCAGATTATTGTACCGCATTCTTAAATAAAACTATTGAAAATCAAGAATTTTTTAAAAGTGCAAATCCATTTTTTGCAGCAGGGGCGTTGGGAATGCTTACCAAATGGGTAGCAATTCTCGCTGGAGCCGCTCTTGTTACAGGTACAGTTGCCAGCAATATGTACACTTCTCAAGGTATCAAAAATGACATTACCAATTTTACTGAAAGATTAAATAAATTAAAATCAAAATATCCAGAGATTAGCAAATTTTTTCATGGTTACAATGAAAAATTACAAGAATTAAAAGCAAAAATTATAAAATTAGAAAAAATTGGAAAAGACCTTAAATTAAAACAATTAGAAGTTTTAAAAAATACTAATAAAAAAGTTCAAGAAAGAAAATTCAAAGAACTTTCTAAACTTATTAAAGCCAACAGAATTGATGAGAAAATTAAAAGTGATTCAGATCAATTAGTAGAATTATTAGATAATATTATTGATCATAAAAGCATCCTCATTCCAACATTGCAAGAAGCTAAATCTGAATATTCTATACCCGAAACCACCTTTGAACAATGGATGACTAGAGTTAAAGAACAAGTGGTTCAATCTAAAGAAGATGATGTCGTAGATATTATGAACACAATTACCGAACAAGCTGAAAATTACAAACAAGTCATTGAAACTAATTTAATGAACATTGAAGAACTTGCCGGAAAAGCTTCGGAATACTCCGATGAATATCAAGAAGAATATTCTGATGAATATGAAGAAGACGCCGAAGACTATGAAGATTCCCTAACTCAAAAAGTACAAGAATCAAGACGCCGACCATCAAAAATGTATCAAGAGGACGAAGACGAAGACTATGAAGCCGTTGAAAATTTTCAAAGATCTTTCATCGATGGCGCAGCCAGCAAAGCTCGCGATAAAGCAAGAGGATTAACTCCAGAACGCTCTTATTACAGAGACCCCTTGGTCGAAGCCTTTAGCAAAGTATGAGCTTTACAGAAGATGCCGCTACCTTGTGGGATAAACCTACCGCTACTCAAGTGGTTATCCCACAAGAAGCTAGAAACTTCCAACGACCACAAAGACAATTCCAACACTCTACCGTTCCATTAGAAGATGATAATATGGCTGCCGATACCAATACCATTATGCAATTTCAACAGTTCCTTAGAGGTTGCCCCCTAGGAATTTGTTATTCCGGTCCCATCGACGGAGAATCTTCTACTAAATTACTCGCCGCCGTCTATTCCCTAGAATCTACCGCTAATAAAACCTTTCAAGAAAAAATTAATTTAACATCTGCCGCTGGATTGTCTCTCTCCGAATTAAATAAATTAAAATCATTAATCGCTAAAAATAAAAATAACCCGCCCACAGAAACATCCCCCCAAACAACCGAAACCCCACAAAAATTATCCAACTTAAATAAATTTCAAAAAGCTTTTAAATTACCAATATCTGATACCCTAGATCCAATACTAATTCAAAAATTAAAAGCAAAAGAAAAAGAAATAGCCGCTTATATCGAAGATTCTAGCGTGATCGGTATGATCGTTAAAAATAACAAAATCAATGTCTCCTTCCAAGATTTTATCTCTGCCCTCAATTTAATTAAAAAATTTAAAGCAAAAGAACAAAACCTTTGATATAATATTTAACATATTCATATAATATTAAAATATAGCTTTAGAACTATTGTTAGTTCATTCGTAAGACCGGAGTAAGTTTAATTTTTTATAAGGAATTCACATGGCTTTAAAACCTCTTAATCCAAAACATGAACCCTATGGCGTATTCGACGGACTTGATGCAGAAGTTACTGCTCTCAAAGGCGGCGAAGTTGTTGCTTTTACCTACGTCGCTAAAGGTAGCTCCGTAGACAAAGGCTCAGCCGATCTCAATGACGGCTACGTCTCTGATACCACTCAAACCCGTCCAGCAGTTACCAAAACTTTAGCATCTGGCGTTCGTCCCCTCTTCCTCGCTGATGAAGGCGTTTCCGGTTACGGTACACTCTTCGGCGTCGTCGTCGGCGGCACCTCAGGTCAACAAGTTTCAGGCTCTGCCCTCGGTCCTCACACCGCATACGCCTCTGGCAAAGTTACCCTCTGGGATGGTCCCGGTCTTTATGCCGTTACCCTTGATGCAGTTGATACAACCGCAGCAACCGGCTTAACCAAAACCAACACCACCCTCGCTGGTAATGCAGCTCTCTACGCAACCTCAGCTGGTCTCTTAACCCCCAACTCCGCAGCTTCATTCGAAGTTGGTGGTCCAGTCGTCGGTCGCTTTATCGAATTTACCACCAATGGTTCATTCGTCACCACTCCATCAGATCTTGTAACCGGAGCAGTGAACTTCACTCAAGCAGTTCTCCGCTTCAAAGTAGAAGACTGATTTTGAAAAGATTTGAGGGGTGGCAGTCGCTGCCCCTCATTTGTCAAATAACAATAGAAATGCTTATCATTGTGATGAGCAGAATTAACTAAATAAGGATCCAATTATGACTATGTTCAATTCAAAGGGCGAAGTTAACGCTTCTAGCGTTAAAGAAGCTCTCGAAGTTCTCTCAAAATATGCCTCAGTTGTTCAGAACGGTCTCCCCAGCAATTTCGCACTCGCTGGTCAACCCGCTCTCTCCGATGAACGCCGTGACGAACTCGTTGCTCGCGCTATTTCCGACCAAAACGGCAAATTAGCTCTTGCACAAGCCATGGCTAACCCCATTAACCACTGATTTACGAGTGGGGTCTAAATTTGGCTATATGCTGGAAACTCTAAAAGCTTCAATACTTTGCACCCATACAAGCTAATCACCGTAGATAGCTTACCCATAGCAAAGTAAAAACTTGAAGATGACATAGACAATCAGCAGGAAAGATCGATAACATCGAAATCCCCAACGACTACATGCCAAACTCCTAAATAGGATGATGATATAGTCTGAACTTCATAGAAATATGAAGAGCTAAACAGAAATGATTTAGCCAGTCTCGGTAATCACTGTAACAAATGTCGTAAAAACTTAGATTACCAAGGTATCGCTCGTCGCGCCCTTGTAACCGATCCCTGAACATAGGTAGGGGATCTAAAATTTGGCTATATGCTGGGACAACTGAAAGCGAGATTACTTGACTACACTATAGATTATGCACCGTAGCTAATCTTTTTAACCAAGTCAAGTTATAATATCAAGATGATACAGTTAATCAGCAGGAAAGATTTTAATGATTGATAAAGATACTCTGTCCGAATTATACGTTAATAAAAATTTAACCTCCTACGAAATAGCTCAAATCTATCAAGTAGATAATTCCATCGTTCAAAAACTTCTCATCGATCTCAATATCGATAAAAATCCTAAACAGCGTAAATATGAACTTATCAAAAAAGTTCCATTTACTCAGGAACAAAGAGATGCCATCGCTGGAATACTACTCGGTCAAAACCATGTCAAAAAACATGGAGACTCCTATAGATTAGAAGTTAAATATCCAGAATCAAAAAAAGAATTGACACTCTGGATTAAATCCATCTTAGGAAATTTTATTAACGTCATCCATAAAGAAGAAAAAAATAACTCGACTGTGCTTAGCCTTCAAACCGCTACCCATAACGAATTAAGCTTCTTCCACAAACTCTTTTATGAAAATAATAAAAAAGTAATTCGAACACAGCTAATCAATTATCTAACGCCTCTCTCTGTTGCTATATGGTTCTCTGATCAAGGAGAAATTAAAAATCATCTAACCATGAAATTTAATTCCAATAAGTTCTCCAAATCAGAACAAGAAACTCTTCAGTATATTCTAAAAGTTAAATTTAATGTTCGTACAAAAATTTGTACCTATCTTAAAAATAATATAGAATATCACTACCTCTCAGTTAATAAAGAAAATTCAGAAAAATTAACAGAGATAATTAAACCATATGCAATATACTATCAATCTCTAAAATCCTCCTCAACGACTTTATGCCAAACATCTGAATCCAAAAATTTAGATGATGATAAAGTCTGATCTTCATAGGAACATGAAGAGCTAAGCAGAAATGACTTAGCTAGGGTAAATGCTCTATAACAATGCACCAATGTACCTCAAGGTGCTCTTCCCGTTTATCACCGTGATATCGACGTAACCGCTGTTGTCGTTGCCAGCAACGGTTCACCTCCCGAATCACGTATCTTCGGCGAATCAGTCACAGTTCCTACTTTCGAACTTGCTTCAAACCCCACCGTCCGTATCGCTGAAGTACGTCGTCGTCGCTTCAACGTTATCGACCGTGCAGTCCAAAAAGCTCGTCAAGAAATCATGGCTCAAGAAGACGCCAACGTCTTCGCAGCCCTTGATGCAGCTGCAAGCGTCGAAAACACCCTCCAAGACATTGCTGATACCGGTCTCCTCAAAGCCGACCTTCTCGAACTCAAAGCAGAAGTTGACAAATGGGACCTCGTAACCAGCAAATACTTCATGAACATCAAAGAATTCACCGATATCCTCAAATGGGCATCCGGTGGTGGTCAAGGAGCTGGTGGTGGTGAAATCGATCCCGTTAACTGTGTAGCGGCTTTAGCAGCGTGAGCAGCTAAAGAATAAAATTTGGCTATATGCTGGAAAATCTAGTAAGCAATCTGTACTAAACATCCAAACAAACTTGGCACCGAGCCGGTTTAAAAAATAGTTTAGTAAAAATCAAATTGATATAGATGATCAGCAGGAAAAATCAATGAAAAAGATAGATATCCCAAAAGAAAAACTGATAGAATTATATTGTGAAAACAACCTCACAATGATTAAAATTGCAAAAATTTATAATGTAGACCGTACCACGATCTCTAATAAATTAAAACAATTTCAAATTGATTCAAATCCAAATCAAAGAAAATATGAGAGCTTTAAAAATAAGCCCTTAACCAAAGAGCAAAAAGATTTTATAGTCGGCTCTACTCTTGGAGATGCTTCAATTATACTTTCAGGTAGAAGAACAAGACCCTACTTTAAAGTATCTCACTGCGAGAAACAAAAAGATTACCTAGTATGGAAAAAAGAAATTTTAGGCGATCTAGTAATAACAATTAGTAAAACTATAGATAAAAGAGGAAACTCTGTAATGTATGGTTTTAACACTGTCAGTCACGATGACCTAAGTTTTTTTAGAAAATTATTTTATATAGATAATAAAAAAATAATTAAAGATGAACTTAGCTCTCAATTATCTCCCCTGGGATTAGCTGTCTGGTTTATGGATGATGGTAGTAAATCAAATAAATGGAACTATAGATTTTCAACAGAAGGATTCTCCTACGAAGAAAATCTAAAACTAGCAAATATGTTAAAAATAAACTTTAATTTAAATGCTAAAGTTCTAGAATATACTAGAAGTAATAAAAAATATCACTACCTCTTCTTAAATAAAGAAAATGCAATCAATATGACGAAAATAATTGAACCGTATATCGTTGATTGTATGAAATATAAACTAATTGATTGCTCCTCAACGACTACATGCCAAACTCCCGAAAAGGGATGATGATATAGTCTGACCCATACAGGGATGTATGGAACTGAGCAGAAATGACTCAGTATGAATCAAAAAGATTCATTAACAATCTTGTACACAACGCGAAATCCTCCAAACCGGTCTCTATGCTCGTATCTGGGGTGCAGACATCATGGTCAGCAAAATTGTTCCAGTTGGTACAGTTTACGCTTGCGCAGATCCGGAATTCGTTGGCGTCATGCCAGTAAGGCAAGACATCGAGGTATTACCCGCCGATGAGCCAAAGCGCCTCAGCCTCGGCTGGGTTGTTTCAGAAGAAATCGGCATCGGCATCCTCGTTCCACGCGGTGTTGCAGCTGGTCGCAAATCAGTAGCAGCAGGCTGATGAGCCGTAAATCGGCTGCTGATGAACCGTAATTTGGCACTAACCTGCCGACGAACCTAAAATCACCTGCCGATGAACCGTAAAAGGGCGCTGGAGAAATCCGGCGTCCTTTTCATTTTTTGCGCATAACGATCACTGGTTCATTTTTAGATTTTCCTTCCAATCCAGTATAACTTAGATACAATTCATGATCATAATTAAAATATCTAGAAGCTATTGTTAATAGATCTTGTTTGTACTTATCGGAAATATTAATAATAAAACGCCCATTAGGTTTTAGCATCTTTTCAATATTTTCACAGGTTTTAATCCAATATCCAAGATAGGCATCATAGGATCCTAGATTGCATTGCGTAGCTTCTGAGGAATAGATTTCAGTATCGTAGTAGGGTGGGGAGCTAAAGGCTAAACAAACCTTTTGATGAAGATCTTCTTGGAAGAATATTTCAGATCCGATATTGTGCAGGTTACATTTTTCTTGTTTAAAAATAGCTTTAGAAAGTTTAATTAAATTATTATAGGATTCTGTCCAAGGTTCTGTCCCTACATAAGTTAGATTTTTATTGGACGCCATAGCTCCAACTAATCTCTGACCGAAACCAGCGGAATAATCATAAACAATACCATCTTGTTCAGCATAGGTGTCGTAGATGAATTTAGCCACAGTAGTCATAAACATACTGGGAGAGCTAGAGGCTCTAGAGTTTTTAAATCCTTGTCTAAGCATTGCTCCAGAGATATTAAAAGTTTCTTTGTAAGAGATTCCAAGGCGATTATCTAAAACTTTTAATAATAGATCGTCTTTATGAAAAGCATCTATCATGGATATTTTTTTATCAAAAGAAACTTGATAAAAGTTTTCAAAAAAATGTTTAGTTAATTTGTTGCCGGTGTAGTTTTTAACTTTGATTAAAGTGCCTTCTAAAACTGTAGAGCTGTCAAAATCTTTGATATCTTTCCATTCATTTAATAGTTCTAGGTCTGAAAATTTTGGGTAAGGAAATCCAAAGCCTCTAAAATAGGAGAAAAGGTAATTTTTAATTTCTTCTCTTTCTTTGAGGTTTAGGGAGGCGATATAATCTTTGGTTAATTTTTGATCATTGTAGGAGATGATATCTGTGGAACCATAGTTATAAGGAGCGTTTGTTTGATTTGATAATGGTGGTTCCAGAGATATTCTAGCTAAAGTTTCTAAATAGTTATTGTATTTTCTAGACATTTTAATGGTAGAATTATTATAGATCCAATCTCCCAATAATTTAAACTTTTTCACTCCATGAAACTCTAAATGCATAATATTCTTGCTATTTTCTCTATATTTAATTTTTTTGCTTTTGTATGGAATAATGTTTAAATTCTTTTGAACGACTTCAGATATGGCACAAAGCAATTCATCGGTTCCAGTAATGGAAATTAGAGGGGTCTTATAGTTTAAGACCGACCCATCCCCGTCAATTACACCTCTGATAAAATGTCTATCTAAGTCGGAATTTAATCCGATAGGATATTGATTGGTAAAAGTCTTATTGGGATGGCAACCAATTTCTCCAAGTCTTTGTTTTAATTTTTGAGAGCACATTCTAAAAGTAGCAATTTCTTTATTGTTTCCATCAGTATGGATCATGACCCGATCTTTTTTGTAAAAGAACATAGATAATTGTTTTAAAACATCTTGGTCTTTGGATAGTAAACGAATGCTAATGTCATTTCCATTTTTGGAGATATTGCCATCCGACCACATCAAACCTAAGAAATAAGCTTTTTCTTCGCAATCAATTTGATCCAAGATAGATTCATCCAAAGGATAAATTCTTTTGGATTCCGAATCGCTGCGGGCTTCGATATTATTTCTTTTCAGAATTCTAAGAATGGTAGTACTGTGAATATTTAATTCTTTGGCAAGAATTTCTGAAGAAACGCCATCTTGATATTTTTGGATAATATATTGAGTAGTTTCGCTGGAGACTCTTGGGGCGGCTTGAGTGCGTTCGATGCCTCTTTTCCTAAGGAGGCGGGTAACGGAATTATTGTAAACTCCTAATTTCTCTCCAATTTCTTTGGGAGAGACGCCTGCTTGATATAGGCTAATGACTTCTTGGATAGTTTCTTCGGGTAATTTTTTCATAATAAAATTTACTTAAAGCAAGTTTGAGCTGCTGTCAAGTTCAAATTATTATTGTCTTCAAACCAAATCGATAATAGATATTTTAAAGTTCTGGCTAATAATACAGTATTATTCTGAGATGTTAAATTTAAAGGGAAAAGTAGAAATTTTAAAGAAGTTAGCGGCTGATTTTAATCAAGCTGTAGATGATGGTCTTATTCCCGTAGAAGTTACATATTCTGTGCAAGACAGCCGGGAAGATTTATCCATTGAAAGTCTAGCTAGAAAATCTTATTATAAAGCGGCTTTATCCAAAGAAGGATTAATTAAGCAAGCATTTGATACACGTAAATTCAATTCAGAAACGGATCGCAATCCAAGAGCTGGATTGCAGCATTATCATCGTTCGGATGAATTTATTAACACAGACGATCAGAAGAAAATAGAAATATTATCTAGATTAATTCGTCCATTAAATTCCTTAAAGAATAAATATGGAAGCGATACAGATTGGCATGATAGTTATGCCAGAGTTTTATTGGATAATTTAAATAAGACCTTAATTGTTAAGGAATCGGACGTAGAGATTTTCCGTCCTCAAGTAGAGTATTTGTCTCAGATATTGGATTTGCGATATCGTTTAAGTTTGGATGATATTGCAAAAATGTCTGCTGATCAATTGAGCGAAGCAATCTTGAAAAAAGATGAGAAGTTATTGAAGAAGGGTGCATTTATTAAAGAGATGGTAAGCAGAGAAGAGAAGTCTGTGCCAGTAGTTAAAGATGGAAATGGTGGGTTGACTCAAGAGTCTATTGTAAATGCAATCTTTGGAAATAACAATATTCGGAGAGAGGGAGAGAAGACGGTAGAGAGAACGATAACGATTACAATTAAAGATACAGTTTTAGATTGATATATAGAATGTATGGCAAATGTTTATCGAACTACGGAATTTGAAAAAAATTCTTCTACACGATTTGTAGTTAAGAACATAGCTCCTCGTGGTAAGAGGATTCAAGTATTTCGTTATCCGATCGCTAATCAGCAGACTCGTGATTTGTTGGCAATTCCTTATGTTTCTGAAGCGGACATTCGTCATTCTTTATTGAAGGGCGAATTGATGATGAAGATTAGAAATAAGGAGATTGAGGTAATAGAGAGTGATATTGATTTATTGCAATTTAACAATGAGCAGAAGCAATTTTTAAAGAATGCTGGGGTAGTGAAAGGATTGGAGATTGGTATTGAGCAACTGGACCCTAGTGTTTCATTGGGTGGTGGTGGTTTGCCGGTTCGTGAGAACGTGATGTTGTTGGGCGTTAGGGATGGTGTAAATCGAATATTTATGACACCTGAGAAGTTTATAGAAGGAACGTATTTAGGTTCTACTTATAGTATTCGGATACGTCATAATGGTAGAGGATTAGATCCTGATTTGGATTATGATCTTTCGGAGAGTGGCGGGGCTGGGACGGGATATGACACGATCTTTTTTAAGTCGTTTACTCCGTCTTTATTTAATAGTATATTAGCGGACTATACGGTTAAGCCTTAAAATATTGTGAGGTTATCGCAATATTATTATATTTAGATATAAGGAAATTATGTCAGCGGTATTCATAGATAATGTAACTGGAGAGTTAAAATATCAAGGACCTAATAGTACTCCTGCGGTATTATCGGATGGATATGGGGTAGTTCCATTAGTTCCGATGGTAATGCCTTATACATTATTAACTGGGGTACAGACAGCTGACAGCTCAGTATTTGCTGGATTAGGTGCTAGAGAATTGGATCCTAGTGTAATGTTTGCTGGTAATAGTAAAATAACACGTTCGGTAGAATTTCGAGTATTACTAGAGGCTACTACTGGGGTAACGGCAGAGGTCAGGCTATATAATTTGGATACGGGGTCTGCGGTTAGCGGATCGACATTAACGACCAGCTCGAACAGTCCGGTATTATTGACGGCTGCATTAACTGTAGGAACTGCGCCTGATTTGGTGGATGCAACTCAAAATTATGAATTGCAGTTAAGGATCTCGGCACCTGGGTCTCCTGGGGTTACGGATCGAGCAATTTGCAAGATGGCAGAAGTAGTATTTAATTATAGCTAATATTTTAATATAATGTAAAGTTTTTAAAAGGTTTATTTATGGCAATAGTAGCATCTACCAATCAAACAATTTCTACTTGGACTCAGGGAATTTTTAATGTTAAAGAAACATTAAAACTAGCAGGCTGGCAAGTCTTATCATCTAGTGATGGCACCACATACAATAGCACTTCTGATATTATAACTAGTGCAAGTTCCGGCGCTAATGGTTTGGGAAACACTAATGCTTGGTTTAGAATACAATCTCCTGATGGATATGCCGAATATGTTTTCCAAAAAGGAAATGATGCAGATAATAGAAATTGGAGAGTGGTATTTAGTGGAGACACTATTTCTGGTGGATTTATAGGTGGAACTCCTAATGCTTCAACAATTCCTACTGCTACGGATGGAGTTCCACTAAGAGACGCTAGCGTACAGTTATTTTCACAAACAATTGGCACTGCGGCTCCGAGATTTCATGTGGTAGCAGATGATGCAGCGCCTTATACTTGGTGGTTTGGAAGCTGGCAAAGCACCACAGGAGCTTTGAGTAATCATGGTGGAATGATTCATGATGTTTGTACAGCGTTAACTCCAGGAGATCCTTCTGGATATATTGCTTATCTTTCAAGCTCTTCATTTACTACTGTAACATACATAAATGGAACTGCTGTTGGTCCTGGTGGAAGTACGACCTGGCATTTAGTATGTAGAACTCAAAATAATACTGGATGGACCGTTCCAGAAGGTCATTCATTTTCTATAGGCTCTACAGGACATACTACTTATCTTAACAGCGTAGCTAATCCTTTAACTTTAAAGGATGAATTGCTTCCGGTAATCTACACCATATCCAGCAATAATTCTACTAATTTTTCTTGGAAAGGTGTTGCTACTATGATGCGGTGGAAGTCCATATCTAGACCCGTAACATCCACATATACGGTTAATACTACTAGGGATAGAGTTATTTTTGATTCTATCTCATTGCCTTGGGACGGTTCAGTACCATTGGTGTAATTTATGGCTGATTATGACGCTCAAGATCAAATAATTGCATATTTTCAATTGGCGGATTCTGCCATGTGGAATCCTCTTGAATTTGCCGCACAAGATCAGATAATATCTAGTTTTCCAGCAGAAGAATCTGCTCAATATAATCCTCTTTTTTTCTTTGCTCAAGAAACTGTTTCTCAAATTTTTACACCGCCAGCAACTCCTGGACCTACCACTTATTACGCTATGCGTGCTATCGATCCAGACTGTCCAACTTTAACTTATGTATCTTGGGTTGTTGAAAATTCTCCTGACATTACTGGCTCTCAATATACCGGCGCAAGATGCGGCGCATCTCCATTAATTGATATTACAATTACTGCAAAATGGCAAGAATAATGATATAGTTCTTTTATATGAAAGAATTATATTTAGATGCAAATGCACATATTCCAGTAAGTAAAGAAACATTAAAATATTTTACAGAATTAAACTCCTCTGTTTCAGGTCATGGACATCCAAGTTCCTTAACGACCCCTGGCAGAAGAGCAGCTAATTTAATTGAAGATTCTCGCGCTAAAATAGCGGAATTAATCGGCGCTCAATCTTCTAGTCAAATTATTTTTACTTATGGTTGCACTCATGCTTGTGAGTGGGGCTTGGAAATTCTATTTAATCAAACTGCTGAAAAAGAAAATGTTCGTATAGGACCATACGAACATACAGCGGTAACAGATGTATATGACAAATATCACAAGTCAAGAATTACCAAAAATAATTTTGATTATTTTGAAAATAACAATGGAAAATTATATAACTTAATGGGATTTCCATTGAAAGGAAGTTCAATTTTAATGCATATGCAGAATGAATTTGGAACAGTATTTGATCTTAAAAAATTTAAAGCTGATAGAATTTTTTCTGATATGAGTCAATCTTTAGGAAAAATTCCGGTAAACGTTACAGAATTAGACATAGATATAGGTGCTTTTGCCTGTCATAAATTTGGAGGCATGAATGGGCTTGGTTTTATATATCTTAAGGATGCTAGCTGGTGGGTTCCTTTTGGGACTGGCTCACGTTATTACACTGATCGAACGGGTACTCCAGACGCTTGTATGGTTGCGGCTTCTGCCTTCGCTCTAGAAAAAGCATTGGCTTCATTTCAAGAACGTTTTCAACGCTGTCAAGAATTTCAATCCATTATTGAACCTGAACTAAAATCTTTAGGTTATTATGTAGTAGCTGAGGATACTTGTCGCTCACCTAATACCACCTTTATACATAAAAAAAGTGCTATTAATGACTTATTAAAATTAAACAATAATAATATTTATTGCGGGTTAGGTTCTGCTTGTGGATCCCATGCTACAGGCGTCAGTAAATCTTTAAAGAATTTTGTATATCCTTTGGAATATAAAGGCTCGTCTCCTCATGACTTTATTAGAATGTCACAATGGGGAGAGTATGGAAAAAAAGAAGCTAAAAAAGTTATTGATGTTTTAAGGAAAACTTGAAACATGTTAAAGGACTGCCAAAAATAAAATGTGAAATATCTGAATGCAGTATCACAGATCCAGCAGCATTACATTATCATCATGTCATAGAACAAAATGAATTGCAAACAGATAACAGCATTTGGAATCTTTGCGTAATTTGCGCTGTACATCATAATTTAGTTCATGCTGGAAAGTTAAAAATCATTGGACCCTATCCATCAACCCATGATAATGGGAGAACTTTAGTTTATGAATTAAATGGGGTATGCAATATTCCAGGGATAAATAAACCATACTATCAACCAAAGCCAAAAGGCATTAAATTAAGGAAGTAATATGACAGGTAAAAGCGAAAAAGAAATGAGAAAAACAGTTTTGCACATGGCGAAATTATTAGGGTGTGCCCCAGAAGTACAAGCAATATTTAATAAATATGATGTATTACTAAAGCAAGCAATTGATCCCAATGAAAGATATCAAATTGGATTATCTGGTGTTAAAGAATTGCATACATTAATGGGAATGAGAGGCGCTCTAATTGTTAATGGACAAATTATTTTACCGCCAGATAAAAATTTCGATCCTAATAAATATATTATTTCATAATTAAACGATCAATATATCCATAATCATGCATTTCATTAGGAATATGAATATGGAAAAACAATTCACAGGTAAAGTTATTTGGTTTAACCCTAAAAATGGCTATGGCTTTATTGAATGGTCAGATGATGGAGTAAAGCAAAAAGATATGTTCGTTCATTTTTCTGATATTGTTTGCGAGGGATTTAAAACCCTCACAAAAGATCAGCAAGTTACCTTTAAATTAGGAAAAAATCATAGCGGCAATCCAAAAGCCGTTGAAGTTACCGTTGCTAAATGAAATTTTTAATTCATAATCGTTCTAGAGTGGCGGTTTCAATAGGTGATTTGAGAATTACTATTCCACCTGGAAAAACTATTGATTTATTAAAAAATAAAATTGGAATAACTTTAGAACAAATAGAAACTTCTTATAAATCAGGATCTATCTTTAAAAAAAAAGATAAGTTATTTAAAGTAGAAGAACCACCAAATCCATTTAAATTATCAGAGATTCAAGTATCTAAAATAGCAGGAATGACAGATAATCCAATTGGATATTTTTCTAAAAACACATCTGTTTATAACGATGTCTTTGGCGAAGACGTTAATATCTCAGATGACGAATTTATTAAAAAATTAATAGAAGAAGAGCAAATGTTATGGAATCCTCATGAGAGGAAGAAAGAAAAGAAATAACATCTTGTTATGATTGCCAATATTTTTGTATATTTTTATGGCAACTTTAAAACCCCGCTCTCAAATTATCCATCCTACCGAAGGGGTAAGTCTACGTGCGCAATTTTATGATTTAAATGGCGATCCGGTAGATCTAGTATCCGTTCCTCAAGTTGCAATCATTCAGCCAAGCGGAAACGTAGCCGTAGGACCAACTACAGTTGGAGTCTATCGTGTAGATACTGGTTTATATGGATTTGATTATACAACGGCATTGCAGACCAGCCAAGGAGTTTGGGTGGATTTATGGCGAGGTCAAATTCCATCGGGTCAAACTATTGTTAAAGAATTTAATTTTACAGTATTTTATACTCAAACACCATTAGCGAATAGCGATGGTTACTGGGCTTTAGGAGATGATGTACCATTTAATTATTCTCAAACTGCAATATTAAATATTAATAAATTATTAAAGGGATTAAAAGCCAGATTAAAATCCAGTGGAAAATCAGCTGGAGTAGATCAATTTAATAATCCAATTTATGTAGATTGTGATATTTATAGTACAGATCAGTTAGTTACATTTTTAGCAGAATCATTGAGTATGTTTAATCAAATTCCTCATTTTACAGCTTTTGAATTTCATCATACAGAAATTATTACAATATTTTATGATATTTTAGTTCAGGGTGCAACATTATTAGCCCTATCTAGCCAGGCTTTGATTGAAAGAGGAAGAGAATATAATCTCACAGACAATGGTGTTAGCTTGACCCCTCCAACAATTAGCGAATTGCTTAATACGCAATGGAGCACGGAGCTAACAAATCACATGGAAAAGTTGAAGATGATTAAGGCGTCAATGAAGCCAATCGCGTTGGGTTTGGGTACGCTAACAGGAAGCGTTGCCCGCGCTCCACAATTCGCCCGTCTCCGTTGGCTCAGAGCCCGTCAAATCTACTGATAAAAGGAAAAGAAATGCGATATCAAGTCTATGCGCATATTAATAAGACCACAGGAAAAGTCTATGTAGGAATCACCAGCAAAGACATGATGAAAAGATGGCATCGTCATGTAGTAGAATCTGGAAAAAACAATCCTAAAAATGCATGTTACTTTCATCGTGCTATTCAAAAATACGGAAAAGATGACTGGTATCATATAGCGCTAGAGACGATAGAGTGCGAAAACATTAAAGAAGCTGAAGAATGCGAAATTAAATGGATTAAAATATACGAATCTAATAATCGCTTGTACGGTTACAATAGTACCTCTGGTGGAAAAATCAATGAATTCACACCAGAAGTTAGAGAAAGAATGTCTAAAAAAACAAAAGAAAGCTTAACGCCAGAGCGGCTAGAATTGCAATCTATAAAAATGAAAGAATATTATAAATATAATTCAAATCCATTTGAAGGTAAGCGGCATACTGACGAATCTAAAATAAAAATGTCAGAAAAAGTTAAAAAATATTATGAAAATAATCCAAATCCATTTAAAAACAAAGAGCATACCGATGAAACTAAAGCTTTAATGTCAAAAAAATTTAAAGAAAGACTATCTAAAGATAATTTTATATCTAATTTTAAATTAATGACGACTGAACAAAGACAAAAAGGAATAGAAGCATCAATCAATACTAGAAAAAACATGCACTTAAGCAAGTTCGATTTCAATGAAGTTCAAGAGCTTGCAAAGCAATGCTACACCAATGTTGAACTTGCTAAATTGCTAGGATGTACTAATTCTCATATTTCATATTTGAAAAAAAGAATAAAATTAGAATTTAAACAAAAAGAAATTAATTTAAATAAAATCCTAGAAGTAATATTAAAAGAGGCATCTTCTGTTAAAACAATAAAAGATCTTTGTAATAAGCTGAATATTTCAGAATATATTTTGCATAATATTTTAAAAAAAAAAATAATAAATCAATAAAAGAAATTAAAAAAATAATTTTAGGCAAAATATGAGTATAGAAAAAGATTTAGAAGTATTAAACGAAGTTAAAAAAAGAATAAAAAAATCAAAAACTGTCCAAAACATGTTCAAAGAATCAGATGTATCTTTGGATATTATTGATTTAGTACCCATGTGTTTTGGAGACTTAGAGGTTTCGGCACGAACACAGCATGGAATCATTGTTTTTAATAAAAAATTAAAAGAAAAACCCGAAGAAATTGATCATTACATGGTTCATGAATTAACTCATATTTTGCAACAATGCTTCTCGGATGGACCTACTCAAGGCTCTAACAATGAAGATTATTTAGATAATCCCTATGAACAAGAAGGATTTCAAAAACAAACAAAATTCTTATCTGAGACTGATGGCGATCATGCGGCAGAACATTACATAAATCAAGTCTTAGATCATCACGAAGTTCCAAAAAGCGAAAGAAAAGAAAAGAAAGATGAATTATTAACTTTGGCATCTTCCGAATCAAGAAGAAGCAGATTACTCGAACATCTCGAAGAACAACTTCCATCTTCGTCAAGTGTTGGGGAAATGGTTCCTTCAAGAGATGCATTGAGAATTACCTCGGATATGCTAGAAAGAATGACCAAAGATCCTGATTATAGAGAAAGAGTTAAAGTTCTTATAAAAGAAGATGAGCGACAGAGGTTAATAGAAAATCCAGAAGAAATGAGACGTTTAGAAGAAGAGCAAGAGAGATATGAAAATCAAATAAAAACTAATAGAGAGGGAGCTGCAGGTCTCCAAAAATTCTTGGACACATTACCAAAGCCACTTAAATAAAATTTAATTAATTAATAACATATTATTAATTTGGCATATTTATGTATGGCTTGCGTTGAACCTACCCCTAAATATTTGCCACACAGTTTGGTCGGAATTCAGAAGGTATCATGTACTTCTGATGGTCAAGCCATTGTACTAGATTGGACTAGAGCCTATCCGGATCCATATAATTTTACACTTGGTTACAACATATACTACTCTACTATAAAAGAAGATGTATTTTCTGAGGGTCCAAAATATTTAGTTTTAAATAAAACAACTATTGAACTTTTAGATTTTACCCCTGGAGATAGTTATTATTTTGCAGTTCGCGCCACAGAGTTTGATCCTGAGGTGGTTCAGTTATCTGGATTGCCGGATCTTGGTGTAGCCAAGATTTATCCTGAGGCGCTCTTGCTGTCAAACATTACAGATACCGATAGCATTTTATACATTAGCGACATAGATTTATTTCCTAATTACGGAGTTGTTCAAGTTGGGGGAGAGCTAATTAGTTATACAAATAAAGACATTCCATCCAGTGCTTTGACCGGATTAACTCGTGGATTTTTAAAAACAATAGCAAAACCTCATAGCACAGATGGATACGATGGAACTACAACTTGGGATCCATTTATTAAATTTTGGAAGGGTTTTGAAGATAAAAATTTAAAATACTTTCAAGAAGTAATTAATTTTGCTTATCCTAATTATGCTTATACCGCTCTTGATGGGTATAAGTACAGCAAAGATATTGTTTATTCTAATTTAGAAAATGTAAATTCAAATGAGCAGGATTTTCCGAAGTATGATCTTGTTGGTTGGAGAAGAACAAATCCAAAAGATTATTTAACCGGTAAATGTATTGGTTCTTACTTTGGTGGAGAAATATATTGTGCTGATGGATATGATGGGGTTGGAAGACAAATTAGAGGACCTTCTGTTAACGATGAAAACAATAGAAGGCAAGAATTATTATTAGAACAGACGGGAAAGTCTGTTGTTTTGCTTAGAAGGTATCATACTGGAATTCGTTGCAAATGTTTCTTGGCAGAAGTGGAACAGCCAGACGATCGTTGTCCCTATTGTTTTGGTACTGGATTTACAGTTGGATACGAACAGTTTTTTAATCCCAGGAGAAGTGATGGGAGAATTTTAGTTAGAATAGACACAGCTGATGAAGATATTCCAGTTCAAGATGGTGGATTAGAAAATATATATGCTCCTAGTGGATGGACACTAGTTTACCCGGTAATTAAAGACCGTGATATTATTATTTTATATGATCCTTATGAAAAAGAAGTAGAAGAAGCAAGATATGAGATCATGAGTGTTACAAGAAACGTTTTATTTTATGAATTGTATGGTGCTCAAAAATTTAAATTACAAAGAATTAGAAAGACTGATCCCTTGTATAAGATTAAAGTTTTTTCAGATTCATCTATGATGCCATCTCAATTAACTACAAGTATCAATATGGGAGGAGTATTTTTACCTCATTCTCATACAGTAGTTGTGAGTGAGAAGATACTAAATATATCTCAAATTAATCAATTGACTAGTATTGGTGGATCGAATTCTACACAGCATCATACTCATCAAATTGTTAATGGAATAATTCAACCAGCAGCTGATGGTCATACACATACCATCATGTTATGATGAACATTGAAAAACCGCATTGATCATACTTCGTATGATCAAGATTTATAAATATTAGATCTTAAATAGATCTAGATCTTAGATCTTAATATAATTATATATAGATCTATATATCGCGTGTGCGCACATGTTACGCGCGTATAATAAAGAGTATTTTAGGTATAAGATTTTTTAGCTATAAGCAAGATGACGAGGCGGCAAGCTTGGCAAGCTACTCGGCAAAAAGGTTGTAGAACATAATTTAGATAAGTAAAATTTAAGTAATTAATTCGTTTTGTAGGGTGGAAGCTGTCTTGGCTCATAGTAAATAGAAAAGACTAAATAAACTTATTCTAGTAATTAGGGCAATCTTTTGGCATAAAGGCATGACAAAATTCGTAGGATCAAGCAGAGTAAGAGAAGGTGGTCGTCCTGTAACTCATTATCAGGATTTTATTTCTCATACTGGTGGAACTGATTGGCGACATGAGGCTGCTCAGATAGATATGAGCCCCAGCATATTAGGTGGATCTAATGTTCAATCTGCTATTCAAAATTTACTTGGCTTAGTTTTTGATAGTGGAACTGGTTTTATTTCTATTGGCAGTTTAGATGGATATTCAGGATTTTATGCTGCCGGAAAATATAATGTTAATTCTGTAGAGACCCCAACTTTAAAAGATGCAGTTAATGCTGCTGTAAATGATGATAGGCTTGTTAATGGTGGAGTGATATTATTATTACCAGGATATTATAGGGTCTCTGATACTATTACTATTCCAAATGGAATTTCTTTAATTGGTGAGGGACCTGGAGTTTATATTATTGGAGAAACTTCCGGAGATAATCCTATATTCAATATCGCTTCAATGCCTACGGATTTTTCTATTAATGGAGATTCTGGCTCAGGGGATCAGGATTTAATTTTAGGAACAGGCGTTAAAAAGACTACTTTTAAAAATTTAATTATTACTGATAATTCAGATGGTTATGTAAATTCTGGAAATTCAACATTATCTAGCTCTGGAATGATTTTAGTAGATCGTGGCTCAAATGTTGACTTTGAAAAAGTTACATTTATTGGGCGATTGAATGATGGTCCAGTACTAAACAGATTAAAAACAGCCTCTGCAATATTTACTTTATCTGTGGGATTGGCGAGGGGAACATCGATAAATGTAGATGGTTGTTACTTTGATGGTTTTAAAAATTCTGTATCTTTTAGACCACAATTAGGAAGTAGTGATAATTTATCTATAATAAATTCTAAAATTAAATTCTATGGCGAAGAGACGGCTTCTTATTCTATTAATGATTGTGCAATATTATCTTCTTTAGCTAGTATAAAAATTGAAAATAATTTCTTTTTGGGAGCTGGATCTTATTCTGAAACTATTTTAGGAATTTTTTCTGACTCAGTATCAAATCCAACAGATTGCAGTGTTGCAATAGTTGGTAATTCGGGTTATTCTATAGGAAACACATCTAGGCTTTGTGACAATGCATATACTCTTCCAGTTAGAAGTACTATGCATAGCAATGCTTTTGGGGCTGGCAAAGATGGAAATAAGCCTTGGACCATTGTATTAGGAATGGATGAAGGAGATATTTTAGGCGAAGGCGGGTTAGATTTAATATTATCAACTTATTCATCACTATCAGAGGTTCCAACTAAAATTATTTTAAATCCAGGCAATTATTCTTTAACAGTAAATAGTGGCACGTTTTCCTCTTTGAAATTAGAGGGGAATCCAATAGGTAAGAAATATCCAACTATTAATTTAAATTTATCTGGTACAACATCCATTTTAGGTAATAATAAATTTATTTATTTTGGAAATATTGAAAATATTTATTTTAATTCCATAAATGAAGTGCAATTAATTGTTGTTACCTCGCAGGTGAATGATTCGGATGTAATTGGAGAAAATGTTATTGTAAATAACTGTATATTTAAAGACACGGGTTTATATTTGGATGAAAGAGGCTCTGATAATTCAACTAATTCTACTGGTGCTTGGGACGGTTCAGCGACTAGAATGCAAGCTTTTATATCCAAATGCAGATTTTATCAATCTGGATTATTTAACGAGGATTGGTCTTTAATTATAGGCAGAGTAAATACAATTAAATTATCAGATTCATATTTTCATGGTTCTGGATATGCTTTAATTTTTAAAGATTCTGAAAGTTATACTGCCAATTTCACTATAGATGCATGTACTTTTGATATATCTGGCGCATCAATTACTAGCGCGCCTGTTTACGATAACCCTTATTATATTAACATTTCTTCTAGAGATACAAAATTAAATATTAAAAATTCGGCTTTTATATCTAGCACTAATGGAGATTCTGTTGCTAATATAATATCAGTCCCTACAGCAAGTTTTTTTATTAATATAAGAGCTTCAGATGTAAATATTGAATCTTGTTATTTTAATACGCCAAGCGATACGTATTTAGATACAATTTCATATCCTATGTCTGGATTGTATTTGCAATGGGTAAATACAATAAATTTAAGTAATAACGTATTTAATTCTGGGGCTCTGCCAATAAAAATTGGAATAAATGATCCTAATTTAGCATCTATAGCTAGCCAAAATTATTGTAATATTTCTAATAATAAAATTTCTTTAATAGATTCTAATTATTTTACAATATTAGATTTTGATGTAGACCTAGATGGAACTGATTCTATTAATAGATTTGTTAATATAGAGTCTAATTATTTTTCTAACTCTATTAATTCAAGCACATTAGGATTTCCACAGCATTTATTTGTCACAGGAGGAAATTATAATACTTTTGCCGCTATTCAATTATATGCGTTAGGGGCGGATGTTGTTTTTTCTAATAATTATGTTTTTTCAGGACCGGCTACTATACCTGTAAGTTCTTCATTTACTTATTATTCTGGGGTTTATATAAATTCTTACGATTCGACCAATGGCAAATCATCATTAGTTACATTAAATAATAATAGCATAGATGCTCAAATAAAATTTTTAACTCCTGCAAATTCTAGCCAGTATTCATCAGCTGTACATGTAAAGTCTAATTATATAAATATAAATAATAATAAAATAAATGCAAACAATACTGGCGCATCTGCTAGCCCAGGATTTAAAGGGTGTTTAGTTTTAGATTGCTTGGGCAGATCTAGCGCTGGGGATTCAATTATAGTAAATAATATTTTTGACAGAACCTCTTCTTCTGGTTCATTATCTTCTTTGGAAAGAGGTTATATTTTAATTACCCCTACGACTAATATTCGTGGTCAAATTGTAGACAACTCATTTGTAAGTCCTTATATTTCAGGGACTACTACTACATTGTTAGAGGATAATACTTCCGCTGCTAATAATTGGATTTTTGCTAGAAATAAAAATCAAACCGTTTCCTTATCAAGTATGGGAAGTATAGGTCAGATAGGACTTCGTAATGGAACGGCGGGCACTGGAAATAATTTATTTACTGTATCTGGTTTGACTGGTGGTTCTACGGCTACTACGTCTGATGTGGTTTTTAGAAACGACGCAAGTGTCCCAACAGGTCAAGCTGCTCTAGCATATCGCGATACTGCTAACACCATTAGCATGTTATGGTCAGTTCCTTTATCAGTTATAATTCCACCTGGAGCTTATCTAGTTGAACTAGAGGCTGAAGTTGAGGTGTCTGGCACTTTAGCCAGTGATAATATTACTGGCAGATTGCAACTATCTAATACTTCAACTAATTATTTCGATCCAGTAACTGTAGTTGCTTCTGGCGTGCAATATCCATTATCTCTAGTCGCTCCTGCTGATTTTCCAATAGGAACTATTAGAACTGATAATACTGGAACTTCTGGTCCATGGTTTGTTGAATTATTTTTACAAGTTTATAATAATAATAATTTGACTTGTTATGTTAACTTTTTGCAAGTTACTTATAGATATTAATATCTGCATATTTTTATATTATTATATAATAATATAGGAAAAATATGGATGAATTTATATCTTCTGTAACCAGTTTATTTGGACCTGCCTTTCTAGTTCTTTGTGTTGTTATTTATGTTTTAGTTGAGCTTCAAAGAAAAATTTTAGAATTATTGTTTTCTAAATTTTTGCCTGTAATGTTAAAAGATGGTAAGTGGCAGAATAAATTATGGAAAGATATTTTATTGCCATCTGCAGCTCCGGGAACTGGTATGATTTTTTCATGGATGATAACATCTTATCCATATCCAGAAATGTTTGCAACGTCTCCTGCGAATAGAATTATTTGGGGAATTTTTGCTGGCTTTTTTAGTGGGTATGTTTATAGAATGGTGAAACAATTATTTAATGGTTATATGTCAGGAATTGCTGAAAAATATTTTAAAAAAAATAAAAGCAAAACAGAATAATCAAATGGTTAAAATTTAATTAATACTCTAATATTTAGATATATAAATGCTAAATATTAAATAAAGTTTAGGAAATAAATGAGCGTTTATCCATTTGAATTAGATGATGACACTACACTTCCTCGTGTAGATGACAATATTACAGAAACAGGTCAAGAAGCTATCAATGCTTTACGTGATGCTGTTTTTAACGTTCAAGAAACTTTAGGCATAGAACCGCAAGGCTCAGTAACTACAGTAGCTAACAGGCTAGATGCTGCACTAAACGCCGATGGCACAATCAAAGCAAGCGCATTGACTTCAATAGGTCTAGTTACTCTTCCAATTACTAATAATCAAGTCGGATCAAATGCAGGGATAGAGGAGAGCAAATTATCTCTTGTTCATTCTACAACTGACTTATATACTTTAATTTTAGCAAACAGTGCATTAACTAATTCTTTAAATATATTTGCTAATACTATTTTTACAGATTTTAATCTTCATATAACTGGAGCACTTTATCTTTCAGATGGTGTTACATCTGCTCGTCACGTTTTAAGCCATATAGATTTGAATAATATTCCTTCAGATTCCAGGGATCCGTCTTTTGTTTGGACGGGTCTTAGGGATAAAGATAACAATTTAAGATTAGCAAATAATGCTGCTCAAGGCTTGCTTTCAGTTAATGACGCCTTAACTGCTCATGAAAATAAAATACTAGAGGCTCATCCGGCATCTACAATTTCTGTTAATACGGATAGTTTTAAAGAAATTCCCTTAGTGGCAACAGATGCCCAGTCTGTATTTAATTATTTGGATCAGTCAGAAATATTAAATATGGGTCAGCACAGGGCAACGCAACACGCCAATGCTATTCCAAAAATTTCCAGATCTGATGTTATTGGCTTGGATGGATATGGACATAATGTGGTTCCATCTACAACTTGTTATGCTTATTTAACTAACCCGCCTAATACATTTCCTGTAGATGATTTGTTTGTAGGCGATGATATTATTAAATTCGTTCCTGATAATTCTAATTTTATTTTTGATTCTTTGTTTTCTCAAGTAAAATCCGGGGATTTAATAAGAATTAATTACGGTAATGGATTAGAGGCTATCTATCCGGTTAATTCTATTAGATTTACTCCTGATGCTGAGTGGATAGTTAGAATTAATGGCGTTAATTTATGCTCCTCGTTAGATGGCTATGCATCTGCTAGAATTGATAGAGCCTTATATGACGTTGATACTGCTGGTATTTTTGCAACTGCAACTGCTAATGCAAGGGACTCCTCGGGACCAACTGCTACAAACGTTTTGTCTAGTTTGATTGTTGCAGACCCTCGTGGGGCAATGGCTTTGGGTTTAAATTTTGACCCCAATCAACTTGATTCAACTCATTATAATTTACATTTAGAATTTTATCCTACAGGGAATCCTTCTGAAAAGGTTATTTCTTTGCCTCCAATTGATGTAACTGGCAATTTGGGAGCGACTCCGGGCTTGTATAATTTATCATCAGTTATATCTGCTACAAATGATAAATTTAGAGAGTTTGGTTACAATTATAGATTTATAGCTTTTGAATATAATGGTGAATTTGGTATTATGTTAGCAGATGTTATTAATAATGCTTCTTTTGCAATTGTTAAAGGGACAAATGCTTCCGGCACTTTAATTACTGGAAGTTATGTTAATAACGTTATAGGGGGCAATGATCTTAATACAGATACTTTTGACTCTCTGGGGTTTGGTACAGCGGGTTCAAATTTAGCATCTCCAGCCTATCAAAATACTTGGACAAGTTCTTCATCTGCTTTAATTCCTACCAAAGTAATTAGACCTTTAAAAAGAAGATATGCTATTGTAAATGGTCAAAAAATTGATCATTTTAAAGACATGTATTTAACTACCAATGGTTATTGGGACGGATACATTTCTAGTAGAAATCAGTTAGGATTTTCAACTGTAGAAACAACTTATACTGTTGATGCAAATCTTGCACCTTCCGGCATTAAACCAGGCAGTACTATTGTAGTTCAGCCTGCGATAGCCTTGGATGATGCCTTGTACAATGATGTTGATTATGGTAGATTTATTGTAAAATCAGTTAATTTTGTTGGTGCGTGTGGCACTGCTCCAGCCTTAACTCAAATTACTGTTCTTAATTCTATTTTTGGAGTAGGTTTGCCTTTTTCTGCTTCAGCAAGCCCGAATCTGCCTGTTAAATTATATTTTTCTTATGATTCAATTAGCTTTAATAAACAAAACATAATTGATACATCTATTACACCTATTGATTACAAAAGATTTCATGAAATTTATCTTTCTGACGAAGGAAAGACATTTTCTCATGAGAGATTGAGAATGACGGTTCAATCAGAATCTCCTAACTTATTAGATACTAATAATTTTCATATTTTAAATGTATCTCCTAAATTAAGAGGGTATACAGACGGAAGTCCATTAAGTTTTAATAAGTTTTTAAGATTTTACGTGTTAAACTATGATTCTGTTACTGGGGAATTTGATGGATATTTAGGTCAGAGAAATCCTTTAAATTATACTGTTTCTAATACAGGGTCCGTAGTAACTGGAAAAATAAATGTAGTCACTAGATTCTATGATGAAACAAACATTGATTACGTAGATATTTTGTATTCTGATTCAAGCTCTTCTCCAGGATCTCCTGTGATGTCGTCTTCTTTGCCCAGATATGTTGACTTTGAAATATTTGAAAGTTTGCAAAAAAATGATGAATTATTTTTACTATCAACATGTGAAGTTAATTGGGATCCATTATCTGGCGAAAATATTATTCAGTACTTGAATAATCGAAGAGAGTTCGGCTCAATAGATGAAACTGATTTTACCGAATCTGCAAAAGATTATATTGCAGCTGCAAACAAATACTTACATGATAATGGAGTTATTAGAGGGCTGGATTATGAATCAACTGTAGCTGGCGGAGAAATAAGATTTAAAGGCGGGTCAGCAGTAATTAGCGGAAAGGTTATTGCAGCAAATAATCAAGGCGTAGTCATTCCTCAAATTTATCCGCAATCTACTTCTGTCCCTCAAATTCTTGACTGGGCAATTTGTTTAAATGAATTTGGTAACTTAGTTCCAATTATTTTAACGGCTTCTAAGCAATTATTTTTTGCAACTGATGGAATTCAAAATTATCAAATTAATTCTGCTACTTTTAATGAAATTATAAATCAAAGAAAAGATCTTTGTTTAATAGCCATTATCAATGTAACGATTGCATCTATTACAATTAATAGCGTTTCAGATGCAAGAAAATTTATAGAAGGATTAGATTCTTCAGCTCCATTGAATTGGTCAAGCGGCTCTGAGTACTTGGGCAATTTCTACTCTATAGATTCTCTTAAATATTGGATAAATAATTCTGATGGAACAAATAATTATGTAAAATTAAGAGGTAGTTTTGTTTTTACAGAGAGTTTAGATTTATCTGGATTTAATAAAACTGTAATATTTGATGGATTAAATGCCAGTGTTACAGTAGCCACTAATGGATCTGGTGAAGGCATATTATTAGGTTCTAACTTGCATTTGCAAAATTGGTTCATTAATTATGCTCCAACAGGATTTGCTTCTGGAAGCACTACGATTGGACTTGATAAATTTGCCGGTAGTTTATTATTCCCAGGCGGAAACGTTTCTAATGTAAAAATTTCTGGCTGCTCTTTTTATTCGCAAGTAGATGACTATCCTTCTTTTATTACATTTAATTTTAATACAGGCGATGTATTAGAAGATATTGTAATTGAAAATAATAAATTTGATTCAGTTGGATTATCATCTAGTATTCCTTATTATCAGCCAGCAATTCAATTCATAATTAACAATCCTATTGGCACTCAAGCTTCAATTATAAAAAATCTTAACATAAAAAATAATTTTAGCAAAAAATTTCACGGAATATTAATTTTTGAAAATAATTTAAGCTCATCTTTTGGGCTCAAATTAAGTGCAACTATAGAAAATAACACTTGCGGCTATATTGGCTATTCTTTCGGATCTGATTCTGCAGACACTGCGGAAGTTAAACAAGGGTTAATTATAAAAAATAATTTTACAAAGCTTATTGGAACATTTTTAGAATATGTACCATATTCTTCATTTAATAACGTGCAACAAAGTATAGGACCTGTATTAATTGAAAATAATACATGCTCTTGGATATATTGCCAAATGTCAGAAAGAAGTCAAAACCACACAACTTCATTAATTATTAAAAATAATACATTGTTTGCAGATGATTCTTCTTTTTTCAATGTTTTTGGAGTTTCTCTTGTAGCCATTGGTGGAAGCATTGGAATTTATGTTTTAAATAATGAATTATCGCCTCTTAGCGACAAAACTGATTTTATTATTGATGGTAATTTTGTTGGTGCTGGCTCTAAAAATTCAATCACTTACAGGTATGACTCTTGTATTAGAATTATAGGAAATTCTAAAATAATTAACAATACTTTTAGCGGGATTAATGCTGGAAGTAATTATATGATGTATTGTAGTAAGCCTTTGTTTTCGGAGACTTATTATTCTAAAATAGAAAACAATAAATTCTTAAGAAGAGGCAATTCAATTGCTGGATATATAAAAATTGACTCTGAAAATACTTCTGGAAAAATTTTTAACAATGAATTTGATAAAGAAACGGTGGATGGCACCAGTGATGAATTAATTGTTAAATTTACATCAGGATCGATTTCAGGAACTTCTGATAATTTAATTTACTGGAGTATTTTTGGCAATAAAAATCAAAGAGCTGCCACCTATATACCAATTTCTATAAGTTCTATTTCTGCTGATTCAGATTCTGCTCTTCTATCTACTGATGATATGACTATCGGCGGCTTATTTGTTAGCTCCTCTACACCAAATAATTTGCAAGATAGCACGGTAACTAGTGATCAGATCAGTCCATCCATAAGATTAAATTATAAAGATAATCCTGACTCAATAAGATTATTATGGGGAGCAAAATTATCTTCAATACTTCCTGAAGGAGTAACAGTTTATAGGGTAGAATTTTCTTATGCTTCTGCAGTCAATCCATCTTCTAAAAATATTATATTAAATTATTATGGAAATAGCGGAGCTGCTACTTCTCAAACTGGAGGTGCCGGAACGTGGACTTCTGCAGAGCAAAGTTTTTATTTAAATATTCCAGATAGCGAGGGTTTAATAAAAAATTATCAAAATGATACTGGAATTTCTACATATTCAGTTTTATATGCAGGAATCACGCTTTCACATTCTACTGTTTTAGGTGCTACTTTTTCAATGAAAGCTTATTATAGATGGTAAATAAGAAGCAACTACTATAAAGGTGGTTGCTTCTTATTTCATAGACCCATAGCACAAGGCTATTGGTTTCCTTTAAAGATTATAAATTTTAATGCATTTAAAATGCCAATAATATTTCATATATTTATAGATGGGCGTAGGATTTTTAACCAAGTCAGATTTATATGCTTTACATAATTATGTTCAACATACTGGACATGCTTATGTAAAGGAATTTATTATTGATTCTTTAAGAGAGTTCTTTAGCCAAGATTCTTATTATCGTTACGTTAGAGATGCTTGGGGGTTCCCTTTAACGCCCTCTCAAGAGGATTTAGCTTCAGACGCAGGAATTAATGACTCTACAACTACTCGTCTTTTTATTGGCGAATATACAAGGCAACATGCCCAATTTTTCCCAGCTATCCTAGTTAGATCTGGAGGTTATCGATCTACTCCAATTTCTATGTCTAGAAATAAATATTCAGTTCAATACGATCCGATTAAATATTTTGATGGATATGGCAACGAAACTATTATAAATACACCAGTATCTGTTGTCCATAATGGAGCTTGGGATGGAACTATCACAATGGATATTGTGGCTCGGTCTAATCGAGCTAGAAGTGAGTTAGCTGATTTATGTATGATCTTTTTTACAGATTATCATTTTGAGGATTTTTATAAAGCAGGTATTGTAATAAAAAGTTCTCAGCTTTCTGCTGATTCAGAGGCTGATGATAGAAATGATAAATTATATAAAACTACCGTTACTTTAGAGGTGCGATCTGAATGGGAAAGAAGCACTCCAATTCAAAGCACTTTAGACGCTATTACTATTTGCATGGATATTGGAAATATTAATCAAAAAAATACAATTTATGCACCAAATATTACAATAGAGACTTCTTTAGAATTAAACGAATCTTTACTCAATCTATGAACAAAAGATCTTTAAATTAAATATAAAAAATAATTAATAATAAGATATACCACTTGAATGAAGTAATATTTCAATATATGTTATAGAAAATTTTCTTTAAAGGAATTTAGATGCCTAACTTTCCCGGTTCACAAAATGCTAGTCCTGGAGTTTATACAGATGTAGTTACCGTATCACGAGGAGCCAATGTTCCTGGCGGTGTGAGAACTGCAGTATTGATGGGTGAAGGTCTAAAAACAGAACGCCTTGTTACTTCTGCGGTGGGCGGCGGCTCTGATGGATTTAACTCAACTTATTCTGGTACAAACGGATCTGATGGTCGCCACTTTTTACTCAGCGGTGCCCCTCTTATTTCTAATCGTTTAACATTGTACAAAAATGGAATTCCATTAAATGGGCTGGAACAGGCTTTTAGCCCCACTAGCGGCTCATTTAGCTCTTTATACGATTATCGTGTAAATATTACAAATGGTAGAATTGAATTGCAAGTAGCCTCTCTTGTCGATCAAGGAGGTTCATATTATTCAACTTCTGCCCTTAATCAAGGCGATGGTTCAATCTCTAGCCTAACATTGGTGGACCAAAATGCCCCAACTGAAACTTGGACAATTCGTTGTACTTCGGTTCGCAGAGATGGTTATGGCAATCCAATTGATGGCTACGCTAAGTTTATTGCTCAGGGATCAGTCTCTGGCACTCTAAGAGACTCTTTTGGTAACAATGTTACTTGGACATCTGATAACACTGTAGTCTCTAATGGTATTTTAAGTTTTGCAATTGCTGAAGGACTAACTCCATTTAGCGAAGGAGATAAGTTTACTGTTAAAGTTAAAAGCGGAGCCTTGGTAAGAGGCGATTCTCTTTCAGCAACTTATATTTCTCAACTAGATATTAATGATCCTCAATTCTTTACTGACCCCAACACTTTCGCAGCTAAGCATGGATTTCCTAGTTTAGACAATTATTTAGCCATTGGCGCTCAGCTTGCTTTTGCTAATAATCCTCCTGGAATTTGGGCAGTACAATGCGCCCCTTCCATTCCACGTAGAATATCATACACGGTTGAAGTTTCAGCTTCAGGGTCATCATTAATTGATGATTTGAAATTCTCTTTGCCATTAGGAGTAATTCCTGATGCAGATGCTAATATTAATTTTTTCGTAACAGATCCTGCAACTGAAACTGAGTCTCAAATTATTCCAAATAAAGTTGCTTTCTACGATTCTTCTTATGCCTTATCTCCAAGCTCTTTCTGTTTTGGACCCTCTGTTTACTCTTATACCGTTATCTTGGAAGATGCAGTAGTTAAAGAAGCTGATGATGGTGAAATAACAGCATCGGGAGAATTGTCTAGTGAATTTGTGGTCTTTGATTCGACAGATGTCGGTAAGACATTGAAAATTTTAACACCAAATGTAAATGCTGGTTCTTATACCATTGTTACCGTAGCTAACGGTGTGGCTACAATCTCTGGCGGTCCATTCACAGTTAGCACTGGAATGGAATTCCAAGTGATTGATAATACCGCTCAAACATCTGCAATTCTTTTGACTGATGACTTAGCTTTATCAGCAGGTCAAAGCCTAAGAGTTACAGTAGTCGATAATAAAGATGCTGACTTCTTTGATGCTGGTTGGTTGGCAGCACTTGATTCTTTGGAAAGAATTGATGTTAGTATGTTAGTGCCATTGCCTTCACAAACGATTTCTGCAATTATGCAAAATGCCAAGAATCACTGTGAAACAATGTCAAACATTAAGAATAAAAAAGAAAGATTGTTATTCACAGGAGCAATTCAAGGTTTAACTCCAGATAATTTAACCGGAGTTGAAGACGCAGCAGTAGAAGACATTGGAATTCTTGAAGGAATTCAAGGCGATGATGTTTCGGAGATTTTGGCTGGAAACATTGAAGATTTAACAAACTATAGTGTTTCTAACGCCTTTGGAAACTCATATCGAGTTGTTTACTTCTACCCCGATGAAATCGTAGTTCAAGTCGGAGCAGATAATCAACTGCTTCCAGGTTACTTTGTTGCAGCGGCTGCAGCAGGTTATTTAAGCGGAGTTCCTGCGCTCCAAGTTCCTTTAACTAGAAAAACACTATCAGGGTTTACAATTTTAAGAAACAAGCTTTTAAGACCAATTGTTCTTGAAGGATTGTTAGCTGCTGGCGTGTCTGTAGTGGAACCTGTAGCTGGTGGTGGAAAAGTTGTTTGGGGTCGCACCACGACTACTTCTGGTTTCCCAGAAGAAGAAGAAATTTCAATCATCTTCTGCAGAGATAGAGTTGCACAGTCTTTGAGAGCAGGTCTTGAGGCTTTTATCGGAGTTGCAGAAGATTCTACTTTGCAAGGATCTTTAATTGCTAGAGTTCTTTCAATTCTTAAAGGTCTTAAAGGTCAAAAAGTTATTACTAACTTTAAAGACGTTAAAGTAACTCAAAATGAAACCGACGCACGTCAATGGGATGTAACTTGCCGTGTACGACCTGCCTATCCTGTCAACTGGATTTATGTCAAGGTTGAAGTAGGTGATGCTTGATATCACAAAAATTTATCATAAAATTGGAGCTAAATAATGGCTGATACACGCAATACTAGAACGTTAATTAATGACATTAACGGCAATAATGCAACTAAAACCCATTTATCTACAAATATTATTATTAAAGTAGATGGCAATCCTGTCGGCGCTGTAAAAACTTTATCTGTTACTGAAAGCAGAAACATTTCAAGAATTGCAGAGGTTGGCACGGACGGATTTATTGACTCTGCTCCAAGTCGCTCAACTGAAATCAGCGTAAGCTGCTCTAGAACAAGATTCTCTCGCCAAAGAGTAGCAGAGGCTTTTGGAAGAGGCTTTGTTCACGCTAGCTCTCAAAGAATTCCTTTTGATGTAGAAATCCAAGATATTTTTGCAGACAGCAACGAAGCCAATGCAATTATTACAGTAATTGAAAATTGCTGGATCAATAGCATTCGTTATACTTATAGCTCTGACGATTTCGTAATATCAGAAGATATGGAACTTACAGCGGAAAGAATTTCAAGCGTTCTTAATGGTGGTAACGTTGTCACAGCGGTATCAAACGGTCGCTCCTTTCCAATTACAATTAATCAATTTGAAGCTGAGGCAGATAGAGGTTCATTTACAGGAGCATTAGACGCTGCAGGATTACTAAACGCATTCTTAGACGATCCAAGAGTTTGATTTATCAATTATTCAATAAAAATAGCCTTGGAAATATCCAGGGCTATTTTGCTTTTAATCAATGATATAGAATAAGAAAAGGAGAAAGATATGGCAGATATAAACAGTCCCTTAGGTCGCAGACAATTTGCAATGCAATCACAGCAAACAAGGAAAGTTCTTACGGTTCCAGATGAGACTGGTATGACCGCAGAATCCACTACTTTTGAAGATGAAAGATTTCAAAGAGAATCTTTTGCAGCAGCAGAAGAAAGCGCTCCAGTTAAGCGAGTTCGTCAGATGATGGCAGAGCCAGAAATTAACAGAGAAGAATTGCAAAGAATGCGGCAAGAATCTAAGCAAACAAAAATGGAAGTTCCTACAAGAGCAAAAAATAGAATTGAACTTCTATTGGGCTTAAAAAGAAAATCCAAAGATGTTTATGTAGATGGTGTTAAGTTTACTTTAAAAACCTTAAAGCATGCAGAATATCAGGAAGTATTTAGTGCATTATCAAAATTGAGCGATGTAAATAATATTGTTGTTTCTTTAGAAATGCAAATTCAATCTCTTGCAAGATCAATTACTCATATTGATGACGTTCCCATTTTTACTGTATTATCAGTTTCTAGCACGGACGAAGTTGTTGATTATCTAAGAGAATTTGAAAGTGATGTCATCGATCAATTAAATGAAGAATTTAAAAGTTTAAAAAAAGAAACTGAAGTAACTAAAGAAGAAGAAAGCGAGGTGACTGAAAATTTAAAAAAATAGTTAAATATACAGACCATAGATTTTATTACTTCTTATTTAAGACTTTAGGCGAAAAAGCTTTGCCTGGAGGCTCCTTTTATGAAGAGGTAAATCCCTGGGTTTATTCATGGCTGTATTATTCTTACGCACAAGAAGAAGAAGAATCTCAAAAATTTGCTAAAGATTTGGCATTATTTCAGGGAAGCTTTGCAAATCCCGAAATGGCTAAAAGTATTCTTAAATCTGAAAACCCAACCGCAGAAATGGAAGATGAGCAATTTGAAGCTGTTTCTGAGTATATTTTGGATGAAAACAAGAAAAAAGAAACTAAGCTAAGAAAACGTCAAAGAAAATTATTATTAAATCAACAAAATAATAAAAGATAATTATGGCAAATGAGATTGATGTAAATGCAGTGACGGATGCGACTAAAGCAGTTTCTGCTGGAGTAAAGGAAACTTCTGAAAGTATAGCACAATCCGCTAAGCAAATAGTGGCTCAAATAGAATCTGTTACAAAAGAATTTTTAAAATACGAAGAGGAGCTGAAAAGTTTTGGTGTTGATGGTGCCAAGGTACTTGCCAACTATAAGCTTCTAGTTACTATGCCACAAATTAAAGGATTTGAAAATCTTGAAAAAGGGTCTGACATTGCGGGCGATACCAGCAAAAGCTTTGAGGAACTCAATGCCGCATATAGCAAACTCACTGGTGGCTTATCTATTCCATTTGCAGGTGCAATGATGCCGCTTCTTGAAGCCAATGATACTATAAATGCTCTCGAAGCAAATCTTTATGCAGCAAAAGCTGCCACTGGTGAATTTGGAGATTTTCAAAAAGATTTAGCAGAAGGAACTACCGATTTAGTAAGAGAGCTTGAAGCTATTGATGATAACTTTTTGAATGTTGCCAATGCTTCTGGCACTTCTCTGCAGAAGATTAGACAATTTGGCTTAGAAATGAATTCAAATTTGCCTTCGGCGATTGAATCTACAAGTGGAGCCCTTCAAGATAATACAAAAGTAGCAGTAACAGCTACAGAAACAATGGATAGGCTTGAAGCTACAGTGAAAGTAGCGTTAGGCACCGGAATGGCAATGTCAGCAGTTCAAGCACGTCAAAGCACTGAATTTAGAAAATTTAATTTGACGGTCCAGCAATCATTGGAAAATATTGCTAAATTATCGGCAGCCTCTAAAGAATTAAGACTTCCATTAGATGTAATGACCGGGATTGTTGATCAAACAGCGGATCAATTTTTATATTTTAAAGATAACACTCAGTCATTGGTAGATATGATGACAAGATTGGGTCCATCTTTTAAAGCCGCAGGATTGTCGCCCGAGGCAATTACTAAATTGTCAACCACAATGGTTTCAAATATCAATCAGATGAGTCTTGCTCAAAGATCATTTCTAGCTATGCAATCAGGGGCTGCAGCAGGGCTTAGAGGTGGATATCAAATTGAATTGTTGAAAGCTCAGGGTAAATTTGATGAAATTCAAAAAATGACTGAGAAAGCTTTAAAAAAACAGGTTGGTGGAAAAATTGTTACTTTAGAGGAGGCAGCTAAAGATGAGGGAGCAGCAAGACAATTAGCAAAGCAAGTTCAATTAGTTACTTCTGGACCACTAAAATCTGTAAACACAGAAGCTGAGGCTTATAAATTATTTGAATCTATGAGGTCAGGCGCGGCTCCTGGAGCTGCAATCAAAGGAGATGAAGCACTTAAAGATGCGGTGACGGTTGGCGGAGAAAGAGCGGAGCGCCAAAGCAATGAATTAGTAAAACTAAATAATATAATGCAGAAAACTTCAATGTCTAGCGCTATTACTGCAGCTGCTTCAGTAAAACAATTAGATTTTTTTCTTAAAGGAGAAGTTTCAAATAAATTGAAAAATTCTTCAGACAGCCCAGAGTCGCTGTTAAAGGCTCTTGGAGTTGGTATGCTTGAAACTTTATTGCCCACATCGGAAGAATCTTCTAGAAGGGCTGCATTTGAAAATGCAGCAGGTACAGGACCCGCATTTAGAGAAGGTCCTGTAAAGAAAACTCCAATGGAAAAAGTTGAATCTGTTTATGATTCAGCCTCTGCGGCAATTAGTAGGGCTCGTAAATTACCAGAAGATCCATTAAAGAAGCAAAAAGAGCAAGAAGAAAATCAAAAGAAATTAGAATCTAAGGTTGGTAAAGAGGCTAAAGCTCCTGGAAAAATTCCAAGTGCCGCAAGAGAAAAATCTGAAGCTCCAGTGTTGCCCAGTGTGCCAATGCCAGTTCCAGAAAATAAGCAACTAAATGAACAAATTAAAAAGACAATAGAAGAATCTGCTGCTAAAAAAGCTAAAGAAGCAACAACTGCTTCAATCGCCCCAGCAGAGCAAGTGTTAACAATTGTATTGCAAAATCCTGATGGAAGCAGCCAGGCACAAGCTAAAATTACTATGAAGGATGGAATAATTAAAGATATGAAACGAATGGAAGATGCAAAGGCAAGAAGAAATCAAGTTGGAGCGGGCTTAGCTTAATAGGAGAAATATGTCACTTTCTGATGCGCTTGGAGATGTAAAAGATGCAAGAGGGGCAGTTAATGATTCTTTTGGATCTGCTGCAGGTTATTTAAATGAAGGGCTAGAGTTTTTTAGCGGATCTGCAACTCCATCCACTTTAGGTTATGGAACCAGGCAATCTAAATTACAAAATAATCGTGCCGCTGTAAGTACTAGACAAATTATTCACTGGGCAGTTCCTGAGGGACCAGTAATTCAAATGTATGTTAATCCTCAGACTATTACTTATAATTATGGAAAAGATATTTCTCCTCAAAGAACTAGAGGCGGATATGTTGTTCAATATTTTGGTCCTAAGCTAACAACGCTAAGAATCGGTGGAACAACTGGAAGCTCTGGAATTGAAGGAATTAATGTTTTGTATGATTTATATCGTTATGAGCAATTAGCATTCGATCCTTATGCTCTATATCTGGCAGCAGAAGCCTATGAGAACATTCAAAGTGAATTTAATCCTAGTCTTGCTAGTACTTTATTTGGAGATGCAGGAAGCGTTACTACTAACGTAAACCCGCCTTCTTTAGCCGACATGGCATTTAGAGTAGAAATGTTTTACGCTGGAGAAGTTTATCGTGGGTTCTTTACAGAATTTACAGTAAATGAGAAGGCTGACAACATAGGTTTATTTGATTATGACATGAGCTTTACCGTAACGCAGAAACGTGGATTCAGACAAAACTTTTTTGCCTGGCATCGCTCTGCAGTTGATGGTCCAAGCAATAGTAATCCCAGATATGGCGCTCCTTATAGTTATAGTTCTCTAATAGAGGTTCCAAGGTAATATGACTGATGTAGGTAAGGCAATATTAGGCGGCATTAATGCGGCATTTGGCACAGCTGAAAATGAACCGCAAAATCCAGTAAACGTATACTCTTATGAGGATCTTGGTAAGTTTGAACAGAAAATTAGCAAGTCAGAAGAGCGCGTTTATTTACAAGGCGGATATACAAGAAAATTAAAACCAAGGGCGATGGAAATTTTATTCCAAGAACCCGACGTTACAATTGTTATTAAAAAAAGACAATTCTCTTCTTTGGCTGAAAATTATAGGTTAGATAGACTAGATCAAAAAACAAGAACTTATATTAAAGCCGTTAAAAGACTTTTTTATAATAAGTGCAGAAGAATAGCGGCATATGAAAGATTGACCAAGCTAGAAAAAATATATTCAAAATCTGCTGGTCAATTTAATGATCTTTTATTTCCAGCTGTATTTTCTTTTATAGAATTTTTTAATGCAGCTGGAGGGTTAGGAGAGTCTAATACTTCTTCTTTCGCAAGCAGCATTAAAAATAATTTTTCTATTTTAGATACTTTAAAAAAGTTAAAAAATCTATCCGATCCTCAATTATTTACTACTTGGTCTAATCCGGCAGAAATTCCCTATTTAGCAGATGTTGGAGAAGGAACTGGTACTTTTGAGCTAACTTTAGCTACTTCTATTAATACTACAGTTTCTACTCAGATGGGACAAGGAAGTTGCAGTATAACTTTTGAGAACCCATTAGAGTTAATGATTATTACTCAAGAAGATATTGAAGAGGCTATTTCTGATGTTGTTGGATTTACCAATAATGGATTTTTTAATTTTATTAAAGGTCAATTAAATGACGTTATTAAGAATTTAATGCAACAATTAAATTCTAAAAGAATGGACCGTGGAGCATCTTCGATTATAATTAATACTAACCCTGATACTTTGCAATTTAAAAAAATTCGTGCATTTATTGACGGGGAGGGAAGAGAAATACTTTTTAATTATGATGCTGGTCTTATGGGTATAGGGGGGTCTATTAGCTTAGATCAGTCTGCAAGAGAGGGATTTAATGGCTTAACTTCTGATGAAGAAAAATTATTTTCAGATATAATTACAAATTATTATTCATTATTAGATAATGAAAAATTAACAAGAAATCAAATTATAAATTTTAATCAAGAAAATGATTATGTTAGAAAAAAAATGAGATTAGAATTTGAAGACCGCTGCATTATACAGCAACAAGATGTTGTTCATGTATTTGTTAGTTCTAAATCATCTTTAGATCCTGCAGTGTCTTCTGGCTTTAATTTTTCTTACAGTAAAGATAATTTTTTCAACCAAATTGATAAACAATTAAATAATATTGAAAATTTATTTAACGATTTAAGTTATACCTTTGCTGGCAAAGGATCAAACTTTATTGAATATGAAAGAAATGCCATTGTAGGACCTGATTTTCCATTGTGGTTATGGATGACTATGAGAAATGATTTTACTCGTCAAGCTGCGGGAACTCATGTTTTTGCAGGGATTGCCGATGACATCAGGCAAGAATATTCTAGCGGTCAACATAAAGTTACTCTTACATGTAAAGACTTTACTGATTATTTGCAAAAAGGTCAAATTAATATTAAGCCATCTTCTGATGTAATTGACTCTTCTATTTATGATCCTTTAACTCCTTTTAAAACAGAATATGACCCGGCAAATGGAATTCTTCAAGGGTTAACTCCGCAATTATTAGATGAGAATGTTGCGTTATTAAATACTGGCTTTGTTAGATACAAAGCTGGAAGAAATAAAGGATCTACCGCCTCTACTTCTAATTATGAAATTCAAGACATAGAAATTGTAACTCCCGAGTCCCCATTTGCAAAAAAACGAATTCAATTTTTTGATCCTGATGGTTTTGTTTATAGATGGAAAGAAGGAATTGGTACTTTAATATTATCAGGCGCCCCTCACAGTTATGGAACTGGTTCTTTAAGAAAAGAAACTTCTAGTATGATCACGACCAATGTATTTTCTGGACAAGATGTTATGAATACATTGTCTTTATTAATTACTGGTCAGCCATATAATTTTTCAAGCTTTTTAAAATCAGCAGCTAAATCTGGGTTTATTACAACTGATAAAAGAATTAGTTATTCTTCTTCTGAAAATTTCTTAAAAGGATTAATTACGGATATTAATAAAACAAATTCTATTTGGGGAAATTTTGTTCCTTTTAAACGTTTGGGTCTTACAGACGCAGCTTACCGAAAGATTTTGCAAGGAGAATTTGATGCTAGCGTTAATAATCAATATATTAATGATCTGTTGGCTGAAAAAGCCAGATTACTTGATGAACTAGCTTCTCTTGTTCCGGGTGCAAATATTGGATTAAAATCATTTAAAGTCGGCGCGAGTAATTCGCCAGCGCCATCTGCTACAGATCTTCCTATTGGAGAAGGATTGAGGGTTTTTGGCACTTCAATTTTTGAACTAGATCAGAAAATAAATTCTTTTCAAGAAAAATTTTTAGAATCTGTTTCTACTAAAAATATTAGCGGCATAGGCGGAATTAAAATTTATGGTGATGACATATCGGTTGAAACAGTTGATATGTCATCTGCTTCAGATGAAAAGAAGCTTAAGGCTAAAGAACAATTTAATAAAAAGTTATTGTATTTAACTCAGCGTAGGCTTTGGAAGGTTAAAGCCAACGATGATCAAAACTATTTTATAGTAGATGATTCTTATGATAAGAATTATGATATTCAAGCATTTGAAGATTCGCTAACGGATTTAGGAGGTCCATTTCAAAGCACTTATACGTCTATCTTTGATCAAGTTAAACAAGCGGGCGATTTGTTAGGCTTAGAAATTTTTGCAGATTCTCAAGGTCATATTAACGCAAGACCCCCCGCTTACAATAGAATTCCAAGCTCGGTTTTATTTAATCTTGTTAAAATAAAAGATCAGAAAGGTATTAAGTTATTTCCTGATTATTTAGAGAGTTTATTTTTTAATCAAGTTAAAGGATTGACTGAGAAAATAGAAATTCTTGAAGACCGAATCAGGCTGAGGGCTTATTTGCTCGGTGGTCAAAATGATTATGACATAGGTAATTTATTAGGTGGGAGCAAAGAAGTTACTGGAAATGCTTTGGCTAGATTTTCTTTTGTAACAGATCCGGTTACTGGAAAATTAGAAGTAGAAGGCTTTCAATCATTATTACTTCAAAGTGACCCTGACTTCACTGAAGAGGCTAATAGAACTCCCCTAATATCTTTTAATACCAAATTAACAAAAGCCATTAATACTAATGTACAATTCGATATTGTCAAAAGAGCAAGCTTGCTTACTACTAGAGCAAAAGCCGTAAATTCAGACAAAATTAAAGAAGTTCAAAATAGATTAAAAGCTAAATACTATGAAGATGAAATTGTTAAAGATGTTTCAAACTATAGATCTGAAAGGGGCAATTTATCACAAGTTAAGATGCTAGAACTATTTTCTCAAATAGTCCCATTAATATCTGAAAGACAAGCAGCGATTAAGACGCTAGCAAACTCTGTGAAAAATTTAGAAGAAGGAACTAGCATTAATCAAGAATTTGATGCATCTACTCCTATTTTTAGTACTTTAAATTCTAAAATTAATAATGGTAAAATACCTGAAATACTTCTTCATATGGTAGAAGATGAAGATGTAGATGATTTAGGACCAGGGTCTGGTGCTAGATATATTATCAAAGATTCTCAAATTATAAGTTTTTCAATTTCTGAAAATGCCCCTCCTTTTACGATAGTTGAAGTAACAGGATCTCCTAGTAATAATTTAGTGAATGCGCCTTCTGGAATAGAGGTTGGTAGAAGCGGAAACATTATGAATACCGCTTGCGTTGCAGATTATGATATGTGGAGGTTATACGGATTTAAAGGCACTCATCCAGTGTCTATTCCCATCCTATCAGATGCTACAACTCAATGCGCTCCATACGGTGTATTTTTATTAAATCAAGCTAGAAAAAATATTTTCACCGTTAATATTACTATGGTGGGAAATGAATATATTCAAGCAGGAGAAGTATATTATCTAGAAAGTAGAGATTTATTATTTTATGCAGAATCAGTCTCTCATGCATTTGATTTTTCTGGTAGTTTTCAAACTACTATAAAAGGAACTTATACTAGAAAGCCAGGAGAATTTATTCCAACAATGCTGGATATAATTGGAAAAGGACTTTACACCAGAAGAAATCAAGCCGATATTATTAAAAATATTAGAAATGTTACTTTGGAAGATCAAAGTCCGCTAGGAGCACTTAAGGCAGAGGAAGAATCTTTTACATCGGAAGATGCCGAAGGATCTTCTGAAAAGAATTCATTTTCTGAAATGAATAGACAAACTATTTCATCTATTTTGTTTTCAGTTTCTGGACTATTAAACCCATCAAGTTATGGAAAAAATGTAAAAGTTGAGTTAAGAGTATATCATGATTCATCACCAGATTCCGACTTAACAAAATACGCCGGAACAATTAAAGAATTTTTAATTAATCCAGAAAAATTTACTACATCTACATCGACATCTACGACTGTACCCGACGACCAAATAACTAACTCTTTAAGCGATAAAGATATTGAAATTGTTCCTATTAAACTTGGCACTGCAGATGGAACAGAGTTAAGAACACCTTCTTCTGAAGCTTGGGATTTAGCTAGAAGATTAATAGAATATCCATCTGGATCCAATATAACTCCCGACCTTATTTCTAATGGATTGAAAAATAATTTATTTAAGTATGTTATAGATGTTTGGGCTGTATTCTCTGATAATACAGAGACTGGATTAGAAACTAGTAACGGTAATAATGAAAAGACGGATGAAAATTCTCAAAAACTAGAAAACTTCCTTAAAAGCCTAGCAGGTGAAGTTCTTCAAGCAGAAGAAACTAAGAAAAAAGTTAATGAAACAATTAAAACAGTTTCTAATGCAACTAAAAAATAATTATAAAGATTAATATGGATGCAATTTATACTGGTATTGAGCCTGGATTATTTTTTACAGGAACAGTTCAATCGGTTAATGTCGAGCGTGGCACCATGGATGTTGCATTTAACATTACAGGCGCTGGAGCCTCTAGACAATATGTAACTGTATCGATTCCAAATTCTTGGATTGGAACTAGAGGTCAATTTGCTGGTGGATATCCATCCATTGGTCAAGAAGTAAAAATTGTCCAAGGACATACTGGTAAAAACTGGCACTGCCTAGGTTATGAGCCTGATAGAAGAGGTTTACCGCCAAGTGTTAAAGGCAATTTAGAGCCAGATAGATATTTAATTAAAACTAATGGTTCTCATAGAATTTATATAGATCCAGATGAGATTAGTTTAGGAAATGCATTAAACGGTATTAATATTTCTTCCGGAATTATTAGTTCTAATTTTAATCAAGATTTATCATTTAATAATTCTGCCAGAAATATCTCCGGAGAGATAAAGAGATATACAAGCGCAAAAACTATTAGCGATGTAGGTAATTCTACCCTGAGTGGAATTGCTTATGAAAAAGCTTTAAAAACTATAGGCATGGATCCTGAAATCGAAGTTCAAAATATGAACTCAGAAAAGACTGCAAGGAACCCAGCCCTAGCAGAAACCAGAAATGTTTATTATGAGTTTTCTGATAAATATAATTTTGGCAACTATCAGACCGAACATGATGATTATATTAAAGGGACAACAACTGCTCTCTTCGATTTAAATTTAAACTCTAAGCCCAAAAATAGAGCCATTGCCTTATCATTGACTTTAGAGCACCCTAATCATTTAGTGGAGACAATAGTTGGCACGGCAGTTGATTCATTCGGAAATGTTTTAGATCTTAATAGATCTCCGCTTCCAATTGGGCAAATAGAAGAATTGTCTTTATTAAAGAATCAAGACAAAGACAAGGCTTATAAAGGAATCTTAAAACAATTAAGAAAGAGCATCGCATATCATTTTGAAATTAACTCTAGAAAAGATTTAAAGGGTGAGCTTAATGTTCCAGACCCTGAAGATAAAGAAGACTACGCCAGGAACAGATCTAAATTTTTTATTGATGTTGATAAAGAAGGTCAATTTAAAATTAATGTTCCAGCGTCTTCTGAAACTGGAAACATTCCTTTATTAACTAGATATGAAAATTATTCCGTAATAAAATCTAAAACATCTAAAGAAAATGAAAAAATCTTACCAACAACATTGGTAACACCCGCCGATAATGTTGATATTTATTTAGAAGATTTTTCAACCAAGTCTTTAATAAAGTTAACTTCTAGCGTTAAAGAATTAGATGGATACGCCTCTCCAATAGATCGTTTTACTGATTCGCCAATTTCTTATGGTACAACTCATCACAACATACTAAGAACTTGTCATGAGTTTTTAAAAGATTCTGACTATTCTTTTAGCGGTAAAAAATTAATAAATTTTGATCCCAACAATAGATTAAATGATGAGCTTGTTTGGAGTCCCTTAGATTATATTGTATCTGGTAATATTTTAGTTTCTGGCGATGATGCTAATGCTGGTGGGCGAAGCGGAATGGTCAATTTAGATGGATTCATTTCAGTTAATATCGGCGCTAATACTATTGATCGCCAATCAATTTGGTTAGATACAGCGGGCGGGATTGTTCAAACAGTAGGAAGGGATAAAAATAATATCAGTCATGCAGCACACTTTGATGGGGATGTGCTTTGGCAGATAGGCGGATCTGGAATTGGAAATATTTATGATTCTAGATTTTCTAATCAAAATGATGGATTTAGAAATGGGACTCTAGACATCAGAGTACTGATAAATGGGCAAATTGCTATATTTAGAATTGGACCTGATGGTATTTATATTGTTTCTCCTGGAACAATTAATTTAGTTAGTCAGCAAGATGTTATTATTAAATCCAATTCTAATATTTTAATGGAAGCTCCAAATATTGTCATGTACGCAGAAACTACAAAAAGAATAGTAGATAGACTTCCAGCAAATAGAACTATTACCTAATATCCTGATATAGATTAACAAAATGCCTTGCAGTCCTAATGATAATCAAATTAATGTAGATATACCGCCGCCAATTCCGGTTCCGGGATTTGGTATACCTTTTTCTCCTATTCAAATACCTTTACCAAGCTTTGAACTTCCAACTGACTTTATTGCGGATGCTTTGGCATTAATTCAGCAATTAGGGGCGCTATTTCCTAGCGGACTATTTAGCCCTATTCCTGATATTAATATGAAAGATGTTTTTGATTTTCTTTCTAACGTCCTAAGTATGATTGCCCCATACTTAAGTTTGTATAATTTTTTTCTTGCAATATTAAAATTGCTTAAGTGCATAATAGATGTTTTATGTGCAATTCCAAATCCATTTGCAGTTGCAAGCAAGCTAATTGTTTTATTCACTCAGTGCTTACCTCCATTTTTAAATTTATTTCCAATTTTTGCACTCATTGCAATGATAATTGCTTTATTATTATTGATTTTAGCTTTAATTCAATACATTATTGACACTATACTAGCAATTATTATTGAAATCTTGCAAAATCTTTTGGTATTTGAAAACGCCTTGGTTTTACAAGATTCCCAATCTATCTTGGCAGTTGCTCAAAAAATAGCCAGCGTTTTGTGTTTCTTACAAAATATCTTTGCAGTTTTAGTTGCATTGGCAGCCATCATTAATATAATTAAAGCCTTGGCTTCTTTTGGTGGAGTTACTTTCTGCGAAAGCGAAGAAGAAGACGGATGTTGCCCATTAGTATTGTGCCCTCCGTTTATTAAAAATACTCCAGATGGAATTTCTACTACTCAAGGAAGACTAATTTATATTAGTCAAATTGGCGTTGATTCTTTGACTTTATTGGGAATTCCAGAAACCGATCCTAATTATGAAACTATGAAGGAATTGTTTTATTTCCCACCTATTCGCCAAGAGCGATGGCAAGTATATGATAAGAATCCATCTACTATATATAAAATTAAAGATATTATTACCCCTATTATTCCAGTACTAGGAGACGATTTCTGGGCAGAAGAAGTATCTATGACAAAGGATACTTCTTCAAAGAAGTCGCAATATACCGTGGATATGAAGGTTAAAGTTAATCCTGCAAATTTCCAAAATCCAGCTACCGATTTTAAAGGTGAAAGATTCTTCAACATTAAAGATTGCATTGTGGTTGAAAAGCCATATTTTGGAGTGTATGCATATTATTCTACTTCTGAAGAACTGAGAGATCCGACCCAAGGTATTTTTGGCACATTAAGCATTGCTGGTGGCAAAGTTTTTGAAATTTTACCAGATGGTTCTGAAACAGAATATTTGGTTAATGGAGAGCAAGCATCACTAAATAATTTCATGTCTAAACGAGGACCTGACGGCAAATTTATTCAAGGCACTGAAATTCCCGGATCTGATGACTCTGTTGTTTTTGATGATATTGAATTTACTTGGAAGCCTAACGCTGCTGCTCTAGCAGGTTACAACGTAACTACTTTTGGATGCATTCCTCAAGTAGCAGTAGAAAGAGATGTTTTAAATGCAGTAATTATTGCAGAAGGATTGCAGCCCGTAGAGACCAAGTTGCCGCCTTTGCCAGATGTGGAAGCTACTTATCGCTGTTGTATAAATGCTTTAGAGGAGTTTAGAAAAGATATTTCAAATAATGGAGCTGCTATTTTTCAAGCAGCAGCGGTGGATTGCATGAATAAACTTAAAGATGATGTAATTACAACCATTATAGCTGCAATTAAAGCTGGTACGAGTGCTTTTAAGACTGAATACGCCCTGGATACCGATCTCCAGTTTACTGGCAGGAGTATTAAAGTTAATGTATCTTTGAAAGATCCGGCTGGAACATTGTTGACAACTCGATTGCCAGCTTCTTGCTCTGATGCAATTGCACCCGAGATAAAAGCTGAAGTTACCCTTGGAGAAATAACTTCATTTGCATATGATGGCTATTCTACTTTCGTGGCAGATTTGTCATCAGATATTCCTGGAGATGGTCAAATTACAGTATTATTTGGCGATAAGGTGATTTCAAAATACATTCCATCTGCAAATGGAAGTCCATCTATAATTCAAGAAGATGTTAAAACTTATACATTCGTCGCAGATCTACCAGGCGCCGTCCCAGTACGTCGTGACGAAACTGACGTGGAGTGATAAATGCCATTAGCTGAGATTGCCCCAAATAAAACTAATGATGATTTAAGTCAAGTCGAAGAGAATATTGAAGTTTTATATTCTACTTATCTTAGACCAATAGATCGAATCAGATCCAAAGCGTTGCCAATATTAGATCCGCCCAGCCCCAATGATATTGAAACTGATAAAGTTGAAAATTATTTAATTAAAGATTTTAAAGAAATAAATATAGATGTTAGTAAAAGTTTGGAGAGCAGAGCGCATGCTTTTTTCAGATCTTTGGGAATGCCGGTTGTAACTGCGGAAGATGGCTTTTATAGTCCTGGGTTTAATCCGAATCAAGAAGAAATTAAAAGCAGAGCATCAGTTATATCTTCATTTTATAAAAATAAAGAGCTTGTAAATTTTATTTATGAAAGAGAGAAGAAGATATCTGAAAATCAATTTATTTTTTCAGATTCTACATCTGAATTAATTACTGTTGTTTATTCTTTAATAAGTAGATATACTTTTCCATTTGCAGTTATTAATACTGATAAGGAAGACCACTTAGCCATTGATAAACAAAATATTGAAACTGATTCTAGAGATTTATTTTTATATTTTTTTAAAATTGCCAATCCAGATTATTCTTCAGAGATTGACAGTTATGCTAAAAGATTTAAAAATATTTTTCATCCTATAAAACCATTTGTTGTAGACCCTAGGATAGAAAATGTTGTAACTCCTGCGGCAAATAAAATATGCGTCCCGTTCTTAAAAACAGGTAAAAATTCAGATAGACAAAATGATTTATTAAGACCTGGGCTAGAAGGCATTATAAGAATGAGATTAAAAGATAGTGAGTTAGATAGTGATTATTTAAAAAATATTGAAAATATATTAAAAAATAATAATAAAAATAAAGCAACTACTACTATTGATTATCAAACTCTCTCGGTATCAGTTGCGGCATTGATGGAAGATTCTAAAATCCCTGATGATTTTAAAAGCTTTACGCAAGATAAAATCAAAGGAGTTTCTGCCTTACAATTTAATATGATTGTCGTTTTGACAAAAACAATTAAATCATTAGTTAAGCAGCTTTTAGAGTCTCAAAAATTATTAGATGAAGTTAATATTAGTATAAATTGGGTTCCTGTTCCACCTAAGACTGGACCTGAAACTTCTATTGGGTGGTCAATTTCTAAAACTTTCTATGGACTATCTTTAGAAAAAGATTTTAAAATAAAAGAGTTAAAGTTAAAAAAGATAACTTCAGAAAACTTATCTAAGGATTTTGAAAAACTTGGAGAATTTGCTTTTCCTTTTATTAAAAATGAGTCTTCGGAATATACTAAAAATTTTGATAAAGAATTAAAAAAACTAGAACAATATAATTTAGAAGTATCTGAAAAAGGATTTTTAGCACTTAGGGATATTGAAATTATTAAAGGAGAATCTGCGGGTTTTGGTCTTATTGATGTTTTGGCTGTTTATTATGGATTATTTTCTATGGATATAAAGCATTTATTAAATTTAATAGATGATAGTTCCGTGTTTAGAATGTGGGAAAATGTGCCTGAATTTAGAGGAATTTCATCAGTTTCTCAGAGGTTTGATACTTCGGCTGGCTCCAAAGAAGTGTTAGACGCCCTATTTGAATTAGAAAAAAAAGTATTTTTCATCTTAGACTTTGCTGATAAATATTATGAAGAGTGTTTGACAACTAAAAATTCTACAGACTCCAGCGCTTAAATCTATTAATTTTTAGATAAAATAATATGAGTTTTGATTTGAAAATTTTAAATGGGGATCTTGTAGTAGACTCTACTGGAGATTTAAAAAAAGTAGAAAACAAAGATAAGTTAATACAAGATCTATTGAAAATATGCACTACCCCAAAAGGATCTAAGAGAAAATATCCTTTTTATGGATCTTTAATTACTAATTCTTTAATTGGATCTGCTTTCCCCGAAGATTTTATTAACACCTACGCAAGTTCTCAATTAAAAGATTCTTTGCAATCTCTTATAGATATGCAGGGGCTTCAGCAGAGATTTCAATATATGTCTCCCCAAGAATCCATTGCTGCTTTGCGCGAGGTTTCTATTAATAGATTTACTGGAGATCCTAGATATTTTTTAATTTACATTTCAGTTATTAATAAAGCTTTTGATAGGGTGGATGCGCAATTTGAATTAAACACTACTGGATTATAATTAAAATTTGTTAATTTTTAAAATTAAATCTTAAGTAATGTAAATTTGTTTTTAACGTTAAAAACAAGGCATATTGATATATTTTGTTATAGTTACATTTGTAAGTTATTTTTAATAATACTTTAAGGCAGATCTAAATGGCTAGAATTCGTACATCCAGTGAAATTATCAGAAGCTATCTGGATTTTTATAGGACGGCTCAGCCCTCTTTAGATACTAAACCGGGAACCGTCACAAGAGATATCCTAATTGATGGACCATCTGATCAGATTTCTAGATTATATGATGAATTAAACAGCGTATCTAATCTTCAGTCTTTGCGCCAGTCATTTGGAACAGACCTTGACAACTGGGCTCAAAATATAGGCGCTAGCAGGCGTAGAGGTGCAAAAGCTACGGTTCCTGCTTTGTTATTATTTGATAGCATTGACGCAGACATTCCTATTAGCAAAGGAGATTTAATTTTTGCTAAAAACGGATCTTCTTTTGCCGTATTAAATAATATTGTTATTTCTTCTACTAAAGAAAGTCAGTATAAATCCACAGTATCAAAATACAGAGGCGACTTAGACTTTTTAGGATTTACTGAGGAGTATGCTTTAGAAGTTGTTGTAGAGGCAACATCTCCTGGTGAGCAAGGAAATATATCTAAATATAATTTAAACAATACAAATATTTCTGGAATTACTCATGTAACTAACGTATTTCCTGCGGGCGGAGGTCGTCCAGCAGAAACCGATTCTATATTTAAAAATAGAATATTGGCAATCTTTAGCGGCTCCAATACTGGAACATCTTTGGGATATGAAAGTACAGCAAGAACAGATCCGTCTGTTATTGATGCTATAGTAGTTTCCCCTGGAGATCCACTAATGACTAGGGACGGAACTCAAGTATCGATAGCGGAAGATGGTACAAGAACAATTATTTCCGATGGTACTGGTGGAAAAGTTGATATTATTACTTATGGAGTTAGATTACAAGAAACCATAGATTCATTTATTTACAAAGATAAAAGTAATACAGGGGACCCTACTAATTTTGCTAATGATTTTATTTTAGGGCAGGTTTCTGGAGACGAAAATAAAACGGTAACTAAAAAAAGAATAGATAATTTGGCATCTGGAATTCTTCCAAATCAGCCTACTTATAATATTGCTTCTGTTACTGGATCGTCTAGCGGACCTAATTTTAAAGCTATATCCGTTGATTCTTTCGGTAGAATTTCTGGAAATTATGAATTAATTAAAGATACGGGAGCATATGCTGGATCTCCTTGGGGCTTTGATAGGTTGCGATGGATTTCAAATACAATAGAAGATTATCCGGAAGATAAGAGTAAAATTAATTTTAATAGCCAAGACCCTTTGTCTTACACTGATATTTCTAAAATTGGAAGAATAACTCAAAATATTGTTATTACTAATGAAAATAGCAAAACATCCCCTACAGACAGGACAATAATTCAACTAGCTCACAAGCCCGTAACAACAGTTACTAGAGTATTTAACGTTTCTACCGGGGAAAGATATGTAATAGCTAGCCAAAATCCAGATGGCACCGGCACTATTAACACCACTGGAAGAATAAAAATTACTGGAAAATCTTTACCTTCAACCAGTGACATCTTGCAAGTAGATTATACTTGGGTTTTTGATTATGATCCATATTGGGATTTTGATAATAGATTTTTTTCTTTCAATGCTAGAACCGCAACAGATAGCGTTGACTGGGGATATTCTAATTTAGTTAGAAGAGAAAGGGGCGTCTTAGTTTCATCTGGAAGTTATTTATCTTTAGATCTAACTCATAATGTTTCTTCTGTAATTAAAGTAGATGTTTTCTCTGAGGAAAATTCTTCCGTTACAATAACATCGGGCAAATTATCTGTAATAACATCTTCTGTCATATCTAATATAGTTTCAATTAAAAGAGTTTCTGATAATTCTGAACTTTGGGACACGCAGGATAATGACGGAACTATTAGCGGACTAACCGCTTATTTGCCAACAGACACAGTTGCCCAATTCAATGATGCAGTAGTTATAATTTATAATGCAACTGATATTTATGGAGATACTGGGTCGTTTAATAACAATCAATTAACAATTATCCCTTCAAGCTTAGCTGTTTCAGGGGCAATTGTTGAAGCTACTTATGTTTCTAATATTAACAACTTATTGCCTGCAACTTTGCTATCCTCTCTCCCAGCTATAAGAAGTGAAAATTATTTCTCAACTAACAGCGCCAATGTGATTGGTAATCAACCAACTTCTCATATATTTTCAGGTTTAAATATTGTTCAAAATCTTAGACAAGCCCCCTCTAATTTAGTTTTAACCATTACCGGTACAATTGTTCCAGGTACTATTACTTGCTCTGGCACAACAATTTTTAATTCAGGGGAAATTGTATTTACTGCAAGTAATTCTGGTTTAACTCATGATTTGTCGCCAGCCATTAGAACATCTCTGGGTTTGACATCTAGAGATTCTTTGCCTTCTAATATTAAAATTGGAAGATTAGTTCAATTTGAAAAAGTTGTAACTGATACCGGTTCTAATGTTTTAGCCATTATTAATTCGTATGATGTTCCAGGTTACTCAATCAAAGATAATTTTTTAGTTAAATCTGAATCAGTGCAAAATACTAATTTAAATAATTTTCAAATTACCCTGCCTAGTACAATAGACAATTTAAATAATGAAATTAATATTGGAGATAAAATTAGAGTAAGATTCTTTTTAATTTACATGAATGATTCAGAAAATGTATACTTTACTAGGTCAGGCACTCAATATACACAAAAAAGGTTTGTTTTTGTTGATGCTATAGCCATTACAAGTGGATTTAATAATTCATCTTCTTCTGCGGCAACTTTAACTGTTAACAATTTAAATCAGCCACTAAATAAATCTAGATATAAAACTTTTTATAATTATTTAGCTCCTAAAAGCAATGAAAGAATAACTATCACTTCTAACTATAATAAACTAATAAGCGATGTTACTTTAGCTGTCGAGCAAAACAGACCAATTACTGCAGATGTATTAGTGAAAGAAGCTCAGTTTATATTAGTAGATGTAACAATGTACGTTGTTTTAACCGAGGAGTTTAAAAATTCTCCATCTGTAGTAAAGCAAAATGTTCAAGATACTGTTACGGCAGCAGTTAATTCTGATGCTTTGAATCAAATTATTGACTCTTCAGATCTCATTAATACTGCATATACAGTGCCAGGAGTGGATAGGGCAAGAATTATATTCTTTAATGAGAGCGGAAAGACAGGCTCAGTGTTAAGTATTAAGCCACAAAAAAATCAATATACCGTGGCAAATACTATCTCTATAGTTATAGAAGAACGATAATATGGCAGTATTAAAAGCTTTAGAAGTTAAAGTTTTAAGTAGCACAAAGATTCAGGCTAAATTTAATTTAGAGCTTGATCCTTTGATTAATACATCTAATATATCTATCAGATCCAACGTATTTAATATTCCAGACCCTGCTGTCTTGGAGGTCAAGGTTAGTAAAGATAAATTAACTATTTTAACTCAGCCTTTATTTCCTTACACTCAATATTTTGTAACTTTCAAGTCTTCAGATTTATTATTGTTTAAATCTATCAATGGCGTTTCCCTAGTGGAAGATGGAAAATTAAATGTATTTTTAATTTTAGGTGCGGAAGACCCTAGCAATCCTTTTAGAGATTATTTCTTATATGAATTAAAAGATGATCCATATAATTTAGATTATGGCACAATAGTTAGAGATATAATAAATGTTAACTCAGACTTTTTAGCTAATGCTCTTTATGATATACGAGAGCTTAAAAATGATAACTATTTAAGCAGAACTATTTTTAATGAATTAAAAACTAGGGGAGCTGGACCCGTAGACCGCTTATCCGAAGGCGGAGCATATGAGATAATTAAAGTTTCTAAAAATGCCGAAGGAAGATTAATAAATGATTCTATTAATTTTGAAGAGTTTCCTTCTTATCCAATAACCTTGCAAAGAAAGGTTGTTTCATCAGAAAAGTTAACTCCCGGAAGTGGCACTTCTACAGTTAACGGTTTGTTGTTAAACTTAAAAAATAAACCAATAACTGCAGTCAAATCTATTATTATTCAATATAGTAACTCTGGAAAATACATTTATAATATTTCTTCTTTGGGGTATCAAATACAGGATAATCGATATGACCCTGATTACGCTTCTTCTTATCAATTATTAGAAGAAAACCAGGTATTATTATCTTCTTTAGTGCTAGAGGATGATAATTTTTTCACCCCTGTAGCCGGAGATATTGTTTATGTCTCTTATGAATATAAAGATTTGGGCAGAATTGTCAGCGAGGATTCGATAGAAGTTTATAAAATTTTAGAAATTAATAGAGAGGTCGTACCTCCAATCTTAAATTCCTTTTCGCTTCCTCATTATCCAATAGTAGATGAAGTTGGAAATATTCCAACATTTAATGGAATAGAATTTTTAGATCCTCTTTCCAATCCTCCTTTTTCTCAAACTCATCCTGCATTTATTAAAGAAATACCTTACAAGCTGGAAGGTCTTCCCAAAGCTGTTGGGGAGTATTCTGTTGATTATTCTACTGGATCTATTTATGTTTATGGAGCTGAAAAAAATGATGGAACTGGAGATTTTCCACCGGTAGTATCATACTTATATAAAAATTTATTTGTTAAAGAGTTAGATTATAATTATGATGAAGACACATATGAAGTTGTAAGATCTCCTTTGAGATTTTTAGAAGGCGATTCCGCTAAAATAAGTTTCTCTTATGAGAAGACTTTAATTCCATATATTGATTTTATACCTAAAGTTCATACTGAAGTTTTAAATGAAAGAATTGAAAATAAATTTCTTTCCAATAACTCTTTTATTGTCAACAATGCCCCAGTGACAAATGTTTTTAGAATATATAATGAAACTTCTGGGGAGGTTTATTCAGTTGATAGGTTTTCCTTTAATAAGGTATATTTTTCATCTAGAATATCTCCACAAGTTAATACAATCATTAAAGAACGAGCAGAATTTTCAAAAGTTGAAAATGAACTACTTCTTGTAAATGAAGAGCTAACTAACTTATCTTCAGTTAAAATTTTTAAAATTAATTTACAAAATAATAAGATAATATCTTCTACTGAAGATTCTATAGGCTCTTCTTTTAATAGTTCTGTCTTTTTTAGTAGGACTGATATTTTCTCTACTGAATTGTATTATGATTACGTTAGTTTGACCGAAGGAAGTAATATTAATAAATTGTCTGTTGGTCAATATCTAATTAATTATCAAGATGGCATAGTATATGTTGGAGTTGATAATAATCAAGTTTATGATGTGGGAACAATTTCATATAAAAAACCATACATAAAGACTCAATTTAGTCATATTATTGCTGTTAATAACTTATATAATAGCATTCTGCCAAATAAAATTTATAAAAATATTAAATATAATTCTTTCTCTGATTCTGAAATTTTACCATCAACTTTTGAAGTTTCAGATGAAAGATTTTTAAATCAAAGCACACTAAATCCATATATTGTATCTTCAAATACAATTACTGTAACTGATGATATTAGTTATGTTAGGGGCGTGTACGATTTATATGATTTGAATAATAATATTGATGTTGTTAATTTTTCTGAAAATTATTCTTCTTCATCCAATGTTATAACTTTGACTCCAATACAGAGAATAGTTTCTAGCCAGATATCTGCTGGATTAATTGTTTCATTACCATATGTTTCTCCGGGAGTAGAAATATACGAGGTTAAATCTATAATTAGAAAATCTGACAATGTAGAATTATATGATACCGGTGCAATAATTTCTGGTTATGATATTATTTTATCAGGGGTTAATTCTCCTGTAACTGGAGAAGAAGTTACAGTTTATTATAGCATAAGAATGAATGGCTCTGCTACCCCAGTCGTTGATTATGCAAGGGGCGATCTTTTTCTTGATTATGAATATGTTGCAGATGAAGTCCTTGTAAGTTATGAGCATGGGGATAATTGTTTAGATTTTTCTCAAAGTAATTCTATTGATGAAGGCGAAGAATATTATGTTACTTACAAGGTTGGAGCATTAAGAAATGCACTATTTAAAAACTTTGGTTCATTAGTAAATATTCCAATTTTAAATAGTTTCGATACTTCATTAGAAAGAGAAAGATACAGAGATGCATTGAGGGGAGCCTTGCAATCCTTTGCTAAAGGTCCAACTTTACCTTCTATGAAGTCTTTAGTTGAATTTATCACTCATATTCCGCCTGAAATTGTTGAAGCCGCTTTCGATAATTGGAACTTAAACATTGGTCATTTATACAATAATCAAATTGAAACAACTGGCAATCTTTTGCTTAGCCCTGGAAAATTTGACAATGGTGTTTTAATTGAAAACGCCGATGAAACAATATCATTCCCAGTGTCTAACAATCTAAAATTAGAAGAAGGTACTTTAGAAATGTGGGTTGTTCCTAAGTGGAACGGCTTAGACAATGATGCTACACTAACCTTTCAAGTTCTAAAAGATGGATATGTATTGCCGAGCGATCATATTTTTATTGGAGCCGCAGGAAATCATCCAACGTTAGATCTTAATAATAAATTTTCTGTCATTAAAAATGATAATTCAATAGGCTTGCCAACAGCAATCTACACCAATATTGGCGCTTTTATTTTTTATGATGAAGACCAGTTCCGTTGGAAATTCTTAGTAAGAGATAAGATAAGTGACGGATATTCTTATCATGGAACAATAGAAACTTCTGGAAGTTTTTATCATGTTAATTTTATTGATGGTCTAGGCGAGTTGACAGATAAATTAAAAACAAAAAATTCTATTATTGAATTTACTTTCAATATAGATTCTCAGGACGAGTTATATCCAGACGGCTACGTTGATGGCTATGCAGATGGATATGTAGATGGTTATGATGGATATTCTGATGGATATTATCCTTTAGATGGATACGTGCCAGGTTATTCCTTTGACGGTATAAGATTCATGTCCGATAACGAACATTATTTATTTGATTTTGGTAATGAGTCTTATAAAAATAGATTCTCTTTATTTAAAGATGGCTCTGGTTATTTAACTTTTAGAGTATACGATAATGGATCATTTGATAGAATTAACAAATATACAGTCAGTGCCGACATTTCAAATTGGAGAGCTGGAGAATCTCACCACGTTGCTATTTCTTGGAAGTTGGCAACAAAAGATAAAAAAGATGAGATGCATTTATTTATTGATGGCATAGAGATTCCAAACATCATTAAGTATGGCGGCAGACCAATTTCTACATTAACAGATCGGTTTAGGACGGTAGTTCCAGAATATGTACTAGGAACTATTACTCAAAAGATAATTACATTTAATGATTTAAATACTGATGGAAGTAATCTTGTATATTCCGACAGTATTAATTTTACTTCAGAAGGAATTGTTCCAGGGGACATTTTAGAAATTAAAGAATTGGGATTGGGTGCTTATACCATATCTTCCGTTTCTGGTAATTACTTGACTTTAACAAGTGCGGTTCCTTCAGTGCTAAGCAATGCACGATTCACAATAAATCCATATTCTATTATTGTATCTTCGGAAATTGATCTTTATAAGAACTTTACAGTTTCGCTTTTCAGTGGTTCTTCCGAAGAAGAACTACCCGGACTAAGAGCTGATATTCCAGGCTATGAGATTAGTAAAAACTTTTTAAATCAAAATATTTTAACTATTTTGGGAAATGCCAATGTTGGAGATCAGGTTGTTATTAGGACATTAGGGTTGAATTTCCGAAGAGCCAGAGAAAGAGTTTATGTTTGGGGCAACAATTTAAATATATTAAGAACACAGCTGCCATCACCAATCAATTTAGACGAAGTAAAAATATACCCAGTCATTTTGCCAAAGGTAGCTATTGGACCAAGTAATTCTACCTATTCTTTAGGTTTGTTTAATTTTACTACGTCAGATATTTCTCAAACTTCTTCTCCTTTAGAAGGAAGAACTTTGGCAATAAAAGTATTTTCTGGAAATGTTGATTTTTCAACTCCAGTTACGGTAGTTATTAATGGCACAACCAACTCTACACCTAATGAAACTTTAACCTTTAGTTCAGCAGGGACACAATACACAACTAAAAAATTTACCAACATTACATCTGTGGATGTAATTGCTAAGCCGTTTAATCCGCTAAAAAATTCGGCAATTGTTGAAATTAAAGAAAAGTATACTATTACTTATTCCGAAGGAAATTCTGTTTTTCCAGTTATTAGGTATTCTTACAAAACTCAAACTGGAAGTACTTTATCTGGAAATTCTGGCTCTTCTATTGTGGAAGATTTAAATGGATATTTTGTTTTTTCAAATATAGATCAGTCCTTAGTTATCTCTTCACCTATAAGTGTGGCTGGCACTTATCAAATTGTCAATAAGCTTTCCGATAAAAGCATAGAAGTTTTCCCTGCCCTTCCTGCAAGTTTTTCTAATGGAATCTATGATATTTTTAATACATCTATTAGCCGCTCAGGTTTTGCTAATGGATTTTTTACATTAGAGACTGCTGGTCAGGTAAATGTTCCATTTAATTTAAATAACGGATATTATGATTTTGATTATTCTGTTAATTTAGAAATTCCTTTTGATCCATTAACAAATGATAAAATGTATATTGGATCTAGTATTCATGGTGATTGTCAGGCGTCTTCTATTATTGATGAATTGAGAATTTTATCTACAATGTTAACCGATGTCAGAATAGGCGAGACTTTAATATCTGGAACTGAAAGTGTAACTATAGACGCTGCTAAGATTAGACCATTTAGAAAAAATAGTGACACATTAACTTTGATTCACTTCGATGATAAACCATTTAATAATGATTCAGATTTTTGGATTTCATCTAACAAAGAATATATTCAATCAACATCTAGTGTTAACAGTGATTTCGGAAAGTCTTTATTAATTAAAGATAGACCTTTAATTTATGATAATTTAGGATATCTATCAACATCTTCTCAGGGTACAATTGAATTTTGGGTTTCTCCAATGTTTGATACTGGAAACGACCCAGAGTATAGGTTTTATTTTGATGCCGCCGCATTGACCACGGAAGATTTGATTTCTACTTCTAAGGCAAGCATTATATTGAATAATAGAGCGTCTTCTATTAGTTCTATTTATGTAGAAGGTGATAAGAAGAACTATGCAGCTCAAGCTGTAATACAATCAGATTTTAAAACAGTAAAATTGAGCATTCCATTGCCATATCAAAAAACTCCTGTAAAAGTAACATATACTCAAGTGGGAGTTCTTGGAGATAGAATATCTATTTATAAAGATTCAGAGAGCTATATTAATTTAACTGTTAAAGCTTCTGGTAAAGAGTATCAAGTTAGACAACCTGTCTTATGGACTAAAAACTCTTGGCATAGAATTAAAGCTACATTTAAATTTAATCAGCCCAATAATAATGATGAGATTGGATTGTTTGTGGACGGTGAAGAAAGAGGAACAGTCAGATTTGGAAATGGTTTGCTTTTTGGAACAGGAGCTGTTTATGGTCAGGGATTTGCCGGTGTAGATAATTCTACGCTAACTGCCGACATTAATTTCTTGGATGTTATTAGTAAATTTTACATAGGCTCTGACATTAATTCCGTTAATTTAGCCAAAGCCAGAATAGATAATTTTAAAATTTCTAATATTGTTCAGCCGTTCTATATGATCGCGGGTCAATCTAAAGACGTAAACTATAATTCCAATATAGATACTGTATTTCCCGTTGTAGAAGATGCTTATACGACATTTTTATTAAATTTTAATGCTTTATTTAGTATAAATACAGAGTGGGCAACTCTAAGAGATAAATACTTTGGAATTTATAATTTTACAATTAAAATAATAGATTCTTTTGATATAGTTTCTGAAAGCGAAAAAGTAAAGCAAATATTAGAGACTTTAATCAATATTCTTAAGCCCGCTCAATCTAAGGTAACATTAGAATACTTAGACTAGACTACTTTTCCGATATAAAAACATGACAAAAAGAATAGAAGTTTCCGGATTGCAAAATTTATTTAGGGACGCTCAGCGTGTATCTAAAGAAGACTTGGACACAGAGCAAAACTATAATAATAAAATTCAATCATCAATTATAAACAATCATCTTGGCTCTGGAATATTATTAGAAAATCCAGAACAAGTTATTATTTTTGATTCTGATTCTTTAACTTCTGTTCAAGCAGGTCTGTTAGCCGCTGGTAATTTTGATGGAACAGGCTTGTCGCCCCACTCTCAGCCATCGGATATTAATCTTGGAAATCAATTAGAAATATCTTTAACGGATTCTTCCGTTGTTGGCAGATTTTCTGCTAAGGTAGCTATAATAGGGTTGTCTTTTGATGGAGAATTGCAGATTGATAGATTTTATTTTTATAAAAACGAATCTCAAGTTACTGCAAATCATTATAAAAGAGTTCTTGCTATTTTAACAAATGATTTTAAAGGTAATAATAATTGTTCAAGAAATTTGGGCGGCAGATTAGTCATTAAAGAAGCAAAGTCTTTTCAAATATCGAGAGATCCTATTATGATTTCTCAGGACGTAGAGCCTGATATTTTTTGGAGAGATTTTAAAATAGCCAATTCCACTTCTAGCTTACAAGCTACATTGCAAGCCGCCATTGGACCTGAATATAATGTTGATTCTTTAAATATAAATACTACTGGCAGACCTAATAGAGAATTGACTATTGGAGACGTATCATCTCATGTTGGTCAAAAATTTATTGCAAAAACTGATAATATTCAAAAAATTACTTTATTAATGGGAGCTTCTCGCGATGACTCAGCTCCAGAAGTCAATAGATATGATTGGTCTGGCTCTTTAGTTGTAAGTATTTATGCCTTGCAAACTTCTGTTTCTTGCCCAACAGATATAATTCCATCTTTGGCAATTGATTTTGATCCTCAAGCAGAACCATTGGTTCAATTTGCTTTTAATCAATCAGATCTTAAGGATAATGGATATGTATTAACCGATGTTTTGCAGCCCGTGGATATTGTCTTTTCATCTTCTAAAATAGGCGCATCTAGATCTTTAAATATAAATAATTATTACGCTTTTACAATTAAAAGAACAGGAGATGCTTCGGTTGGAAACATTCAATTTGGCTCAGGCAATAATCGCACTGATGACTCTAAGTTAACTTTATATAGTGGCGGATCTTGGGTAGATGTTGTAGAAGAAGATTTATGGTATCAAGTTTGGACCGATGCACTTAAAATATCAGATGGTCAAGGGTATGACTCTGGTCAAGGAGTTTTTTATCCTAAAACAATTATAGATTCTTCTACTGGAGCTACAATTGATAATAAAAAGCAAAATTTTTCATTTAACGACACAGGATTTAATATTCCAAATATTGGAATTTTACAAGCAGTTACAGAGTCTAGTGTAATTGAACAAGATGAAAGAACGGGCAATGATACTTTTTCAAGAAAGCAGTTTATTCCCAGCTTTAGTTTAATTTCTAATACTGAATTAACGGATCTTCAAGTTACAACAGATCCTTTGGTGGTTGGAGCTGCTAAAGATGTCAACCCTAAAAAAAATCCAGTTTTGCTTAAAAACCAAAGTGTAATTGGTCTTGCTAAATCAAATATATTTTGTATTTTGAATCCAGACCCAGATTTAATTACCAATAATTTGGTTGGATCTGTTTTAACTCCTAACCTTTTGTCTAGTAGTAAATTTAAAATTGTTAAAGTTGATTTATGTACAGATGGGTATGGCGATGTAAATGGCGACGGTCAGATCGATTTGTCAGATGTTACTCTTGCGTCTTCTTTAATTGGCGAAAGTATATATTATCCTGTTACTCAGCAAAAAATTGTTGATGGATACATTAATACATTTGATCTGTTAAGGGCGGACGTGGATGGTGACGGATATATCACTACTAATGATATTGATTTACTAACTCAATACGTAAATAAATCAATTAATTCATTTCCTGCAGGCACATCATTTAATCATCTATGCCTTGAGCTTCAGCCATTAGTTGGGAGATACGATGGATACTTTGACTGCGGAGATGGATATGTAAGGGTAGATGGCTCCTCTTCTAATATAATTTCATCTAGTTTACTTAGTGAGTATGAGCTTTTATATGATGGATATTACATTCCATCTAATCTGGAATTAGATCCTGTATTTTCTACCGTTCCATTTGCAGGAGTTAATTATCAAATTGCTCCTAAGCCATTTTGGCAAGATTGGCAAATAAACTTATCTTCTGATGCAAGACTAGTTCCGGCAGCGTTTACATATCTTGAAAGTTCGGAAACTTTTTCTTGTACTGAGACTGTTGATACGGTGTGCGATTCTCAATATCAAGAAGCTCCAACAATAGACACTGGAAGAAATGACTTTTTTATTCCAAATAATTTATTAATTGGTAATGGTCAAATTTTGAATGTTGATGGGTCGCATTTTAAACAAGACTTTGAAATTGCAACTATTGAGCTTAGACTTCCAGAAATTCCTTTAAATGAATCAAAAATTAATATTTTTGAAAAATTTGTAGTGGACGTAGGCAGTGGTAAAACAGCTTCTGGATATCCGGCTATGAAATATTCTGATTGCTCAACAGTTCAAATAGAAGATTTGTTTTTAAATAAAGTTAAATTCAATGTTGCAGTTCAAGCCTTCTATAAAAACTTGGATGGATATGACGCAGATTTAGATGGGTATGTTGTCATTGAAGATCCTACGATTGGCGTCCTAATAGATCATTCTACTGGCATTCTTACTTTAAATGCCAGCGATCTTGCCGAAGATACGGTCTTCAAATCATTAGTAACAAAGATTTCAGTAACAGTATACTTAAAGAAGGCAGGGTGGAATAATAGACATCTTATTGTGACTTCGAATGAGATACAGGGATTACTCTCATAATCTGCTGTTATAGAAAGGCTCATGCGAGTTAAAGTACAAGGATTTTTATTTGGTAAGTCTCATAGCTGGGCATATGTTAATCAAAATTTAGGCAGATCCTTGCTTAAATTGGGGCATGATGTAGAGTTCGTTTCCACAGATGGCAATGACCCCAAGCATACCCCAAATGATTTAAAACCGTTTATTAAATCATTTGGAATTGGCAATTATGATATGCAAATATCTTATACTGCTATGATTAATTTTCCTCAATATTTATCTTCTGGAGATAAAAATAGATTTGGAATATGGTGCTATGAATTTCCAATTATTCCAAAAGACTTTATTAAATATTATAAAAGCTGCGATAAAATTCTAGCTCCCAGTAATTTTGCCAAAGATATTTTTATTAATAATAAAGTTCCAGGAGATAGTGTTGTAGTCGTTCCTCATGGTATTGATTTAGATGCATTTAATAATAAAAATAAATTTAAATTAAAAACCAATAAAAAAATAAAATTTTTAATTCCATTAGGTCAGCCTCATATCAGAAAAGCAATCCCTGAAACCATTGAATCGTTCTATAAAGCATTTACAAATAAAGATGATGTTTGTTTGGTTGCAAAAATACCAAGTTCTTCTAAAGAAGAGTCCAAGCCTTTCGAGGTTGATGTTAAAAAAATAATTAATAAATTAAATGAAAAATATAGACAGCATCCAGAAATAGAATTAATTACTGATTATGTTCCTGATATGGTTTCTTTATTTAATGCTTGCGATGTAGTATATTCATTGACACATGCTGAATGTTTTTTCATGCCAGCACTTGAGGGTTTTGCTGCTAACAAGTTGGTTGTTGTTCCAGGTCATGGTGGTCAATTAGATTTTTGCAATAATGAAAATAGCTTGCTGATTTCTGGAAAAGAAGTTAGGGCTCCAATGGAAGCTCAGTATTGGTCCCCATCTCCATTTAATTCTTATTTTGAAGCAAATCAAGAGCACGCAGTAGAAGCATTAAGAAGTGTTTACCGCTCTTATGATTCTATTTTAGAATCTAAAAAAGAATCTATGAAAAATACGGTTCAAAATTATACTTGGGATAATGCTATTAATTTAATCTTGAAAGAAGTTGTTTGATGTTGGTAAGTATTATAATACCTGTATTTAATCAAGTTTCTTTTACTCAGAAATGTATAAAAGACTTATTACAATTAAAAGTAGAAAATGAAATTATAGTTATTGATAATAATAGCACAGATGGAACTGATTCTTTTTTTTCAAGTTTAAGCAGTAAAAATTTAAAATATTTAAAATTAAACAGTAATGTTGGATTTGGAGCAGCTAATAATATAGGCGTGGAAAATTCTTCTGGTAAAAATTTATTATTTTTAAATAATGATGTTTGTGTTTTAAAAGATAAAGACAGTTGGATTGATCCATTATTAAATCTTTGCCAAGATAGATTGTTGTCTTCTCAGTCAGGGTTGTTAGATTTTAATTTTAATTTTGTTAAAGAAGTATCTGACCCTCATGTTTTAAAAAATTCTTTTGAGTATTTAAGTGGTTGGTCTTTGTTGGGATCTAGGGAGTTATTTAATCAAATCTCTCAAGAGGAAGGCGTGATATGGTCAAAAAAATATTTTGCATATTTTGAAGATGCTCATCTTAGCTGGAAGGCAAGAGATTTAAAAATACCAATGGAAGTAGTTAAAACTCCACTTCATCATTTTGGAAGAATTACTTCGAGTAAAATGGGTCTATCTAAAATGTATCAAGATTCTTATAAGATTTTTTCTAATTATTGGAAAAGTAAAAAATGAAATTGCACATATTAACTTTAACATGGAATGGCTCTTTTCTATTACAAAGATTAGCTCCAGGACTATTAAACAATGTAAAACATGCAAATATTGATTATCATTGGTATGTCCGCAGTAATGGATGCAAAGATGATTCTATTGATTATCTAAATTCTTTAGAAGAAAAAATTTCTATCTTAAAAAAAGATCATAATAGAGAAAATTTTTCTCAAGGAGTAAATTCTCTAGCAAATTTAGCCAGAGACAACATTTCAGATGGAGACCTGTTTTTGTTATTAAACAATGACATCTCTTTTAAAGATCCTTTTTCATTAAAAAATGTTATTGATTTATATTTAAAATATAATCCTGGAATAGTAGGAGCTAAGTTAAATTATACGAATTCAAATAAGCTTCAACATGCTGGGGTTATTTTTTCTACTAAGTATGGCAACATGCCTTGGCATTTTCGAGCAGGCGAAGAAGAGGATGAAGAATCTAAAAAGAATAGATATTTTCAAGCTGTTACTGCTGCTTTTATGATAACTCCATGCAAATTATTTTTTGAAGCGGGCATGCTGGATGAAAAATTCAATTGGGCATTTGAAGATATTGCTTATAACTTAAAAATTTCTAATATGGGTCATAAAATAATTTATTGTGGTAATACTCATATAGATCATGGAGAGTCAGTTTCTTTAAAAAAGAATCCAGTAAATAAACTCATGATAGACTCAAATGTAAAACATTTTAAAAATAATTATGGGAATCTTTATAAGATAGATCATGATTTGTATTTGAATAATAAAAATTATGGACTAATATGAAAACTTTATGCTTGCCCTACTGCCCTGGTATTCCTTGGAATATTAATGACCAAGAAGTTATTGTTAGGAAATTAAATGGAGACCCGCAAGCACTGTTAACAAAAGATTTAAATATCGTATGTCATGGTGGCTTACTAGAATCTTTTATTTCAACATTTGCTATAGAATATTTAAAATATAAACATCCATATAAAAAAATTATTTGGCACGGGAGTCAAGAATTTAAGCACGTAATTGATTATCAAGGAATAGCTACTTATTCAAATGAAATTACTTCTGAAGTGGCTAATTCTTATCCTATACATTTCTTTAAAGACAAAGAGAACAATACTTATTTTAATTTATTAGATAATTATTTGGATTATCATACTTATCTTGGGAAAAAGATTAAAAAAAATAAAATGAACTTCATTGATACTTTTAACAAGAATTTTATGTTGGAAAATTTAATGAAGCATAAACTGCAGTGTAGAAATAAGCCAGAAGATTTAGAATTTATATCTTGGTGTAATTTAAATAAAAACATATTAAATAAGCCCTATGTTGTCATTCTCCCAGACAGACTGACTACATCTATGCATCATCTAGATTTTATGAATTTTTCTATGATGGAATTAAGAGGACTTACATCAGTATTGAATTCTAAGGGGATTCAAGTTATTATTATGTCTAACGATCCCTCTAAGTATTATGGAAATTTTAAGTTTATAAAATATTCTTTTGCAAGGTTTTTATCTTTGGCAGTAAATTCTAAGATTGTTTTGTCAAGACAGCCCGACTTTTCATTAATAGCATTAATGATTTCTAGAGCAAATGTATATTCTTATATGATTCGACACATGCCAAAAATCAAATTAAAGCCATCTATTCGAAGAATAAAAGGCAGAATAGATCCAGATTGGAAGTATCTAAAGAGACAAAATACTATTCCTTTATTAATAGAAGACATTACTAGGAGAATTTATGAGCGCTAAATTATTAATGGTAACTTATAATAGGTTGGAATTAACCAAGAAAACTTTAGATAATATTTTCAAAGTTACTAACTTTCCATTTGAATTGGTTATTGTTGACAATGCTTCTTCTGATGAAACGGTATCATACTTAAAAGAAATTCTTCCTAATAAATCTTTGAATGATAATTATATTGGAGCCAAGTTATTATGCAACTCAAATAACTTGGGAATAGCCATAGGTAGAAATCAGACAATGCTATTAGCTGGTAATTCTGATTGGTACGCAACCCTAGATAATGACGTTCTCCTCCCAGAAGGATGGCTAAAAAAATGCATAGATATAATGACTTTAAATGCTAAGTATGGTATGATTGGAGTTAATTTTGAAAGCGTTAAGTATCCATTAGTAGATGTTGGACCATATAAAGTTCAGCACAAGAAAGAGGGAAACTTAGGAACTGCTTGCATGGTTTTTTCTAAAAAAGTTCATAAAATGATTGGATTCTTTAATGATAAAGATTATGGAAAGTATGGGCTAGAGGATAGTGATTATGGATTTAGGACAAGAGTTGCAGGGTTTCAATTGGGATATTTGGAAGATGAAGGTGTTCATTTAGGAGAAGATTCGGCAGATAAAGGCGAATATAGAAAGTTTAAAACTGAAGAACATAATAAATATTTGCAAAAATTTTATGGTAACTGTAAATTATATTATAATAACTCAAAACCCATCTATTTAAAAATAGACAAAGAAAAATATCAATTAGATAATATTTTAGAGTTTTAATGATATCTGAATATTTTTATGAAGATTTGAAATTCGTATGTGCCTCTGCCGTATCTTGTAAATATAATAAAGAATATATATTAGAGCCTAGATACGGCAAGGTTAATTTCAATTTTATTGAAAAATTTACTTATATAAATTTATTCTTTAAAAGAATTTCTGGAAATGGAAAAATATTAATTAATAATGTTCCATATGTTATTTCTTCTAAAAGTTCTGATGTGAAAAGCATTTCAGCCAATGATGGCAATATTTTTATATCCAGACCCATTGATTCTATTGGCGAAGTGGCAATTTTTGGTATAGAACTATATTTGCAAGAAGGAAGTGATATAATGAATTGGAAGTCTTTAGTTAAGAAGTTGTCTGATTATCGTGGGCTATCATTAATAAATAATGAATTGCTGGCAAAAGAAAATGCTTATATTAGCCCAGCCAGCAGAGTAACTGATATTGTGACTTTGCCAGAAAATGTTTCGGTTGTTAAAGATGATAAAATTTATTTTAAATATCCTTGTAAAATTTTGCAACTAACATTACAGGATGATCAAGCTTCTAATTCAAATATTAATATTTTTCCGCCAAGAGAATCTCCAAGTCCTTCAGTTATAAACTTTAATAAAACTGATGATTTAACTTTAAATAGTCAGCAAAACAATATTCAAGTTATGAATTTTAAATCAACAAACAATCAAAATAATAAAGAAAAAGATCAAATTCTTCGCATCGTTTATGACTCATCGGCTAGTGGTGTAATTAATTCAAATACTATTAAAAATAATGAAAAATTATTAAAGTTCTCTCATGTTAATGAGAAGAATTATATTTTTATTAAAGCAGGGGGAACGCTGACCCTTCCCTTATCGAGCATTGATCATGGAAAAAAATATATTTTAATAATTAATGCCAAGAAGGTTAGTGGTAACGGAAAGGCTCAGATAACTACTTCTTTAGATCAGCATTTTGATTTTGTTGTATCTAATTCATTTCAAGATAAAAATTTTAATTTTAGTTCTTTTAATTTATCTAAAGAGTATGACATATTTAAATTATCAATTTCTATGCCTAATACTTCTTTCGGAGAAATTGTTATTTCTAGAATCATGATTTTAGAAGACTTTAATCAGGACAACCTAACTCTTTTAAATAGCGCTCACAGCCCTGGCAAGCAAACATATGCTCTTCAAAACAGTTCATATAATAAATTAAATAAAAATAAAAAATTTGTTATTGTTATTCCTAGTTATAAAAATCAAGAATGGGCAGAGAAAAACATTTTATCGGCATTAAATCAAAATTATTCAGATTTTAGAGTTCTTTTTACTGATGATTGCTCTCCTGATAATACTTTTGATGTTGTAAAAAAAGCTGCAGAAAATCATCCAAATAAAAATAAATCTGTTATTGTAAAAAATGAAGTTCGTAAAGGGGCTTTAGAAAATCTCTATAATATGATTCATTCCTGTGATGACGATGAAATTATATTAACATTGGACGGTGATGACTGGCTAGCAAGTCCAGAAGTATTAAATATTTTAAATAGTCATTATTCTGATGATATATGGATGACTTATGGTCAGTATCAAAATTATCCAGATGGAGGAAGGGGAATTGCCCAACTAATACCAGACCAAGTTATAAAAAATAAAACTTATAGAAGCCATACTTGGTGTTCTTCTCACTTAAGAACTTTTTATGCTTGGCTATTTAAAGAAATTAAAAAAGAAGATTTATTTTATGAAGGCAGGTTTATGGCAATGACCTGGGACATGGCTATGATGTTTCCAATGTTAGAAATGTCTGGTCACAGATCTAGATTTATAAGCGATTATTTATACATATATAATTTAGTAAATCCAATCAACGATCATAAAGTTAATCAAAAATTACAACAAAAGCTAGATAGGCTGGTTAGAAACATGCCTAAATATTCTCTTCTCAACAGAGAGCCATCGCATGTATTGGAGAACAGAATTAAAAATAAAAATAAAATAGGATTATTAATAATTGCAACCGGCAAGTACGACCAATTTATTTCTCAATTAGTTGAATCTGCTGACAAGTATTATTTTAATGATTCAAGATTTGATGTAACGTATTTTATTTTTACTGATAAGCAAGTTTCATTAAATACTTTAAGAAATTATAAAGTAATTAATATACAGCATCGAGGATTCCCCTATGCTAGTATGGACAGGTTCAAACATTTTACAAATAATTCTGAAGAATTATCTAAAATGGATTATTTATATTATGTAGACGTTGATTGTAAGTTTGTAGATCACGTCTCTGCTGAGACCTTGGGAGAATTAGTTGGGGTTCGTCATTGTGGTTATTTTAATGGCGGTGGCACGTTTGAAGAAAATAAAAATTCTGTATTTTATGAAAATCCCCAAAAATATAAATATTATTTTGGAGGAGGATTCAGCGGAGGAAAAGCCTCTTCTTATTTAGAATTGTCAAAATGGTGTTATGAAATGATAGAAAGAGATTTATCAAATAATATAATTCCAACCTGGCATGATGAAACAGCTTTAAATAGATACTTCTTAGATCACGAGCCTGAAATTGTATTAACTCCCAGCTATCACTATCCAGAAAATTATTCAAATTATATTGCAAAATGGAGACCCCATAAATTTACTCCTAAAATTATGCTCTTAGAAAAAAATCATAAGGAAGTAAGATGATTACTTTCAGTCAGCTTGGTCAGTGGGGAAGACTAGGCAATCAATTATTTGAAGTAGCAACTACTGTCGGATTAGCCTTAAGAGTTAAAGAATCTTATGGATTTCCTGAATGGGAATATTCAAAGCATTGTAACTTACAGAACTGTTATTATGATAATTTAAAAATTACAAACATATATCATGAACCATTTTTTCATTATAAAAAAATAGACAATAAAAATAATAACTTAGATCTAAGAGGGTATTTTCAAAGCTACAAGTATTTTGATGATTATAAATATTTTATTTTAGATGCTTTAGTTCCCAATTTAAATTTAAATCCAGAATCTGATTTATGTGGGATTCATGTTAGAAAGGGAGATTATATAAATTTAAAAGATTGCTATCAACAACTAGACATGAATTATTATAATCAAGCTATAGAAGAAATAAAATCTGATAGATATATTATATTCTCAGATGACATTGAATGGTGTAAAAAAAATTTTATTGGTGATAAATTTCAATTTTCTCAGGGCAGAGAGCCACATGAAGATTTAGCAATTATGGCAAAACAGTGTGATAATATGATTATTGCAAATTCTTCGTTTTCATGGTGGGGAGCTTATTTAAATACAAATTTTAACAAAAAAATTATTGCGCCTAAAAAATGGTTTGGTCCAAAATTACCGCATGATACCAGTGATTTATTGCCAAAAGAATGGATTGTTATATGATAAACTTGCACGTTTTAAAGTATGAGTCGCAAAATTTAGGCGATGATATTCAGAGTGTAGCTGTTATGGATATTTTAAATGACCTTAATATAAAATATTCATTGGTATCTCGCGACTCACTAGATAAATATCCATTTAGTGAAAATGAAAAAAATTATGTCATTTTAAATGGGTGGTTTACTAATGGTTATGGCGTGGATGAATATTACTCTGTTCCAAGGGAATTTAGAGCAAATAAACATGTAAATTTACCGCCTAAAGGTAATTTTTTGCCAATCATTTATTCTTTTCATATTTCTGAGTGGGGTCCCTTTTATGACCGTGAAGTTCATCCAAGCTTTTTAAGCGAAGAGAGTGCAAATTTCTATAGAAAATCATTATCTGTAGGTTGCAGGGACGTGCATACATTAGAATTAATGAAAAAAATTAATGTAGATACTTCTTATTTTTCCGGATGCATCACTCTTTCTTTAAATAAAGAAAAATATTATTTAAAAAATAATCAAGATGATTATATATTATTTGTAGACGTTCCAAAGGAACATGAAAATGTTTTAGAGCAAAAGACTAAAGAGGTTTTTAAAGATTTAGAAATTATAAAGATGACTCATAATTTAGACTCGTCTTTTACTGATGAAAATTCAAGATTTGATAAAGCAAAATTACATTTAAAAAAATTCTGTAATGCAAAACTCGTAATTACAACAAGGCTTCATGTCTTTTTGCCCTGCTTAGCTTTTGGAGCGCCTGTAATATTTGTATTTGACGATGAAGAATTAAATAATTCCAGAGTTAGAGATTATATTAAAATGGTTAATACCATACCTTTTAGTCAGATAAAATCTATTAATTTAAACGATTATTTAAAAAATAAATATGATGGAGAGATGTCAGTAAAAATTACAAACAAATTCAAAGAAATAATCAATGAGGTTATTAATGATACATCAGACGCATAATACTACTAAGATGGATAGGTATCCTAAAATTTTTAATTTTTTATCTGAAAATTATCAAGACTCATTAAAAATTCTATCTTTTGGCTGCTCTTCGGGAGAAGAATGCTTCTCTTTGAGAAAATACTTTTTAAAATCTAAAATATTTGGGGTAGATGCTAATGATGAAATATTAAAAGAAGCCATTAAAAATAATAATGACAATAATATTTATTTTGACAACAGCATAATGAACATTGAATCTGTTGATATGATTTTTGCAATGTCGGTATTTTGTAAGCATCCAGAATCATTTGATTTATTAAAAAATACTGTTTATAATTTTAAAGATTATAATGAAGAAGTTAAAAAGCTAGATAGTAAATTAAATAAAAATGGTATTTTTATAAACTATAATTCAAATTATTTTTTTTCAGATACCGACGTTTATTATAAATATTCTCCGATTTTGGGAGATTTTGAAAAGGAATTTGTTAAAAAATTTGATAAAAATAAAAATTATTCAAATTTAGAATCACCCGTCATTTTTATAAAAAATAAAGTTTGATATAGGTAAATTTTATTGGAGACATATGAAGCCTGAAAAAATTATTTTATGGGGATACCCTCTTCACTCTCATACACATTCTTACATTCATTATGCTTTTAAGCGAGCCTTTGATTATTTGGGATGTGAAACTTATTGGTTTACTGACAAAGATGATGTTTCTGGATTTAATTTTAATAACTGTTTATTTATTACTGGCGGAGATCAAGAACAAAATATTCCTTTAAATAAAAGCAGTCGCTATGTGATTCATAATGTAAATGCAAAAAAATATTTAGACCAAAATTGTAAGATATTTTTAATACAGACTCATACTAAAGATGCTCCACTAGATACAAATCCTAATTCTCATAGAATTAATCCTTGGAGTCTATTACATACGGATAATGATATAAAATGTTTATATATGGCATGGGCAACGGACTTACTGCCAAATGAAATTAATTTAAACAATGCAACGAATCAAAATCATAATAGAGAATGTGTTTGGGTCGGGACTTCTGGGGGCGGCAATTCTAAATTTGAAAATGGAAGTGCTCTCTATCCTTATTTTGAAGAATGTAAAAAAAACAATATTATTGTAAATAATATTGATCCCTGGGCTACTCCTGTCTCGCCAGAAAAAAATTTATTATTAGTTAAAAATTCATTTGTATCCCCATCGATACAAGGACCTTGGCAAGTAGAGAGCCAATACATTCCCTGCAGAATATTTAAAAATATTTCTTATGGTCATTTTGGAATTACTAATAATTCTTATGTGAATCGTATTTTTAATAATCAATTAATATATGATTCTAATTCTACTACGCTGTTCTATAAATCATTGGAGGCTAAGCAAAGCTCCGGGGCAGTTGATTATATAAAATCTTTAATGCAAGAAGTTAAAAATAATCATACATACATAAATAGAATACAAGTTTTATTTGATTGCATGGGGCTTGAATTATGAACGTTTTACATGTTACGTTCCATCAGGGCTGTAAAATAAATCTAGATTATGTTGCTCAAAGTTTAGGTTTTAATCTTACAACTCAAAGAGCTGATTGGAATTATAACATAGGCTCAAATAGAGCAAATGAAATTTGGAATAAGTATAAAGACTATTATAATTCATTTGATGCAATAGTTACATCTGACACAGCTCCGCTATCAAGAATATTTTTACAAAATAATTATAGTAAAAAATTAATTGTATGGGTTTGTAATAGATTCGATTATTGTGATATGTCAACAAATGACTGTGCTTTTCCAGACCAATCATATTATCAATTAATAAGAGATTCAATAAATAAAAATAATGTAAAATTTTTTTCTTATACTAAATTTGAGCATGAATACGCTCAAAAATATAGAGGTATAAACTGGGGCAATGAAACAATTAAACCATGCGCATTTTATGATGACACTCCTCCAGTTAATTTTGCTTTAAGTGGAATTGATAAAGAATCTACATTTTTTATTCCCCCATATCATAATGATACTATTTTTATGAATTTAAAATCTAAATGCGATCAGTTAGGGATAAGAGCTTATGCTGGGAGATACAATGGTCCATTAGATTTAATGAATATTAAAGGAATTATTCACATACCATATGCTTGGTCTAATTTGGCTCTATTTGAAAATTGGTCAATGGGAAATGTTTATTTTGTTCCTTCTAAAGATTTTCTAATTAATTTAGCACATCAAAATAATTTTTTCTGGAGCCCGCCTTTTCCATTGGACCATATCGAATCGTCCGAATGGTACCTCCCAGAGCATAAAGATCTTTTTATTTATTTTAATGATTGGAATCATTTAAAAACTTTAAGTAATGATAACGATTTAATAAATTCAAAAAAAACGAAAGTTTTAAATTATAGCAAAATTCACACGAATGAAATGTTAAATAAATGGAAAAAAGCACTTGACCTATAAGGAATAAAATGATTCAAGGATTTTATACTGGATGTATAAATTCAGGAAATATTGGAGACGATGTTTTATTTAATATTTTTTTAAATTTATTAAGCGAATGCATTGTTGATAAATATAAAGTTAATTGCTCAATAGATCAAAATCAATTATTTCTAAAAGATTCTTCTAAAGAATGGATGGAAAACTCTTCTATTGGTGTAGTTGGAGGAGGGTCAATTCTTCATCCAGAAGAAATTTCTTATTCAGGTCCTATTAAAAACTATGAATCAAATATTAAAGCATCTTTATTATTTGGAACTGGAATATCAGATACGCCAAATTTTAAAATATCAGAAAGTGATAAGTTAAATATATTGTCCGGAAAGTATTTAAATTTAAATTTTCCAATAAATAAAATGATGAGTGAAAACATTTTAATTGCTAAAAATATAAAATTTGGCGGGCTACGAGGACCATTAGACGTGGCTGTATGTAGAAGTTTTGATGAAACTTTTCGTAAGCCATGGATTTATGATCCGGGACTGTTATTTAATAGATATTATAATTTAAATTCTTTAAAAAATAAAAATTCTAATATTATTGGAATAAATATTGCCAACATATCTGGAGATAATAGAATTTCATTAAAAAATGAAAAATACATTGATTATATGAACAGGTTGGAGTCTGTTATTGTAGATGTATGTAATTTTTTAATTAATAAAAATTATAAAATATATTTTTACTCAATGTCCGATGGTGAAATGCATTTGCATAATACTATTATTAATAAACTGGATAAGAATTTAATAGGATCAAATATATTAACTCACAATAAACCTTTAAATTATGTTGAATTGGCTTTGTTATCTTCTACTTTTAAATTCGCCATAGCAACTAGACTGCACGCCAATATTTTATTAAATTCTAATTTAATTCCTACCATAAATTTAATGTATAATATTAAAGCAAGTAATTATATGAAAAGTATAGAAATGCTTGAACTGGGGGTTCCAACAGATTCTAATATGAATTTAAATAATATAATTAATAAATATAATTTTTTAATGCAAAATTACGATAATATTATTAAAACATTAAAGTTTAATGTTGAAAAAGCGTATACGTTGCACTATGATGAAATAATGAAATTATTAGATGGTATTAATTTAAAAATAGAAAATGATGTAAATATACAATATCAGATATATAATAGTATATTAGGTTTTTTTAAAATTAATTAAAGGCAAAAAATGAAAGAGTATAGTTTTGAAGGCGCACAAGATTGGCATCATTATTTTAAAATTATTTTTGATAATTTCAAAGTAAGAAATATGTTAGAGTTTGGTCTTGGCAATGGTACTGAATTTTTATTAGATCATTGTAACACCGTTACTTCTGTTGAAATTTCATTGGGCGATTATAACAAATCCTGGTATTCTATGTGTTTAAAAAAATATTCTCATTATAATAATTGGAATCCAATATATATTGAAGCTTGTGATGAAATTAGAGAAGCTAATGAAATCGCTCAAAAGAATAGATATCCGATATCATATAATAAACATTTATCTAAATTAGAAGAAATTACAGATCTTGTTTTATCAGATCATGAATATGATGCTATTTTTGTTGATGCTGGAATTCATAATAGAGGCGATATTTTAAATTTAGTAATGGGCAAAGCTCCTATAATTGCAGCACATGATTCCTCTAGGGATGAAAATAGAATACTTAAAAATATATACGGATACAATATTGTTCGAGTTCCGAGTGATTATTTAGAATTTCATTTTGAAGATACGTATATGGGTACTACGATTTGGGTTAAAAAAGATTTTAACAGCAATGTTATTAGTTCTTTGTCAGGAAGATTAAACAAATGAAAATTTTAGATACTTATAAAAAGTATTTAGATCTTGGCACAAATGAAGGATTAAGATATAATGATGAGAGTAAATCTCGTTTTGTTTCTTTTAATATGTGCTTAGAGCGTCTTGCAAAATTAAGTGCCCCTAAAATATTGGAACTAGGGACTAGTCGTAGTTATGTTGATGGAAAATTTCCAGGATGTAACTCTGATGATAAAAAATTTTGGAATAAAGATGACTTTTCAAAATGGGACTGGGGCGCAGGGTGTTTTACATTAATGTTTGGAATGCATCTTCCAAATGCAAAAATTACTACATTAGATTTAATTCCCAATCACATTAATAGATGCCAATATATGACCTCTTCTTTGGATCTTGATAACGTATCCCATGTTGTATCTGATTCAATAAGTTATTTAAACAGCACGAGTGAATCATATGATCTAATTTATTTAGATACAGGCGATATGCACCCAATAGAGCCAACTTGCCTTCTCCAGTTGGAAGAGGCTAAATCTATTGTTGGCAAAAAAATATTAAATGCTCAAGGTCTGCTTTTAATTGATGATGTATTAAATGGAACTCCAAGAGAGATGGGAGATCTATCAAATAGATATGGTAAGTCAGAATTAGCTTTGCCTTATTTATTAAATAATAATTATAAATTATTATTTGAAGGTTATCAATATATTTTAACGCAAGGATAAAATGAAAGTTTTAATTACAGGGGGAGCTGGTTTTATTGGAAGCCATCTTGCGGATAAATTATTAGAATTAAATCATGAAGTTTTTGTTCTTGATGATTTATCTTCTGGAGATTTAAATAATTTATCTGCAAGGTGTAAATTTTTTGAAGTTGAAATATGCGATAAAAATTCAATTTCAAAAGCTTTTGAAATAGTTAAACCAGATGCTGTTTATCATTTGGCAGCTCAAATTAACGTAAGAAAATCCATTACAGATCCTGTATCAGATGCAGAAATCAATACTATTGGAACATTGAATGTTTTAAGCGAATGCGTTAAGCATAAAGTTAATAAGATTATTTTTTCTTCTTCTGGTGGTGCTATTTATCAAGATGATAATGATTTTCTTAAAACAGAAAATTCTGTAATTCAACCAGCTTCTCCTTATGGAATTTCTAAATGGACAGGTGAGCAGTATATTAAATTTTATAAAGAAATTTACGGTCTAGACTATACAATATTAAGATTAAGTAATGTGTATGGTCCCAGACAAAATAGCAAGGGAGAGGCTGGAGTTATTTCTATTTTTATTAATAATGTTAAAGGCAATAAGCCCTTAACTGTTTTTGGCACAGGTGAACAAATTAGAGATTATATTTACGTAGAAGATGTCGTTAATGCAATGGAGTTATCTTTAAGAGTTTCGGGCACATTTAACGTTTCTACTGGAAAAGAAACAAAAGTTAATCAGCTCGTTGATAAAATATGTTCAGAATTTAATTATGATACTGTACTGTATGCTCCTAAAATTGAGGGCGAATTGTTTAGAAATTGTTTGTCTTCTAAACTGCTACAGTCTTATGGATGGCAAGTTCTACATGATATAGAATCTGGTCTTAATAAAACAATAAAATATTTTAAAAATAATTAAAAATTATGAAGAAAGTTTTAATTACTGGCGTAACAGGTCAAACAGGCTCTATTCTTGTTGAAAATTATTTAAAACAAGGAGATTATGTTCACGGTATGATTAGAAGAAATTCTAATTTTAACACTAGAAGAATTGATCATGTATATAATCATCCCAATTTAAAATTATTTTATGGTGATTTGGCAGATTATGGTTCTATTTGTTCAGCTGTATCCGATTTAAAGCCTGATTATTTTATTAATTGTGGGGCTCAGTCTTATGTCAAAGCTTCTTTTGATATTCCTGAATACACTTTTGATATTGATGCAACTGGAACTATTAGATGCCTTGAAGCAATTAGAAAGTTTAGTAAAAATACTAAGTTTTTACAGTGCTCTACTTCTGAGTTATATGGTTCAACTCCACCTCCTCAAAGTGAAACTACATCGTTTCATCCACGCTCCCCTTATGGGGCAGCTAAAATTGCTGCTTACTGGGCAACTGTAAATTATAGAGAAGCATATAATATGTTTGCTGTAAACTCGATCTCGTTCAACCATGAAAACTCTAAAAGATCAGAGCACTTCGTTACTCGTAAAATTACCCGAGCAGCTACTAGAATTAAACTTGGTCTTCAAGATAAATTAACTCTTGGCAATCTCGAAGCTAAAAGAGATTGGTGTGATGCTCGTGATATTGCCCGTGGTCAAATGATGATGCTAGATTCTGATGTTCCAGATGATTATGTCTTGTGCTCTGGCAAGTCTCGTTCAGTAAAAGAATTTGCTGACATTGTTTTTTCTAAATTGGGTCTGAATTATCAAGATTATGTTGAAGTTTCAGATAAGCATTTTAGACCCTCAGAAGTAGATCATCTTTGCGGAGACTATACAAAAATTAATAAAGCTTTAGGCTGGGAGCCTCTAATTTCTTTTGATCAAATGGTCGAGGAGATGATCGATCACGATCTCAAGCTTGCCCAACAAGAGCAGGTCTTAGCTCAAAACGGATTTAAATATACTCTATGAAAGTTTTAGTTACAGGCGCAGCCGGATTTATTGGTGCTAATTTTATTAGGCGCTCTACTTACCTAAAAGGTAAAGAACATCAATTTGTATCTATAGACAGTCTTTTATATCCTCATAGCAAAAGTAATTTCTATATCAGTAATGGAAAGTCTGATAGTTTTTATATGGCTGATATTGCTGATAAAAAGATTATTGATAATATTTTTGAAATTGAAAAACCTGATATTATCGTGCATTTCGCCGCAGAGTCTCATGTAGATCATTCTATTGAAACGGCAGCGCCCTTTATACACTCTAATGTTTTGGGTACACAAACTTTAATTGATTGTGCCGTTAAACATAAGGTCAAAACTTTCTTTTATATTTCTACGGATGAAGTGTATGGTCAGTTAAAATCTGAAAATGAAGAAGGTTGGGATGAATCCGCTTTCCCTAATCCTAGAAATCCATACTCTGCTTCTAAATTGTCCGGTGAGTTTTTAGTTAAAGCAGCTCACGAAACTCATAAACTTCAATATATTATTAGTCGATGCTCCAATAATTTTGGACCTAGACAATCCACTAGGAACCTTATTCCAAAAGTTATAAAAAATATTGCAGAGGGCGTCGATGTTCCAATTTATGGTCAGGGTCAGCAAATGCGAGAGTGGATCTTTGTAGAAGACCACTGCGATGCCATCTGGCACATTATAGAGTCTAAACAATATAATCAAATCTATAATATTTCTACTGGCAATGAAATTACTAACCTAGAATTAGTTAATCATATTGCTAATATTATGGGCAGAGGTCATAATTTATTTAAATTTGTTCCTGATAGACCCGGACATGATTTTAGATACTCTTGCAAATCAGATAAACTTCGAGCCTTGGGCTGGAAGCCAAGTGTAAAATTTACTAAGGCGCTAGAGTCTACCATATCATGGTATGACAATAATAGGTGGTTTTTTAAATGATAAAATATGTCTTTACTAAAGAAGAAGTAGATGCCTGTAAACTTTTCTCTGAGGCAGTAGATACTTCACATTATTCTAAACGTGGACAAAACAATGATCAGAAAAGGCAAAAGGATGCCTTGATTGGCAAGCTTGGAGAGGTTGCCACGTATCATTCTTTAAAAGATAAAATACATGGTCTTACAATTCCAGATTTTAAAATTTATTCAGCAAAAGAAAAATCTTGGGACTTTGATTTAAAAGGTCAAGAAGTAAATGTTCATGTTAAAACTCAAGATGTAGAACAGGGAGAAAAGTATGGAGTTAGCTGGATTTTCCAATATGGAAATGGAAAAAATCAGCATTATGACAAAGAAATATTTGACAAATTAACGCCCAATCAATATGTTGTCTTTGTGTCTTTGTCATTAAAAGACAACCTTGCAATAATAAGAGCTATCTTAAAACTAGAATTTCTTCATGAAAGAAAATTATTTGGGCTACCCAAATTAGAATTTTTGCAAAAAGAAAATAAAAAAGCAGTTTATTTAAAAGATATCGAGAGATATTCTGACCAATTATTTCAATTATAAGATATAATAACCTAAGGATTATATGATTAAAACCGAAGAAAAGCAAATTGAAAAACCCACAGTTGTTGATGATCTTGATAAAGATACACTCAGCGCTTTAAAAGCAAAACTCGCTAAAAAGGAAGAGTCAACTATGTCACCTAAAATTGTAGCACCTAAAAAACGAAGTATTAACCTTGGCGTTGTAGGAACGGGTCAAGGCGGATCTAGATTAGCAGAAGCATTTTATGCCCTTGGATATAACGCTATTGTTATGAATACCGCTCCACAAGATCTGGAGCACATCGACGTTCCAGAAGCTAATAAACTTCTTTTGCAGTTTGGTCTTGGCGGAGCCGCAAAAGAATTAGAAATTGGAAAAGAAGCAGCAGAGACTCACCGAGACGCTATTCATCTCTTGGTTCAAGAAAAGCTTGAAGACGCTCAGGCTTTTGTACTTTGTCTTTCTTTGGGCGGTGGTTCAGGTGCGGGCTCATGCGAAACCGTGATTGATGTCTTGGCATCTGTCGGTAAGCCAATGGTCGTCATTTCTGTTTTGCCAATGACAAATGATGATGCGCAAACTAAACACAATGCATTAGAAACATTAAGCAAATTGGCAAAACTAGTTCAATCTAAAAAAGTTCAATCTATGGTTGTTGTTGACAATGCAAAAATTGAAACTATTTATAGCGATGTTTCTCAGCTTGACTTTTTCTCAGTGGCTAACAAAGCAATTGTTGAACCTATTGAGCAGTTCAATTTCCTTTCTTCTCAAGCATCTCCTTCTAAAGCCTTAGACTCCACAGAATGGGCAAAACTTTTAATCGATGGCGAAGGCTTAACAGTATTTGGATCCCTTACAGTTGATAATTATCAAGACGAAACTGCCATTGCAGAAGCCGTAGTTACCAACTTAGATCATAACTTGCTTGCGGGAGGTTTCGATCTTAAACATTCAAAATATGCTGGATTTATTGTTGCTGCCAATAAAGAAGTTTGGAGTAAAATTCCAAGCTCAGCAGTAAACTATGCAAGGGCATTAATCCAAGAACATGCAGGGACTCCGAAGGCACTATTTCATGGAATATATGTTACCGATGATAAAGAAGATAGTGTTAAAATTTATTCTTGTTTTACCGGCTTATCTCTTCCAATGAGTCGAGTGGATACTCTTAAAAAAGAGGCAATGGAATTAATGAATCAAGCTAAATCAAAAGATACAACTCGTTCTCTTAGCTTATCATTAGATACTGGTGCAAATGAAACTGTTTCAGCTGCCCAGAAGGTGAAAGATAAAATTGCAGCTAAATCTTCTGCCTTTGGCAAATTCATGGGCTCAGTTGTAGATAAAAGAAAGTGATTTAATTTTAAACAAAAAAAGGAAAAGAGCGGGTAGATCTCGCTCTTTTCCTTTTTTTGTCGAGCCTGCCAGATTCTCTTTGAAAAGAAGTTCTATCTCTAATTAGATAAGAAATTAAAATGAATAAAATTGAAATTTTAGATAATAAAAAAGTTAAAATATTCTTTGATGATTCGGATGATTTTGAAAAATTTAAAAATCATTTATCATTTAAAATTGCTGGGGTAGAATATACGAAAGCTTATAAAGCTGGAAATTGGGATGGCATTACATACATGGTAAATGCTAAAAAAGAATTTCCTATCGGATTGTTAGATAGAGCTAAAAATTATTTAAAAAATAATAAAATAGACTATTCTATTCAAGATAATAGAGCCCCAATTAAAAACTCCAATTCACTTGACATTTCTAATAGATTAAAAGAATTAGAAATGCCACCAAGAGACTATCAAATTAGAGCGTCTGAGATTATAGATAAATCAAACTTTGGTATAATAAGAGCGGCAACTGGCGCCGGTAAGACTTTGATAGCCGCCTTAATTGCTGCAAGAATTAATAAGCCAACAATTATATATGTTATTGGTCTTGATTTGTTAAATCAATTCTTTGATTTCTTTTCAAAAGTTTTTGATGAGGAAATTGGATATATTGGAAATGGAACTTGCAATATTAAAAGAATTAATATTGCAAGTGTATGGACTATAGGAAAAGCTTTAGATATACAATTAGATGATTTAACTTTTGATGACGAAATTGACGAGGAAAAATTTCAAGAAAGTAATAAGTACAAAATTATTTCGCTTTTAAAAGATACCAAGGTTCACTTATTAGATGAGTGCCACGTTGCTACAGCTACAACAATTAGATCTATTCATAAAGTTATTGAGCCAGAATATTTTTACGGCTTAAGCGGAACTCCATTTAGAGAAGATAATTCTGATCTGCTAATCGAAGGCATTTTAGGACCTAAATTAATAGATATTTCAGCTTCAGAACTAATTGACAAAGGTGTGCTGGCTCAGCCTATAATTAAATTTATTGAAGTTCCAAAAGAAAAAATATCAGGACCTTATCAGACTATTTATAAAAATTATATTATTGAAAATCATATTAGAAATAATTTAATTTTAGAAAATACTTTGAAATTAATTGAAAAAGGATATAAAGTTTTGGTTCTATTTAAAAATATTAAGCATGGAAAAATTTTATCTAATATTTTTAAAAATAATAATATTAAATATAAAATTCTATCTGGAAATGACTCGCTAGATAAAAGAGAAGATGTTAAAAAGGCTATTTATAATGGCGAGATAGATGTAATTTTAGCATCAACTATTTTTGACATTGGAGTTGACATAAAGTGTTTGTCTGCGTTAGTTTTAGCTGGCGGTGGAAAGAGCTATGTTAAAGCTTTACAAAGGATTGGTCGAGTAATACGATCCTATCCTGGAAAAAAATTTGCTGCCATAGTAGATTTCTATGACGATATTAAATATTTAAAAGCACATTCCACTGAAAGGTGCAAGATTTACATGACTGAAGATGGTTTTAAAGTTATTCCAGCTCCAGGAATGAAAGTATGAGGAGGACCCATGGTAGAAGTTACAGCCGTTAATCTTGGTAAAAGATGGGAAACATTTTTTAAAAAATTATCATTGCATGATTCTACATCTGTAGAAAAATGGAAAGAATATCAGATTCTGGGATATTTAATTTCAAGATTAGAAAGATACCTTCAAAGAAAATTCGCATTCACACTCTCTGGGCAGCCATCAAAATGTCCGGAGATGTTTTTTATAAAAAAAATTATTTATTCTTTAGATACCAAAGACCCTGAGGCAATTAAAAATTACATAGACTGGGTTTTTGATACTAAAATCATTCCAAGCAAAGTTAAACTTAGAAGCGTTGGATACTTTCATAGCTCTGTCTTTGCAAATCAATTCTTGGATGAAGTTAAAAAATCCAAACAAATTACTAGAACGACTCCAATTCCAGAAGAATACAGGGTAATTGTTAATTTTTTCAAAGCCCCAGTAGAAACATTTGGAGATCTTGCCTTTGTAAAAAAAGTCATAGAATCTAATCCAGAAGATGAAGACTCTCAGCAATTTAAAAAAATGTTTATTAACCTAATTTCAATAGGGTTCAAGGAAGAGTGCCTAAAGGACCTGAAATGAATAAGGGAGATAAAGTTAAAGTATTTTTAACAAACTCTTTATCTGCAGAAGGCACAGTTGATTCTTATAATGAATTGGAGCTTATACTGGTTTCCAATGGTTACAAATTAGTCATTAATAATCCTTATAAAAATATAATAATGTATTATGTTTTTTCAAACCCTCAAGTAAATTCAGAATTTTCTGATTTGATTAAAAAATCAGTTGAATCAGAAAAAAATATTAGCAATCAAGAGCTGCCAAGAGACCTTGATTTAAGAATTAAAAAATTAGTTGAATTAAAAAGTATGTCGGCAGAAGCTCAGCGAGAACAAATTAGAAAAGAGCTTACAACTTTCCATTCTGTTAACACCGAACAAATATTAGGAAAATATGGAACTCCCAGTTTTATCAGCCCTCAGCACAGTGCCTCAAAAGAAATTAATGATGGAAATGCAGATGACGTTGGAGGCTTGTCCTCAATGCCAAGGCAAGCCCCTCAATAAAGCTTGCCAAGACTGCAATACTTTAAATACTATTCTTCAAAGGTTTGCAAATGCCAATATCCCTGTCAGATATTGGCGATTAAAAATGTCAGAGTTCTTAGGTCCAACAGCCTTAAAAAAACTTTACGATGATACTTCTTCAGACCTTGATAAGTCTTATAGGTCTGGAATATCATTTTGTTTAACTGGCACTCACGGGGTGGGTAAGACCATGACCGTAACTAGTATTTTAAGATCTGCCCTTGCGAAAGGCTACAGTGGTCTTTATACTACCTTGAATCAAATTGTGTTGAGTCTAACGTCTCATACTGATGAATCTAGAATCGACATAAGAAAAGCATACACATTAGTTGATTTTTTAGTTATTGATGAGTTTGATCCTAGGCATATGGGCTCGGACAATGCCTCAGATTTGTTTGGAAGAATATTAGAAGATATTTTTAGAACTAGGGTTCAAAATAATTTGCCGACTTTGATGTGTACCAATTCTCCAAACGTTCAAGAGTCTTTTCAAGGTTCAATTAAGACTAGCATTTCCAGCCTGATGAGTTATGTAAAAGAAATTCCAGTAATTGGAAAGGATTTACGTAAGGAAAAGAAATTATGAGTGATAATTTTAATTATTTGGTAGATGATCAAGACCTAAGAATTATAAAAAATATTTTAGAGGACAAGTCATCTGCAAATGAATTCGTCAAATCTTTTGACGAAAGTATTTTTATTGGATCTAGCAAGAAATTAATGAAAGATGTAATATCTTATATTGATTGCTATAAGAGCCCACCTACTAAACGAGTCTTATTAGAGAATATTGAAAATGATACATCATTATATAATGAATATTCTTATATTTTTTCTTGCCTGGATAATGTTGAGGCAAATCCTAATGAATTCAAATATGATTTAGACAAGATTTGTTCTAGATTTAAAGAACATACTACTTTAAATTTTAAAAAATCAGTACAATCCTTAAAAGATCTTGATAGCATCCAAGAAGCTACCAGAAATTACAATAAAGAAATAGAAAAAGCTTCTTATAAAAAACAATCCCATGTTCAGAAGCCAATTTCTAGGTTCCTTGATGACTTTAAACGTGATTATAATAATAAATTTCATAATAAAGACCAGTCCCAAGGAATTTTAACTCAGTATAAATATTTAGATTATATTACGAATGGGTTACAGCCAGCTGAAATGGTCATTATCGGAGGAGAGACTGGAGCTGGTAAATCTCAATTGTTAAACAACCTTGCAATCCAGCTATGGATGCAAAACAATACTATAGACGACAGAGGTGCTTTTAAAAAGGGTTATAATGTTTTATATTTCTCTTTAGAAATGCCATACAAGCAATGCTTTAACAGAACAGTGTCTAGAATTTCTCAATTAGAGCTTTATGGTATTCGAGATGCTACTTTAGCACCTTCTGAGGTTGAAAAACTATATAAAGCTTGTGAATTTATTGAATCTTACCCTTATCAATTTGAAATTGTTGATATTCCGCGTGGAGTTACAGTAGAAGATGTCGAGGAAAGATATTTAGAAGCAAAATCGAAGTTCAATCCAGATATTATTGTAGTTGATTATCTTGGGCTTCTAGAAGATAAAGATGCGCCAGGTGATGATTGGTTGAAACTAGGTCACATTGCTGGGAAGCTTCATGAAATGTCTCGTGTATATGGATGTGCAATGCTAACAGCCGTTCAATTAAATAGATTGGCTAAAAATTCTGATAATAGAATTGGATTGCATCGATTTGGAAGATCTAGTCTTATCGCCACTCACGCTACGTTATGTTTACAAATTGAAACAAGACCTGATGAAAATCAGTTTGGTGATATGGTAGTTCATATCATTAAAAATAGAAACGGAGCGTTGGGTCATTTTTCTTTGCAGAGAGATTTTTCACGATCTTTACTTTTGGACTATGATGAAGTATTCTTGCCTTCTGGCAAAGAGCCTAAAATGCTTATGCCTTCTGATGTTGCCGATGTTTCTAAACTATTAGAGAAATATAGTTGGATTTAATTATGGTAAAATTATCACCTAATCACATTGTTGCAGAAATGATAAGAATGGAAGTAAAACCAAGTACTGGTCAATTATATTTAATCTTCGAGGTAAGCGATCCTCTCTTTAAAAAAGAGATGTTAAAAGATTGGACTCAAGATTTTGAGTTAAAAGTTACAGAAACAAAACTTCTTTATATTAAGAAAGGTTAAGGCAATGCCTACATACGAACATCTTTGTCAAAGCTGCAGTCACGAATGGGAAGAATTTTATAGTATTAAATCAGACCCTCCAACAGTATGTCCCAGCTGTAAGACTGAAGGAACTGTAAAAAGATTAATTTCTGGAGGTTCAGGTAAAGGAAAAGTAGAGCTAACGGGTCATGAATATAAAGAAAAAGTCATGTCGGATGCTAACGCTTTAAAGAGAGAAGCTTATAGAAATGAAAATGTAATGGCAAATTTAGTCGGGGAAAGTAAATATCATCGAAATCAAAGCAGTAGGTGATGTATGAACTTTACACAAGAACAGCTTGAACAAATGGCAATAGACTATCTTGACATTCAAGACAATATAAAAAAAACTCAAAATTCTTCTGAGCTTAGGAAGTTTAAATCTCAACAAGAGCAAATTATTAAAAATTTAAAATGTTTGGTTAATATCAGATCTTTTAAGTATAAAAAATTTTCTAATTTTCCAGATTTAGAACAAGAAGGTTTAGAGGCTTTAGTTATGGCGCTTAATACTTTCAAGCCAAATAGATCTTCTTTTACTTGGTGGGCAGATAAATATATAAGCACTAGGCTTTCCCGAGCAGCAAATGCTCACTCTACCGTAAGAGTTCCTATTAAACATGCCAGGGAATTTAAACCTTTAAAATCTTCTGTGATTCCATTAATTGTTGATGAGAGAAATGGTCACTCTGAGTTAGAAATAAAAGATGTTGAAAAGAGGGTAAATGAAGCTATAAATAAGCTTCCGGAGATGAATAAAAAATTTATTTCTATGTTGTACGGTCTTAATGGAATAAGACAATATAATATTACTCAGTTGTGTGAAAAGTTTTCTTTAAACAAGTCAGAGTCATTAAAGTTAATTAATGATTCTAAAAGGAAACTAAAAAATATTTTGGAAACATATGAAGAAGTTTAAAAACAAAATATTTCACTGGATGCATTTAGATTATTTTATTTTATTTTAATTTTTGATTAAAAATCAAACAACTTAACTTGACTAATTTATTAGTCAGTGGTGTCTTATATTTTAGGAGAAACGAATGAGTATTTTAACGCCAAGAGTAACGTATGGACCTTTTGAATATCCACAATTTTATGATATGTGGCTTAAACAGCAAGCTTCATTTTGGATGTTCACCGAAGTTCAAATGTCCAGTGATATTAATGATTTTAAATTAAATTTAACAGATTCAGAGCGAAATGTTATTGGCAATACTTTAAAGGGCTTCGTACAAGCCGAGATCTTTATTGAAGACTATTGGAGTTCTAAAGTTTCTCGCTGGTTTAAAAAGCCAGAAATTCAAATGATGTCATCTGCTTTTGCTTCTTTTGAAAGCATTCATGCCACGGCATATTCTTACTTAGAAGAATCTCTTGGTATTCAAAATTATGAGGCTTTTTTGCATGAGCCAACTTCAAAAGCTAAAATCGATCGACTGATTAATATTAAAGGAAAATCAAAAGAAGATATTGCAAAAAGCCTTGCTATATTCTCCGCTTTCAATGAAGGTGTTAATTTATTCTCTTCTTTTAGTATTTTGTTAAGTTTTTCTCGCAGGAATTTATTAAAAGGAGTCGGTAAAATTATTGAATGGTCTATCAGAGACGAAAGCCTTCATTCAAAAGCCGGGTGCATGTTATTTAAAATTTTGGTAACCGAACACCCCGAAGTTTTTACAGATGAATTAAAGAAAGATATTTATGATGCCGCTAGATTGACAGTTCAGCTCGAAGATGCTTTTATTGATAAAGCTTTTGAGCTAGGACCAATCGAAGGTCTTGACCCCAAAGATCTCAAGAATTATATTCGTTATCGTGCCAACACAAAGCTTCAAGAGCTTGGCTTAAAAAGCAATTGGAAAAACATTGATAAAGAAGCTCTTGAAAGATTAAATTGGTTCGATGTATTAAGTAACGGCGTAACATTGCAAGACTTCTTTGCAAGTCGAGAGACTGCTTATGCCAAATCTATTGTAGATTTTGAAGACATATGGAATGGAGCACAGCATGGATGAATTGGAAGTATTAAAAGAAAAAGGTGAAGCGCCAGAGTGGTTAACCTCTGAAGGCTTTACCACTTTAAAAAATGGTTATCTCCTCCCAGGAGAAACACCAGTGCAGCTTTATAGGCGAGTTGCCAACACTTCTGCATCAAGGCTTAACAAACCAGATTTGGCTTCTAAGTTTTTTGATTATATTTTTAATAATTGGATTTGTTTAGCCACTCCAGTAGCAGCTAATTTGGGAGCGGAGCGAGGTCTTCCTATTTCTTGCTTTAGTACCCACGTTCATGATACTACCGATGATATTTTCAAATCATATCATGAGGTTGCCATGCTGACTAAACATGGCGGTGGCATTGGCAAATATTGGGGCGATGTTCGTGGTCGAGGCGTGCCTATTAAAGGCGGTGGAGCCAGTGAAGGCATTATCCCTTGGTTAAAAATTGAAGAGACTGTTTTGCAAGCAGTCTCTCAGTCTGGAACTCGCAGAGGAGCAGGAGCTAATTATTTAGATATTGAACATCCTGATGCCGATGAATTTATTGATATACGCAGACCTACCGGCGATCTTACTCGCCGTTGTTTGACAAGTAACTTTCATCATGCTATTAAAGTTACAGATAATTTTATGCAAAGCATGATGGATGGGAATGAAAAAAATAGAGAACTTTGGGTTAAGTTATTAAAAGCCAGAGTAGAGACTGGTGAGCCCTACGTTATGTTTACGGATAATTCAAATAGCAATCTCCCACAGGCATATATAAATAATAACTTAAAAGTAAGTACCAGTAATTTATGCTCTGAAATCTTTTTGCATACAGATAAAGATCACACTTTTGTATGCTGTCTTAGCAGTTTAAATCTTGCCAGATATGATGAATGGAAAGATACTGATGTTGTAGAAACTGCAATTTGGTTTCTTGATGGCGTCATGGAAGAATTTATTATCAAGGCAAGTAAGTTGCCAGGATTTGAAAAGGCAGTTCGCTTTGCAGTTAAATCCAGGGCTTTAGGTCTTGGTGTTCTTGGATGGCACACACTGCTTCAAGCAAAACTAATTGCATTTGATAGCTTTGATGCAATGAAATTAAATGCTGAAGTTTTTAGAAAAATTAAAGCAGACGCAGAAAAAGCAAGCAGAGAATTGGCTCAACAATATGGAGAGCCAGAATGGTGCAAAGGTACCGGCATGAGAAATACTCATACTTGCGCAATTGCTCCAACGGTTTCTAACTCTTTAATTTCTGGAGGCGTATCTCAAGGAATTGAGCCAATTATTGCAAATTATTATGCACAGAAATCTGCTAAAGGTACATTTATTAGAAAGAATCCGATACTAGAAAAGTTTCTTAACGAAACTAATAGAAATTCACCAGAAGTATGGCAGCAAGTTTCGGTTGACTCCGGATCTGTTAAAAATGTTAAATGTTTATCAGATCATGAAAAGGAAGTTTTTCAAACAGCTAGAGAAATTAATCAATTTGCTATTGTTCGTCAAGCGGCTCAGCGTCAGAAATATATTGATCAGGGTCAAAGCATTAATCTTTTCTTTGCAGCTCCTTCTGATATACAAGATGTATCTATAAAAAAACGCCTAGCTCAATATATTCACGATGTGCATTTAGAAGCTTGGCAAGGTGGAGTTAAGAGTTTGTATTATTTAAGAGTCGATTCTGTTTTAAAAGGCGATTCAGTATTTAAGGAGGCTTCTGACTGCAAAGCATGTGAGGCATGAAATACTCAGTAATAACAAATCATGATAGGGCTTCTATCAATGAAGCTATAGAAGAAGAAAAACTACAATTTTTAGTTTTTGTTTTAGATTCTATGGGTTTAAATTTGGAGGGTTGTTTTCCAGATCCTTTAAATCCAAAAGAGATTACAGTTGATCACAGATCAAAACTTTTTGAGACTTTACAAAAGTTTAATATTTCTGTTATAGATTACGCTGATAAAACCTTTGAACTTTATCTTGAGAAAGATAAAGTTGCCTCTTGGGGCAAGCATTGGGTAGAGTTAAAAAAAGATTTATCGGAAATTAATCCGAAACGCAAGATATATGTAGAAATACATTTGGATTGTTGGTCTATATTTGAACAAAAAGAGGATGAAAATCATGAGTGATGCAAAAAAAGCAGATAAAATTTCAGTAGAAGAATTACACTTTCTTGAAACTCTCAAGAAAGAATTTAATATGCTCAACCTAAAAGTTGATAATACCAAACTTCAATATGAAAATGCACTATTTAAAATCATGAGAAAATATGATTTAAAAGAATCAGATTCTATTGATGAGACCACTGGTAATATTGTTCGACGGACGCCTCCAGCTCCAGTGGCACCACCACCTCCCTCGCCACTAGTTCCGGAATTACCCCCACAAGCCTTTGAAACTCCGGAACCAGCAGCAGAGCCCGAACCGGTAAAAGCCAAAAAAGGAAGAAGAGATTCTAAATGAACGTAAATAATTTGCACGCATTAATAGTTTTAAGAAATCATGCGCAATCCATTCTTAATGGGGCAAGAGCTGATTTAAAATTAACTAAAGAAGAAAAGTCCTCATTAACGAATGGACTTAAAAAAGTTGATGAAGTTTTTATTAAAAACTTTGAAACTTGTGTAGAAGCATCTAATACATCTTCTAAAGTAAGAAGTTGGACATCTACCGAGAGTGAAGAAAGTGTTCTCTTGGGCGCTATGTCGTTAGTTAATACAGTGGCATCTGTTCACCCTGAAGCTCTTACAGATGAAATCAAAAAAGATATTCATCATGTAGCTGAATTAGTTGGTGTATTGCCCAAAACTTCAAATCATAAAGATGGACTCTTTTCAAGAGTAGATGCTACTGAGCAAAGAGATCGCTTGGTAGCAGCAGCCGTCAAGGGACTGGGAACAGAATCTGTAATAGCTGAAGATAAGGCTTCTGAAGTTGTCACGGTTCCAGTAGTTACCACGAAAGATAAGGCTGATAAAAAAGCAAAAAGAGGTCCTAAAAAGGCATGAGCTTAACAAGATCATTTTCAGACCATCAATTGGTTGTTCTGCAAGATGATGAATGGCTGGAGCGACAGCGAATAGCTGGTCGCTCCGTTGTTTTTTGTCTAGAATCAGCCAAATCTATGATTGAAAATAGAAAAGAGTTGACCGTCTCTTCTTTAAAGGGTGAGGCAGTACTTTTAATGAAGGGCTTTGATTGCACTCAGGTTCTAACAAGAGATAAGTCTCATAAGTCTTCAGTTAACATTTATGTCAACGGTATCTTTAATAAAGAAGATGATTCTTATAAGTTTCAAGACGGAGATCTTATAAAATTAGAAATAGCAAGTTCTCACAAGGGAGCCGTTGCTAAATCAATAATTACTGTAATCAAGGGCAAATCAAAATCTTTTGCTCAAACTGAAATGTTAAAAGTATGTCAAAAGGCATTAGAAAATGCTATTGCACAAATTGAGGTAGGTAAAAGATTGGGGTCAATAGGTGCTGGCATAAAATATATTGTTAAAAATAGTTCATTTAGAATAGTTCAAGAACATTTTGGAAATGGCTTGGATGAAGATAATATTTTTGCTAATCCTGTAGTTTTAAACAAGTCTCAATTTAATACGGGAATTAGAATCCAGCCAGGCATGACTTTTACTGTGTCTCCAGCTTTATCAATAGATGGTAAACTAGGTTGCTGTTTTGAAAAAACAATTTTTGTTAATGAAAATAAAGTTGAAATAATAACTCCTTGGAGCGAGGTAAATTAAATGAAGATCTCTTTCGAGTCAGGTGAATATGTGGAAGTTGTTCCAAACAAAGGAAATGTTGTGCTATCTATAGCATCAAAGCATCCTTCCAAACCAAAATCTTTACTTGTAAATTCAGCAGAGCTTACGGTAGAGCAATTTAAACAATTATCATTAGATATCTTTCAGGAGAAAGAAATATGACAATTAGTAAACGCACACGTCAAATGGTATCATCAGTTGATTCACGCCGCATTCGCAATAATACACAGCGTGTATTGCTTGCACTCCTCCGAGCAGAAGGAGATTGGGTTCCTCGTACATCTGTGCGGGTGCGCAATGCTACTTCCCGCATGAGAGAACTTCGCCGTTCTGAATACGGAGGCTTTGATGTTCAGGTTGCCACAGCATCAGAGCTTGGTCGTCCAGGCGGTTCACGTCGAACTTATTATCGAATCAACCCCCGCACAATTACCGCTGACCGCGTTGCGGTCGTAATGCGAGATGCCGTTACGGTTTGAAAAATATAAAATCTTAAAATTATAAACCAATATAAATATAAAAGCCTACTAGATAATAGTAGGCTTTTATATTTGTTGCGCATATTATTGTATTTCTTGGTAGGGAATAACAACTATGAGCACTAGTTTATATCCAAATCAGCTTGATAATTCTACTTCTATACCTATTGCTACGGATAAAGTTACTCCCGTAAATGCAGAGTCGGTAAATAGACTTCGTGATGCTATTATTTCTATTGAAAGTGAATTGGGATTAAATCCCTCTGGCACCTTCGGTACCGTTAAAGATAGATTGGACTTTATTGAGGCAAATGGTGGCGGCGGCGGTGGTGGTGGCTCAGTTTCCGTTGAGGACAACGGGTCTATTATTGTGCCTGTTGCCTCTACTTTGAATTTCGTTGGAACAGGAGTAACTGTAACAAATCCGACGACTGGCACTGCAGAGATTAATATTGCGGGGGGATCTGCAACTCAAGTTCAAGAAACTATTGCAGTAACCTCTCCTGGACAAACTTCTTTTACTTTATCTCAAATACCTGCTCAAGCATCTGCTTTGCAGATGTTTTTAAATGGTAGCAAGTTAGAAGAAGGCGTGGAGTATGTCAATACTCCGTCAACAACCGCTGTAACATATACAGGTTTAATTTCATTAAATTTAATTGACATTGTAGAATTTTGGTATTTAGTAGATGCAACTTCCATAGTTTCAACTTATAATCTCACTATTAAAGACAGTGGCTCAATAGTAGAAGCAGCTGCAACATCAATAGATTTTACTGGGAACGTAACAGTTACTAGTATATCTTCTGGTCTAGTTGAAGTTAATGTTCCAAATGCAACAGTTGCAGTAGAGAATAATGGAGCCCCAGTAGATTCTGCCGTTGTTCTTATTGACACGGTTGGAAAGTTAATATCTACTTCTGTATCTCCTGGTAATGTTCAATTTGAAGTTCCAGAGGCAAAAATTAGAGTTTATATTGATTCTGCTAATTTTTCAGGTGCGACATCTGGTATTGATCAAACTATTACTTGGAACGGTACATCTACTAAAATTACCCCTGCAAATGCTTCTCTATCTGGAGGAACTCAGTTAACTACTACTAAATCTGGTACGTATTTAGTTCAAGGGCAATTAACAATACAGCCTACTGTGGACTCTATTAGCGGGATTATAATCAAAATAATTCACAATGGATTAACTGACGTTCATACTATTTATGACGCTGGTGCGGTGTGGGGAACGGGAATTAATCGTTCTTTTAGTTTTAATTTTCCTATAGAATTAGATACTTCAGATACTTTGGAAGTTACTTGGCAGCATACTGGAAGCGCATTATCTGCTACAGATTTAGTCTTTGGAGATAATTTATCTTGGTTTTCAATTGTTTTAGTTTAAAATAAGGTAACGATGCCTCAATTTAGAAAAGAACAGCTTAATCTTTTAAGTGCAAATTGGTCTACATACACTTATTCTGCTGCCGCAGGAGACACATTCACTGATTTGCCCGCTGGATTTGAATCATCTACGGTAACTCAAGTCTCCGGAGGAGAGACTTCTGGACCTACCAGGGGCATTGTTACTAGTGCTCCAGATAATTATATTAAATTGCGTTTGGAACAAGACGGATCGTCATTAGTAAATAATGGCGTTATTTTTGGGAGATTAACTTATTTATCTGGGGTTTACACTCTTACCTATTACGTTCTTTCTGGCGGATCTGAGGTTTCTGCTACTTTGCCTGGCTCTGGAATTTACAATGTAACAATGTTATTTCCAGAAGTAATGAAACTTGAAGAGATACCATCAAATTCTACTATAACATTTGCACAGTCAGAGGCGCTTGGCGGTTCAGGTGCAATTATCATTCCAGATGGTGGGAATATATCTGGCACTTATGCTTCTGATGTTTTTTGCGAAGGCAATGCCAATATAGTTGGCAATTTATGGGTTAAAGGAGATTTAATTGTAGATGGTGACTTAATTAACTCGGATGGGTATTCTGCCTCTATTGCAGGAGATCTTCGAGCAGTAAATTTGAATTTTGACAGGGCAGATACTAGTCAGCCGCAGGGAAATTTAAATGTTGGTGGCGATTTATTATTTTCAGAAAACATGTATTATAGACCCACTGCAGTTGGAACCGTTGATTTAACTGTAAATGGAAATATAATTGGCGGATCTTCGATTGGTTCCGAAATGAATTGTAATGGCTACGAAGACACTAACGGGTTAAATGTTTTTGTTGGTGGTAATTTAATTGTTGGATATTTAGATGTTTCTGGTGGTGATGCAGATTCCATAGGTGCAGGTAATGGCGGAACTATCTTTGTTCGTGGTGATTTAAATGTTACTATTTATTTGTCTTCTTCTGGTGGCGATTCAGCTGCTGGACTTAACGCAGGAAACGCTGGAGAGATCATTGTTTATGGAAACTTGTCCAATTCATACAATTCTGGATTTTTTGGCTCTGTATTACTGCTGGACGGCGGTGACTCTATTGGTGCAGACGCATCTGCTGGAAATGGTGGCACTTTAACAGTTTTTGGAAACGCCAATCTTAGATACTGTGATATGGTGGGAGGATATTGCGACTCGTCTATTGAATCTAATAATTCTGGTCAAGGTGGAAGTGTAAATATTTTTGGCTCAGCTGTTGCTTACAGCTTAGATGTTTCTGGCGGTGATAGAGGAGGCACTTTAACTGCAGAAGGTTCTGCTACTCCTCCACACGCAGGCTCAATATTTATTCAAGGAAATTTAACTTCTTATGACGCTATTGGCGGAACAGGTGGAACAATTTCTTCATCAAATTTTGCCCCCAGTTTTGCGGGTGATGGCGCAGTGGTTTCAGTCGAAGGGGATTGCAATGCAGAAACAATACTAGTTTCTGGTGGGGATTTTATATTTTCCTCATCTCTTTCTTATGGGGCTGGAAATGCTGGAGATTTTGATGTTGGCGGCAATTTGTACTGCGGAAATATATATGCGGATGGAGGCAACTGCAGCTCCGGAACTAACGCTGGAAATGGAGCAGATATTAGTATTTTAGGCTCTGCAAATTGTTATTTTATTTTCATGCCAGGCGGAAATGCTACTGAATCATCAGCAGGAGACGCTGGTTACTTAGAAATTAGAGGCAATTTTTTATGTTCTGAAATATCTATATATGGAGGGTCTTGTGACTCTTCTGTAGAAACTCATAATGCTGGACTTGGGGGATACATAGAATGCGACTCTTTTAACGTTGATAATTTTTCAATTTATGGAGGCACACGCTCAGGAGCCACAACTGTTTCATATGCTTCACAGCAGCCTAATGCTGGATCTATATTAGTAAGAGGGGATTTTCACTGTGAAGGATGGGCAGAATGTTTTGGTGGCGATGTTATTACGGATGAACCTAATGCTTTAGGTGGCGATGGTGCAAATATTGATATTTTTGGAAGTGCATATATGGCAACATTACAAGCTCAAGGGGGCAATTGTGATTTAAATCGTGGCGGTAATGGTGGCAATATTAGCATTGTTAGCGGGAATCTTAACATATCTAATCAATTTTTAATAAATGGAGGAGATTCTTCATATAATTCTTTTGGTGGTGGAAATGGCGGTTCTCTCTCTGTAAATGGAAATTTGAACGGTAATATAGATCTTTTTGCCAAAGGAGGGGTTGGGACGGATGCGCCTGGTGGTTCTGGCGGAACAATTCAAATTAAAGGCAATGTTAATTTGCAAGAGCTAGATGTTAGTGGCGGGAGCAGTGTTTCCACTGATGGTTCATACTCAGCTGGAAATGGTGGGAGTATTACAATACAAGGTAATTCTAACATTGAAGAAGCTTCTTTTTTTGGTGGAGAAGGAACTCAGGCTTCCGGTGGAAATGGCGGTAATTTTTATATTTATGGTATGGCTAATTCAATTTTTGTTATTGGCTTTGGTGGAAATTGCGATTCTGACTATGAAACTAATAGAGCTGGTACTGGCGGAAGTGTTTTCGCTCAATCGGCAGTATTTTATAATGTTGATGTTTCTGGCGGTAATAGATTTGGAACTTTATCATCTTCCGGATCTCAATTACCTGCAGATAGTGGAAACATACAAATCAACGGCTCAATAACTGCCATGGATATTTATGCAAATGGAGGCGCTATAAATACTCTTAATTTTGCACCTTCTTCTGCTGGCTCTGGGGGAAATATTCAAATAGGGGGAGTGGTCAATGTTTCTAGCGATATTGACCTTTATGGCGGAGATGCTTCGGTTGGCAACGCTGGAGATGGCGGAACGTTAAACGTTCCATACGGTAATGTTATAACTGAAGGAATAAATGCTAGCGGCGGACAATCTTCTCAAGGCTCTGGCGGTGATGGCGGAGGAATATATTGCACTTTTAGTGACGTTGGCGGAGTAATTTATCTAGATGGTGGAGATTCGGTTAATGGAAATGGCGGTAATGCTGGTGAGATATATGCATCAAGTATTCGTGCGTTTATTAGTTTAAGCGGTGGAAACTGCGATTCTTCAGACGAAAATCACGTCGCTGGAAATGGCGGATATATTGCTTGCATTAATCTTGATGGCACTGACGTTTATATTGATGGCGGAGATCGATCTGGGTCCTTAGTTTCTTCTGGGTCTGTTCTTGTTGGACCATCTGCAGGAAGTGTAAATGTAAATGGACAGGTAAATTTGTTATATTTATATGGCAGAGGCGGGGACGTTACCACAAATCTTAAATGCGCCCCAGGGGGGAATGGAGCTGAAGTTTTAATTGGTTTGGGCAATACAGTATCGTCCGCAAACATTGCATTTATAAATATCAGTGGGGGCGATAGTAATGGATATGATGGAGGTGCTTCTGGTCAGTTGAAAAGCACTGGTTCAGCGGTTATCAGTGAAGAATTATTAGCAGTAGGTGGAATATCTTATCCTTCTTTAGATGCGGCAGCAGCAAGGAATGGAATGGGACCTGCACTTGTCCAGTTTTCTGGCGGTGTAACCGCTAGATATGTTACTTTGCAAGATGGTTATGGATCTGGATCTCCCCCTTTAAACACTGGCTCTACAGAGGTTATTTTAAGGTTGGCTGGAAGTTGCACTTTTCATACTTTGGACATGACTAGTAGACAAGGATTTATATTGCCGCACAATGATGACAGCACTCCTGCTTCTGTTATATTTAAGGTGCAAAATATGCCGGATAAATCTACTTTGAATGTTCCAGAATTTACAGATCTTTTACGTTCTAATACTTCGGATATATCTTCTGACTTGGAAGATAGTGTTTTTATATCAGGTCAAGCTAATTGGTATAAATTAACAGGAACAGCAATATAAGGTTAATATGCAATACATTTATTTGGTGAGAAATGACCGTACCGGTCAATATTTAAACAAAAAAGGTTCTTGGTCTAAAAATTTACTTTCTTATAGATTGGCAGAATTTGAAACCGAAGAGTTGGCTAAAGCCGCTATGCCTTCAGGAGTAAAGTGTTTAGTTACACGTAGAGAAAAAAAAGAGTTAGATACCTCTGGTAAATATAAATTCTTTTTAAAAGATTTAAAAACTAAATGTTATTTAAATTCTTTGGATCAATTTAAAGTTTGGGCTCCAATGCCTAGCGCCGTGTCTTTTAATACTGAGGCGGAAGCCTTAGATAAAGCGGAATCTTTAGGTTTAGATCTAGATAGTATTTCTGTTTTGAAAATGCCAATATTCGAAGAGATCGGTCAAGGAACCAATACAGATGAATGATAGAATATTTAAGTTTTTATATTTATTGAAGAGTAAATACGAAGTCCAAATAAAGTATAAAAACTCTTCGTCCTTTATGAAGTTTTTATCTTATATTTTATTTTTTGTTCCTGACTTCATGACTAGATTTACAACTACGATTGGAAGTACTATTTACTTCCCTAATGAAGAAGCTCTCAAAGACGAAGGTAAAATAGTTACTTTAGCCCATGAAGTCCGTCACATTCACGATAGTCAACTAGATAAATTATATAATTTAAAATATTTATTTCCTCAAGTTTTTTCAATTTTATTTTTTACTTTAAGCCTTGTTTCGTTATGGTTTTTAATTCCATCTTTTATTTTATTAGCGCCACTGCCAGCTTATTGGAGAATGAAACTTGAGTTGAGGGGATATGCTACTTCTTTATTTGTATTAAATTTAATGCTAAAAGAAAAAGAAGAGCACCTAGAAAATAGATTAAAAATTTTATTGGATAGAGCGGATAAAATTAATGGAAATTTTACGGGACCTTCTTATTATTTTATGTGGGTGACTGGTGTTAGATTAGGGCTTGCAGATATAGTATATAAAATATTAGAAGAAAAATTAGAAAAAGAAGATTCTTTTTATCTCTTTATTAAAGATTGTTTTAATCAATCTAAGCTTGGCTAGAATTAAAATAAAAAATAAAATTATTTATTTACCATTTATGGCTTGATATATTAAGCTATTAGTTTAATTACTTTTTGGAGAACATAATATGATCTATGATTTGGCGATTATTGGTGCTGGCGTTGCTGGTTGCTTTGCCGCACAAAGACTTTCTGAAAATTATAATTTAAAAATATTATTATTAGATTTGGGGAGACCTTTTGCAAAAAGAAGGCGTCAAATTGAAGGGGCTATGGGATGTTTGCCATCAGGTGATGGTAAATGGTATTTATCTCATATAGACCAGTTCCAACATTTGGATGGTAGAAAATTGAACGCCGCTCGGAAATGGCTTGATAAAAAATTTGAAGAATGTGGTAGTGGAAAGATTATAAAAGACAATTTGCCATCTTCGGGCGTAAGAAACAGAGCATCTAAATTAGGATACAGCCCTCAGTTAAATGATTTTATTCAATGGAAACCAGATAACATTCATAAATTAAGCAAGATTTTTAGTGATACATTTGAGCAAGATGAAAATATTAAAATGCAATTCGACACTGAGGTTTTCAAAGTTTTCAAAAAGAAAAATAATTTTATAATTCACACTGAAGGTCAAGATTTCTTTGCTAAGAAAATACTATTTAATCCTGGAAGGTCGGGATGGCGTTGGGCTAACGACTTTTATAAAGAGCTTGGGCTACAAGTTCAGGATAACTATTCTCACTATGGCGTTAAATTTGAAATTGCCGGTCAATACGTGAAAGAACTTCAAAAGACCAATTGTTCTTTTATAAAAGACAATGTGGAAATAGGACCTTTTTTATGGAACGGCACTGTAATCCCAGAAGACCATGCGGATATGGTTATCTCTTCATTTAGATCAAATGAGGAGCGGTGGAAGACTGAAAAGGTTACGTTCTCCTATATGAATAAATTTAAATGTGAAAATGACGGCGTAAATCAAACTGAAAGAATTGCAAAATTAACTTATTTATTATTCAATGACCGAGTTAGTAGAGAAAAAAATAGAATTTATTTAAAAGGAAACAGTCAATTAAATCTCTTGCCAGAATTTAATTGGTTATCTTCCGCTATTCAAGAAGTAGGTAATTTATTACCTGATTTTGTTAATAGAGGAGCCTATCATATTCCTGAAATTTTGCCACTTCCTGGAAAAATTAACTTAGACAGCAATCACATGTCAGAAATTACAGATTTATATATAGCAGGAGAGAGTGCGGGCTATCGTGGAATTATGGGCGCAGCTTTGTCGGGAATTTTAGCAGCAGAAGGAGTTGTAAAATGAGAGATGATGATTTTGGAGTTGGTAATTCAGAGGTTAGAAATTTTGCATATCATTTAACTAAAGCAGAGAATGAGTTCTTTAAAGAAGAACTTTACAAAGCAAATTCCGTTATAAGAATAAAAAGAAAGTATTCAAAAAAGAACGGTGAAGAGTGGCAAATTATGCAAGATGGTAAGATTGCTTTGACACTCAAGGAATCTAGATTTACTATCGCGGAAAGGTCTTTCCTCCACACCGTGGATGGGATGCAATTTTTAATCAATTCTTTTAAATCTGGTCTTTTTTCAGTTTCTAAAATTAAAGAAGCTATAAAAGAAATTTTAAATAGGAAAAAATGATTATTTATAATAAGTTATATAAAAAAGATCGTCAGGATTTTATATCATTTGTAAATGATAAGGGCTGGGAAGTTTCAATTCCTATTGATTTTTTTCACGCTAATAGAATTGCTTTATATTTGGAGCAAATTGGGGGAACATCAAACCCCGTTAATATTCAAGAGAATAATTTAAAAGAGGAGTCAGAAGAAGATATATGAGTGATTCTTATGTAATTTATGTAATTGATACTGAGACTACAGGTTTCGATCCAGTAAATAATGATATTATAGAATTGTCAGCATTGCGTTTGATAAAAGAAGGGCAAGAATTTAAAAGAGAGCAAAAAACTTGGTATATAAAACCTACCAACATTTATAGCATTTCAGACGAGGCATTAAAAGTTAACGGTCATAAAAAAGAAGACATCTTAGGAAATACCAAAGAGGGAAAGGATAAGTATCTTGATTTAAAAGATGTTGTTTCAGATTTTGAGCTTTGGGTCATGGAAGATTGCGCATCGGTAATGGACCGAATTTTTGCAGGTCACAATCCAGTGTTTGATGCTAACTTTATGAAGTCCGCTTGGTCAAAAGCAGGATCTGAATCTACCTTTCCTTTTGACTTAACTGCAAATAATAGGATATTAGATACTAAACAGTTGGTAATTTTTATTGATATTTGTACTGGAAGGCGTCGCTCCAAATATAACTTATCTGAAATTGTTAAGTGCTTTGATATTAAAAAGGGCAAAGCTCACAGGGCAGACGAAGACACTCGTATGACGGCTGATTTCTTAGAAAAGATAGTTAAATCTTCTGAGAATGTATTTAATGAATTATATAAAGATGCATATAGCGAGTGAGTTATTAATAGTGACTTAAAAAATAATGAAAATTTTATATGCCATTTCTGACAGACCCAGCGCTTGGTTGCAAGCCTCTATAGTGTTATCTGAGCTTAGAAGTCAGCATGAAGTCAAATTAGCAGGTTACAAAACTTTACATCCTTATATTAAAAATATTGATTATAATCTTTCATCGCTATATACCGCAAGAGACTACGTTGGTAAAAAATACAACTTAACATTAAGTCCATGCAATGGTAAAGTTTTTTCTTCTTACATTAATCATATTAATGAATATTCTCCAGATTTAATAATTTCAGATCATGAGGAGTATACTTTGGCGGCTGGTCACATTTTAAAAATTAAAACATGGAATGTATCTCCATTAAATTTAATTTATCATTGGTTTCCAGTTGCCATGAGATATTATTATGATTTTATTTTATATTATTACAAAAGACAAACATTAAGATACAATCGGGAATTTTTCTGGGGAAACATGAATATTACATATTCGCCCTTGTGTCATATGAAAATTCCAATGGATTGGAGAAATGATAAAATAATATGGGTAAATCCATATACTCCAAAAGTTGAATTTATAGATTCCCCATGCAGTCAGTTACATACACATTTTAGACCTCAATTAGAATCTTACTTTGATCAAGTACCTAGGATTGAAAATCAATTTAATCCAGATGTTACTTCTATAAAAGCAAGTAAGAATATTAATTTTTGCTCGGGAGAAAGTGGATATTTATATTCTTTGTTAAATAATCAATTTATTTTTGATAAAAATTCTTCTTACAGAGTTCATATTGTTCCTAACTTAAATGATATTGAAACAATAATGAATGCTGTTGTGATTAAAAATAATCAGGTAGGAATGGATCTTGGGCAAGTTGAAAATATGAAAGATTATTCAATTACTAGGATTGATTCAGTGTTAGATATGCCTGAAAGAATGCCCTTAAATTTTAAATTATCTCACCTTCCCAAGTTTCGTAAATCAATAAAGTTTTCCTTATTAGAAAGGGTAAATTATCATGAAAGTCGTTTTGGACATAGGAAACGTCTTAGTTAATGTTTCAATTGATGGTTTTGTTAAAAAAATATCTGAATTAATTCCAGAAGAAAATGACCCCCTATTGTTTTTAGAAACTATTCAAGGGATGCATGACATTGGTTTGCTTACTATGAGACAGGCATTCCGAGACAGATATGAATTATCTCATTCTAGTAAAGTTTCATTAGAAGATCTTTTATTGTTATGGAATCAAGTTGTTACTAGAAATGATTTTATGATTAATTTCATGAAAGATTTGCATTTTCAGGGAGTAAGATTTGGTCTAGTTTCTAATATGGGCTTTGAGCATCATCAGTATTTGCAAGAAATTTGTCCAGAAATCTTTGAACTTTCAGAAATTCATCATTTGTCTTATCAGGTAGGTGCTAGAAAACCTAGCAAACTATATTTTCAATCATTTCTTCAAGATCACCCTTCTTGGATTGGATGCGTCTATTTGGATGACAGAATGGATAATATTTTAGCAGGAAAGTCTTATGGGTTTAGGACTGTTCCATTCAATTTAGAAGACTTCAGTTCAATAAAAGATTTAAAATCTTCAACGGATTCAATTAAAAAATTAATTCTAAAACATAGAGTCAACGAAGATTTGAAGTAATTAAATCTTAGACGTGTCATATTCTTTGTATCCTTGCCTGTCAGATACCAAAGAAAACATTTTGGGATTATTAATCATTGCTTTTAATGATATTGCTACTTTGGATCCATCAGGTTTTGTAATTACAGCCTGATCTTTTACTAGCTTATCAATGGTTATCTCGTACTCAGTATAATGAGTTTTAACAGCTCCAGCATGAGCCTTTGCTTCTGGTTGCCAGGCTCCTACGAAACTAATTTTATCATTTCCATCATCCAATGGTTGAATTATATGTTTTGAGTCATTGTAATACAATCCATCAGGATTTTTTTGCATCTCTTCCATTATCTTTTGAGTATAGGCAAGACCTGCCCTAGTATCAGAAATATGATATTTGGCAACTTCCTCTGGGGTATAGCTTTTTCCAGTTGTAGGATCGATATATCCGGATGAGCTTAAAGGAGATACTTTAATTCTTTTTCCTTTTCCCTTTTGCTCTGCCTTGTCTACTTTTTTTTCTATAAATTTTAGCATCTTTCCTGTTGGAAGAATCATATCCCATTTTTTTGCCAAAGCTTGGAGTGTAGAGGGGGAGGGGTTGGGAATAACAGTGTCTGTACCTGTTCCGATTTTTTTAGGAGCTTTTAACACCTGCATGGTGAGCCTATAGCCATTACCAATATTTACTGTTACAGGATGTAAATCGTTTGGAGTTACATCGGGCGTATATTTTAATATTAATTTTTGTTTTGTCTCAGGGTCTGCCTCAGAATAAGCTTGTTTAAAGGATTTGGAAGATTTTTCAGTTTTGTCAGCTTTTTCTTCTGTCTGTAAGAAAATTTGCTCGCTTTTTTCTTCTGTTAACTTTTCTTTATTTTTATTTTTTAATTTTTCTTCTACGAGCATTGATAAAGCTCCGCCCGCTATAGCGTATACTATTAATTTTTCAGTTCGAGTCATCATGTTGTTTATATTTCCCATGTTGGTCATTGAGCTATAAGTGCCTAATGAAATATATCTTGCCTATATGACAAATTATTATAATACTAATCAATTAGTGCTTTGTCGAGGAATCCCCGCTAGACATAACGTAATTATGTCTTATTCTTTATGAGAAAGGTTTGAAATGAAAAATTCTTTATTACAATCTCTTATAGATCGCGGCATCTTATTTAAAAATATTCATACAGATGAATACGATATCAATCCATTGTTAGATCTGTTTAATTCGGAAGTGTCCTATGGCTTTGAAGATATTGCCATTACCCAGCAGAAAAATATTTGCAAGTCAAGGTTGGACGCTGATACCTCTTCTGAGATTATAAGAGGTGTAACGGTAAAGCTTCCTTTAATTGCTAGCAATATGTCTACTGTTATTAACAGTAGTTTTTATATTAAACTTTATAACCTTGGTGCATTTGCTTTTATGCATCGAGCTGCCTCGGATGAAGTATTAGAACAAGAAGTTTCTGTAATTGCAAAAAATTGTCAGTGGGTAGCCGCTTCAATCGGAATTGATGATTGGCAGTTTAACTTAGCTAAAAAGCTAATTAATGCAGGGGCGAATATTTTGGTTATCGATATTGCTCATGGCTATACTGATTCTATTTTTGATTTGGCTAGAAGGATTAAATCCTATTCAAAGGATGTTAAAGTTGTGATTGGTAATGCTACCAATCCCGAGATCATGTATGAATGCAATGATTTTGTAGATGCAGTTAAGGTTGGAATTGCTCAAGGATTTGCATGTGAAACCAAAAATACGGCAGGATGCACTGAAAAACAATTTTCTGCTGTTTTAAAATTTAAATCATTGTCTCGCAAATTTGGTATACCCATCATATCTGATGGGGGCACTAGAGAGCCAGCTGATTTGGTTAAGGCAATTGCAGCAGGCGCAAACTCTATTATTGCTGGTAAAATTTTTGCCGCCTGTCCCGAAAGTGCTGCTGAAACAGAGCTGGTTAATGGGGCTTTGAAAAAGGTTTATGCTGGGATGGCTTCTCGTTATGTTCAAGACCGATGGAAAGGCGGTCTTAAGCCCGGTACCTGCCCAGAAGGCGGGGTAAGATACCTTGATGTTGGTGAGTCTGCAGAGAAGCTCCTTGAAAGATATGGCGGTGCATTAAAATCTGGAATTACTTATGCAGGAGCAAATGATATTAAATCTTTCCAAGATAAAGTTAAATTTGTTAGATTTGCAAAATGAATATTTTATCAATTCCTTATTATGCTCAAATCTTTTTTGAAAAGATAGTTGAGCCACATTTATCCGATAAAATAAAAAAAATAATAGTAAATCTTAATAAAGAAGCTGTTGTATATTTGCAAGATCTATTTAGCCTAGAGTTATGCAAAGACGAACAAGTCATCAACGATATTATATATTCTTTTCAAGAATTATTTGAAAATTCTGATAAAAGAAAAATATACTATGCACATCTATTTCATCACATAGATAATTATTTTAAAATTAATAAAATTGAATATTTTATAGATTCAACTGGTAAGAAAATAATTTTAAAATTAAATTATAATTTTTCTCCCGGAGCTTCATATGAATGTTAAGGCTATTGCGGCTGTTGATTTGAATTATTTGATGGGTTACAATAACTCTATTCCTTGGAACAAACCTGCAGACTTAAAAAGATTTAAGCAGAAGACTTTAAGTAGCATTGTTGTGATGGGAAGAAAAACTTATGAATCAATTGGCAGACCTTTGCCAGATAGAATTAATTGTGTAATCTCTAGAGACCCAGGTAAAATAAAAAATTTAAATTCAAGTGTCTTGGTTAACAGCTCTTTGGATGAGTTTTTTAAAAACTTATCAAATACAGATAAAAATATTTGGATTATAGGAGGCTCTCAAATTTATTCCGAAGCATTTTTAATGGACGTAGTATCTGAAATAGATTTAACCATTCTAAATGGAAGGTGGATCCCTCCTCCAACTGATTCGGTTGATGATTTTAAAGAAAAAAGAGTATTATTTCCAAGAATACCTTTGGAGTTTACAATTGAATCAGAAGAAATAAACAAGGAAGATCCAACATTAATGCATAGAAAATACGTCAAAAGTTACTGGTGAGAATTAACTATTTTTAATAATTAATTCTTCCATTAGACATGACATTTTATAAATATCTAACGCTGAGTTGGATGACGCTTTTGATTTTTTAAAAGAGCCAACTGGCTTACCTATAACTTTAGACAAGGGGTCTACCGAAACATTATCTATCTTTGTCGATAAATGTACGTGTGGAGCTGTGCCCTTAGCAGATCCTGTATCGCCATTTTTTCCAATTACTGTGTTTTGAGTTACTTTGTCTCCAACAGCAACGTTGATTTGACTTAAATGTGCATAATATGAAATTAAGTTTTCGTCCGGAAAATGTTTAATTTTACAATTAATTCCACCCTTGCCACTTTTAGGGTTATTTTCCACACTAATAACTGTTCCTGGACCTATGGGATACACAGGAACTCCCATTCCAATACTCCAATTGTTTTTTGATCCTGGTACGATTACGTCAATTGCAGGATGACCATCTGGGTGTCTGCTTAAAGATGCAACAGACCCTGGCTTATTAACAGCTTGTTCCTTTGAAACGAAACGACTTAAAATCTCTCCATTTTTCAATGGCAATTGATATTTTAAATTTAAATCTTCTTCAGGGCTCTCAGGCTCTTCAAGCTCTCCGGTCAATTTTTTTTGCAATTCTTCTAAATCAGCATCATCAAAATTATTCGAGTAGCCGGATTCATCCAATAAGCTTATTTGAGATTGTGGTTTTAAAGCCATGATATTATAATATATCATTATTGCGTGAATTTTCATAGCATTTTTAAATACGAGGAATAATGTGAACAATATAAATAAACCATCTTTAATTTATTATACTGTTAAATTAGAAGCAGACGTGCCAACTCTTATAGAATATAAAATCCTCGCTTCCTCTCCTGAGGAAGCTTTGGAGAAAATTAAAACTTCTAACGCAATCGAATCTGTTAAACCTATTCTTCCAAAAATGAAAAGGAAAAACGCTAAAGTGTATAAGCGTGGAACTATTGAAATTCAAGCCTCTAAGAGATATTAAAATGTCAGGATTAAAATATTATATCATAGATACTGAAACAACGGGGCTAAGCGCAAATTACCATGAGATAATTGAAATTTCAATTATCAGAGCCGATGATAAACATCAACTAACTAAATTTATCAAAGCAGAATACCCTCAAAGAGCCTCCCCAGAAGCTTTAAAAGTTACAAATAAAACTCCCAAGGATTTATTAAGAGGAGAATCTAAAAATTCGGCAGTTGAAGCTATTGATTTATTTTTATCTCAAGATCAAAGCACTCCAGAGCATAGAGTTTTCGTAGCCCATAACGCTCCATTCGATAGAAGATTTTGCCATGCTTTATGGTCAAGTGTAAATAAAATTTTTCCAGCTAATTGTTGGCTAGATACTAAGACCCTAGTAAAAGAAACTTTGGTTAAAAATGGAATCTCAAAACCTAAAGATTTAACTTTAAAGGGCGCCATGTCTCAAATTGGAGCAAAAGCATATGAGGGAGCCCACAACGCTCTTGTAGATTCTAGAAATTGTTATCTTTTGTGGAAGAAAGCAATGGATAATAATGTTAATTACTTGCCGCATATTAAACGATCCCCTCACGTTTTAAATGGAGACATGCCAGATGAAGATGATTGAGGCTAAAATTTATAACTTAATTATAAATGGAGTTATTGATTTTAAAGATGAAAATGAAGAAGATGTTGCAATTGATTTTTTAATAACTTCAGCTCAAAAGCATCCAGAAATTTTACTATCTGTTATTGCAAAGGCTTTTACCTATGATTATATAGGTATGTCAATTCCGGCATTAGCAGCTTACTTATGCAACTCTGACGGCAATCATTTTAATGATAAGATAAGATTTCATATTATAAATCTAATTGAATCTCTAGACCCTGCCGCCCTTCTGGAATTGGTAGAGTATATAAAAAGTAAAGTTTTTAAAGGGGGACTGGGCTCTAAAAATCAAAAATTAATCAGAGAGGTGATGGAGAGATGGAGCTTAGATATATTAAAAAAATATGCTACATCTTATCCCTCTGAATTGAAAACTTTATTAGAATTAATACATCCAAGATTTCAAGGTGAAAAAAGCTTTATTATTAAAACTGTAACTAATAAAAAGGTATAGTTTTGTCGGGAAGCAATGAGACATTGATTTAAATTTATGGGAACAGATATGAGCGCATATATTTTATCTGAATCGAGTGCTTCTGTAGAAGAATCCGTAGATAATAAAGAAGAGCTAGAGGCATTTAATAAGCTTTTGGTTTTAGAAAAAGACTTAACAAAACTTAAAAGCATTGTAGATGAAGTAAAAAAATTAAAAAAGTGCTGTTCTGTTTCATCGGAATTAGAGGAAATCAATGCCTCCCGTAAAAAATGACTTACTAACTCAGGAGTTAGTGAAGAATTTAGATCTTACTAATGAATTAGTGAGAGAGTTGGTATCTAGTTTACACGCCGGAGAAGTTGACTTTGCTAAATTAAGCACCGAGTTAAGTCATCTTGTTGCTCAATTTAAAGAATTGTCTACCTCTTTAGACCAAACTGACGAATTAATTCTTAATATTAATTTAAAAATAGCTTTGTTAGAAAAGACAGTAAACGATCTTGAAGCTTCAATTAAGGAGCAAAGAAAGAGAGAGCAAGATCGTTCATTGCAAAATGAAATCGCCGATAAAGCTGGTAAGTGGAGAATTTTAACTTCTCTTATTGCTGGTGTGCTTGGCATATTAGGTTCTTTAATTGCAATAATACTAAATTATATAAACAAGTAAAGAAACGCAGGGTTTTCGTTTCAAAATAAAAATAATAGCTTATCATGGAGGGTAGCGCTTTTCGCTACCCTCCATGATATATATTATGATGAAGGAGAAAGAAAAATGACATATGAATATTTATGCACTAGTTGCAACCATCAGTGGGAAGCAGAACAATCTATTAAAGATGATTCTTTAAAAACCTGTCCCAAATGCGAAAATGAAACGGCTAAAAGATTAATTTCTAAATCTAGTTTCGTTCTACAAGGTAGTGGCTGGGCAAAAGACAACTATTCAAAATGATAAATAATCGCCAGGCTTTAATTCGGCTTGAAAAATGGATATTGTCTCAAGTCCCAGCAAACTATAAGGCAGCATGGGTTAACATAGATGAAACATCTGACATTAAACTGGATTGCAAGTTAATAGATGCATATCAAAAAAATCAGTCTATTGCATTAAAGCAAATTTGTTTAAAAAACAATATTCCTTTTATAACTTATACTGCAAGCCCATCTTTATCAGATAAAGATAGACTAAGTGAGTATTCCAAATTTTTAATTTGGAAATCAGAAAATTACAACACTATTCTTTTTAGCAAGTTGTTAAAAGAGCATTTGTATTTTGGTGAGTATAAAAAATATTCTCTTGATAATTTAGATTATTATCCTTTTATTAATTTTACTCAATCACAAGTCGATAGCATCGTTGAATTATTGCTTTCTGGAACGGATGTTGTTAGCCATCCTGTTAACTCTATGTTAGAATGGTTATACATGCAGGATGTGCAATTTAAAGTAATTTCATCAAGTGATAGCCCTACAAAGCATTCTAGATGGGGAACTTACAGTTTAGAGCAAAAGTCTGTAATAGCTAAATATTTCGCTCTAGCCAGGAGCCGAGAACATAAAATAAAAAATTTAAACACTTTTAATTTTAATGATTAATAAAAATTTAGTTTCTTTAAAAGCGTCTAATCCAAATAATTTCCCGCCTTTAAAGTTTTTAATAGAATCATTTGGGATGAAGTCTAGCATTTGGACTCAGTGGGAAAATAATTTCGGAGATCAAATTTTAATATTTGATGATGGTCAAAAATTAAATTATAAATTTAAATTTAAAGATTTAAATGACTTATTACAATTTTCTACTTTTGGTACAATGCTAAGCGCCTCTTCTTCATTGATTGGCTTGAAAAAAGCCAACACTTTAAAAGTTTTCTTTTTAGGAAAAGATAACTTTATTAGATTTTTTTATTATGATGGTAGCGACTGGAGCATGCGCCATTTGTTTTCTGAATCTACTTCATTAATTTTTAATATTATCAAAATGTTTTTAGGTCTAGATGATTCTATTTCAAAAAATTTACATTATGAAGATATAGTGATTTTAACTCATCCGTTTGATGATTTGACTGAATATAGAAAAAACAATAATTTTAATGAACTTTGGAAAGAATTAGAGGATTAAATGTCGGGATTAAAAGGTTTACTAAGATATCGGTCAGGAGATGCAACTTTTCCTCATGGTGGTGGGCATAAAATTATTATGCACGTTTGTAATAATTTGGGCGGTTGGGGGGCGGGTTTTGTTTTAGCGCTTTCCAAGCGCTGGAAAACTCCAGAACAAGAATACAGAAAATGGTTTACCGGCAAGAATAATTTTAAGCTAGGAGAAACTCAGTTTGTTTTTGTTCAAACTGACATAACCGTAGCTAACATGTTAGCTCAGCACGGCTTTCGATCCAATAATGATGAGCCCCCCGTGGTTGATGTTAAGGACTTGGAACTATGCCTGCAAAAAGTTTATCAGCATGCCTTTGAAAATGGTTCCACGGTTCATGCCCCCAGAATTGCATCAGGATTGGCAGGATTAAAATGGGAAGAAGTAGAACCACTAATTAAGAAGCATTTAATAGACAAGGGCGTTGACGTAATAATATATGATTTAAAATGAACTACCTAGAACTAATTCAAATAATTAAAAAGCATCCAGTGGAGCCGGGTGAAATTCACCCGGCAGACGCTATCTTGAATCATATGGCGAAAAGTAGTAATGATTATTTAGAATCTATCTACTTAATTTTTAACAGTTATCCAGAGCTTAGAGCGGATCTTTTTAAATTAATTTCTAGATTGGATAATAAATATTTAGATAATTTAGTTTTTTATAATTTGGCTAGAAGACATTTAAATGATTCTAATATTGAAGTTGTTGATGCTGCTATTGGAATGTTTGAATCTTTTTCTAATAAATCTTCTTTAAAAGAATGGTTAGATTGCAGCCCTAGTCAGCCCAAGTGGATTTTGGATTACGCTGTTCAAGTTTTAAATCAAGATTCTTCTTTGCATCTAATGGCTAACCATTCTACAAATTCATGATCAAAACCTGTTGGGTCTATTTTATTAGTAGTGATATTATAATGACCCAATAAACCTTTATATTTATCTACTTCAGGGACAACTGCTTTAATGTATTTATTATCTTTGTCTTTAGGAAAGCTTAATTCTACGGCGGGACAAAAGTGATTTACTGCGAAGGCTATTCTGCCAGCTGCTTCTAATTGAGCTTTGGTTGGCTTAAACACCTTCATGTTCATATTGTGAATTTTTTCAGAAACAATCTCATGTTCTTGAACTTTATATTTTTTTCTATTAGCTTCGCTATATAGATTTTCGTCTTGCCAGGCTTGGGGCATATAGCAAATTTCTACGCCAGGACCGAGCTGATTCACTGGCTTTTGTGACCATCCAATGTCTTTAATCATTAGGCATTGATAAATGGTTGCACAGCCATCTTCGTTGATGTCATCATCTACAATGAAGTTAACACTCAGACCCCTAGCATTTAACCCCGTATAAGTTTGTTTTGCGTTATAAGTTACAGTATGATGCATGACGCATTGTTTTATTTCTTTTAAAGCCTTGTTACTGTCACGAGATTGATACTTTCCCGAACTGTAAAAGCTATAATTTGGAGACTCATTCCAAAGAACTACCTTGCATCCAACATCGACTTTGTTATTTTCATCAAAATAAATATATGAACTCATAAGACCTATTTCTTAGTAAGAAATTTAACAACTAAATAAATAAATTCTTTAATTAATTCAAATAATTTATTACTTGAGTTAATTTTTTCTATGGTGATATTAGAGACTTTTGATTGTCTTGTTTCTTTGGACTGTTCTGATGATGGTTCTGGTTCTGGGGTGGAAGGCAAAGTATTATGCGTTTCTTCCGTGGTGGTTTCTTTTTTAGGAATCGATTCTCTAACTGTTGGCGGTAAGCTATCTGGTAAGTCTTCAGATTCCTTTTCATAATTTTCGGGCACAAATGTCATAAACTCATTGCTTTTTTTATCAAAAGACTTTGATAGTTTAATCATTAAATTAGTATAGTAATTTAAATCAGCTGTGAAGTATCCGCCTTCTTTTAATTTGGCGCAGTATTTAGGTATGCTGCCTTCTTTTAAGGCTTCTAATGCTGGCTGATACCTTTTCTTGTTTAGAAATTGTAAATAAGCCTTAGCGCCTTCTATTGGGCTGTCCCAGTGCTGGAAAAATGTTTGGGGGTGGTATGGTTCAAACCAATGAGTTTTACCATTTAAAATCTCATTGCATTTATATGACGTATATGTAACTCCTGGTTTTCTTTTAATATTCCCAAAATTATTGTTATAAATAAACTTTCCTCTACCTACCTCTAAAGAGGTATGACACCACAAAATACATAATTGTTCTTTTGTTATTTCTTGATTATATAATTCTTTCCAAGCCTGCCTCAGATAAAAAGCTAGCTCATTTTCATTTAAAGATGTGATGACGGCATCTCTGAATAAAGGATCGTTGGGTCTGGTAGAATGGTCCATAAGGTCCTCATAATAAAAAACTCCTGAAAAAAGTTTCCTTCTTTCAAGAGTTTGTTAGATAATTATATTTCAAATTATGCAAACTAATTCATTATTTTAATCCAAACATCTTTAAATTTGTTTAAATATTTTTCTTGCAGCAAAGAATTAAATCCTAATTCTGAGAATTTGACAGATAGTTTTTCTAAATCAAAAACTCCTTCTTTAACTTTCCAGTCGTTTGAATCAGAGTCTTTAATTGTAACAAAATTAATCAGAATCATATTCCTTTGATAGATTGAAAGCTCTTCTTCATTTAGAAGATCTACGAAATTTTCTTTTATAACAGTTTTCTCTGCTTTCTTTTCGCCCATGATTCCGGGAATATTATCAGCTGTGTCTCCTTTGAGAGATTTAAATCTTACATAGTCGTAAGTTGGTGCTTCCATGAATTTTTTAGAAAAAGGATTGTAAATTTGAACGTTTAATTCTTTTTCTTGCAAGAGTTGCAGGTAGTCAGAATCATTGCTAATGACAATATTTTCATGTTCTTTATTTTTTCTAACTAAAGTATTAATAACATCATCGCATTCATATTTGGCATGGCTAATTACTGTCATGGGTAAATGATCTAAAATCTCATAAATTTTATATTTATTTTCGCGGAATAAATCTCTAACTTCTTGTTGAGCCGCTGTTTTAACAATTCGATTAGCCTTATAAGAAGCTAATAACTGATATCTGAATTCAGGATGACCCTCCAAAACAAAATAAACTTTGTCAGGACTGAATTGTTCCACTGTGGCTTTTAAATTTCTAATGAAATTAAAAGTCATAGCAAAGCTATCATCGGCATCTGATTTGCTTTTGCCAAATTTAATATTGGCACGCCACATGGCATTCATGCCATCAAAATATAAAATTTTCACATTCACCTCAAAGAGTAATATTAAAATCTTTTACAGCTTTATGAATTGCAAGATTTTTCATTTTGAATTCAAATTCAATATCTAGCTTCTCTTCATTGTTTAATTTTCTTTGAAGCTCTGGAATGTAGTGAACATAATCAGAATGTTTTCTTCGATCTTTAAAGGATCCTTCTTTAAGCAAAGGATCTGTATTGCTTAAATGAGTTAATGCTTTTACTTGCCATGTCTTCATAGATTTCTCTAGCCCTTCATCAATGCTCATGCCTCCATCGTTAAAGACGTGATGGTGGCTATCGAAGCAAATAGGAACGCCTGTTTCTTCAAAACATTGATATAAGTCATTGACATTATAGCAAAGCTCGTCATTTTCTAACGTTAACCTGTTTTTAACATTTTCTGGTAGCTTTTTAATGCTATCAATTAAAGTTGTTAGCTGATCCCTTGTTCCGCCATGAATGTTAATTGCATAAAACGGACTCTGTTCTAGTTCCATAGAGTCAAAAATCCAGGCATGGTGTTCTAAAATTTTAATGCTTTTTCCAATAATGTCGTTTGTTTTAGACGAGATTACGCAAAATTGATCAGGATGACAGGTAACTCGAACGTTTGATTCTTTGAGCTTTTTGCCAATCATCTTTAGTTTGTTATTAATCAAATTATTGTTAATTAACAAATGACTCACCAAGTCATACAAAGGAAACAAATTAGAAGACAACCTAAAAACTTTGAATCCTTCTTTGATAACTTCATTTAAAGTCATAGAAAGATTATCCAAATTTGACATCCAAGTTTGGATTATTTGTTCTTCTGAGTATTTACCTTCATTGAATCTTCCAAATTGAAGATTTTTTTCTTCCATGGCATTGAAATATTCAATGATTCCATTTCTCTTCTCTTTTGATTTTAAATATTGACAGCACAAACCTATTGACATTGTTCGCCGAACCCTTCCAAGTCTATGACTTTGATCTTTAAAGAAGCATCACGCATGATGTTTGCGTACCATAAGTCAATGTGCTTATAAGTAAACTCAGATAAAAATTGCCAGAAGCTATTTATTCTTTGAGTTTTAGTTTTGTGTATTTTAAATGGTTTTTCTTCTGTTATGAATCGATGATAGCGGTCGCAGTTATATTCTATTTCATTCATTTCATATTTTTTCAATGGTAATAATTTTTCTCCGACATACCAAAGAAATTTACCATCTAATATTTCGCCAAAATCATAAATATCCATGATATGTAAAGGCTTATTATTCTTTACATATTCACAAATTTCAAAAAAGTTATTTTTATTTACTCTTGGATCTAAATTAATTTTAATAATTTTGTCATCATCATATTCGTAGATAATTCCTTCTGATCCGTATCCAATTCTGGATTTAATTTTATTTTTATTTATTTTGCTGGGAAGTAATTGAAATATCTCTTCATCTTTCAATTCTTCGAATGTCAAATCATAAAATGCTTCTGTTATCCCCATAAATACACAATTTGTCCCAAGTTAAATTTACTACACGGTATGTGATGCCATGTGGACCAATTTTATTGTGCAACACATGTGCCATCCCTAGCTTAACAAAGATATTTACATCTGTCAAGCTTCTGTTAAAATTATCTTGATAAGAGCGAATTACTAAAATTCTTTTATTTAATTTCTTATTATCTTCAATGTATGAGGCGTAGCCATCAATGGAAGAATCAAAAGTATATCCATCAATGATTTCATCAATAAACAATTGCTTAACCAACATGTTTTTAACATTATCGGTTAAGTCATTATTTACTACGATAATTGCTGATGGGTAAAGACCACCCATCAGCTCTCTTCCTCAAAGTCCTCATCTTCCTCTTCCTCTTCCTCTTCCTCTTCCTCTTCCTCTTCTAGCTTATTCATTAAATTAAGAAGATTAACTTCGTTTTCATCATCAGAACTGTCAGCTAACTTTTTAAAAGTCGAATCATGAATATTTAACATTTTTAAATTTGACTCTTGAAACTTTGCAGTTCTCAGCAAGGACAAATACAAATCATCAACTTCTTTATCAGAAACATAATTCATGTCGTCTGAAGAATTAACGTCTTGAGTGTCTTCAACGTCTCCGCCATCTTCATCGCTTGAATCGTCCATGCCTTGATTATATGAAGCATCATTAGCGTCATCTTCGATTTTATCATCTTCTTTTTCTTTATTTTCTTTTCTATGACGCCTTTTGGGAAGCATTTTAACTTCTCCCAAATCATCAACTGAGACATGTTGCTCAACTCCATCTACAATATAGCCAACATCGCCAGAATCATAAAATATAGCATCTGAAGCATTCGTTAAATCCATATGTTGGATTGTCTTATGGAACTTCATCATGTCTTTTCTAGCTGCATTTACTTGGCTTCTGGTTTTTTCTAAAGCAGCATTAATTTTGCTTGCTTGAGATTCCAAGTCATTTAAAGCCGCCTTGAGTCTACTGTAATTTTTTTTAGCTTTTTCTAAAGACGAAACTACTTTTTTTCTGCCAGTTTTTTCTTTAGCAGCTAATTTTTCAATAGCGGTAGCAAATTCTTCTGATGCTGAATGAATTTCTTTTATCATGTCATTATGTTTTATTATTGATTAATAATGTAGGTTTTTCTTATTTGCCCAGTATACATTTGCTTTTAATAAATTGTCATAAGTTCCAGCGTCTTGCCAATATCCATTTAACATGGAGTGCTTTAATTGATTCTTATTTAGATACAAATTCAATACATCTGTAATTTCCAGCTGGTTTCTGTGAGAAGGAGATACTTCATTTATCAGAGAGGACAATTGCTCATCAAACAAATATAATCCGGTAACGGCAAATTGACTTCCTGGATTGCTTGGTTTTTCAATAATTTCTAATATATTTCCATTTGAATCAAAAGATGGGCAGCCAAAATTCTCAGGATCGGGAACTTCTTTTAAGAAGATTTTAGCTCCCTGAGAGAAGTCATTTACATCTTGATAAATACTTGCGTCGGTGGTGTTGTCTCCAAGAATTACCGCCACTTGGCTGTCTTTGATAAAACTATCAGCTGCCTTAATGGCATCAGCAATACCACCGTCAGCTTTATCTTGATAGAAAAAAGACAGACTATTCAATCCAAAATCTTTTCCATTATTTAAAACTCTAATAAAATTACCAGCAAAAGGACCTGATACTACAATTCCAATATCTTTTACTCCTGCACTGACCAAAGTTTCTAGGGGATAGAAGATCATTGGCTTATCATAAATAGGTAAAAGATGCTTATTATTGGATTGGGTTAATAGTCCAAGTCTCGTACCTAGTCCACCAGCTACAATTAAACCTTTCATATTTTTCTCAATCTCAGTTTAGTTTCATCATTTCTTTATTAATGGATTCGTTAATTACGACATCTTCAATCTCTGAATCAATTAAATATTCTTTATAATATTGATTGAAATTTAAATTTAAATATTCTACTTCTTCCGCTGATAATTTTTTCATTCTGCTACTTAATAGTAATGATTCTGTTTTAATTAGAAAATCTGGATAGCCATTGTCTTTCATTAGTTTAAATCGGCACATGCTTCGAATAGTTAAATTTAAATTTTCCATTTTATGATAAATCCTTTGGGTTTTTTGTTGAGGGCTCTAGCCATGATGATGATTTTAATAATTCATCATGACCAATTACTGTTTTTGCATTTTGCCAAAAGTCCTTGGATACTTCTAAAAAGTCTTCCAGCGACATCCCTAATTCAATAGCGCAGTTGGCTGATAATGACAATAACACATTAAATATTGATATCGTGCTGTCATAATTATATTTTTTTTCATAACTTGAACCAACTTTATCTATTACTTCTAAAAATTTCTCCGCAAGAAGTTGATTGAATTCTTCATGAATTTTTTCTATTTCTTCTTCGGACATTTTTGTTTTTTTATAAGTTTTTTTCTTAGTCAAAATATTTTCCTTTTTAATTTTTTACAAAGTCTATAAATTCCTATTTCAGTTTTGGCGTCCGTTAAATAACCAGAGAGAATATGATTCAAAGCATCTTCTATTGATATTTTAAATGTTTGAGTATGTTTTTCTAATGGATGACCGTCACCAATAACTGGAACTTTATTTTCATTTTTTATCTCTATATCTAAAAAGAATAGCCTTTCCCCACCTGTACCTGAGAAAACTCTTTTTCCGAGAAATGACATTTCATCGGGATTTACAACCAAGCCTGTTTCTTCTTTTAATTCTCTGGCAGCTGCCATCTTATAGCCTTTTACCAGTTGTTTAGATTCTTCTGGCTCCACAGCTCCTGCTGGCAATTCCCAAGTATTTCCAATTCCTACTTCTTCTGGAAAAGCCAAGTAATCTCCCGAACAAAAATCTTTTGTGGGTCGAAAGCAGCTTGTTAAATAAATGTGAGGTTCAGTCTCCAAGCTATAAGGTACAATAACTACTGCATCTAGAAACTTATTAAGTGCAAGGTCTAGCTCAAACTCCTCTGATACTTCTTGCGGATCTGTGTCGTATCGAATTACACCTTTTGTTTTCCAGATTTCATGCCATCCAGAATGAATAATTTTATAATCACTTAATTCTAATTTATGTTGTATGTGTGGTAATTTACAAGTCATTTTTGTATCTCCGGGCACCACCAAGTGGTTCTTTTGTCCAATGTTTCTTCTTTGAGAATTTTCATATTATCGATTTGATTTTTACCATAAACTTTCAGGAAATTTTCAAAACCACCTTCTGCACCATTTGCATCTTTATAAGTCATTAAAGAAGCTCCCTGGAGATTATAACTTTCTTTTAAAACATTTTCAATAGATTCTTTTAAAAGTTCTAGTTCATTATCAGATAGAGATAAGCCCGTTCGATGAGGGCTTAATTTTGCTCTGAACAAAGCTTCAGCTTTGACATAATTTCCAACCCCAGAAATATTCTTTTGATTCATCAAAATTTCTGGCAAAGTTTTGTCTTGTTTGATTTTCTTGTTAAAATCTTCTTGAGATGGAGGCGAATTTAACATGTCAGGTCCAATGGAGTTTAATTTTTCTTGCAATTCTTTTTCAGTCACTCGTTTAATTGTTCCGAAGTGCCTAGTATCATTAAAATAAATAATTTCTCGAATATTTATTCCTGGTTCAAAAGGCAATGATAAATGAATTCCAACTCCACTGTGTTTGCTTGGATTAAACTGCCAAGCCCCGCTCATTCCTAGAGTAGAAATCAGGTTAGTCGAATCAGATAATTTCCAATATATAAACTTGCCCTTACAATTAATCGCTTTAATAATTGGATATTGGCAATTGTTTAATTCTTCTTGAAATTTTGATAAAGAAATATCGGGTTTAGTTTTGAATCTGCCTCCGATTAGATCTAGTTTAATTATTTTTGAATTTTCGATCTTTTTAATTTGATCGACAATAGTTCTTACTTCAGCGCCTTCAGGCATTGCATATCTTCCTTTAATTCAAATCAAGAAATGTTATTAATTTTTTTCTTATTTTGTAAAAATGTAAGAGATTCAAGATCGTCTGTTTTGTTTAATACTTTTTTCTGTTGCTCTCTTAATGCAACTTCAATTTCGCAGCTAATTAATTTAGGATACAAATCCAATACGTCTTGGGCATTAAAATTCCCTGGACCCATTAAATCTTCCAAAATGACTTTGCAAGTTTTCAATGTTTCATAGCAAAGAGAGGCGCCTTCTTTTGCATAAATTAAGTAATCGGTCTTCTTTTCTAATTCAACTAATCTATCTTTAAATGACGACATAATTCTCCTTAACTGTTTTTACATGACCAACATTTGAAATGTGGTTTAAGTTCCGCATAAGGATAAAACTCAAAACAACTTTGACAAGTCGCCCCTGTAACTTGGCAAGTATCAAATACAGGCAATTTAACAGAAAAATCAAACTCTAATTGTTGATTAGAGTTTTGATTTTTAAGTTTATTAATCATTTTTTCTTGTAAAATTTCTATATCTTTATCAATCATTTTTTCTCTTTTTATATGAATAAGTGTCTCCGCTTATATGATTTGAAACTTCTATATATTTTACATCTGTTACAGCCGAAATGCTGTAAATTGTTTCAGGATATATTTCATAAGCGTCGTCTGGGAGTAATTTTATAGTATGCGATGAATTGCCTTTTTCTACAAAAAGATCCATTCTACCTGAGATTATGAAAAAAGTTTTTATGGTATTTTTATGAAACTTTTTAGTTAAAATAGTTCTTCTTTTCAAGAAGATATTTTTAGCTATATATAATCTATTGTTTGTCCAGCGGCTTTCTTCGCCCCACAAGAACTTTTCTTTTTTTATTGAAATTTTTTTTGTTATTATTTTGTTTTGGTTCAAATAATGAACATATATCTTTACAAGATAAAGATAGCTAAAAATTCCAAATAAAAAAAAAAAAATACCACTCAGCCCAGCCAAATCCGCTCATAACAATATACTTAAAATTTAGTTAATATCTTCTTTAACTGAATTATCTTTTAAAAGTTTTTCAACATAAATTCCGGCAGAATCAATCATTTCTGATAATTTATTTTTGTATTTGTATTTTTTTTCTAGTTCTTTTATTGCTTCTCTACACCAGAAATCATTGTGAGCTAAAATCATCAATTCTTCCGAAGAGAGCTTTCTCTTAGATTTATTTTCAAAATAAGCTCTAATATGGTTCGAAAGTTTCTCTGTTTGCTCTGCACAATCATCTTCTTCTTTGACTAAATATTTAAATTCAGAACTGTTAAACATATGCTCTCCTTCTTGGCAAAGTTTGTTTAATTATCAGGCGTGAATTGTTTTTGTCAAGTTGTTATTTTTGATTTAAGTGAATTCTTTAACCAATTCCATTGCTATTTGGCAAAATTTTTCCATAGAATCTTCTAATTTTTCGCCAGAAGATTCTAAAAAAATTTTACCGTAACTTCCACAAACAACAAATTTATTATTTTTTTTAGTAAACTTTAACTTAAAACCTTTTTGTTTTAATTCAAAATATTTTTCCATTTTTTCCGAAAAAGCATCAGGTAAATTCTTTCCAAGAAATTGACCCAACGAACGAGTCGGTGCCACCGCCAAATTTTTGTACTGCAAGCACTAACTGGTCGGATATTTCAACTGCTCCAGTTCCTTCATTAATAAATAATAAAGATTCATTATCGATAATGTTTATTAAAATGTCCGGTTGTACCGAAAAAGAATTAGAAGAAACTAAAACCTTTTCAAAAAAGAATCTATCTCTTCGGCTCATAAAACCTTTATAATAAAATTATATCTCACTGTTGAAACCAGCGATAAGTAACTCCCAGCATCACATTGCTGGCGCCTGTATTTTCATAAGTTATTTTAATGCATACCCCTTCTGGAATAATTAAAACGGCAGAAGTGGTAATTTCGTGCAAATGATCCCAAGGCGCAATGTATAAATCTTCAACATACTCGCCTACTATACTGTCAAGCCCTCTTCCTAAAACGTTATTTTTATCCACAATTGATAGAGAAAATTTATCTCCTAAATTTGGAGTTTTGACCCAATAACATAATCCTTGGAGTCGAACAGAAGAGCTAATCATCTTTTCATGTATTGAAGTTCCTGGCGTACACGTATATAGTTCACCAATAAATCTTGGGTTAATTTCGGTGTAAGCATAAGGAGATTGTGCAATAATTGGAGTTCCATCACTGGTTTTTGGATTTCCCCCTGAAATAAATCCACTCATACTGACTCCTTATATCCGCGAGCAATGCATCGAAAAGTATTTATAGAAGTTAAATTATCTCTAATAGTAATCTTTAAAGAATCGCTTCCTCCAGAGGTAAGAACTACAGGCTTGTCAAAATTAATGTCAAAATGAATATAGTCTTCTGTAGAACTCACTGAGTTAATTAAGTTTGTGAAAGAGTCTGCATATTTCAAAAAATCACCTAAAAATCTAATAGGCTCATTTGAAATGTCTACTGTTTCTCCGGATTGAACAGTTTGTATAAGAATTCCATTAGTTAATGGCGTTCCGCCGCCTGTAGCGGTTCCAAATCTTCGAAAATCAGCAGTGTTTATTTCTAAGCTGGCATCTTCTAAAAATATTCTGATTCCATTAATCCATTGAGTAAATCCCGGAATAGAAACAATATTAAAAGTCACATTAGTTACCGATCCGTTAACATTCATATCAGGCGAAATGCCGTTTACTAAATATTCTCTTAGCTGTCTTAAATTGGACAAATCAGGCGATGGAACTCCTTTAGAAGTTTCTGGCAACAACTGCACTCTAAGAGCATTGTTTTCAGTTACTGCAACTGCTCTATTGGTTCCAGTTCCATCAATAATTACTGATTTTAAGCTCATAAATTAACCTCATGCAAAATACGCACAAATTAAATTCAAAGATACGTCTGCATTGGCTCCAACAGGTGTAAAAGTTACGGCAATTGTATCAGAAGTTCCTAAAACCAAAGCGCCTTGAAGAACTAGTTCATTAAAGCCAGCTGAAACATAGCCCAAAGATATTTCATTTCCTGCAGAAGATCCTACTGTTTGACCTGATGCATTTGCCCTATAAGCAACCCCAGAGAATCCCTTGCTGCTAGGAACATATAACTGTATTGGAGTTACAGCCGTTCCGCCAGATAATACTGTTCCGCCAGTAGTTTTTCTCCAAAGTTTCCAAACGCCCGCCGTAGTGCTACCAGCTGAAATTCCACCAACCGATAGCGGAAACAAGCCGTCATTTCTAACCCACAAAACTCCAGATTCTGTACCGGCTACCAAGCCAGTAATAAGACCTGTAGCAGAGTTTACAGCGGTATTTATTGTAAAAGCATCCTGTCTTTCTGCTGATGCCAATGCAATTGAGGGGATTGATTCTGCTTGTACTTTTAATTTGTTTTTCGAAGTAACTGCAGCTAAATACCCTTGACCCGTTCCATCTTCAATTTTTGACATATTAATCCCTTGATTTAAGCCACATTAACATAACCGGAAAAACCGGTATATGCATTAATTGTTTGAGCGCCATTAGCTGTGATAGTTACTAATAGGCTTTGTCCTCTTGGAATAGTTAGGTCTACTTCGCCAAATACTCTTGTTGAGGCTGTTTGAGTTTGAAATAATAGTGGTGAAGAAGGCGGCGTTGCAAGCAAAGGCGTACCAGAATCTTGCTTCTTTGCATCAAATGCAAAAGATCTTCCTTCTCCAATTCGTCTGTTTTGAGGTGTAATGGCGACTCCCCCTGATACAGCGCTTGGATTTGCCCAAACTTTTAATAAAGCATTTTCAGTAGGTGCTCCACCAGCCACTCCAAGACCAATAAACCAGGCAGATATAAGAACATCATATGGCTCATTGTTTTTAAAATAAAATAATGGAGTTTGGGTTCCAATAGTAATAGATACAAATTCTGTATTTAAATTAAAACCTAAGCCTTTAGCGCTTGCTTCTTCAAAAGTGGTTTGATTAACCGCTGAAGTAACTAATCTATTGTTATTATCAACGGAAGCCAGAAATCCTCTGCCTTTTCCGTCTTGAATAAAACTATTATTCATAATGGGTCCTTTTCACCTGTAATTGATTCGAGCTGTCTACGTATTAATGTTAATTCAGATAGCATTTGACTCATTAACATTGTTAATTGCCTGGATTCTACCGATAAAGAATTGGTATTATTTATCTCGGCAGAAGATAATTTTGCACCACTTCCATCTGAAATTTTTACATTCAAAGTTTCTGGAAATTTTTTTCTAAAAATAGAAGCTGTTACTCCAGCGACAGATGTTCCTGATAATGCCCAGTGAACTTTTACCGTTGGACTTTTGTTTAAATTTAAAATAATTACCTGAGCCACAGGCTCATTAATTGTAACAGATGATATTGCCTCTCCTATGAGAGTATTTTCATCTGCTGGATCGACTTCAGATAAACTAAATGTTATAGAAGACCCTGAAGTTACTGGACCTGCAATATTATATACCAATCCTACTTCTGAGAATGAACCGGCTCTAAAAATAAAAGAACCATCAGAAGTAATGGTTTGATTATTTAATACAATTTCTGCGTCGCTCATCTTATCTCCGACCAAGTTAAATCAGCTTCGACATTGGTTCTGCCCACTGCCTCATTAACAGCTACAACAGTTAACGTATCAGCAACATTTGTTCCAGTTCCAGAAAAACCAGCAGTTCTGATGATTCTGCCTTGAATATTAAAGAATTTAGAAATATCTATGTCTTGATGTCCTGAGTCTTCGGGTATAAACCCATGATAAATTAATTCCCCTCCAGAATAAGAAGTTGCTGATTCATCGTACTCGACACCAGATTTAGAATTAACAGAATTCCAACTGCTGCCCGTTAAAGTTGCACCATAAATTAATTTAAAAGATATTTTATATCCTTCCGTGCTAGCAGATAATAACTTTGGAAGAATCAACATTCTATTTGTGACTCCATTAAATGTAGCCTTGGGTCGAATTGATAATACGGGAATTTCTGTTAAACCAACTAATTTTGGAACACTAGAATCAATAGCATGGATCCATTCAAAAGGTTCTTGCTGTTGCCCTTGAGCAGCTACACGAGCACAAATTAATTTTACAGATCCTGCTGATGAAGCTGCCGTATTAGTAACTCGAACTTGAATTGGTAATGTGGCGGTCTTCATGTATGGAGCCGTTAAAGTGTTGGCATGTTTTACTTCATGAACTAAAACTCCATCAACTGAATATCTTGTTGTTCCAACCCCAAACCATTGAAGTTCTATTTGGAAAATATTTCCCTTACTTAAATCCAATGTTATTCCGCTAGGACCGCTACCATTCAAAGGATCAATATTCCAGGCGCTTTGATTATAAGTGGTTTCTACCGGAGCGCCTGAAGTACTGCTTCTTTCTACAATGGAAAAAGTTGTGCCTGATAATCTGAAAAATAACCCATCTTGATCATCAAAGTAGCCCCACTCCCTAACTTGATTAACTTGCCCGGTATCCGAATTAATAATAGACATATCAACTAATTGAGTATAGCTTGATTGATACTTGTAATATGTATTGGTTCTTATTTCAGAAGTGGAACCTGATGCACTTGTGACTTCAACTTTTATAGCCGACTCTGCAGCTTCGTGAGTGGCAGCGCCTCCAGTAGAAGTTTTAATATCCCAATAACGAGAATCTAATTCATATTTGCTAGTTAAATCCGCAAATGTGTATAATTGTGCAACTTTTAATTCTTGTGATAAAGTGGCTTTGACTGGAGTGTTATTAGAGTCAAATAATTGAATCGGCTGTTTGGTCGTTCCAGTAGGATCGACCCTTAAAGGATTGCTTGAAGTTCCTGTTTCAACAGAGCCTCCAGATGCACTGGCTCTAAGCATGCTGCCAATAACATATTCATTTCCAACACCAGTATTTGCATCAAAGACTCTGGCGCTTTGCATGTTGGAGCCATCATTGAATCCTGAAGCAGTTCCATTTTCAGGAAATGGAAAATCGAAAGGATCGGTTGATGTGTAACCATCGCCACTGCCGCCGCCACCAGTGGATTGAGCAAAGTTATATATTGACGCATCATTTTGAATAAGGATAGTGGCTGATACACCAGCTACTAGTCTAAACCAAATTTTATTAATGTTTGAATAATTAACTAATAAACTCTTGATTCCTAAAGTAGAATTTAATTCACCATGTACATTAGTTCCATCGAAAGAAATTTCAACGATAGCATTGCTTTCGTTAATAAATAATAAAGAATTATATTCAATAATATCAAAGACTACATCAGGCTCTACGTCAAAAGTAGAGCTTAATATAGTAAATTTTTGAAATAAAAAACGCTCTTTTCGTGCCAAAGTTTTCCCCTACTTATATAATACCATTTAAATAGTTTAATTATTTAATTATTTAATAATTTAAAAACATCAAAAAGTAAAAAGGCTACAGCAAAATCACTGCAACCTTTTTAAATGAAGGTGAAGAAACTGGAATTTTTCAAATAAAAAACGCTCTTTTCTGGTGGTCATATGCCCTCTTGTTATTATGGCGTTTAAATGATATTATTTTAAAAAATAAAGAAACCGCAGCTATTACACTGCGGTCTCTTTATTTTTTTTTTGATGTAAAATATCAGGTTATATCGAAGTAAATGTTAATAGTATTAGTACCATCATTTAATACTGCATAATAACTACCAGCAGTTAAACTTTCATCGGGCACTAAAGTTACAGATCCTCCTGTTACAGTACCGCTATCAATTAAAACATCAGGAGAAGCATCTAAGTATAGTTGCCAGCTACCTTCGCCAGAAACAGTGATTTCTGTAGGCTCTTCAACTAAATTATATTGTGTTTCTGATGTGATTTGATATACAACGCCATTGATTGTAATAGTTACGAAACCAGAACCATCGGCAATCAATTCAGTTACTCTAGCATCGCCACTGGCGGAACCATCACCCCAAAGAGCGTGAACTTCTCCAGTGTATCCTGCAGGAAGTTCATAATAATCAAAAGATCCAAGCTTAACGGTAAAGCTGTTGGTACTAGCAGCTGAACCAAATTTAATAAACATTGGACGATTTGAGTTGTTGTAGATAATTGCGCCTTCACGATCATTATTTGCAGCTAACAATGTAATATCGCTAGCGGAAACTGCGTGAGTGGTTACAATTGCTGAGTTAGCTTTGGACTCATTAACTTGAAGAGCACCGTTGCTATCGAGTTTAAAGATTTGAACATTGGTTCCGTCCCAACCACCTGAGAGAAGTGGGAATCCTACTGGAGCAGAACCTGCTGCAGCAGCGCCGACCATAATTAAACGACCTTGGTCATCAGAGAGAACGTCTCTGGTAACGTCGCTGCTATCTGATGCACCAATTCTAACAGGGCTCCCTGCAATGGCAACGCCTTTAGCAGCGGCGCCAACATAAATTAAACGACCAGCTGTATCGGTTAAAACATCAGTGGTATCATAACCGTCAGAACCACCTAAGCGCACTGGAGCACCAGCGACTGCACTTCCAGCGTCTCCAGCTCCAACACTAACTAAACGTCCAGCCGCATCTGCCAAAACATCAATGGCATCTGTGGAGTTTTTAGCAGCTATTCTGACTGGTGCTCCTGCTAAAGCAATCCCTGAATCAGCTGCTCCAGCAATGATAAGTTTGCCAGTGGAATCTGACAAGAGGTCTCTAGTGTCGGTACCATCAGAAGCTCCTAATCTTACAGGGTTTCCCACTGTAGCAGAACCGGAAGCTCCAAGACCGCCTACACTTGCAAGAAGTTCAGAAGCATCGTCTTGAACAATTGAAAGGTCTGTTGGGAAGTTATCGATGTCGATATGTCCCATAATTTTGAGTTCATCGCCATCACCTGCAGCGCCTTGGGTAGAAAGTAACCCACCTGCAGGAGCGCCAGAAGTTCCAGCGCCTACAGCTAACTGGCGGCTATTTTCATCAAGTGAAATATAATGAGTATTTGTTCCATCAGAGCCAGCAAGTAGAATTGCAGCACTTTGTGCTGGTAATGAACTTCCGTCTTTAACAACGGCTTCATAGCCATCACTATTGAAGACGGTTGCAGTAGGAGAAGTTAAAGCCATAGTTATCCTATAAAAAAAGTAAAATTTTAACGTTTTTGTTTGTGTTTAACTTGCTCTTAACTTTTTTCTGTCTATAGATATACGATAATATTGCAAAAATATAAGTAAATGGTAATAAAAAATTAAAACCATTCAAATATTATTAAATCGTAAAATTGAACAAAAAAACAAAAGGCTGAGGATCTTGCGACCCCCAGCCTTTCAGGTTTTATTTACGGATTATTGGTCATATTGGTGGAGGGAATCACACGCCGCCGCCTCCGCCGCCGCCACCGCCACCGTTAAGCTCCCAAAATACCAACCTAAAGGTGACACCGCTAGCTACCACAATCCAATGGTATTGGATTGTGGGAACACTACCAAATGGTGTTACAAATGTCGAAGCCGTAGAATGTGTGGATCCCTTGCTCTCGTATAGAGCTATGTCTAGCTCTGCTAGGTCTACAGGCATTCCACCGCCAACTGCCGACCCTTCTGGTGCCGGACCACCCGGGTATGTGTTGTAGAAAATGTTTCCTGTGGATTGGAAGCTGCTATTCGAAGAGTATACTGTCAAATGCTGGGATGCAAATGTGGAAGATATGCTGCCAGGTGTCCCGGTATTATTACCATCGGAACTAACCTCATATACTCCGTCTTCTGCAACTGTGACTGTATTGGTATTGGTTACAGGACCTTCGAGCGTCCACGTCACATCGTCATATGTTAATGTCACTGCACCCCCGCCGCCGCCGCCACCCCCGCCGCCGCCGCCAACAACATCCACAATGAGTCTGAGATCTCCCGTAGAATCTGAGCTATTGTAGAATGTGGCTTCGATGAGGTACCATTCTCCTGCAGTGATGTCTCCTGAGCCAACTTCTACAAGTGAGTTCTCAAAGACATCGTAGCTTCCGCTTCCACCATCGTCGTCATCAGCGACCAAGATGTTGGATCCTGTGTAGGAACTTCCCTCAAACAGATAGATGTAGTTGTCCTCGGACTGTACTTCATCCGTCTGTACACCGAGTCGTATACGGAGCGTTTCTCCTGGTTCAAGAGTAGGTGCTTGGAACTTGAAGTACTTCCCGTAGATCGTTTCTCCCATGTCTACGCTTCTATACTGCGCCACTACACTGGTGTCTACAGTGAAGTCATAAACTGTTCCATCGGTCAAGACCAGAGTGGGGTTAGCTGCGGTTCCTGATGCGCCACCGCCACCACCGCCGCCACCGCCACCACCGCCAGGGGCAAGTTCGGTTACTCTGGCAGATCCTGCAGCAGCTGCATCACCCCAGATGCCAGAAATTTCTCCAGTGAAACCTGCTGGTACAATATATTGAGCTTGTGGGGCAAGTCTAGCAGTAAAACTAGAAGTGCTTGCAGAAGCACCCAATTTTACATAGAGGAATTTATTTGAGTCATTAAATACAATTGCGCCTTCACGAGCAGCATTAGAAGCTAATAAGCTTGCGCTACTTGTGGTTGCTGCTGTCTCATAGAGAGTAGCTTCGGAAGCTTTAACTTCGCTAACTTGTAGCGCCCCATTAGCGTCAAGTCTGAAGATTTGAACGTTAGTTCCATCCCAACCACCGGCAAGAACAGGATTTCCAGAAGGCGCAGAATCATCAGCTGCTGCACCTACCATAATTAAGCGACCCTGATCATCAGAGAGAATATCACGAGTGACATCCCCTGCATCAGAAGCTCCTAATCTAACAGGGCTTCCTACGATTGCATCTCCATTGTTTGCTGCACCGGATACAAGTAAACGACCAGCTGAATCCGTTAGAATATCAGTTGTATCCGTGCTGTCTGATCCGCCCATTCGTAATGGAGCACCTGCAACTGCATCTCCGGCTGAAGCAGCGCCTACATTAATTAAACGACCAGCGGCATCAGCAAGGACATTGATAGCATTAGTGCCATCGGAAGCTCCGACACGAACTGGAGCCCCAGCTAATGCATCGCCGCTTGATGCAGCACCAACAACAAGCAATCTACCAGAAGAATCTGATAACAAGTCAAGAGTTGTTCCATCTGCTTCATTTTTAAGTCCAAGACGAACCGGATTACCAACGAGAGCTGCGCCAGAAGCGCCGAGACCGCCTACGCTGGCAAGAAGTTCGGAAGCATCATCTTGAACGATAGAGAGATCTGTTGGAAAGTTATCGATGTCGATATGACCCATAACTTTGATTTCATCACCATCGCCAGCAGCGCCTTGCATGCTAACAACATCGCCAGAAGGTGAGCCAGAAGTACCTGCACCGACGATTAATTCACGACCAGAAGAGTCAAGTGTAATGTATTGACTGTTAGTTCCATCAGAGCCTGCTAGCAAAAGAGCTGCGCTATTTTCTGATAATGCTAAACCATTTTTTGTAGATATATCATAACCGTCTTGATTAAACAAGACTTGAGTTGGAGATTTAAGAGGCATGTTTTTCCTATAGGTTAAAGTAAATAAATGTAATTGTTCTTGCCTTTACTTTCTCTTGCTCTCTTTGTTGTAAATTTAAAGTTTATTATTATCCGGATTTAAAACTTTAAATTTACATTTTATATATATGCATTATTATTATAAAAAAAACGCTGCGCAGAATTTCTTCTGTGCAGCGTTTTCAGCCTAGAAAACTATTTAACTTTAACGAAGTTAAACAGTTTTTGTTTATCAGGCTTCGAGTTCGGTGCAGCGTGCTGCGCCAGAAGCGGCAGCGTCGTCCCAAACACCGTGGATTGAGCCGGTGAAGCCGGAGGGGATTTCGAAGTAACCCATTGCGCCAACTTTGACTGAGAAGCTTGCTGTTGATGCAGCGCCACCGAGTTTGAGGTAGAGAGGACGGTTTGAATCGTTATAGATCATGCCGCCTTCACGGTCTGCGTTTGAAGCAAGGAATTCAGCAGAGGTTGTTGAGCAAGAAGAGCTTGAAACGGCTGCTGTTGCTGGTTTGACTTCGTTGATTTGAAGTGCGCCGTTGCTGTCGAGTTTGAAGGTTTGAACGTTGGTGCCGTCCCAGCCTGCCATGAGGACAGGGTTGCCGGAAGGAGCAGAGCCAGCAGCTGCTGCGCCTACCATGATCAAGCGACCTTGGTCGTCAGAGAGGATGTCACGGGTTACATCTGAAGAGTCAGATGCGCCGATACGTACTGGTGAACCAGAAACGGCTGCGCCGTCAGCTGCTGCACCGGAGATGAGGAGACGACCATCTGCATCGGTGAGGATGTCGGTGGTGTCGGTTCCGTCAGAACCGCCCATGCGAACAGGGGCGCCTGCAACGGCGGAGCCTGCATCAGCAGCGCCGACCATTACGAGACGACCAGCTGCATCAGCGAGTACGTCGATTGCATTGGTGCCATCAGAAGCGCCGATGCGGACAGGTGCGCCAGCGAGTGCTGCACCGGAGTCAGCAGCGCCAACGACGAGAAGGCGACCAGCAGAGTCAGAGAGGAGGTCACGGGTGTTGGTGCCGTCAGATGCGCCAATGCGAACTGGGTTGCCGACGAGGGCTGCACCAGAAGCGCCGAGACCGCCTACGCTGGCAAGAAGTTCGGAAGCATCATCTTGAACGACGGAGAAGTCTGTTGGGAAGTTGTCAACGTCAACGTGACCCATGACTTTGAGTTCGTCGCCGGTACCAGCAGTACCTTGGATGGAGAGAACTCCACCAGCTGGTGAACCTGCGGTGCCTGCGCCGACTACAAGTTGACGACCATCAGAGTCGAGAGAAATGTAGTGGGTATCGGTACCATCAGAACCTGCAATGAGAAGTGCTGCACTGTTTTCTGCGAGTGCAAGACCATCTTTGACTGCAATTTCATAACCATCAGAGTTAAAAAGAACGGAAACAGGTGATTCTAAAGCCATTTTTTATCCTATAAATTTAGTTAGTTTTACTTACCGGTTAGTAGTTAACTTAATTTGCCCAACATTGGGCGTCTTGCAGTTTGAAATGTCTTACGATATTTTTAATATCAAATAGATACAGAAAATATCCCATGTCAAAAAAATTTTTGCTATTTTGTCACATTGACAGTTTAATTCCTAATATTTTGTTAATGATATAGTTAGATTTAAGTCTAAGTTTATTGTCATTGATAATTGTTGTAATTGTCGTGCGAAATTAATCTTTCTTAATTATATACAACAAAATGTATAGAAATTTGATTAGTCAAAAAATTTTTTAATATTTAGTAATGCTTCTGGTTCTAGTTGTTTCTACAACGCCCGAATAAGTAATAGTATCTGTAACTGTAGCTAGTACTGTGCTTCCATCTGTAGCATATGACATCCACGTTACTTCAGATACTGTTCTATTTGGATTATAAGTTAATACTTTTTCAACAATCTTTTGGCTTTTATCATTGGATGTCCACCAAACAATATTTGTGGGAAATACATTGCCTAATGGTAAAGTTTCTTTATATGCGCCTGTGGCAAAGCCTTCATATGGACCACGATCTGCTAAATGTATTAATCTTCTTAATGCATCATGGTCTACCCATTCAGGAGCTTCGCCAGGACCTTTTGCTTGTAAGAAATATCCATCAGGTCCGGGTGGTAAATTGACCCAATCATTTCCATCATAATATAAAGTAGAGCCATACGTTGCGCCAGGAACGTGAATGGTTGTAGTATTAATTGGCTCCCAAGATAAATTGTCATCGGTTCTACGATACAATACGTTAATGTCACTTCTCCAGAAAATTTCTCCTGGATAAGTTGGTGCCTCAGGAAAAGCTACGCCCGATGGCATTCCAAGAACGCCACCACATTCACGATCAAATTGCAATACCCCGGTTATTGTTCTATCCGAGGAATCGTTGATCTGTATCTGGGCTACTACTAATCCGGACATAAGCGACTACGATTATATATTATTATTGTATTTGACTACATTGTCATACAATGAGTTGGAACCAATTAAATTCATTATATTTTTTTCAAATATTTTTTTGTATTCTCCATTAAAAACAAAAAAATTACCGAAAGATAAAATCATTTATCCTCCTGTAATTTTCTTTGGTTGTCGATGTAATCTTTTAAAGCGTCAATGGTAACATTGCCGCTTGTTGCCAAAAAATATGAAGGAGACCAAAAATTATCTCCCCATAATTTATCCTTTAAAAATTCTTTGTATTTTTCACGAATAGCTCGTGAAGTTCTACCTTTGAGTAAATTTATATACTTAGTAATATCTAAAGTGGGCTTAGCTCTAAAAATAATATAAAGGTGATCTTCTCCGCATTCTTGTTCTACTATCTCTACGTCAAATTCGCTGGAAACTTTTTGAGCAATAGATTTTAAATCAAGAATAATATCGTCCTGAACAAAAACTTTTTGACGGTATTTGACTACCGTCACAAAGTGATAGCACAGTGAATACACTGAGTTGTTGTTTTTGTCGGTTCGATACATTTTTAGCCTACTGAATATTATATCGAACTATTAGCCATCATCAAAAAAAACTAAAAGTATTATAATCTCTAATGAAAAAAGAAAAAAGCCATGTATAATGATGGCTTGTTAATGATAAATTGATTTAAGTTTTGACGCTGGTAATGGATACGATCTTATTTCCTAAATATCCGAATGTTTCGGTCAAGGTATTAACTGGAGCACCAGCTGCATTATATTGAATAATGTGAACTGAAGAAACTTGAGTGTGACAAGGATTAATATTATAAGATAATTGGTACTCCCTTATTTTCTTATTCATAGTATTGTCAGTATAAATCGTATAGTTCATTACCTTATTAGCATTGTAAGTAACTAAACTGTACCCATCTTCAGCTATGTGATGGGTTAATGTATCTAGGTTTTCGTGAGTGGCTTCGCTAATCCCAACGCTATTAATAGCAATTTCTTTGATTGCATCTTGAAGATTTCTAGAAGTAATAGAAGTCATTCCAGTAGGATCGAATCCTATGAATTTGGCTCCTGGAGGATGCATAAAATGCATTTCGCCAAAAGAAACTTCTTCTACATCTTCTGCTACGCTAAATGAATAGTCATTTAATATTTCTTTAACAGTATAATATCCGTCTGCATCTTCTGCATTATAGATGCAAACTCTATCCCCAACTTGAACGGGGTCGTCAATACTTCTTAAAAAGAAATCAGTGGTAACAATTTTATTACCACTGACCAAAGAAGAAACAATATGTACGATGGAACCGCTGGCATAGACTAAATAACCGTCAGAAGATAACTCTTCACGGCTTAAAAAGTCTAGATCATGAAAATCTTCTTTTCTAAGTGCCATCGAAACTTATGTTAAAAAATTAACTTAAATCTTAGTTTTTTTCTTTTCTTTCGTCGCCTTTACCTCTTTCATGCTTTCTTCTTGTTCTTTAAAGCCCTTTAATTCTTCCATTTCCTGGGCTCTTCTTTCTTCATCTAACTTATTTCTTTCGCTTTGTATAATCAAAGCATTGATAACATTATAAATTATGCTGCTCATAGATGAAAATGCTTGAGCTTGTCCTTCGGCAATAGCAGCTTGCTTTTTTAAATTTTCCGCAGTTGTTAAACAATTTTGTTTATTTTTCTCCGCATCATTCATCATTTGGATTAAAGAAGCTTCAAAAAAGTCTTTTTGAGAAGGATTAATTAATCCAACAGCAATTGCATCCATCAATCTTTTTCGTAATTTTACTAGATCGTCTGCGTAACTCATGTCTTTCCTTTATTTTGTTTAGCTACGTAATTGGCAACCGTTAAACATAACTCGCAATAAACTCCATTCATTCCTTTGCCTTTGACAGAAAAAAATCTAGTTGGAATTCTTTCATTTCCGACAAGAAACGACTCAGGCGGAACATGCCCTGAGTCGCACTTGTTATTTAATGGATTTTCTACTTGTTTAATGTTTAAATCGGGCTTCATCACCTATCTATATATCATTGATAGATAAGATAGTTGATGTGATCATTCGTATTAATTCTAAAATAAAAAGTTACTTCTGTTGTGCTAGTTTCTTGATATTCATTTCCACCAGAAACAGGACCAGGATCTCTTAGCAATCCTCTAGCAAATACCAACATGTTCTGACCATTGTTTGAAGTATCTAAGGTATAAGATGCTCCACCAGGAATTGTATGTGCAGTTCCAGCATTGAAACCAGCAGAAACTCTTTCAATGATCCTTACGAAGTTAGCAGATTCTAAAGCCGTAGATAATGCTTGCAATGAAGCTGTAATGCTTTCTCCGCTGGTTAATAATGAACCGGTATAAGTTCTATCACCAATTTGCTCATTCAATACATTTAAAGCTTCTACAATGGATGGAGTCGCATCTGGCAGATCACTAAATGGATAATAATTCCCAGTGTTTGTTAATAGTGAATTAAGATCCGAAGAGCCGCTACCCGCCCCAATTAGAGTGTAAATGTCTTCAATGGCTTGTTTATCATCGTTGACATCACCAACTAAACCATTAACTAACAAAACACGTAAGGCATTTTCATCCATACTGTGCAACGATTGTCTATAAGGATAAATTGCATGAATGTTAGTGGGCTGATCTCCGTCCCAAGTATAAGGAACTGAAAAAGAAATTGGTGCGCCTGTTGGAACAGCTCTAAATTCAAGCTCAACGCTGTCAGGTGACATTCCGGAACCAGCTCTAACTCTTCCGAAAATGCGATAACCATCTTCTGCGCCGCCGACTGCAATTAATTCGTTTTCTAAATCAGAATACAATTCAACATAAGTTGACTCCCAGTTACCGGAATCATAACCATCCCAAATTGGAACGCCGGTAATGTCAACTGAATCAGCATGTTTTAAATTACCAACATCGGTCAAGGTAACAAATGTATCGCCCATGCCAACAGAAATATTCTCAAATTTTCTATTGGTAACAATGGCTTTTGCATCGGTGGTGTGTCCAGCAATGTTGGCTAAGTTAGCAGCTACAGTGGCGCTGGTATCTTCGGGACGTACATAGGTTGGAATAGCTGCATGATAGCTAACGCCTTTAATAGCTTCACGATCTGTACGAATAAAATTAATATCGTCTTCGAGAGAATATGGATTTCTTTCTTCCCAAGAAATTGAACCGCTGTTTGCATCAGGAAATACTGCAGTTGCATTAACAAATTCTATTTCTGTAGCAGATAGAACATCTGTAATTAAAAAGGTACCGTTGTTGCCAGGATCATCTGCATCAGTTATGGTAATAAATCTACCAATAGCAGAGGCTGTCATACCAGTTACGCCGCTAATCGATACAACTCCAGCATTGACTGCATCGACGCTTAGCGTTGCGCCTGACTGACCTGTTACAGGAGCGCCTAAAGAATTGGGCTCGTCAGATAAATTGGCATTGGCATTTTTAATTAAAGATCCGGCAATATCTAGTGCTTGATCAAGCGCATTTTTACGATAGCTCATTGTTTCCTTTTAAAAACAGTTACATTAAGATGCAAAATTATTAATTGCTTAAACTCTTGATATATTAAAATATATGCTGATTTCAATTTTTACACCCACAAATAATACCTCTTGGCTTCTCGAAGCTTGGCAATCCCTGCAAAATCAGTCTCAAGAATTTGAATGGTTGATTGGTTTAAACAACGGAGCTGATGCTTCCATTATTCCCAATGATCCTCGGATTCGTCAAATAACTCTTGGAGAATGGAAAGGAGTTGGAGATGCCAAGCTTCGATTATGTTGTGAAGCCAAAGGAGAAGTAGTATTAGAATTAGACCATGATGATATTTTAGCTGATGGAGCTTTGGCTAAAGTAGCAGAAGCTTTTGTCAATCCAGAAGTTGGTTTTGTTTATTCCGATACGGCAGAGTGGCTCGATGCTACAGGAGAGCCCTTTACTTATTCAGAAGCTTATGGTTGGAAAAGCTATCCTTGTGAAATTCAAGGAAGAAAGTTACAAGCCACTGCATCAAAACCAGCAACGGCTAGAAATATGTGTCAGATTCTTAATGCTCCCAATCATTTAAGAGCTTGGAGAAAAAGCGTTTATGATGCAGTTGGTGGACATGATGCCTCTTTACAAGTAGCTGATGATTTTGATTTAATGTGCAGAACTTATTTAGTTACTAAGTTTTATCATATCAAAGAAGCTTTGTATGGTTATCGTCGAAGAGCAGATGGAGCCAATACTTGGATTTTGCATAATAAAGAAATTCAAAGACTTTGTGGGCAAGGAGCAGACCTAACTATTCCTGCGGAAGGTCAAGCTATGCCATTAAGAGATAAATATCTTCATAAGTTAGTTGAAAGAGAATGTCAATTAAATAATTTAAAGATGGTAGATATTGGCGGGGGAATTTTTGGAGCACCAGGCTGGACTACTTTAGACGTTTCAGGTAAGCCAGATGTTCAATGGGATGTTTTTGGAACCAAGAAATTACCGTTTGAAGATAATTCTATTGGAGCTTTTAGAGCATTTGATTTTCTGGAGCATGGTGAGAATTTGGATGCATTTTGGTTGATGGATGAAATTTATCGTTGTTTAGTTCCTGGAGGATGGTTTTTATCTTATACGCCTCATGCGCAAGGAATTGGGGCAACGTGTGATCCATCTCATCGATCTCAGTGGGATGAACGAAGGTTTTTGTATTGGTGCTCTGAGCAATTGAGACCATTTTTACTTTCGGCTTATCCTGAGGCTAAGGCTAAATTTCAAGCAGTAAGATTATATAAGGAGACAAGAATAATGGGACCTTCACCTTGGAGGTTTGAGGTCCCATATCTTATAGCTGATTTGATGAAAGTTTAGATTTATTCAGTTATATCGCTGGGCGTTACTGAATATTTTTTCCAAGTTAACGGGGAAGTAGATGAGCAAACATAAATACCACTATCAGCGTAAACTGTTTGTCCTACAACTGCATCTCCTGGTAAGTCTGCAAATCCGCTGGCATTTGGAAAAGCTGAAGTGGGTGGTGTGAAATTGCTGGTGTAACGTGCTAAGCCTTTGGTGATCCTAAATTCATCGAGATAGCCATTCAAGAAGCCAGTGGGAGAATTCCAGCTTTCAGAACCGATTGACCAATAGGATGCTCCGTTTGTGACCGAAGCTGCCGTGGCGCTGTCTCCAGCCTGTGTTCCATTCCAAAAAATCATTACGTTGCTACCACTTTTTACAACTGCAAAATGATACCAAGTATCGACAAGTATCGTAGGAACTGTTCGAACAATACCACCAGGAGTACTATTCAAACTAAGTATAAGAGATGTCGATGAATTAATCCCAAATCCAATGTCAGCAATACTTCCTGCGTTGTATTTGTTGACAATTACTTGATAGGATACGGTGTTGAGCCTTACCCATCCTTCAATGGTTAAATCTCCGCTTCCGAAATCTGTGTCAGAAGATGCAGGAAATGTTAGGTAATCTCCGCTTCCATCGAAGGCAGCTGAAGCTCCACCGAATTTGCTTTGTGCCGTGCTAATTTTAGCATTTCCATATGCTGTAATCGTTTTTGGTGAGTATGATTTATCTGTGAACGTCGTGCTGTTATTAGCTCCGTCCATATGAAGGAGGAGTGAAACAGTTGGGTCTCCTATAACTGCATAAGATGATCCTGCCGCATTTGATCCGGCAATGCCTGTTGCGCCTTGAGCCCCCTGAGGACCTTGAATGCTTTGACCTTGTGGACCTTGGGCTCCCTGAGCCCCTTGTGGTCCTGCTACGTTTAAATTTAACATTAATATCTCCTGAGATTGTTAATTGTTTAATCTTAATACTAAAAAATATCAAGGTAAAAAACTTACCTTGATATTTTTCTTTATATTAGTATATGATTTTATTGGTAATTTTAAAGCGCCTCATTAACTAAAATCAAGTTGGAACTATTGCATACTTTTTCCAAGCAACAGGGGACTCACCAGAACAAATAAACACGCCTTGATTAGTGTGAACAATGTCACCAGCTTTTGGACTAACAGGCAATGAAGCTGTGCCATCTTCTGTTGCAAATGCTTCTGTTGGCGGTGTAAAATTGCTAGTATAGCGAGCTGTGTGGCTAATTCTAAACTCGTCCATGTAGCCATTAAGGAAAAGGTTAGGTCCGCTTATTCTATCACATCCAATAGTAATGTGAATGCCAGAATTTTTAGGATTAGATGCCGCAGCGCCCCCATATTGAGTTCCATTCCAATATATTCTTAATTCTCCGCTTGAATTTCTAACTACTGCAATATGATGCCATGTTTCAGCAGTTATTGAGGGAATTGTAACAGGATGAGTAAATGTGGTAAATCCTCCAGGATGCCAAGCCCAAGTAATTTGAGTTGCGCTATCTATGTAAAGACCATAATCATAAGTAATGTTATGATTATGCTTTCCTATAATACACATTTGCGTATTTGGAACTGATGGAAAATACAACCATGTCTCTATGGTAAATTCTTTGTTGCCAAGAGCGAATTCATCACTGGGGTTGTAATATATAAAAGAATCAGTGCCATTAAAATAACCACTGGAGACTCCAAATTTTTTAATGGCTGTACTTAATTTGGCACCACCTGATACAGTTGGAGTGATTGGACTAGAAGAGCTGTCAAGAAATGTTGTACTATTATTGTCGCCATTCATATGCAATAAGAGCATGGTCGAAGAGCCCGACACTGGCGTCAATTCCATATAAGTATTTGCACTGTTTCCAGCGACTCCTTGCACGCCTTGAGGTCCTTGCGATCCGCCATATTCTCCTTTAAAGCCTTGACTTCCTTGGACTCCTTGGGCTCCTTGAGTTCCTTGAAAACCTTGATTGCCCTGAGTGCCTTGAGGTCCTTGAACTGCTAAACCTTGAAATCCTTGATTTCCTTGAGATCCTTGATTTCCTTGGCTTCCTTGGTCCCCTTGTACGCCTTGGGTACCTTGAAGACCCTGCGACCCTTGATGACCTTGCGACCCTTGAAAACCAATAAATCCATCAAAGCCTTGATGACCTTGAAGTCCTCGGTTTCCTTGAAAGCCTTCATTGCCTTGAAAGCCTTGAGGACCTTGGGGTCCTTGGGGACCTTGAGAACCTATCGGTCCTTGTGGTCCGGGTATTCCTTGAAAACCTTGAGTGCCTTGATCTCCCGTATGTCCTGGATATCCTTGATATCCTCTGTGTGGTCCAGGATGACCTTGATGACCTACAACCGATCCTTGAACGCCTCTGTCTCCGCCATAGTTAGAATAACCTTGAGGACCTTGAACTCCTTGTATCCCTTGAGGACCGCCTGGAATTCCTTGAAATCCTTGATGTCCCTGTGAACCCTGCGGACCTTGTGGACCAGGACCACCTTGAGGTCCTTGAGCCCCAGAAGATCCAGAATGTCCCGCAGGACCATTTGAGCCTTGAGGACCTTGATGACCTAAATGCCCATCCGGTCCTTGAAATCCTTGGACTCCAACAATATCTCCTTGAACTCCACGATTTCCTTGAACGCCTTGAATTCCTCGATTCCCATCTAATCCTTGATGCCCTTGAAATCCTTGAAATCCAGTCTCGCCTTTCACGCTTAAGAAAATTGAATATTCTTTGCCTGCAACTAAACTTCCATCAGAGCCAGAAATATTAGCCGAAACGATAACTGCATATCCGCTTCCGGTAGAATATACTGAAGAAACATCAGTAACTGTTCCTACTCGATATTTGCTATCATCATCCAATTGAACCAAGGAAAGTTTTAAATCTTGTGTTTCTAGCAATGATTTAAAACCAGCTAACAATACAGTTACATCATTGGATTCATTGTTAATGACGTTAATTGCTAACTGTAAAGAGCTGCCTTGTTGAAAATATTTGGCATATCCATCTAATGGATTAACATCTTCTGCATTGTTGGATGGCGCTACTTTCCATTTAGAAACGCCTTTTAAATTAGATCCGCTGTTTCCTTGAGAACCTTTTGGAGCTGTGATATTTAAATGAATCATATTTTCTCCAAATTATCAAGGATAGATGGTTACAGGTGTAGATGAATATTTTTTCCAAGTTGCAGGAGATGTTGCTGAACATACATAAAATCCATCTCCAGAGTAAACAATTTGACCCAACGTTGGATTAGCTGGCAAGTAAGAAGCAGCATCTGCATTTGCAAATGCACTCGTTGAGGGTGTAAAGTTTCCTGTGTATCTGGCAATTCCTTTACTGATACGAATTTCATCAATATATCCATTTACATACCAGCGAGGGGAGTTAGGTCTATCTGCGCCAACTCCTAAAGTAGAAACTGAGTTTGTTGTGGCGGTCACAAATGAATCACCTGCTTGAGTTCCATTCCAATAAATAGCATATGTTCCAGAGTTTTTTACAACAGCAAAGTGATACCATGCCCCAGTTGTTATTGCTGGAATTTCTCTGTAATAGAAAGCTCCATTTGTATAAAAATGTACATAATTGGCTCTGTCAATAGAGAATAACCAGTCTGCAGCAATGCCGCTATTATGCTTAGTAACAACGGTCATTGTAGTAGCATCGGACCAGCCCGCCCCTCCAGCAGCTCCAACTGAACTAAGATTTACCCATCCTTCTATGGTAAAATCACCGCTGCTCAAATCAAAATCTGAAGAATAAGGTATGTTTAAGTATCCGGAACCATTAAAACTTCCGCTGGCGCTGCCAAATTTACTGGTTGCTGTGCTAATTTTGGCAGTTCCGTTAGCTGCGGGAATCTTGGTGGTATAAGAGTTATCTGTAAATGTAGTACTTTCATTTGCTCCATCCATATGCAAAAGCAATGAAACTGTTGAATCACCTAAATCGGTATAACTAGCGTTTACTCCATTTCCAGGTCCAGCTGCCCCTTGGACTCCTTGTGGTCCTTGTGGTCCGGTAGTATCGCCTTGTACACCTTGCGTTCCTTGCGTTCCTTGGAATCCTTGAACGCCTTGAGTTCCCTGTGTTCCTTGCGTTCCTTGAGCGCCTTGCACAGATGAGCCTTGAACGCCTTGTGCTCCTTGAGTACCTTGAAAGCCCTGCGCTCCTTGAACGCCTTGAGTTCCTTGAGTTCCTTGAAAGCCTTGGGTTCCTTGAACACCTTGCGTTCCTTGGGCTCCAACGAATCCTGGCTCGCCTTGGAATCCTTGGTTTCCTTGAACGCCTTGAGAGCCTTGAACGCCTTGAGGTCCTGGGTATCCTCTAACTCCAGTGCTGCCCGTTGGACCAGTAGCTCCTTGAGGTCCGCCATACATGCCTTGATGACCTTGTGGACCTTGTGCTCCTTGCACTCCTTGATAACCTTGAGGTCCACCAGCAGCGCCTTGAACGCCTTGGGGTCCTTGAGGTCCTGCATAGCCTTGGGGTCCTTGTGGAGCTTGAGGTCCCATTGCTCCTACAGGACCAGGGAATCCTTGCGGTCCTTGGGGATTTCCTTGATGACCTTGGGGTCCTTGGACGCCTTGGAATCCTTGAGGACCGCCAAATAATCCTTGAGGACCTTGAGCACCCTGACTTCCTTGAACGCCCTGTCCTCCGACTACTCCTTGATAACCTTGAGGACCTTGAGCGCCTTGTACACCTTGGACTCCTTGAGGACCACCGGAGGCGCCTTGATGACCTTGCAAACCTTGAGGTCCTTGATAACCATCAACTCCTTGTACTCCTTGGCTGCCTTGAACGCCTTGTGCTCCGGTATCACCACGGACATTGATTAATATAGAATATTCTTTTCCTTCGGTAAATTCTCCAGAAGCATTCAAAATAAGGCTGGCAATAATGGCGGCATTTCCTGATCCCACAGGATAAGGATACACACTGGAAATAGCACTAATTAATCCAGATTTATAAATGCTAGGGTCATCATTTTGAATAACGGTAACGATTAAACCTTCAGATTGTAATAAGGTTTTAGAGCTAGTTAAGAACTCTAATACGCTGCTAGAACTGCTGTTAATTTCGTTGATTGCAAATTGTAAAGAAGGACCATCTTGGAAAAATTTAAAATATCCATCGACAGGATAAACATCTGAATTATTTATAGCGGCAGACATTCGCCATTTAGAGTTGCCCAGTAAATTAGAACCGCTAATTCCTTGAACTCCTTGAGGTCCGCTGATGTTTAATTGTATCATCTAATTCTCCAAAACAAGTTAAATAAATAAACTTACAAGTTTATCTTCATCTGCCCATCTTTATTTATATCTGTTTATTGAATAATTTAATAACTTAACTCCACTTCCAATACCCCCACCGCCCTCAACCTCTCCATAACTAAATTGTCCATCTTGTAACAATGCAACCTCTCCCTGTCACTATAATATACCTCCCCACGCCTCATATACAACATCATGTCATCGTAATCTAAATAATAATACTCATCATCCACCACCCTCTTCTCTACCTCTATCCCCAAATCCCCCAACTTGTTCACCCACTCCAATGCCACATCCCATAACAACATCTCCACCCTCCCCACCATACTTATATCTTTAACCCTCCAAATCTTTCCCACTCCCATATCCTCCGACTCCATCAATAAATATCCAATCTCCTTGGTCTTTCCCCGTACACATATCCTCACCTCTCCATCTCTAGAAAAAAGTTTAACCTTATACCCGTTGGGCAACTTCACCAAACGGTCTTTGAGCCCGTCTAAGTTGCGTATAAAAGTCATACCTATATGCAATTTTAATCGTAAATTTTCCCAAACTTAAATAATTAATTTAATCTTTTTCTCGTCGCCCTAAAAATTAAAATCTTCCGAGTAAACCTTGCCACCCAATATAAATCGATCCAAAATCGGAGTGCTATCTTTCCGCTAAATTTAATATCATTTTTTTCAATAAATAAATTTTCTAATTTTATTTAATCCAATTCCCATTACCTTGGATAATACCTCCACCTCCGCTAAACATTCTCGCTCTTGACCACCCACCAAATCCGCCCCAGACCAATCCTTTAATACATCCTTTAAATCAGGAATGAAAAATCCATAACCCTCCAAATCTTCCACCAATAATTCATCCACCCCAATCAATTCCACATCCCCTTCCCCTAAATCCCGAATGTCCCGAATCTCATTATCAATCATATACCCAGCAATCTTTTCCACATCCTCCGATGAAAAACAAGGATGATCCATTATCTCTCGGAAAAATCCATACCCCTTATCAAAAAACTCCGCCCGAGATATAAATTCCTCATATAACTCCTCATCATAATTCATCTTCTCTAAATAATATCTTCTTAAATCTTCCTCCGAACTCATTCCCAGTTCAGGTCCGTTCCATAATACCAAAATCCGAGAATATCCAACAGCTACCCCCAATAACTCCCCAATGTCAAATCCAATAAATCCCTCATACTCAGGTTGAACATCCACAATAATTAATTTCCCTCCCCCAACCACCTGAGCAAACTTATCTACCAACTTCCTTATTTCCTTAACATCCATACCTCAATATCCTACCATTACCATATTTTCATATATTACCATGATCCCCCTCAATTATCAACTCCAAGCCCTAGGCGCCATTAATCAAGTCTTCCTCAAAATCCTCCCCCACTCTCCCCATGACCCCACCCCAGCCTGGATCTACCTCACCCTCCATCCCAATAACTCCTGGATCCTCACCGCCTCCTCCTCCAATCTCCCTCTCCTAACCCAACTCTTCGAAATTGCCCTGGAACTTCCCTCCACCATCAATTCCAACGGTATCTCGCCCTCCAATTTCATCCCTCCTTGGGAAATCCCCCTATGGGAATCCCTCCAAGAAAGATCCGATCTCTCCCATCACCCCTTCAAAAAAGATTCAACCCACTTATTCCAAGATTTAAAAAATAATGACCGAATCTGCCTTAAAGATTATCACTTCTGAATCCTCATCCCAACCTCATCCCAACCTCTTCTTCAATCCACCAATCAATCCCCCCAAGGTCCGATCCACCCATACCGTCGTCCCACAATACGTATCCTCAAAATGTATCTCCTCGTAATTCCCAGGTACCTCCACTACCTCATACCCATATGTCCCCCTCTTCACCCTCCTACCATCCCTCGTACTGTCATGCCCCACAATTACCCCAGCCCGACCCATTACCAGATTCACAATATCTCCCCGATTGCAAATCCCCGGATCCACAAAAATTAAATCCCACCCACCCCCTACCCCATCCACGATCTCCCGTAACTCACCCATATGCCCCCGCTCCTCAATCGGATATCCCCCAACCCTCGCCTCCTCATGCGCCCGACGTATCCCCTCCCCAGCTTCCACATAAACACCCCTCCAGTTCCTACCAACATACCTCTCCCTGCTCCTCTCATACCACCCCCTATTAAATTCCCCCAAGGAAATCTCCACAGACATTACCTCCCCACTATGATCCAATAAATACTCCGTCCCATCCCCTATCCCAAATTCCAATAACCGTCCCACCTTATATTCCCTAAACACTATCTCCAGATAATGATGCCAGTCCTGCGCTACCCCAAATCCATAATCCCTCTTTTTCATTCATTTCTCCTAAAAGTTATTTTCTATCTCTTATATCTCTTAATTACTATGTTTCTAAAATGACCATATGTGACCATATAATAATTTGTTCCAAGAAATTTTTATCAAAAAGTCCTGAATTAAAGGATCCACTTTTTACCACTTAAAACCACTTTTTACCATTTTTAACTAATTAAAATCAACCCCAAAGAAATTATCTTATAAATAAAAGATAACACAAGGAAATGTAATGGTGGGAAGTAGTGGGAAAAGAAAAAGATGTCAAAAATAGAAAATGAAAAGACTGACGGATAGAAAAGACATAGAGAGAAGTGGGATAGATGGGATAGAAGCGGGAACAGAGAGAAGAGGAATTGGATAGAAAGGGAAACAAAGAAGATAGAAGATGGATAGGAAATGGATAGAAGTGGGAACAGGTGGGTGATAGAATACGGATAGAAGGTGAATAGAATACAGATAGAAGAGGGAACAGGCGGGGTAGAAAGGGGATGGAAGGGGAGAGGATATGGATAGAAAGGGATAGAATACGGATGGAATATGGATGGAATATGGGTAGAATATGGGTAGAATACGGATAGAATACGGATAGGAGTGGGATAGAATACGGATAGGAGTGGGATAGAAGTGGGATGGAATACGGATAGAAAGGAATGGAAGTGGGATAGGAGTGGGATAGAAAGAGGAGAGGATTGGTGGGAGTTGGTGCCAGAAGTAAATAAGAGCCATAAGTACGTTTACCCTGCTCGGGCGTCCGCTTCGACACGCCTGTCATCCCCCTCCATCGCTACCTGCCCCCTTTTGCCCCATTTCTTGACAATCTCTGGTTTGTTGCTATATATATGGTGTGACGACGAGACGAGACGAAACGAAACGCATCGCGAAACGATGCGAAACGGAACGAATCGGCTCACGAACGACGCACGCTTGACAAGTGCCGGATCGGCGCTAGGATAGTGGTGTGGCGGATCGTCACGCCGTTGCCGGACGGATTCCGGTATCTCCCATGGGGGCAACGCCCCCGGAAAGGATCTCCCGTGTCAAAGGGAGCGATCCGTAGGAGAGCCCGTCGCTACAGGGAGCACGGGCTCTCCTTCATCGTGCGCGTTCGGCTGGCGAAAGCCGCCGAACGCGCGATGAGCGACGAGGGCGGTCTCCGCGCCCTCGGCGCGGAGATGATCACGCATCGCACGTACACAATGTGTACGTGCGATGCGTGCGACGAGTGGATCGCCGAGTGGAAGCTCGGCGATTTCACCATCAAAACCGACAGCGGATACATCGTATCCGCTGTCAAAAACCAACCCGTGCTCCCCTCTTCGGAGGGTTGAGCGCGGGTTGCGTCGCCAAGGTCCGCTTTCGAGCGGAGGGGGTTCGATTCCCCCGCGACGCACTACCGCGCCAGACGGATTCTGGTGTTTCTCGAATGGGGGACATATGTCCCCGGAGGATAAGAGCATGATGAAAAAGTACAATATTGCCGCGAAGTCCGCTCCCGCTCCCGCCCCCGCCGCCGCCCCCGTCGCCGCCGCCGTCCTCGCCGCCCCGGAGAACCCGGGCGTGTGGTTCGACCTCCACATCACGCGATTCAAAGAGGTGGGTTGCTCGGCTCGGGGCAACTTCGCGATGGTGCCGTCGGGCACCGTCGCGATCCTAGGGGCGAGCGACTACGAAGTCGGAGACGCCCTTTTGTCATACGACTTCGATCGGGAGGGGCACACGCCCCTCAGCACCGCCCTCTCGCTCCGCATCTGGGCGGACCACACGTGGTGGGGAAAGGAATACCTCAAAGGCTGGGGCGCCGCCGCCCGCCGAAAGGCGGAGCGGATCTTGAACGACCTCGCGACGCCCGGTGGTAGCGACGAGGAGGACTACCCGGCATGGGTAGCTGCTGCAAAGCAGTATACTCTCTACTGCTTCCCCCCGTTCGACTTGTATCAGCGTATTCTTGTTGTGGAGTCTGACAGGTGCGGGTTCATAACCGCCCGCGTCGACGAGCAGCATCCGGATGAGAGCAAGCCCATGCACGGGGGCTGGCTGGTGCTTGCCCTTGCTCGAACGCAAGACCTGCCATCCAAGACCCGCCAAGCATGGGAGATGTGCTCCCCGCTGTGGAGGGCGAGAGCCCTCGAATACATCCGTATGGTTGGATTTAAGGTTACGCCAGGAAGTTTCCTGGCTGATCTGGTCTGACCTGTCTCCCCCGCGCTCCCCTTCGGGGTCGAGCGCGGGGGCGTGCATCGCTTTGGAGTCTCGTTCCCCCGCAAGGGGGAACGAGGAGGGGGTTCGATTCCCTCACGATGCACCATGAGGAACATTCGTTCCTCCCGTTGTCGGACGGATTCCGGCTTCTCGTTGGGGCGCTCGCGCCGCCGAGCGGGAGGCGTTCCGCGCTTCCCTTCGCGGCGATGAGCGCCGTGAGGGGAATCGCGGTCGCCGCCTCGGCGACCGCGACGTCATCTGACCCATCTGCCCCTGGCTCCCCTCGCAAGAGGGTCGAGCCGGGGGCATCACCCCGAGGAACATTCGTTCCTCACCCTGACCGGAGGGTGTCCGGTGCTTCCAAGGGGATGAATGTCCCCGGAAAGGATTCTGATGACCATCGGCGAGGCGGTCGACCGCCTCGTCTCGGAGGGGTACAACCCCGACCGAGACGACCTCCCCGCATGGGCAAAGGGGAAGGGGTTCCGACAGGAACTCCGGACCCTCCCCTGCGGGGAGGAGTGCTGCGGGCAAGGGTACGCCCTTGTCCGCGGCAACGACGACGAGGAGGAGGAGCGGTTCATTCCGCTTCCTCCTCTCTTCTGAGACTCGCCCCTGGCTCCCCTCGCAAGAGGGTCGAGCCGGGGGCATTTTTTCTGCGCTACATTGGCTATTTGGAGATCTAGTGTATTCGAAGCCGTACTATAAGAAATATTCTTCTTTCAATGACTTCTTTTTCTTTTCTCTTTTCCAAGAAAGAGGGGGGAGGGGGAGTCAATGAAAAAAAATCTTCTTTACAAGAGGCTTTACCTTTCTTTTTAGAGATCATGTTTCTTCGAAGCCAGTGCAGGTCTGACATTTCTAATCAATCGTTCGTTTTATTACTCTCTTGATAGCTAGGGCATATTGTCGTGTTTGCGTGCGTAACTTGACAAGTGATGGATCGTTGCTAGTATGTAGGGTGTGAGATGAACGCAAACGAGACAACGCAAGCGCGCTTGATTGACAAGCGGTGCAGCGGTGCTAGTATGCGGTCATCGAAGATTCGACGCAGCATAGGGGCGTCGAGACGAGCCGCCGTTAGCGGTGCTCTAACAGAGCAGTCACGGGCTAGCCCGTGAATCGAGCCGGGCGATTCCCGGTGGTGAGCAAGGGATCTTGCGGCTTTGCCGGTTGAAGCCGCAAGATCCCTTGCCCTTGATAATCTGTGGAAGCTGTGCATAATGGTGTGCATGGCTTTGGGGGTCAATCCCCGCTTTGCCGGAGAGTGTCCGGTAACGTCCAAGGGGACGCATGTCCCCGGAAAGGACTTTCTTGAACCTCCAAAAGAGGATCGAGGAAGTGGACCAGGCGCTCGCGCGTCTGGTCCAGAGCGAGATCGTCGTCGCGCAGGTAGTGCTCGACGATCTGATCTACCTCCACCGCCCCGCCAGCCGTCAGCACGTCTTGCGACAGCGGGCGGATCGCCTACTCCAGGATCGGGACTGGCGAGTCCAGCCGATCCTGGAGCGGCGCGAGCGACTGGAGCGCCTTCGCGGGCTGCTCGTCGCTCGCGCCGCACGCGCCGCAGGTCGCGACACCTGCGGCTACTGTGGGTGGGACAACGGTCCCATCGACCCCGCCACAGGTCGCGGTCTCAGCCGTCAAGGCTGGGATTGCGGCTATTGCGGGGGGAACTAACCCTTCTCTCCGCATCGTTTCCTCCGCGCTCCCCTTCGGGGTCGAGCGCGGGGGAGGCTGCATCTTCTCGCTTGGAGGCGAGCGCCCCTTGCGGGGCGGACGGGTTCGATTCCCGTAGGATGTACCATGAGAGCTTGTCTCTCCCGCGTCGGACGGATTCCGATTGTCTGCGATCGAGAAAGGAGGACTGTCCACATGGCACAGTACCTCGGAAACGCCTTCTCGCTCGGTATGCTCGATTGTCTCACGGCGGAAACGCCTGTGAGCGTCGAGTGTGCCGCCTTCACGCTCGACGAGGCACGCGCCTACGTCGAGCACAACCGCCCGACCTCGACGGTCGGGCACCTCGACACGGCGGAACTCTTCTCCGCCATGTTGGGGTCTTCCGTGGAGATGCGCCGCGTCTCCACGTCTCTGATCGGCGGGGATGAGATCCTCGTCGGTCAATACAACGGTCCGCGTCTTCCGGAGGGGGCGAAGAGCCTCCCCGAGGGCGCCAAGGTCCGCTGGATTCTGGCGCGCATCGTCGCGCGCTGAGGGTCCACACTCGCCCCTGGTTCCCCGCAAGGGTTGAGCCGGGGGCGTCCCTTCGGGGGAATATCTTTGGAAACTGCCTGCAAGTTCTGGCTTGTGGGCAGCTTCGAGGGATTGTCCCTTGACCGTAGCTAGGCGGACACCTAGCATCAGGAGGGTCACATGACTCTTCAAGAAGCAATCCGAGAGGTCCGAGACCTTTCGGGAATCCCGGAGGAGCAGCTGCTCCGGGATTGGAACGAGAAGAAGTGCCAGTCTATGGACTGGCACTTCGACACCGAGACGGTCGAAGACCGTCTCGGAGAGTTGGTGACGTACTTCTACGTGGAAATCATCCCCGAAGGGGATGGTTTCCGCGTCAGGTCTCGAAAAGAGACCTGGCGATGAGCCTCGCCCCCGCGTTCCCCTTCGGGGTCGAGCGCGGGGGCACTCGCGGGTTGAGCCGAAAGGTTCCCCGCTCTGACTTCAGGTGGCTCCGACGCTGATAACGGCGCGGGTTTGATACCCGCTGGAGGACACAGAACATCCTCCTAGCGAAAAGCCGCAGCGGGGAGTGCTTCCGATTCGGGTTACGGTGCAGGTTTGAGTCCTGCTCTCCCGCGTCACGGGGGTCGGTTGAGACGCCGCCGAACGGAAGCAACGCCTGATTGCAACAACAATAAAGGGGGCGCATATCCCCCGGAAAGGATATGGTTTGAGGACCATCTGCATCGGCGACATCCACGGATGTATCGCCGAGTTTCAAAAGCTCGTGGAGGTTCTCGCGCCCACGAGCGAGGATCGGATCGTCCTGTTGGGCGATCTGATCGACAAGGGTCCAAAAAGCGCAGAAGTGGTTCGCTTCGCCCGCGAGATCGGAGCGACCACCATTCAGGGCAACCACGAGGAGAAGGCTCTTCGATGGTTTGCCCACGAGAAGACTCGGATCGCCACGGGGAAGGCGAATCCGATGAGCCCTCCCGAGCACAAGGTTCGGGAGTGGAACACGATCCCCGCCGATGATCGGGAGTGGCTGGCAGCTGCTCCCGTTTACACGGATCTCGGCTCCGGGTTCCTCGCCGTTCACGGCGGGATGCTGCCCGGGGTCAAGCCACAAGATCACAAGAAGGGAATCCCCCTCCGCCTGAGGTTCGTCAACGACAAGGGCAAGTTTCTGCCCCTCGACGACGACCACGGCGATCCTGAGGGAGGTATCCCCTGGTACCAGGTCTACGATGGGGAGCACTCCCTGGTGGTGGGTCACACGGTTCACAGCCTGGAGTATCCCCGAATGGATCGTATCGGGGATCGGGTGATCTGGCACCTGGACACGGGTTGCGTTCATGGTGGTCGCCTGACGGCGCTCATCCTGGAGACGCAAGAAGTCGTCCAGGTACAAGCGTCCCAAGTCTACAAGGCGCGGGACTGAGGCGATTGGATTGTTCCTGCGTTCCCCGCAAGGGTTGAGCGCAGGAACAAGTTTCAAGAAGAAAGGAAGAGGAAGTGGAAATCTGTATGGTTTCGGGTTTTCCGACTCCTTGCGGGTGTTTTGCCTGCCAGGAGTCGGTGGAGCAGGCGCGCGGTGGCAACTGCCACTGCAGCGCCTGCTGCAAGGTTCGCTTCGGAAACGAAGCGAACGAAGCGAACGAAGGTTGCCGATGGGAGGCGGTTCGACCGCCTCGTCCTCGGCAGTAGGAATCGCCCCATCGCGTTCCCCCTTGCGGGGTCGAGCGCGATGGGGATTTTTCTGCGCTACATTGGCTATATCTGAGATCTTGACATATTCGTTGCTGATGCAGAATCTTTTTTTCTTCAATGATTTTTCTTTTTTCTTTTCTACGGGAGGGAGAAACAAGAGAATCAATGAGCTAAGATATTCTTCAAAAGAAACGACTTGTCATTTATCTTTTACGAGATCAAACACATTCGGAGCCGATGCAGCTCTGATTCGTTTATCAAACGTTTGTTTAGTTCTCAGCTAGGGCTAGGGTGTTCGTTTCTGCGTGAATCTGTGCAGCCTTGACAACGGGCGGATCGATGCTAGATTGTATGGTGTGAGAGAGAGCAACGAATCGAAACAAGCGAGCGAATGAGCGAACGCATAAGCCGCGACGGTAGCGGTTAGCGGGTAGCGGATAGCGCGTAGCTTGACACGGTTGGATTCGCTGCTAGGCTTTCTCATAGAAGGGAGGTTACATGCAACAGATTTGTGGAAGATGCTCCGGAAGGGAGAGTCATTCCTGTTGCCCTGATTGCAGGGGAAAGGGCTGGCTTTCCCGCGCGGACGTTCGCGTTCTTCGCTTGAAGCAGGCGGCATTCTGTTTGCTTCACGAGAAGGCGCGCGAGCATTGGCTCACGCTGAGTGAGCCGCGTCCGCGCCAGGAGTCCTTCGTGCTGGACTACGTGTTCAAGCACGAGCAATGGTACTTCGAGACGATCGTCTCGAAGTTTACCCCGGAGCAGAAGCGCACGCTTCTGCGTCGGTTCCCCTGCAATCCCTGAACCGGGTAGAGCGAGCCCTCGCAAGGGGGCTCGTTCCCTACAACCGGATCTGGATCGTGATTGATCTAGGTTCGATTATAGGGATTACCCCTATTGAAAGGAGGAGCATGAAGTTTCTGGAAAAGCTCTCGAATCGATTGCCCTACGTCGTTCAAGAGTCCCCGCTCGACCCGATCACTTGGATCTTTGCGGTCCCTTTGCTGGTCCTTTACGGGATTGGCTACATTGTCGGGGGATTGACGTGAAAGACGACTTCCTCGACGATATCATCGCAAAGATCGACTCTCTTCGCATCGAGGAGTGCGAGAGCGGGGCGATCATTCGCAAGCCGGAGGTGAGCGACTTCAAGCGTCCCTCCCTTCTACCCAAGATCATCAACATGCGATCCTTGCTGGTCGATTCTAGCAAGTCGTGAACGGCAGCATCCCCTCGTGTGGTTGCGAGCACCTGAAAAGGTGGACAGGTTCGATTCCTGTGGGATGCACTACCGCGTCGGACGGATTCCGATATCTCTTGAATGGGGGCAAAGCTCCCGGAAGGATTCTTCATGTCGAATGATGACCGTATCGAGCGATTTGCTCGCTCGATCGCCTTGAAGCTGTACAACGATTCATGGTCCGAGAACGACCTCAAGTACTTTCTCGTACCCCGCCCGCCGCCTGCGTGGGTGGTTTGCAATGTTGCAGCTTCCAATGCGTTCATTAGAGGCGGCGAACCTCTGGATCGAGAGGGCATGATCGCTCTTGCTGGTGATTGTGCAAGGAAAATCTTTGCAATCTTCCAGGAGGAGATGTTCATAGATTCGGAGGTGACTGTTCCATCTCCCCTCTACCAGCAGGAAGATATCGAGCAGGCGATCTTGACCATCCCTGCGAGGGTGGACGAGGCTCTCGAAGAAGCGAAGAAACCCCCGATTCGTGCCATCGCATGAGTTTGGTGTGGTATCGTCCCTGGCTCCCCTCTTCGGAGGGTCAAGCCGGAGGCACCCCTTCGGGTGAATATCTTTGGAGCCTGCTTGCAAGTTTCTTGTAGGCAGGTTCGAGGGATTATCTCTCGACCGATACCGGACGGATATCCGGCAAAGGGAGACATCATGTACGATGATGATGTGCTCGAAGCTCTGCTGGTGCTCTTGACTGAGCATCAGCGGTTGGAGAGGCTTCTGAACGCTCAGAAGTCTCGTGGGATCGCCTTCGAATGCCTTCTCCGCCAGCAGAAAGCTGTCGAGAAGGCTCTCTTCTCTCGCACGATGCGGGGGAAGATTCGCCGCCAGCTCCGCGACGCCGCCGACAAGGCGGCAGTCGAGAAGATGCACGCAGCCGCCGCCAAGAAGCTGCGAGAGGCAGAAGCTGAGAAGCGTTGGGAGGCGGAGGAGCGAATGAAGCAAACGTGGCGAGAGCTTGGCGCGGTCGCCGCCAAATTTCCGTAGTGTTCTAGATCGAATCCGTCCCATCGCGTTCCCCTTCGGGGTGAGCGCGATGGGGCGACCCTTCATGGGAATATCTTTGGAAGCTACCTGCAAGTTTCTTGCAGGTAGCTTCGAGGGATTGTCCCTTGATTGAAACCAGGCAAATACCTGGTCTTTTGGAGGCATCATGGGCATCATCATCGAAGTTGTGAACCACCCCTCTGCTAACGAAAAAACAAAATGGTGGATGATTGAGACGTTGGAGAACGTCTTCAACATCTCCTTGACTGCTGAGGAGGATCGCCAGTTGGATATGGTGATGGAGAATTTGCCCGTGGGAGGTACGATTCGTATCTCTCACGACAGTCTTCCTGTGGAGTACTTACTTCACCGAGCGCAGGAACGAGACGTTCCTTACTCTTGCGGTGAGGAATGCTGCGGAATCGAATCCTACGAATGGGTTCGGTTGTTGACATGACTTGGGAGGATCTTGGGGGAGTGGCAACGTTGCTGCTCCTCTTTCTGATGGTTCTCTTTGCGTGAAGTCCTGTCCGGGGCGAGGTTGAGCCGAAAGGTTCCCTCGTTCCGGGTCTTTTCTGCGCTACACTGGCTATTTCTTTGGAGATCATGCATGTTCAGATTCTTTTTTGTAATCAAAATCTTTCAGTGTTTTTCCTTTTTCTTTTTTCACAACATAAGAGAAATAAACAACAATGATAAATGTGGTTTCAATAAACGATTTCTAACGATCATTTCTTTTCAAAGAGACATGAATGTTCAGAGCCTATGCAGCCCTGATTGTGTTATCAAACGTTCGTTTAGTTCTTAGCTAGGGCATAAAGCGCGTTAGATCGTGAATATAGGCGTGCGCTTGACAAGTAGCTGATCGTTGCTAGTATGTAGGGTGTGAGAGGGAGAGTGTGAACGGAAACGCTAGCAAGCGCGAACGGGCTAGCGGTTGACAACGGCTCGAGCGTGGTGTATACTGCATCACGGTAGGAGGAAGCATGTACGTCATTCAGGTAGGCAGGGGACCCAAGGGTTCGTATCGTACCCGCTACACGTTCAGTGCGGAGGATTGGACCAAAGCAAGCTTCTACTACGCTTGCATCAATGTGGGGTACGGGTACAAGAAGCGCCTTGTGCGCGATGGCAAGGTGATCGCACGCTGCTACAGCTGAAAGGACAAGTGAGCATGAAAGTAACGCCTGCAATCGTCAAGGCTCAGATTCGTGCGGCGAGGGCGCAAGCCTCTCGCCTGAAGAAGATGATTGCGCTGCTGGAGCAGCGCGACCGCGCATACAGGCACTTGGAGGAGCTTGGTGATAGATTGGCTCACTTGAAGAAGTGAGCCGGAATGGGCGAGCCCTTGCGGGCTCGTTCCCTGCAATCGGACCTGGATCGTCACTGATCTAGGTTCGACTCCAGGGAATCTTTCCTGGTCTTTCGGAGGTGTGTTTATGGTCAAGGTCGTCATCATGCAAGGTGTCCCTGGTTCGGGCAAGTCGAGCTACGTCAAGTCGCTGCGACCCGTGGCGACGGTGGTCTGCTCGGCGGATACGTTCTTCGAGTCGTGGAGCCCGGAAACGGGTGCTACCTATAACTTCGACCCGTCCAAGCTCGGCGAGGCGCACGGCGAGTGCCTGTTGAGTTTCGTGGACGCCATGGAATATGCCAACCAAGACGGCGATACGGTGGTGGTGGATAACACCAACACCACCGCCATGGAGATTGCACCCTACATGGCGCTCGCGAACGCCTACGGGTGCGAGGTTGAGATCGTGCGAGTCCAGTGCGACCCCGAGATCGCCGCTGCTCGCAACATTCACGGCGTTCCGCTGGCTTCGATCCGCCGCATGGCAGACAACATCGCGAACTTCCACGCCCCGCCATTCTGGCGGTTCAAGCTGACGGAAGTGTGAACTAGGACGGGCGAGCCTGCAAGGGCTCGCTCCCTGCAATCGGGATTCGATACGGATCGAATCTCGATTCTAGGGAATGTCCCCTAGCAACATGGAGGCTTTATGCCCTTGTTCGTTTCTTTCGAGGATGACAACATCGACCCCACCTACGCCGACGCTTCCGACGCGGTGATCGTTTCTGCGCTGCACGATGCGGCGTTGGAAACCAATCCGTGTGTGGGTCGCGGAGTGCGGCATCGTGCTCCGGTCGCGCCTCGCACCGAAAAGGAGATCATCGCCTTCGCCAAGGTGATGGGATGGCGAACGGAAGGATCGGGGAGTGATCTTGTGATCTACCCCGCTGTTTCCGAGGATGACTGATAGGACGGGCGAGCCCCTTGGCAACAAGGGGCTCGCATCTCTCGACACTCAATCCGAAACGTGAAAGGCTGATGTGGATCCGAAAGAAAAAAAGCAATCTATGTTGGACCGAATGAACGCGAATAACGCGGAGATTCATCGGAAGATGAAAGAAGCTGCGGAGAAGAATGGGGAAATGGATTCCTCGCTGCGCGAGGCTATTCTCAAGATCGGAGCAAAACCCTCTTCGGAGGGTTGAGCGCGGGCACCAATCGCCGCAAGGTGCGGCGATGATCAAACGTGAAAGGCTGGAATAATGTTCTCGTTGAAAAATGTTTCAGTTCAGCGGACATTCATCCTGATGATCGGGGATCGTATTCAAGGCGTCGCCAAAAGCGAGCAAGAACTACGCCCCATTGCTAAGGAGGCGTGGCGTCGGTACGGGGTCGCGCGCCCTCAATCTCCCGGAAAGGTTTTCGTGGTAGAAACCACGATTCCCTTTTTGAAGGGAATCGAATGGGTGGAGACTACACCACCGAAGTTCGTGTGCGATATCGACCTGGATAGTGATTGATCCAGGTTCGATGAAGGAAGTTTGAACCACAATGAGAAGCGAGCCCTCGCAAGGGGGCTTGCTTCCTAGACAAAGGAAGCTCCATGACGTTATCAAGAGATGTCATGATCGAAGCATACAACGATGCGGTGGCAGCAGCATACGGGGCAATCCGTTCGCGCTGCCCTGTAGAACTGGCTACCGCTGCCGATCTTCTCGCAAAAACTTCACCTTCGGAGGAATACTTCGATAATCACGCCATCACTCAGCACAAGACCTTGACGCATCACGTCGAGTTTTATCGTGCTCAAGAACGCGACGACGACTTTTTGAATGCTCTGTTCGACGAGTTTGCCGACAATCACGACATGGATCTCGACGACGACGACGCAGCTAGTTTCGCTCGTAGTTGTGTAAACAACTACGGCTCGAGCTTTCTTGTTTATCAAGAGGCGCGAGGTTCGTTTCCTGGTGGCGAATGTACGGCGGGGGGAATCGCCTCTGCCTGGAATATCATTCGCGATCAGATCAAGTTTGCAAAGAAGGAAAAGGAGGTATTGCCATGAACAAGTACGCCAGCATCAAGGAATACGTCGAAGCTCTCTACCGAGAGGGCAACAATCAGGTTGCGGATACGTTGCAGCGTATCCGTTCGGGCGAGTCCAACGACGTTTCCGAGGTTTTCAAACCTACGGAAGCTCTCCGAAACGCAGGCTTCGAGGTAATGCCTCAAGAAGTCACCGATCCGGTCCTGGAAGCCTTCGGATTGCGCTCTTTCGGAGAGGGTGCTTTTGCGGTATACGACATGTATGGTCGAACCCCTTATCACAAGCTCTCCAGTGCGGAGATTCTGGAGCGTTTCCGTGCCAAGACGGTCACGCATGAAGTCGATGTTCTTTGCGAGTTTCTTCGCTACTATCTCGAAGGCGTTTTTCGTCGCGCCATGTACGAAGGCGAGCACTATCAAAAGAAGTAACTGAATCGTAAGGGCGAGCCTCTTCGGGGGCTCGCTCCCTGCAATCGAATATTGACTCCCGGCATGTTCTGGGATACAGTCGATGTTCGATTCTAGGGAGTTTCCCCTAGTTTCTTCGGAGGAAAGCATGCGTTGTTTCATGTATGGCGAAGTTCACACGATGGACGGCAAGCGCAAGATGGTGCGACGTTACTTCGACGGATCGGGGAACGTCTACGCAGCTGCACTTCAAGAACTTTACAAGCGTAAAGACAAGGGTTCCCCTTGGAGAGGTGATGCAGTCAACGTCATCACTCCTTTGGGACAGAGGGTGATCGTCGAAGTTCCTCATCTGTAACCAATCTCAACACCTGGAGCATGTGTCTAAACTGCTCCTTTCCAAAGGAGAATATGTCCAAACGCAAGAACTCCGATGAAGTTCTCGAAGCTCGAATCGCTCATCGTCTCGCCATGATTGCCGCTTTGGAGGCGGAAATCGCGGAACTTCGCAAGCAACAAGGAAAGGATAACCAATGACCGCTCGATCTGCTCGTCGACAGCACTCCAAGTATCTGCGTGAGATGGGTGTGCCCTTCATCATGCGCCAGAGTCTCGCCAAGACTCGCTACCAAGGATTGATGGATGACCATTACTTGAGTCGAAAAACTCAGCTGGTCACTACCTACTACGACAGCAACGGTTGCGATTGCTGTCCTCCTTCCAAGATTCAATATTGGGAGGTGGTGGTGCAGAAAAAGACCTATCGAATCCAAACGGAAGATGGTCGAATCCAATCTTGCCTCAAGTTCTGAGGCTTGGGGACGCATCTGGGGCTGAACGGTCCTGGGTGCGTCCCCGAAGCGCTACATTGGCTCAACAGTGATCTTTGCATGTTCAGAACGTTCTTTATGCAAAAGCATCTTTTTTCTTTCAATGATTGCTATTTCTTCTTTCAAGTAACGACATGAATAATCAATGAATGACAAGTATCTTTCAAACAAAGAACTTTCAAATCATATATCTTTTCAACCAGATCTTTGTTCGTTCAGAGCCTATGCAGTCCTGACTTTTTCACTGGCTTTTTGACGGTTTTCGTCCCTTCTGGCTAGGGCTAGATCGCTTGTTTTCGCGCATATTCGCGCGCCTTGACAATCGGCGGATCGTTGCTAGTATGTAGGGTGTGAGAGAGAGCACGAACGAACGAATGAACGAACGAACGCTAGCACGACGCTAGCGCGATGCGTTTGACGCGGCTCGATTCGATGCTACGTTGCAAGTGTCGCCGATACATGGCGAGGGAGGCAATATGTGGATTGACCAGCGCGAGATCGACCGAGAGAACGAGAACTACAGCCTGGAGTCGCACCAGGAGGTAGTTCAGGAACAGGCTCGGAAAGAGATGATCGCGAGCTTGACCAAGCTCTGGGAGGAGACGGATCGCAAGATCGACGGCAAACGCGAAGCTCTCACGAGTGAGAGCTTCGACGAATACATCCGTCGGATCGCAGATGATAACGCCTATGAGAAGCGCGAAGCTCTCTCGGAGAAGCTCGGACGCAAACTCACCCGTGATGAGGAGCACGAAATCTTTCGCGAGGAGAAGGATAGCATCATTCAAAAGATCAATGGCGAGATCGAGATCCTGGTCGCCAAGCTCGACATGATCGAAACGCAACTTCGCAGCCTGGGTGCTCGCAAGGCACGTCCTTACGAGCACTGGAACGAGGAGGAGCACATCGTTCAGTATCTGGAAACCAGGAACGACAACCGCGACTACTGAACCCAAGATCCCGGCTCGCCCTTCGGGGCGGGTCGGGTTCGACAACGGAGGAATCATGGAAAAGATTGCACGAGTGGTTGAGCACCCCGAAGCCCAAAAGTACGACCTGCGATGCAACTATCATCGGGGCGTCCTGGTGGACGTGCCTTCGGACAAGGTTCTGCGAGGGTACGATGGCGGTCTGTACGCCACCGTGGACGGTGAGTGGTACAGCGTTCATCCGTCCAATACTTCCAACCTGATCGGAGCCCTGGGTATTCGATACCAGCTCCGAGAGGAAGGCTCGGAGGGAGACATGATCTCCTTCCTGCAAGCGCAAACCGACTGATCTGGACGGGCGAGCCCGCAAGGGCTCGCTCCCTGCAATCGGGATTCGATACGGATCGAATCTCGATTCTAGGGAATGTCCCCTAGCAACGGAGGTATTGTGATGGGCAAACTGGCAGGATCGATGTGGAGGATCAATAAGTCGAGCATGGTGGTTCCCCTCCAGCCTGTCGAGGACGCGGATGCGTATTGGTTTGGCTATGCTGAACTTGACGAGGGAGACACGGTAATCATCCTCGGTGAACCGGTCCCCACGGTCGATTCAGACCCCGCTAAGAAGCACCACAGCTACGTCCCTGTCGAGTTTCGTAACGGTTACGCGCCTTTTTTCGGGTGGCGCAACGGTTATGTGTCCAACTACAAGGGTTACATGAACGCGACCTACTTCATCTGCGAATCTATCTGGATGGAGAGAGTAGGGTAATATCCAGAACTAGGACGGGCGAGCCCGCAAGGGCTCGCTCCCTGCAATCGGGATTCGACACTTGTCGAGTTTCGATTCTAGGGAATGTCCCCTAGCACCAAGGAGGCTTTATGCCGCTTTTCGTTTCTTTCCAGGATTCCAGCACCGATCCCACCTACGCGCTCGCCGATGATGTGGTCCTCGTCGAGAGCAGCGACGACGATGACAACAATCCTTGCGTCGGGCGCTCGGTTCGTCGCACCGCACCCGTCGCTCCGATGACGGCGGAAGAGATTCGCGCTTTCGCTATGGTCATGGGTTGGTCATGGGAGACGCACCGTGATGGGACACTGGTCCTATCTACGGGCGTCCAAGATATCTGATAGGAAGGGCGAGCCCTCGCAAGGGGGCTCGCTCCCTGCAATCGAACCTTGATGCCGAAAACATCGGAGCTATGTCAAGGTTCGATTCTAGGGATGTCCCTAGTGTTACGGAGGTTTCCATGAACGACGATTATCTGCACGTCAACCAGTTCAGCTTCAACTTCCGCCAGAATCAGTACGAGATCCTGGAACTCAAGGGTGTCAACATCTACGAAGATAGGACCATCTGGTGCTCTCATGCCGATGATGGGGAAGGCTGGGATGTATTCATCTGCTACCAGCCCGAAGATGACGACAATACTGGGACCATCAATCCTAGCCATCTCAACAAGTCTTGGGCTAAGAAGTTCAAGACTGAGATGCAAGAAGATCAGGACGGTGAACCCGCTCCTTGGAACATGGGCAGGAATCTGAGCATGAGCGAGGTTCAAAGCATGGTTCGCTACTTCAGGCGAAAGATACTGGTGGGTGTCCTTCGGCAGAAACGCGACCGTGAACTCGGTTACTGTGACGAGGATCTCAACCGAGAAAAGTGGTCCAACTACTGGATCGGCGAAGGCTATACCGAATACTACTGAAACAACGCACCTGGGCATGTGTCTAAACTGCCCTTTTCTTGAAAGGAGAATGTCATGAACAATGATTTTCGTGCTTCCATTCTTGCCGCTCGTGAAGATTGGCGCATATCCAATCTGATCAAAGCAATCCAGTCTCATCTGGACGGTGAGGAAATCTATCTTCCCCGATTCGAGGAAGATCAGCAGGGCGGTCATTTCGTGCTCTCGGAATGGATCAAGATCCCTGCTTCCCGAATCATGAGAATATTGGGAGTCGACCATCCCCGCGATTTGGGATGGGGGCGTGATGGTGAACCACCGACTCCGAATCCTTCGGCAATTCCTTTCAAAGGAGAATGTCAATGAACGTGAATGAGTTTCTGAAAGAGGCATTGGAGCCGCAACCTCAAATGCGCAAGGGGCAGCATTTCATCAATCGTCTTACGGTGGTGAAGCCCTGGCTATCTTACAAGCTCCAGCAGACAGGCTTGGATCCATACTACGTTGACAGCAAGCTGCCTGCTGCAATCCAATACACCGTAGAAAACTGGGATCTCTTCTAAAAGAGATACCGCATCGACTGGTCCGCACCCGCAAGGGTGCGGAGGAGGTTCGATTCCTCCACGATGCACTAAGCACACAAGCTGTTGCATTGGGCAATTGCAAGTGCTTTCGTGAGGTGAGTCATGGATTTCGTTCTTTCCCGCAAGACTGGCAGCGACATGTACGGATTCTGCCCCCTTTTCCAGTCTTTGGTCATCGGGAATCTGCGCGTCTCCATCCAAGCGAGTCGAACCCACTTCTCCTCTCCCCAAGCAGACTTCTCCAACTCGGACTTGTATTCTGAGTTCGAAGTGGCGCTGCTGACGCTCCGAGATGGCAAGTGGTTTCATCCGGAGAAGGACAAGCGGTTCGCTCAAACCGAATGGGCAAAGTACTACTGGAAAGACTACGATGACGTAGCTGCTTACGTACCGCGTCATCTGGTGGCGCAAATGATAACTGACCTGCGCTTGGATGCGGCTTCAAGGCGAAAGCGTATGAAGCCGATTGCCAAGAAGTGACCGCACAGCCTCTCGGCTCGCCCTTCGGGGCGGGTCGGGAGGCTTTTTTTTTTGCGAAGAAGTAGAGCGGCTTCGCCGCTCCAATGTTTCTATCAATTTCTTTTTTTCAAAGCCATATTCATTTCAATTTCAAAAACAAATCATTTCTTTGAAATCTATTCAGATTCAATTACAAGATACTTTGATTTCAAACAGTATCTTTGATCATCTTATTCCATACAATGTTTTTCCATTCTTTTCTAACAAAGCCAATGTAGCGCTGACATTCCGTCAATGGTTTTTGTCCCGTTTTTTGCCTTTTACCCCTTCGGGCTAGGGCAGAATACGTCTAAACGCACGCGATTTGACAAGCGCAAGATCGTTGCTAGTATGTAGGGTGTGAGAACGAATGCGAACACGCAAACGCTCTCGTCGAGAGTAGCACGGCGCGATTGACAATGTTTGACAATCGCGGATTCGTGGCTACAATACAGATGCGGCAATCAAGCCGCGTTTCGGAGGTTGTCATGTCCAACACGTTCAAGATCGATCCCTCGTTCCTCGTCAAGTTCGTTTCCTCCGTCGTGGATGCTGCGAACAAGCGGATTCCGGTCAAGGATCTGGCTGGAATCCTGCAAAGGCTCGACAGCGATCAGGGGCGCGTGGCTGCGTCGTTCGACGCCGACGATCTGGAAAAGGTGATCGTCGGCACGGTCAACAACCTGCACGGATTCGACATTCGTGCGGGTCGTTCGGGTGGCGTCGGGCGCGTGGAGATGTTCAAGGGTGGAGCATCCGACGAGCCGAGCGGTGTCGCCGCGCAGATCGCGGCACGTCTGCGTGAATACTGCAAGGCGGCTGGAAAGCCCTTGGAGATCCCCGAGTCCCGGCGGATCGTCAACGCTTACCTGAACGATCTGATCTTGCAGCAGGCACCGGGCAATCTGACGGCGGAGGATCTGCTGTCTCGATACGGCGGCTGATCGGGTGAGGGAGCGAGCCTTTAGGGGCTCGCTCCCTGTAACCGAGGGTTGACACCGAAAACATCGGATCTATGTCAATCTTCGGTTACAGGGAGCAATTCCGCTATCCTGTATTCTGGGAGTGTTTGCATGAGAATGCATGAGATTCTGGCACCGATCCGCGCGCACGCACGTCTCGCTCCGCTGGATCGTCTGTCCGTGGATGGTGCGAAGATCCTCGCCGACATGGTGTACGCCATGCGTGGCGCGGATCGTCGCTGTCAAGAGCACGCGGCGGATTGTCTCGCGGCTCTGCGTCCGCGTCTCTACGATCTCTGGGACGTGGCTCGCGCTGTCGAGCCGTGTCCAGAGTGGCTGAAGCCACTGGCGGAGTACGGTCCTCGACACTGAAACAAGGGCGGGGAACGAGCCCGAATGGGCTCGTTCCCCGCCTGTCTCTCATCTCAAACCTGGAGGTTTTCACATGCGTATGCACCCCACTACTGCCATTCTCGTGACCCTCAACACCTTCGCCCGCGAATACGTCGAGTATTACGGAGGGGTGAATCACCTGCTGGACGTTCCTGTTCTCGCGGAACAGGGGCGTGCGCTGGAGGCGGTCATCACCGCCATCTACAAGGGAATCGTCGATGGCAGTATCCCTGCCAACGAGCGCACACGTCAAAGCGCGCAACAGTGGAGCGAGGGGTTGATTACCCTTCCAGAATCTCTGGCATTCCTGATCTCTGAGATGAAGCCGCCGAAAGGCATTCCCCTTCACGGTGAACGCTTGGCGGTCATTCTTGGAGGCTTCTTGCCTTAGTCATCGACACGAGAGCGAGCCCTCGCAAGGGGCTCGCTCCCTGCAATCGAACCTTGACGAGCACTTGTTGCTGTGATAACGTCAAGGTTCGATTCTAGGGGATTGACAATTCTGTGTGAGCTAACCTTTCCCTCAAAGGAGGTATCAATGAACATCGAAATCGACCCGATCAGCATGGCTCTCATCAAGAACCCTCGTGCCGTTGCCAAGGCGATGGTGGTCCTGTTTTCTTTCCAGACAGCTAAGGAGAGAAGCACGGGCATCACCAGGGAATCCAACGGCAAGGGCTTCTCTTCTTACGACGATAAGAAGTGCAGCCGCTACGCACGATGGATCCTCCGCATAAGTAACAACGCCTCTGACGAGGAGGTGCGGACCAAAATCCGCAACTACCTGACGCACGGTCATCAACCCAACAACCGTGACCTGACCGGTACTCATCTGGATGACGCTCGTATGCGCTCTCTCAAGTACGTCGGTCAGCTGAAGCGGTATGCTGACAGCAAGAAGGCTGCCAGCGCGGCGGTCACTGCACCGGTCACGGCTCCTACGGAGGCGAATGATGCAGCTGACGATTCTTGACTATCTGATCCGTAGCAATGCGGATTGTGTAGTCCAGCAAGCTTGGAAGTGAAAGTGAGCGAGTCCCTGGCAACGGGGGCTCGCTCCTTTTTTTTGTGGATTTTTCAGCGCTAGGGCGGCTTTGCCGCCCCAATGAGATCAATGTTTGGAGCCCGATCTATTCCAATGCCCTATTTCTATTCCAACAATGCTTCTATATTCTTCTATCTATCTCTCTTTGCTTCTTTCAATTCATTCTTACAATGAACTTAAACAATCTCTTCAATGATCAATGTTTGGAGCCAATGTAGGTTTTCCATTGTTTTGGGTGATTTTTAATCTCAGAATTGGTGATTTCCCGAAAAAATGCTTTTTAGCTAGGGCATGTTGCGCGTATGGGCGCACGATTTGACAAGCGGGGGATCGTTGCTAGTATGCAAGGTGTGAGAGAGACGCTAACCGATACGCGATAACGCGATAGGGCAACGATACGCATTTTCGCGTGTTTATGTTGGCGTGGGCTGAAGCTAGGATTAAGCGATGGTTGCTTAATGCGTGTTTCAGTGGTTGTTTGTTATTCGAGGTGTATCATGTTCAAGTTCGATTTTTCCGCCGTCCACAACGCTGTTGTTTCGCTCGTCGATGCTGCAAACCACCGCGTTCCGGTGGAGGGGCTTTCCAAGGATTTGAAGGTTGCGGGATTCGATCTGGGTGAGGACGCGGACGTGGTTATCCGCGCAATTTGCGCGGCGTCTACGGTCGTGGATTTGCGGGCGGGTCGTTCTGGCGGCGTTGGTCGAAAGGAGTGGTTTAAGGGCGGGGCTAATCCTGAGCCTACGGGTGTGGGTGCAAAGATCGCCAAATCCATTCGTGAAACCGCTGGAATTTCTCTTCCCAAGGGTGATGAGCGTTCGGCTTCTCTGGCAATTGCGAACGCATATCTGGAGGCATTGGCGACTGGAAAATGCGATCCAATGCCGCTGGCGGAGGTAATCAAGAAGTTCGGCAAGAGCTGAAAAGCCAAGGGTTTGCGGTAATCCCATAAAACCGCTCATAGCTTGCCAACTAGAGTCCTTTCCATTAACGTAAGTGGCGGATACGTCCTGTTTTTGGTGTAAATGGTCGCTCTATTATTAGAGTAGTTGGCGCACCTGGGTAAGTGTATAAACTGCCTTTTTCCGGCGAGGCGATTACCTATCAAATCGTCGGAACCAAAACTAAAAAGTTAGAATAACTGGGCTGGCTATTTTTATAATAGCTGGTCTTAGATACTCTCGACAAAAGAGGAAAAGTCATGAAACAAATTTTGGACGTTGAGGATTTCACCTTTTCTCTCGAGCCGGATCGGTATGAGATTCTGAGTCTAAAAGGTGCAAATCTCTACGAAGATCGAAACATCTGGCTTGAAAAAGCGGAAAATGGGGAAGGTTGGGATGTATTCATTACTTACCGACCGGAAGATGACGATAACCGTGGCAGCTACAATCCTGTGGGATTGAATCGATCCTGGGCTAAAAAGTTCAAGACTGAAATGCAGGAAGATCAGGATGGTGAGGTTAAACCCTGGAATATGGGCAGTAATCTGACCACGGATGAAGTTAAGGGAATGGTTCGATATTTCCGCCGAACGGCATTGGTGGGGATATTGCGAGCCAAGCGGGATCGTGAGTGTTACGGTGAGGATTTGGAAAAGGAGAAGTGGGACAATTACTGGGCGGGTGAGGGATATTCTGGGTATTGAGGGTAAACACCTGGGTAAGTGTTAAAACTGCCTTTTTCCCTAGGATGCGATTACCTATCAATTCCTAGGGACCAAACAATCAGAAAAACCAATAACTGAGTGTTTTTCGGAACAAGGAGAAATCAAATGACCTTGCATTATCTCATGGCGGAATATGTTGATTCTCAATCGTACATGCACAATAACAGCGAAGTTATTGGTGGTCCTGGGTATAAGGAAAAGCAAAAGAGGCATTTGCGAGCCTGCAAAAAGCTCCAGGAATACGTCATGAACAATCTTCCCGCTGAAGATAACTTCAGCATTTACAATGGGGAAACCGAGGAGCGTCTAGTTTCTTTAATTAAGGAAACTGGGGAAGAACTATTTTACTCGAACGCTTCATGCGGCACGCGAATCTGTAGGGATAAGTTTGGGTTGGTTTATGTATTCGGCGTGTAATAGAAGGAGAGAATCATGAACGAACGTGTTAGGTTGATTCGTCGAAAGCTCATTGATTACACTTCGGAATCCGAGGAATTCAAGGATTTCTATTTGGTGATTGAGGGTCAAAAGCTGACATTCAGCAGAGCCGGTGAGACGATCGAAATCAACATCGAAGAAAAGAGTTGAAGTTTACACCTGGACAAGTGGATAAACTGTCTTTTCCTAATGGTGAGATTACCTATCAATCCATTAGGACCAAACAATCAGAAAAACCAATAACTGAGAGGTTATCATCATGGCAATGGCAAATGTTCGTGGTTATGTGGTTGAGTCCGAAGATTCTGATAACGAGGATTCGGATCGCGAGGATTCGGATAACGAGATCAAGGCAGAAATCCGAAGGGAAATGATTGCCAAGCTCGCGAGGGAATGGAATCAAATCAATAACCGAATCGAAATCGAAAGTTTCGATGATGAGCTTCAAGGTCAAAGGGCGGATTATCATGCCGAAATGGCAGATGAATACGTCCAAAACTGTCTTTATGGGCTTTTCAAGGAAAAGCCCAATGTAACTCCAGAGGAAAAGGCGGCTTTCATTGAAAAAGCCCAAAACGAATATTACAAGAAAGTTTCCCAAGAGGAAAACAAGATTTATCTGCAGAAGCAGGTAATCGAGGAGCTTTTGGGAAATTTGGGTGCTCGAATGATGCGTCCTTATGAGCATCATAACGAGATGGAGGGTTATTACCGATATATGGAAAACCGATACAACAATGATCGGGATTGGTAATAACTGAACAAACACCTAGGGTAAGTGTATAAACTGCCCTTTTCCTAAAGGTTGGAGGTGCGATATGGGTTACGACATGAATCTCGGAAACATAAACTTCGAGAATATGGTAAAGCGAACGGCTCAAATGCTTTCCTTTGAGGTTTCCGTGGAGGATATTCGCGAAGCCCTAATCGCAGAAGGTTGCACGGAGGAGCAAGCGTATTTTGTTTATATTGCGGCAAAGTTGCTTCTTCGCGAGCCTGCAAACCCTTGAAATAGGAGGAAATCATGAATGAAAAGGTCAAACTTCTTCTCGAGAAAATCGTAGATTTCGTTACCTTGGAATCCGAGGATTTCGAGGACTACGACCTAATATGGGATAACCAAAAGGAACTTCAAAAGCTGACATTAATCGGTGCCAGCGAGAAGATCGAAATCAACATCCAAGAAAAGAGTTGAGGTTTACACCTAGGGTAAGTGTATAAACTACCCTTGTATAAACTGCCCTTTTCTTCATAAACCTTTCAAAGCAGAGGAAAAAAAGTCATGAAGATCAGTTTTTGTCATCCCAGGAGCGCACACAAAACTGTTTACTTTTTTTTCGGTCGCCACAATGTTAGGGCTGGCTTTACAGTAAAGGATTCTAACGGTTATCTGCCAATGATCCACTTTGGTTTCAATGAAAAAAGCGGGGATATTCGCTTGGGTGTGAGCTTTCAAAGTTACTTGATTTTGAAAGAGCGATTACCCGTCTTGGCAGATGGAATCATGAAAGTTCAGAACAAGGCGAGAAAGTTGATTGATACTCGCTGGAAAGATTGATCAGCTAAAAGCTGAAGTTTGACACCTAAGCATGTGTATAAACTGCTTTACGGGTCCATAACTCAATTGGTAGAGTAGCTGGCTTTTAACCAGTTTGTTGGCAGTTCGACCCTGCCTGGACCCACAAAGAAAAAGACAAATCTAAAAGAGGAAAACATGAAAATCCTGGTATTGAACGATTCTGCGGAGGAGATTCTTTTGGCATTGAAGCCATAGATTGAAAACACGGTTACATGCACAAGTAACTTCCTCAAACATTTGAGGGATGGAAAATGAAAGCAAGAATCCTAAGTGACCTACATTTTGAGTTTTCTCAAGACCAAGGAAAGGATTTTATTGCCAATCAAAACGATTCGGACTATGATCTTTTGATTTTGGCAGGCGATATTGCTCCTGTAGGAATCTTGCTGTCTGTTTTCCAGAAGTTTCGGAAAGCGGCTGGCAATCGACCTATTGTATTCGTTCCCGGCAATCATGAATATTATCATTCCAGCTTGGAAGAAGCTAACAATATCTTCTCTCAGCTTGATGAGATTCATGTTTTGAACGGAAATGTTGTCAATATCGGGGATGTGCGAATTGTGGGAACTACCTTGTGGTTTCCTCATTCTGGAATGATGCAAGCCTCTGATTATCAAATCAATGATTTCCATAAGATTTCTGATTTGAATCAGTGGCTAAATCACCGATCTAGGTGGGAGGCTAACTTCCTAAATCAAAACATCCAAGAGAATGACATAGTGGTAACTCATTATCTGCCTTGTTATGACTCGGTGGATGATAAGTTCAAGAACAGCAATCTCAACAAATACTTTGTTCATAACGTAAAGCCTTTGGTTGAGGATTGCGGAGTTAAACTTTGGGTTCATGGTCATACCCATTCTTCTGTGGATTACACTTTGGGTTCTACCAGGGTGGTTTGTAATCCCTGTGGATATCCTGGGCATGATTTGAATCTGAACTTTAACAACCGCCTAACCATTGATCTTTAATGACATGGTGGCAATGTCTTAGGTTCCCACTTATCCTATAAAAGTGGAAGTTTCTCCTATTACCCAAAACACACCCATTAACAAACAAAGGTAAATATGAACAAAGCAGCTTCTTTGTACGATTCGGCAGCAAACCTTATTTCCGCCAAAGCCGTTTATTGGCTTAATAACCATCGTTTGCAACTCCTGAATCTTAAGAATAGCGAAATTACCCGACGTTTGAGCAGTTACAATATGGGTTGGATTTCGGCTATCTCGATTCTCGAGCATTTTAGCTTTCTTCAATCCTTGGACGAAGAATTCATGAATCATCGGGAATATCAAATTCTGTGTGATTCCTGGTTTGCTTCTCATGATGCAGCTTTGGTTGAATGGGCAAAGATGGAATTTGAGCAATTGGCTCAAGTTGCAAAGGAAGATATGGAGGGAATTACTAAAGACTCAATTTCCCCCCGAGCCGCACAACAGCTTTTTGATACAGTTCGCATCAGAAACTTTAAGGGTCTGGCTGCGTAAAGGTAAAGATTCACCTGGGCATGTGGATAAACTGCCCTTTCCCCCAACATAAAAACGAGGCTTTATGAACAACGATTCTACTCAGTTTCAGTTTACTTGCTGTGATTCTTGTTTTCAGAAGTCTGTTTGTACCGTTCATTATTACAACGGTATTCCTGTAATTGCTACCTGCAAAACCTGCGATCTTCGTGCCTTCCAAAATAAGGCTTCTCAGCAAATCAATCAATGGCTAATCGGTAAGTAAAGATAAAACCATGCGTAATTACCAAGAATCCCTCAATCGTTTGATTTGTGACATGACTTCTCTAAAGCGCGTTTATGAGTGTACGCATCCAAAGACAAATGATACTTTTGTGGAATTGGTGGAGGATAACGTAACCACTCGATATCGTTGGGATATTGAAGATGGGTTTATATCTTGCGGCGAAGTTTTATTTTGAAGGTTGAAGGGCTTGACAAGAAAATTTCCCGTGTTATGTTAGCTTGGTTGGCGGATATCCCTAAACCGCCCGTTTAATATCAAAAGCCTACAAGAAGGATATTAAATGTAAATTTGACTTGTGGGCAGACCTGGGTAAGTCTAAAACTGCCCTTTAATGTCGCTGTGGTGGAATCGGCAGACACGATTGACTCAAAATCAATTGATAGTAATATCGTATCAGTTCAAGTCTGATCAGCGACACAAATTCTCAAGTAACCCAATCCAAAGGATAAAGCAATGAATTCCGATAATAAACAAGCCCTGAAAAACCTCAACGAAGGCGAGGAGATTGTTATCGAGGGAAAAACCTATACTCTGTTCCATAATGAATATGGAAACCGAGAGTATAAGGTTTCCCCTCATGCGCCAAAGTGTTATGATAAGGATTGCTACTGGACAGCTAATCCTTTCTGATAATATTTAAGGTTGACCGTTTCCTCCATGAAAAACGGCAGCGGTTTCCGGTAATCCCTTAGGTATTAAAACCGGGTATTGTAAATCCAAGCCAAATCTTTAACTCCAAGATAAAGGCAAAGACAAATGAGCAGCTATTCCATTGTTATCGGGCGTTTCGAGTTTGGGGATTCCGAGATGTTTTCGGTAATCCAAACCAATAATATTGAGGAGCTTTCTCCTGTGGATCGGGATAATCCGCACTTTGGTAAATGGGTGGATATGGTTTATACCACCTTTTCAAAGGGGCGGCTTTTCCATGATGAGAAAAATGGTTCTTAATGGTCGCAGCCGTCATTATCAGGATTTAGATATGACTGAAAAAGAAATTCAAGATCGAATCAATGTGATTAAAAATTTAGCTGCTGAATATCAAGGATATCAAGAGCAGAATAAAAGTTATAAAAGTTTAGCCGGTGAATATAAATGGAATGATTTGGATCTTCCTCCAAGGAAAAAGTTATCTTTTACTACTATCAATGGAATTGACTTTTACATGGTAGGTCGTAATTCCAGTCAAGATTTTTATCTTGGATTAGATTCAAAAGGAAATTATTGGATTCGTTCTTTGGAAGTAGATTCTTATAACGAAGATGGCGAACCTGAATATAAAGAGGATATTCACCAAGTAGATAATTTGGAATATGCTTATTTAGGTCATCTATGAAGATTGAGCTTATAGAAATCAAAGATAATCCTGATGGTTCTGCCCAATATATTTTTGAGGTAGATGAGGAACCAGGATTAGTCTAAAAACAAAGGGTTGGGTGGACTCCTGGAAAACACCTTTTGTAATATAAGTGGGTGTCTTTACCTAATACTTTGGTCGGTATTATGGCAGGGCAAGATTTAGATAGACGACCAACTATCTAAATTAAAGGTTCGACGCCTTTTATTAGCGAGAGCTAATACGCAATAAAGGCACGCACTTATATTACAAACAAATTCGAGGAGATGATTATGTTCAATGTTGACTGGAGCGGTGCGGTTCCTATTTCTGAAGTTACCCGAAACGAGTGGGCAAAGGAGCTTATCAATAAGCTCCAGGAAAATCCCGAAATGGAATATACTTATATTCTTGGCGGTGAAAGCATTGTCTTTGCCGCAAAAAGCGGAGATCGAATCCAAGTTTTCGATTGCAAGCTAGTTCGACGGGGAGAAACTTCCCTGGAACCTACCGAGGAGTAAATCCTGAAAAATCCGTGCCAGTTAGCTACTGGCTAGTTAGGACCAACCTAATGAATGAAATGGGGTAGCTCCCATAAAAAAGGGATGTTAACCGAGTCTATTCGGTGAGCCATAACCGCTGGCTTTGAGTTATTTCAACGGATCGCGTAGGGCGTCCCGAGAAATAACAGCGGTTACTTTTATAAAGGGAGAAAATCATGATTAAGCACGCCGTTGAAGGTTCGGAAAACGTATTCGAGGAATGTAATGCGATTCCGGTTCGAGTATTGTTTTCTCCTGGTGGACCTACGGGCGAACCTACTTATTATCTAATGCAAGATGATAAGATGATGATTATCTCCCAAAGTATGTTGAAGGCTATTGTGGAGAAAAGCGTGATGGAGGAATCTTATTCTGAGGAAATTTAGAGGTGGGAAAAGAAAGTTGTAACGGGGGTTGACGGGGAAAAGAAAGAGTGTTATAGTAGTGGTGTGAATGAGAGAATAGATTAGCTTAATATATGCCTAGGTAGCCCAAAGGCAGGAGGCAGGGGACTTAAAAAATTGAGTGCTCCTTGGGAAACTAAGGAAGTAGAACTGCTCAAATTCGGTGAAACTCTCTGAAAGGAGACAATACCGAGCCAAGCAAATCGAAAGATTTGAAGGTGTAGAGACTAGACGGGCAGGGTCTAAGGCAATAATCAAATTGCTATGATCAAGGTATAGTCCAGACCACAACTCAAGAAATTGAGCCTGGTGTGAATCAGGGTGGTAAGAAAATCCCTACAGTGTGGGTTCGAATCCCACCCTAGGCACTAATGTAGGATAAAGTAGTAAAGTAATAAAGGCGCTGGTTATGATGAAAAATCAAATTAGCGCCTTTATTCTTAGCATCAAGTTTGTCTGAAAAGGAGTTAATACCATGCGTAAGTATCTCACCAAGGTTCAAGTTCTGTCTCTTTTCCGAGAATTCGATAACTCCCCCAAAGGTGATATTGTCTGGAAACGTGAAGCCTGGAATAACTTTACCGATTATCTTTGCAAGGATGGACAAATTTCATCCCAACAATATGATAATTGGACCAATCCGTTCTGACCAATAATTCCTCAAATTCCATCTCGTTAGTTTTAGAGAAAGAGGATATCATGGAAATCTGTAGCAATTGCAACGGTGAAGGTTATGAATACTTCGTGGAGGATTTCCGAGAGTTTCGAGATGCCTGTTATCATTGTGGTACAACCGGAATGATTGACGATAATAAGGCATACCATGATAAAATCCAAAAGGTTGCCGTATTTCTAGCCCAATGCGAAGTTGAGGATTATCGAAAAGCGGTGGATTCCAATCCTGATGGAGAAGGTTGGGATTTTCGAGCAGCCGAATCTATGATGAGCGGTTGGGAACTGTACCAATCTTGTGTTTATAATTATGCTGAGGAGTATCATCATCTCTTGACAAAGATGGATCTTGAAGGTCAAGATTTGCTGATTGCTTGGCATAATCAAGTCTTATACAATCTTTGCAGAAATCCGCCTGCTGTTAACTTTGTTCCTAGGGTTACTTATCAGCCAGATTTGTATCAGGTTGATAGTGATGAAATTCCGTTCTGAGAGGGATATTAAAATGCGAAAGAACATTCAGGCTGCTTATTCTGCCGCTATCAATGGTAAGAGCTATTCCACTAAGAATGGTTCTCTTTCGGTAAAAGAGGGGATTATCCGTAGTTATGCTATGGAAATCGGTCGATTAATCAATGGAAATGAGATTGAGGTGACTTCCGAAAAAGCTCCAAGTAAGACCACGGCTTGTCATATCAAGGGTTTGCGATTTCTGGCAGATAGATAAGAAAGAGGCAACATGAATTTTCTCGAGTCTTTTACTAAGATTGTAGCTTCGCTGGAAGCCAGCCAAAAGGATCTTAATGACTTGATTGAAATTCGGTCAAGTTATCAAAAGATGCTAAACCATCTTTCTAAAAAGACACCTACTCCCGAAGTTCAAACCCAAATCCAAAAAATCTCTCGAGATTTACAATACGCAAACAAACTGATAGCTAAATGTCAAACCGCTATCAAGTTATTTTCCCAAGCTCTTAGCTCTCCAAATCCCAACTAACTTAAAAGGGGAAGGTTTCCTTAACTGGAAACCTTCCCCTTTTTTTTGTTCATTATTTAATTATAATAATATAATTAACAATCTCTATTTCAATGTTTTAAAAAGCAGCCGCCCTAGATATTCTAATATTATATTTACTAGCTTTTTGCTTTTTCTTTTAATTCTTCGCCAGCCATTTCTCATTGCCCTGGGTTTTTTCCAATGTCTTTTCATTCTTAGCCCGGTTTAATTACTAAATAACTTATCCATACAAGCGATTAATTGTTTATGATTGTTTATACAGTTATCTTTGAAGGAAATCCTGGCAAGAAGATAGCACCAGATATTAATTTGACAAGAATCAAATAGCTATAGATAGAAGATTGGGGAATTAATGTAAGTAAGGGTGGCAAAGATAACAATAGCGGAAGGGCTACGGCGGCAAATTCTAAGATTATATTTACTAGATAACTTCTTATTATTAAATTACTGGTTCAATTTCATTTCTTATTACCCTTATTACTCTTTTCTTTTTCCTTTGCTAGAGGGATTTTCCAAGCATAATTACATTAACATACGCTTGTTTGGTTCCATATATATACTATATAATATAGTGATTAAGATTTGCGTGTGTGTGGATACTTTCTGGTAAATGGGGGTTGACGATTTAAATGATCGTGGTTAAGTTATCTGAGGGTGGGTAGAACAATTAAGGAAAGTTAGTTATTCCTGCAATTGGAGAGGCAAATATGAACATTGATATCTTTAATGAGATTGTTGCTGATATGGAATTGGCTCAATCGGATTTAAATCTTCTTTATGCTGCTCAAAATGATGCCATTGATCAATTGGCTAAACTTGCTATGAAAGCCATTTCAAACGAGCGTTATATTCTTGCGGTAGAAAAGATTGAAAGTCAGCTTTTGGAAATTGAGGATCTTATTTATGATTCTCGGATGACCATTCAATTGGCTATTAAGGTTCTTTCCTCCAATCCTAACTGAAAGAAATATCACCATGAATTCTATTCTTCGAGCTACCAATAATCTCAAGCCTTTTCTGAATCAAATTGTGGGTTATGTTCGGGTGAATAAAAGTTATATTCATCATAAGAATACTTTTGAGACTGCGGCATGGTGGGAAGATTCCGAAATTCAAACCGGGATTTATCCTTTGGTTTTGAAGCAAAGCTATTTGGCTCCTTATTCTTTGATCCTATCTAGTATTTTTTCTGCTAAGGTGACAGATTGTCATTTTGGTAGTTCTCATGATAAGAATCGAATTGGTGGGGATCGAGAGATCCATGTAAATTTTGATATTGTAGATTGTATCAATAAGACGGGTTATATTTCTGGCGAAGAAAAGGATTTTGTAGTTCATCCTTTTCTGTGGGAAGGATTTATTGAGTCTGCCCGAATTGAATTGGAAGAATGTGTTAAGGGTATGAATCAGTCTTATCAAGATTATCATTTTAAGGGAGATGGTAATTATAATGGTAATCTTTCTATGCTGGGTTATTATGCTCGAAATATCGAGGCATTGACTAAGGCAATTGATGAAATGAAGCGGGTAAAAGATAAGTTTGATAACGCTACGGAATATATGGCTAAGATTTATTCCGAAAATACTTCTTGGGCAGCTTAATCTTAATTAACTTAACTGAAAGAGCCCCTTTATTGGGGCTTTTTCTTTGGTGGATCTTTAACGATCCAATTCTCGAGATATGGCAAAAAGAAGTTATTTTGAGGTGTTGACACATAAAAGTTCGTGGTTATGTTAGGGTAGGTGGGAGAAGCAAAGATAAAAAAAGCTGAGAATATCATGGATAAGCAAATCAAGGATTATGAAACCTGTGGAGTTTGTGGATATGATCATTCTTATGATTTTCCTGTTCTTTCGGAAGAACAACTTTTGGAAGCGGAAGCTCAACATCTCGAGTTTGAATATCAATGTTTGAATGACTTTGATTATCCTGGACCTTGAGTAAATTTTAGAATCGAGGTATTTATGAGCAACGATATGACCAAAATCAATCATCTTGTGATTCAAACCGCTGAATATTTGGGTTCTGTCCCAAGCGATGATGATAGTTTTGATGCAAAAATCAAAGTCACGGGTACATTTAATGGTATCAAGTTTGAAGTATTTGATACCATTGCTGTAGCTTTGAAGCAAGATTTGTATGGCAGATTTTACATGAAAGATTATGAAAGTCATTTCATTGAGGGAAATGGCGATAATTATCAAATCTTTCTTGATGGTAAGGAAGATACTGCTGACAATTATACTTTGGATTTGTCTTTTAAGGACAAGCTAGATTCTTTTTTGGATTATATTGGTTGGGATAACGGAAGCGATAAATTGCAAAAGGCTTTGATTCCTTTGAAGAGTCAAATTCTTGAAGTAGAGGAAAATTATTTTTCTGAATCTATCGGTGATTATCTTGATTCGGAAAAAGAATCCAGAGATCCGCTCGGATATCGTGGGCTTAGCCAATCTGATTTTATCTGAGGATTTTCGGCTGGAGAGGAAAAAGCAATTATGAAACGCACTATTGAAATGGAAGATACTTTGGAGTCTCGTGTTAATTCTGCTATTGAGCAGGTTCGCGAGCATTTTCAATCTTATCTGAAGGACAATAATTGTACGGAATGTCCTGATGTTTCAGATTTGAATTATTCTGGGGAGGTTCATGAAATTGTAGATAGTTGCGTTCCGGTGTATACCAAGGAAATTAAAGATACTTGGTATTTGCATCAAGACGAGCTAACTGAGGCTTATGAGAATTCTGGAATGGGCGATAATTCTTTTGATAATGGGGGAATGGTAGCTATTTATTGTTATATTGAGCAAAAGGTTTACGAATGGTTTGATGAGAATTCCGAGGAGATTTTCGAGAATTTCAAGAAGGATCAAGGATAAGAATATGCTAAGCACTACCAAGAAGTTTTTTATGCTTGTGGATAATGAGGGAATTGATGCTGTCACAAATTCTTGGAATGACATGAGGGATTATTGTTCGGAAACTGGCAAAACTGGCAAAGTTTATGTGGTAGAAAATAAGATTCCTTTTGGGGGCAAGGTAGAGGATATTACAACTGTCACTAATTTCTTTGGTGATATTAAGTGATTTGAACAGATGGTTAAGGTTAAACATCTATGGCGAAATCTTTGGCATTTTCTCAGAGGAGTTAATGTGGAGAATTATCGAGGGATTTGTCAAAGGTGCGGTCAAACCGGACAAGTTCATATTTCGGAAGTGAAGTGTCTCAGGCATAAGTGAATGAAAAAGAGAAATGCGCCATTGGGGGTGGCGCATTTTA